CAGGTTCTTCAACTGCAGGAGGTACTGCTACAGAGGCTGCTAAAACTACTGGTACATTGACATTACAAACTAATGGCACAAGTGCTGGAACATTTAATGGTAGTGCCAATAAAACTATCAATATTACTGCTGCTGGTATAGGAGCTGCTGCTGCTAATCATACTCACTCTGGATATGCTTCTGTTTCACATACTCATTTATATGCTGCATCAAAAACTGCAGGTGGAGTAGCAACTGAAGCTGCACAAACTACTGGTACTTTAACAATACAAACTGATGGTGTAAGTGCTGCATCATTTAATGGTAGTGCTAATAAAACTATCAATATTACTGCTGCTAGTATAGGAGCTGCTACTAGTAGTCATACTCACTCTGGATATGCTTCTGCAAATCATAGTCATGGATTATTAAATTCTACTTTTGGTAAAGAATTAGCAAACACTACTTCTGGTGGATGGAGTTTATTAAATAATGACTATGATGGATTTTTATTAATGTCTTTAAGAACTAATGCTAATGCTCCAAACTGGATATTAGGTAATTATAGTTCTGGAATAGCATTTGGTGGTTCTGATACTAAAGGTGTTATGTCTGTATCATATTCATCTCCTTCAGTTAAATTTGCTGGTGGTAATGGTACAGCTCCAACATGGAATTTTGCTATAACTGGTAATAATGGTGCATCTTACGATATGAGTAATTTTGCTACAAATTCAGTAGTTTTTACTATACAAAATAATGTAGAAAGCATGCAAAGAGATGTAAATAACTTGAAAACTCAAATAGGAAATATAGATGATATATTAGATAGTATAAATGGTGTATCATTATAGGAGGTGATATAATGGCAACAGCAGATAAATTACAAAATATTATAGATACAAAAATAGGTTTAGGGTCTGTTATAGAAGATAATGGAGGAACGATACCTAATTTATTTTCATATTATCCATCTACATTGGATAATATAATTGATAATATAAAAGGTCTGATGATAATAATGGATACTATTGTTATTAATAAAGACACAACTGAATATCAATTAAATTTATTTTTTGAAAATTTACCAGAAGCTGGTTCTTATACAGCATTGACTAAAGTAATAACAATAGGTAGTGGTATTAATGTTAGAGATGGTGGCTCAACTTCAGGAACAAATAGTATAGGTAAGGTTGGAGTAGGTGATGTTATACCAATATTGGGAACAGCATCATCAGGATTTTATAGAATAAATAGATATAGATATGGTACTACATCTGCCGCATATAGTAATCCACTTAAAACTTATAATAATAATTCAGCATATATATCTAATAGAGTTTCTGATAATGTTGTATCTAATAAACAATATCCTATGAAAGAAATTGATATTAGTAATCTTCCTACATCTATTCAACAAAGCTGTAATTATAAAATAGCTGAATCTAAAGGCTGGGTAGTAAAATTCTCTACTGGTTCTGGAACTAACTCAGGACAAATTACTTCTACTACTATATATAGATTTAATGATTGCTATACTGATAATTATTCTAATAGTAGTTATAGCCATAAAGTGGGTACTAATAGTTCAGTAATACGTCAAGGTTATTGGTCTGGATATTATTATTATAAAGGAAATATAAGATTTACAAAAAGTAGATTATCTGAAGTAAAAGCAGTATTAAATAATTCAACAGTAACAAAAATGGAGTTATATTTACAGAGAGATGATAGTGAACATGGTGGTCCATCTGGTGCAACAATCTGTTTATATGCTTGTGATAGTTCTGGTTCTTATTCAGATTATGCTATTTCTACTTCAGCAACTTTAACTAGAGGTGGTTCTACATGGATTACTCTTCCAGATGCAGTAAAAAATGGATTTGCTTCAGGTAAATATGACCATTTTAAAGTATATAAAAGTAGTACGTCTATGTCATATTATATAGTATATAAAACCAATGCTAAATTAAGATTAACATATACGACTTAAAATAATAAGGAGGTAATTATATGAATGATTTAGAATTAGTTAGAAAGGTTAAAAATTCAGCATCATTAGACTCTCCAGAATTTACAGGTGTTCCAAAAACACCTACTCCTTCTGGGAGTGTAACTAATCAAATAGTGAATGTTGAATATCTTAATAAAAGAATTACGGAATCTGGTGCTGGAGGAGGAAGTTCAGTAGATTTAAGTGGCTATGCTAAATTAGCATCTCCAGAATTTACAGGTGTACCAAAAGCACCAACAGCTTCTGGAAGTGTGCCTAATCAATTAGTGAATGTTGAATATCTTAATAAAAGAATTACTGAGTCTGGTGGAGGTTCAGGAGGTGGAGGAACATCAATAGATTTAAGTGCTTATGCTAAATTAGCATCACCACAATTTACTGGAGTTCCAACTGTACCAACACCAGATAGTCAAAATCAATTACAAGTAACAAATGTTAAATTTGTTTCTGGGCAAGTAGATACTTTAACTGAAGTATTTACTAATAAAATGACTGAATTACAAAAGAAAATTGATAATATACAATCAGTTGGAGTTGATGTAGAAAAACTTAAACAAGAAATTATCAAGGAATTAAAACCTAATATAAGTAGTGATGTAGTAAAACAATTACAAAGTGAAACAGTTAAAATATCTTTTTCTGATTTAGATAGTAATCAAAACAATATACTTAATCAAATAAATGCTGTAATAAAAATAATTGATGATGCAATAAAAGCATCAAATGGTTCTTTTGTTAATACATTAACAGCATATAAATCAGAATTGGTTAGTAAAAGAGACCAATTAGTTAAACTATATAATCAAGCTAAAGCTGCATATGATGTTTGCTGTGAAAATAACAATACATCAAATTATGCAGATTTTACTCATAAATTAAAATTATGGGATGAATATGCTGGTGAAGTATTAGGATACTGTCAATCTGTATTAAGTAAATTTAACGGATTATTAGTTGGTTTAAAAGCAGATGCTACTCAAGATGCTATATTTAAATTATTAACTAATAATGGTGAAGTTCAAGGTATATATTATGCAGATGTAACAGATTCTACTACTGGAAGAACAACTAGACAATTATTTATAAATGGTGAATATGCTCAATTAAGAGGAGCTTGTGTAAAAGATACTGCTGAACAAGATACGTTTAGAGTTACTAAATCTGGTAATGTAATAATAAATGCTACTGAATTTAGTTTAAAAGGTAAATCTATAAATAGTTTAGTTAAAGAAGGTATATCAAATGATACTACAATTAAAGATACTATAGACAAAGCTACATCTGGTATGCAAACAACTTTAAATAAATTAACTCAAGATGTAGATAGATTGGATGGGCAAATAGGTAATGTTGCTGATACTGTTAAAAATGCTATAGCTGATGATATAATTACTGAAGCTGAAGAAAAAGCTTTAGGTAAATTATTTAATGATATACAATCTAGACAAACAGCTGTATTAAAAGAAATAGATGCGGTATTAACTATATTAAATGCAGATATAAATAAAGGTAATGATAGAGTTTCAACTTCTATAGATGATAGAAATAATTTAAATATTTATAGAAATAGTGTTGTAAATGCATTCGCTTCAGTTAAAGAAAGTTATACTTATGCAACATCTTCTTCTACAAGTAATGCTAATAAAGTTAATTATTTTAAACAATTTGATACTAATGTAACAACTTTAAATACCTATGTTGGTACAGCTAGATCTTATTGCCAAACAGCAATGAATAATTTAATGAAGGGTACTACAGCTAAAAAATTATCAGCTGATAGAGAATCAGTATTTAATGCATTAACTGAAAATGGTACTATACAAGGTATAACAATGGTTGAAGATGCAGATACTGGTAAATCTCAATTATATATAAATGGTGAATATATACGTGCAGAAGACTTTAAAGCTGGTTCTTCAGTAGCAACACCAGATTTATATGTTGAAAGAATAAACTGTGTTAGAGTTCCTACAATGCTTGAAGAAGATACTACAGTATATGTAAATCCTTCATCTTACTCTGCAAATGATGATAATGAATTCGAAGAAGGTGCTGTATTTAAAACTTTCCAAGGTGCTTTAGATGCTTGCCCTGTAATATTAAATGGTAAATCTGCATATATTAGATTACAAACTAATATAACTGAAGATTTACTTATAAGAGGTATAAATGGAGGAACATTATATATTTATCTTGAAAATCATGATATAAGAGGTAATATAAAAATATGGGATTGCCATTCTATAATGATATATGGTGGTACTACTTATAATGAAGATAAATCATCTTCAGATAGACCAGTTATAACTCCATATAAAATGGTACCAATAGATACTTATTATTATACAATATTTGCTGTAAGAACAAACTTTGTATATGTTAAAAATATTAATGTATATGGTAAAGTTGCTACATCTGATTCAGTATATACAAATGATGATAAAAACTTTGCTTTAGGAGCAGGTAGAGGTTCAATATTAAATGCTGCAAATGTTGGTGTAATAAATAGTGATAATGGTTTACATGCTGTTAGAGGTGGTAAAATTATATCTCAAAACTGTGAAGGATATTGTACTAGATATGGATATTATAATTTATATGGTGGACAAATTGATATTTGTTCTGGTACATTCAATTCTAGATATGTATATAATGCTGTTGGTGGTAAAGTTGCTAACTATAAAGCTAAAGATAAAGATATAATAAATGTAGCAACAAATATGGTATTCAGTACTTCTGCATTATCTGTAAATAGTTCATTAAAAGGAAATTCTAGTATAACTAACTCTACTTCTTATTCACTTAAGAGTAATACTGGATATTCTTATAGAATTGCTGGTCCTTATAAAGGTTCTTGGTCAACAGATAACGTTGTTAGAGAAGGTACTTGGTCTGGTTCTACTAATAAAGGATTCTGGTTCTTTGGTAGCTTATTGAAAAATTTCAAAGGTAATAATGTTACTAAGATAGTAGTTACAGTTACAAGACAATCTGCTGGTAGCTATGGTTCATCTGTAACTATGCATTTAAGATATCATAATTTTGCAACTAAATCAGCTGCTGGTAATGCAGTATCTAGTACTTCTGTAGGTCCAGCTGTAAGTGATTGGAGTTTAAGTTGTACTTGTAGAGCAGTTGGTAATGGATCAATTAATACATTTACATTAACATCTTCAAATGCTAGTGCTGCTTTAAGTGCTATTAAATCAGGTACATTAGCAGGATTTGCTTTATATTCAACTGGAGCAAGTTATCAACAATATTCTCCAACTATGAAAGTTACTGTTTATTGTGATTAATAGTATGTCTCCCAATGGTATTGTCCATTGGGAGCTTTTTAACAATATTGTAAAAGGAGAGTGGTGCTAACCATGATTAATAATAACGTAGTATATCAACAAAATGTATATATAGACTTTGGTACACAAAATAAATCTTTTATAGATATGCATTTATTTTTAAAAGATATTGGTATAGTAAATAATGCTTTCTTTTTAGTATTAATGGATCCAGATTTAGCTGGTGTTAATCCTAGGGATCCTAGATTGAATAGGATGATGAAACAGAAAATATTAAGAGAGTGTATTACTAATTATTATTATTTTATAAGAGAAGCAGTAAGAATACCTGATAGTGGGGGTGCTGTTAACTCAGGGATTCCATATAAATTACACAGAGGAAACTTAGCTTTAAACTTTTGTTTAGTATATAATTATAATATTAATATAGAATTGCCACGTCAACATGGTAAAACTATGGGAATATGCGTAAGAATATTATGGGAATTCTTATATGGAACAACAAACTCAGAAATGATGTTCTCTAATAAGAAACATTCAGATGCTAAAGACAACTTACAACGTCTAAAGAACTTAAGAGATGCTTTACCATCTTACTTACAAATGGCTGAGCAATACGGTATTGATGGTAAACGATTAAAAATTCGTGATAGTGTAGAAACATTATCAAATCCTTTAAATGGAAATAAAATAAGAACTATGCCAGGGGCTAGAAATAAAGTAAATGCAAACTCACTAGGTAGAGGTTGTACACAACCAAGACAATGGTATGATGAATTTGCATTCATATTATTTAATAAAATTATATATCAATCTGCAACTCCTGCATATAAAACAGCATCTATGAATGCTAAAAAGAATGGAGCTCCTTATGGTATTATTATGTCTACAACTCCTGGTGACATGACTACTGACCAAGGATTATATGCATTCCATGTTAAAGAAAATGCTACTCCATTTAGTGAAACTTGGTATGATATGGATAAATCTGAGATAGATGCTTTACTATCAAAGAATACTAACTCTGTATTTGTATATATAAGATTTACTTATCAACAATTAGGTTCAGGAGAAGACTATTTTAAAGAAATGGTTATAGAATTAGGTAAAGACTGGGCAGTAATTCGTCGTGAAGTTTTACTTGAATGGTCTACGAGTTCCGAAAATTCTCCATTTAAGAAAGAAGATTTGGAAAGAGTTAAGTTATATATTAAACAACCAATAAAAACTATAACTTTATGTAGATTCTTTAACTTTAATATCTATAAAGAAATGGATAGAAGACATGTTCCTATAATTGGAGTCGACGTTTCTGGTGGTTATAATCAAGATAGTTCTGCTGTAACCATAATAGATTCATATACTACAGAAGTAGTAGCAGACTTTAACTGTAACTTTATCTCGATTGGTGATTTAACTAGAGTTATTTACGAACTGGTGACTAAGTTTATGCCTATGGCAGTTGTAAACGTTGAACGTAATGGTGGATTCGGTGCAACAGTAGTTAGTGAATTATTGAAAACTAGAATCAAACGTAACTTATACTTTGAAATTAAAGATAGAGTAGTAGAAGAACGTTTCAACGGTATGCATATAGCTAGAACTAAACAAAAAACAAAAGTATATGGATTAGATTCAAGTAAAAATATAAGAAACTTATTAATGGAAATACTTAGAGAAAGAATGGAATATCATAAAGATAAATTTGTTTCTCCAATAATATATTCTGAATTAGAAACTCTTGAAGTTAAACGTAATGGTAAGATTGAACATGCTTCAAATGGACACGATGACCAAATATTCTCATACTTAATTGCTTTATATGTATGGTATTATGGTAAGAATGTTATGGAAACTTGGAACATACAAAAACAATCCATAAGAACTGACCAAGATGCTGATGAAGGAATAATAAGTTTAGAAGAACAATATGATGATATCTTTGAAGATGTCATGATTGATGAATATAATGACCCAAATGATGTTAAAGGACAATTAGATTACTTAAATCAAACTAAAGCTGTATCATATGAACAATCATTAATTAATCAACAAATGCAAGATGAACAAGCTTTGCATATGCTAATACAAAATAATCCATTAGCAAAGAAAGCATTTGAAAATAAATATGGTATGGAATATGAAAATAATAATTTCGGTAATTATACTATACCAAATAGTGTATTTATGAACTTTAATAATTTTGATGATAAAGACATAGGATAAAAAATAAACCCAAGGGATTTCTCCCTTGGGTTTTTACTAATCTAATATTCTATATATTTCACTCATTATAGATTTAGCTTTATCTATTTTTTCTTGTTTGAAAGCTATGCAATCATTAAGAGTATTATTAGCTTTTTCCATTTCTTCTATTCTGTCATTCTTTTCATCAATCATAGTATTAAGCTCTGCAATTTCTTTTTCTTTACTTTCAATTGTACATTTTAATTCTTTTATATTTGCAAGACTTTCATCATAATTATCATTAAGCTTTCTATTTATATCTACATACTCTTGAAGTTTTTCAGATAATAATTTTTGTTGGTCTAGATATATTTTTTCTTTATCTTCTAATTCTTCTATACGTTTAGATTTATTTTCTAATTCTTCAGTAAGACCTACTATTAGTTCTTTATCTTTTTGTAATCGTTCTTCATATTGATTTTTTTGTGTTTCCAATTCAGCCATAGCTTCATTTGCTTTTTCTAAAGCATTCTTAGTCATTTGGTATTCATCTTTAAGATTAACAAATTGATCATTTGCACAACTTAGTCTATCTTCTAATTCTTTTATTTCTTCATGTAAAACATCTACATCTACAGAATTATCATCTATAGCTGTATCTAATTTCTCAGTAAGGACTTTTATTTGCTCTTTCATTTCCTCAATGCTAATTTGTATTTCACTTTTCATATTATTGATTTTTATATCAGTTCTACTTAATATTGCCATAATATATTCCTCCTTAAAATTGAATTATTTTATTAGTTAATCAAAAAATAAATTACCCAGCCGAAACTGGGTAATTTATATATACTACCAAAGCATTATTGGATCATAATCATTTGTCCATTCATCAAATCCATTAGCTTTATCCCAACCTCCAGATTCAACAAAATGTCCATATTCTGCTTCTTTTAATGCTCTTGCAGATATTTGTTTTTCTTTTGCTGATTTTTCAATATCTGATTCATATCTATAGCCAAATTCATCTATCCAATATTCTTTAGCTATATCATCTGAAACTATCAATTCTTCATCTAAAGCTGAAGCTACATATTGAGCAATGTTTTCAGCCATTTCATTTATTAATTTATTTTTACTTCTTAGTATTGTAGTATATTCTTGCATATTAAATACCTCCCTTAATATAATTCATTTAAATTAACGTCTTCTATTCTATAATAACAATTTATTTTAATTATCATCTCTGTATCTGTATCTTTATATAAATATCTTTTATATATTACATAGTCATCAGTATATTTATCGTCTTTATCCAACCAGATTTTTATATCTCTTTGCCAATCAGCTGGTTCTCCATATTGTTTGTTCGCCATATCTAATAATGCTTCTTTGGCTTTCTCTTCTGATTCAAATACTCCCATAAATTGATCTTGATGACAACAAGAATAAGTATTCATTATTAAAACTTTCATAATCTTTTCCTCCTTTAAATTTATAAAAAAATTACTCAGAGAGAACTCTGAGTAATTCTTATGACTATATTAATCATTATCTACTAAGAATATTCCTTTGCCTTCTATAGTATATAATTCATCACCAATGAATGTATAATTATCTACAACCAATAATCCATAAGGATATTCTTCTTGGTCGTCTTTAAATATTGCATATTCTATTTTACCTTCTTTATCTTTATAATAAGTATCAGTAGTTGCTATAGGCTCAGCATCTCTATTATAACAAATAAGAATATCCAAACTTGTATATACTATTGAATCTTCTTTATCTTGAATATTAGTAATACTTCTTTTTAATGTATTGCCAGTATTAATAATTGTATTATTATCATCTATATACATTTTGTCTTTATAATAATCATTATGATATTGATGTATCAATCTATTTTGATTATCATATACATTTCTTATATTATCTAGCTCTACTATTTTACCTTTCTCTAATGTAATTCTAAAGTTATTTTTTATGTCTTCTATAGAAGTATAATCTCCTCTATCTACTGGTACCCATGTATCAGGTATTTCTTCAGTATCTATATGTCTATCAATACTATTAAAATACCATCCTTTATGTTTATCTTCTGATATATCATCTAAAGTAAAATTATTTAGACCAAATAAATCATCTTCAGTTAGACAATCTGTTTCATGTACGCCTGTTCCTATACATAATATATCATCTTCAGTAGCATGATCAGTTATTTCCAATTGAAAATGTCTATTACTCTTTTTAGCATATTTATTTAATCCTTCTAAACTTCCAAAGTTTTCTTTTATTAATTGTTTTAATTCCATAATCTTCTCCTCCTAAAATTTATATAATATAATTTATTATTAATCTTCTTTAAAGAAGATGAACAATCTATCTTTTAATAAACTTAATGAATCAAATGCTACTATATATCCTGAATCATATTTTAAAAATGCTGGTTCTTTATAATATTTTTCATCTGATAAAGCTTTAGTAACATAAAATGTTCTTATTAAATCTTTTTGGAATAGATAGTTTACTTGTATTAATGTGGAAGGAATTGAATCGTATTCTATCAAGAATCCATTCAATTTATTATTATCATAATCTTCATTAAACGCATCTAATGCTTCTTCATCTGATTCTTTATATATATTTTCAGATTTCATATAAATAAAGAACATAGTTTGTTTTTCATTATAAGCCATTATTAGCATCCCATTTCCACTATATAATTTTTCTAATTTATAATTATCTATTTCTTTTATTTTTTTCTCATCATCATATTCATCATTAGTTATCTGAATATAATAATTTGCTTCTTCTCCATCTATTGATAATGAACATACTCCAACTAAAGTAAATTCATTTGTATCAATATTGTTTTCTTTCTCCAATCTTTCAATAAAATTTTTCATAACTTTCCCTCCTAAAATTTATATAATATAGCTTGAGAGAATTTCTTCTCCCAAGCCTTTAGTAACATAGTAATTCTTAGTGATGATGATGTTCACAATCACATTCACTTTGAAGCATATTTATAAATACAGATTCAACTAATTTGACCTTTTTATCAGTATCGTCTTCATATTCATAAGTAACCACTTGGTCCATAATTAATTTACCATTGATTATTTCAAATATTTTTGAACCTATTTCATTTGGGTCTTGTGTATTTATATATAATGATTTAAGTAATTCCATTTCTGGACGATTTTCTTTATCCATTAATGATACTCTTATTAAAATCAATGCTGCATTTGCAACCATAACATCTATAAAGATATTATTATTTATTTGATTTCTGAAAATATTTTTGTTTTTGTTTTCTTCTTTATATATTCCAGAAGTCTTTGTAAAGTCAGATAAGTCTTTAGTATTTAAACCTTCTCTTATATCACCATGGTTTATAAATACTTTGTCTTTATCTTTGATTTCTTTTTGACAAGATGTTACATCAAGTTTATTTGTCTTTTTGTCTAATTCTCTTACTGATAATAATACACAGTATTCTTCATCTTTCCCTGCTTCTCTTAAACTGATATTTGGAATATTTACACATTCCTTATTAATTTTTTCTATTGTTTCTTTTACATTTATTAGTTTCATAAATGTACCTCCTTTAATTTATATTATTATTTATTTCAAAACCACAATGACTAGAAAGTCATTGTAATTGGTCTTGCTATTTGTAAAGCTTTTACAACATTAACTTTTATTATTTCTTCATCTTCTACTTTATATACTCTCTTAAGTATTTGGTCTTTCTTTAGAACGCACCAGTCATACCAATTATTATCAGATATATTGAATGCTGATGTTAATCCATATAATTCATTTCCTATACAAAATACTTTTCCATTTTTTATTTCTTTTATAAATTCAAATAATATTGTAGCTCTATTTATTCTTCTTGTAAAGTTATCTAAAGATAATTTATAATTTCTTCCAAAATTATAGATATTCTTTATTCCTACTAATTTTGAGAAGTATCTAAATAGATATATGTTTTCATCAGTTAAAAGTCCTTCTGTAGTCATTACTTCTAACATCATTTTATCTCCTAATCTTTCTATGAATTTTTGATTCTTTTCATTTAAATTTTTAAAGAATTCAAAGTTATCAAATATAACTTCTATTTCTTCATCACTATTATCTATAGCGTTAAAGTTTAGTAGTCCTACATAACTACTGTCTTCATATTTTCTTTCATTTATCATTTTTAGCATAACTTGTTCTACATTTTTCATAATTTTTTCCCTCCAATAGTTTTCATTAAATTAAATTTTTATTATATAGTATTGCTTTTATTACACTTTTATAATATATAACCCAATATTATTTTAGTAAGAAAAAATATTATAGTCAACAAATTCAATAATAAAAATATAAGGAGGTAAAACAAGATGAGTGGTTTTATAGCAAACAATAGTGAATATAATATAAATACAGATCATTCAATGTCTGTAATATTATCACATTTCGATCCAGAGTTAATTCTGAGAACTGTTAAAGGATGGATAGATATAAAGTATGAAGAACCAATGCCTTTAATAAGTAATATAATAATGGGGTATAATGAAAATTTCAAACAACTTCTTCATACGTATCAAAATCAATTAGACCAAGAGCAAACAATGAATACTAGAAATATGATTTACAAGGATATAATAAATCTTATATGCAATGAATATAATCTAGAATTTAATATAGCAGATTATGATGAGATAGATTTGTATACTCCTGCATTTTATTTATTCAGATTATTAGTATCTGAATTTACTGAGAATGTAAAAACATTCTTTACTAATTTTATTTTAAAAGAAAAAAATAATCTTTATGAAAGTTTAAACATGAATCAATTTAAGAAAGACAAAGATGCTAGTACAGTATATAACAAGAAAAGAATGGACAATAATAAACTAGCAATCATAATATCTAGATTAGGATATGTAATAGATAATATTTGTGTATATGATATTTCATTTGAAGATTTCTTACGTAATGTATATTCAGATGAGAATTTAATTCAATATTTATTACGAATAGTTGCTCCTAGAAGTGATTTCTTTAAACAATATGTAGCAACTATGTTTGGTGAAATGTCTAAAGTAAGAGCATCTTTAATAAGTGGAATTACTATAATGCTATATAAAGCAGCTGGTAATGATATATTTATAAATGACCTTATGGAGGATGAAGAATGATTACGTTAAAAGAGAAACTTCAAGTAACATGTTTATCTATTAAAATAACATGTATAGTTGCATTAATTTCATTATTATTTATTAAAGAACAACGTGAGATTGGATTGTTTACAATTTCATTATGTTATCCTATAGCTGATATATGCAATTATATATTAAAACGATAAAAAGTAAAGGTGATGTGAATGATGAATAAAGAAGAAACTCTTAATACAATTTCTTTTTGTATTAAATTATTACTTGCTATAGGTGCATTACGAATAATTTATGATGCTAAATATGTAGTATTACAGTTATTTGGAATATTTATATTATATCTAATAACAATTGCCGTTACTAGATTATTAAGATTTATATTTAGAGGAGGAAAATAATATGTCAACAAAATTAACTGATGAACAAGTAAAAATGATAAGTGATACTTTAACTCAAGAAGGAGAAGCTCAAAAAGGAATAGAAGAATCTTATAGAAAAATAATGAATGCTTCAGATGAAGAAAAAGAAAAAATGCTAGAAATGCCAGAAGAAAATGGTTCAGGTGTACCATATAATGTATTAAATAAATCTCTTGTAAAAACTAATGCTTTAGTTTCAGTAAATCCTGCTACAGGAGAAAAAGTTGTAATGAAAGACCAATCAAAACTAAAAACTAAAACACAAGAAGAAATAGAAATAGAAGACTTACTAGGAATAACAGATGAAGATATATCTAATGCTGATATAAAATTAGCAGAAATACAAGATGAAGTACTTACTAAGAGTACTAAAGAATTAGCTGATTTATCTGATGATGATGCTATGATAATGCTTAATTTAATAAAGAAATCTGAAGATGGTATAGAAGTAACATATGATGAATTACCAACTAAGATAGCTTTATTAGTAGATAATCTTAGAGTAGGACCAGATGGTAAAAGAAGAAGTACAAAGACTGTAATAAAAGACTTATTACATTTCATTAAGAATCAAGCACAAGCTGACCAAGAAATAATAAACTTACAAGATACATTACAAAAAGAAATGGATATGCCATCTCTAATAGGAATGTATAATGAACAAACAGATAAACTTATGTCTGAAAGTTTAATTAATTTAGCTAATAAAGCTGAAGAACAAGGAAATGAAGATAAGGCAAAACAATTAAGACTTATGTCTAGTGTATATGAAGATGCCAAAAACTTTATATCTATAAGCAATGCTATAGAAAATAAAGAAAAAGAAGCCAAAAAACTTGATCGTGAAGTAAAAAGATTTAACAAATATATTAGGGACTTTAATTTTAAATATGCTAAGAATACAAAGTTCACTATAGATAGTCTTCAAAATACTTCACTTATATTACAAAGACATACACAATGTACAGAAGAACAAGCTGAAAAATTCTTAATAATATTCTGTAGAATTTGCTTAAATAAATCTTCAAATGATGTAATAGATCACATATATATGTATTTCACTCTAAAAACAATTACTACATTGGACGCATATAAACCTAATGACGAAGTTTATGTGAAAAAGATAGAACAATTATGTAATATATTACAAAAATTAAAATAAGATTCTTGATATGATAACAATTATATAATATAAATGATATTATATAAGGAGGTGTTATAATGAAATATTATGGTGAAATAAATCCACATAAATTTGATGGAGATTGGCATCCATCTCCACCATTAGAAGATGACTTTATTGATGGGAATTTTCATAATCATGATAATCATTATAGAGATTACATGCTTACTAGTTTAGTAAAAGCTGAAATAGTAAAAACTTTAAAATTAGAATTATCAAGATATAATTGTAAGAAAACAGTTCATCTAACTAAAGATGACAGAGTAGAAATAGTATATTTAGATCATTTACAATTAAGATATAAATTTGGAAGAATTAAAGATCTAGACACTAATAGACTTTGCTTAGATTGTTCAGATGAGTGTACATCTGAAATTATTCATGTGTCTTTACAAGATATAAGAGATATTGAAGTTTATTATGGAAAATTTATATTAAGACCAAATAAATGTGAATTTAATGATGCTTATAAAAATGATTGTTGGTGCAAAGACGACAAACCTGAAAGATGTGATATTTTATATGTTCCTGAAAAAATGTACACACAAGATGACATTGAGATATTATTACAATGGCTAAATGGAGATTAAAAGTATTTCGTTAGAATCAATAATCGTTTTTTATAATATAATAATAATATAAACAAGGAGTGATACAACAATGGCAAATTATCCTGTAAAATTTGTACAACTTACTGAAGTACAATTTAAAGCATTAACTGCTAAAGATAAAGGTACTTTATATTTCTTATCTGATGTAGGTCAAATATACAAAGGAGATGTACTATACAGCGGTACAGTTATGGCTAAAGCTGGTGAAGCTGGTAAACAAGGTGTTCTTTATGTAGATGCTAATGGTAGATTATTCGAAGGTACTGGAAATGGATTTAAAGAAATAGTTCCAGCTGCTCATACTTTAGATGCTAAAGATGATGTTAAATCACCAACATCTAAAGCTGTAGATGACTATCTTAAAACTAAATTAGTAGCAGATGTTACTTACGACTCTGTTGCTCAAAAATTATCTGTAACTAAATATGGTCAAGAAGCTGCTGATTTAACATTAACAGGTATGTTATCAGCTACTGGTGTTACTTATGTAGATGGTACTTTAACTTTACCAACTGTAAATGGTGAAGCTGTAGTATTAAACTTACCAAAAGAAAACTTTGTTAAATCTGGTTCTTATGATGCTGCTACTCAATCTATAGTATTAGTATTAACACAACCAACTGAAGAAGGAGAAGAACAAAAAGTAATTATACCAGTTTCTGCATTAGTTGATATATCTAAAGTTGAAGGTTCTGCTACTTTAGATTTAAAAATGAGTGCTGAAAAAGTTATAAGTGGTGCTGTTAAAATATCAGCTGCAGAAGGTAACTTAATAGTTGCTAAAGATGATGGTATATTCGTATCTGCAGTTGACTTATCTGGTAAACTAGATACAGTTGATAAAACTAAAGTTGACGAAATAGTTACTGTTAAAGCTGATGGTCAAGTTAAACCAAGTGGTAAAAAAGTTGGTGGAGCTACATTAGCTGATGAAGTTAACTCTAATACAGTTGCTACAGAAGCTGCTGTTAAAGCTGCAGATACTGCATTAGAAACTAAATTAGAAACAAGTATAGCAGACGGTTTAGCTCTAAAAGTTGCTAAAGCTGATATAGCTGTAGCTGCTGGAACTACTGCTGATGCTTCAGATGAAAAAGTTGCATCTCAAAAAGCTTTAGCTACAGTTAAAGAAGACGCTGCTGCAGCTTTAACTGCAAAAGCTAAAGAATTAGCAGCATCTGTAGATGCTTTAAAAACTTCTGCTGCTGCTGCATATGTAGAAAAAGCTAATATATCTACAGCTATACCTGCTGATGCTAAAACTGCTGTTGATACTAAAGTTGCATCTGAAAAAGCTGTTGCTGATGTAAAAACTACATTAGAAGCTGCTGATGCTGCATTATTAGAAGCAGTTACAAATATAAACAAAGCTAAAGTTGACAAAACTTCTATACTTGCTGCAGTAAGTGAAGCACCATCAGATGAAAAAATATTATCTGAAAAAGCTGTTGACGCTTTAATAAAAGCAGTAAAACAAGAAATATCTGAAGGATTATCTTGGGATGATCAAACTGTTTAATTATTAAACAATCATATATTATAAACTAGAGAAGAAGCTACTTGAGAAATCAAGTAGCTTTTTTACTGTCAAACATATAATTAATTTGAAAGGAGGTAATATTAATGGCTAATAAAGTAATGAGTGCTGAAACATTAGTTAAAAAATTAAAAGATATAGTTAATAATTATAAAACTATATATGTTTATGGCTCTATAGGTGGAATAGTAACAAATTCACTTATAAATCAAAAAGCTAAACAATATCCATCTTTTTATACACGTGCAAGAACTGCTAAAATAAGAGCAAAAGTTGGAAAAGGATACTTTGGATTTGACTGTGTTAATGTTATAAAATCAGTTCTTTGGGGTTGGGATGGAAATAAAAATGCATCTTATGGTGGTGCTAGATATGCATCAAATGGTGTAAGAGATGTATCTGCAGATGGAATGATTTCTATATGCACATCTGTTTCATCTTCAAGATGGAATAGTATACAAGTTGGTGAAGCTGTATGGCTTCCTGGACACATAGGAGTTTATATAGGTAACGGATTAGTTATAGAATGTACTCCTAAATGGGATAACTGTGTACAAATATCTGGATTAGGCAATATAGGAAGAACTTATAATGGTAAATCTAGAAGTTGGAGAAAACATGGTAAAATCCCATATGTAAGTTATGGTAATTCAACTTCTACTAATATAAATGAAAATACTTCTACATTAGATACTTCAGTTGCTGGTACTTATAAAACTACTACTAATGTAAATATGAGAAAATCAGCTACTACAGATTCATCTATAATAACTACAGTTAAAGAAGGAAAATCAGTAGAAGTTGTAGGTAAAGTTTCTTCTTCTTGGTATAAAATAAAATATGATGGACATACTGGATATATGTCTTCAAAATATTTAAAGAAAGAATCTAGTAATTCTACAACAACAGATGATAAAGTTATAGTTACTGGGCATATAATAACTAAGAAATCTGTTAAATTAAGAAAAACAGCTGATTGGAATGAAGATGCTTCAGATACATTCCCAGCTAACACTAAATTTACTGTAGTTGCTAAAGTAACTGCTAAAAATGGTAAGACAAAAATGTATAAAACTAAATCAGGTTACTATGTAACTGCAAGTGAAAATTATGTTACTTTTTATAGTGATTAATTATAGTCTGCTTAGTCTTAGACTAAGCAGATTTTTATTTGTTTTATAACCAATTATAAAGTGGAGGTGTAAATATGAGAGATGTAATAACTTTTATTAATAGAGAAAATGAAATAGATAATCTTAATAGTAGAATACAACAAAGTAGAGGAACTCTTATAGAAATTCATACAGCAGATTTGCATTTTGGTGTTATGAATCCAAAAACACAATACGATATATTATGTGAGCAATTATTAAATAAAGTAGCTGATATACCATTTGATATATTTTCTATCAATGGTGATATTTTTGATCATAAATTTATGTCTAATTCAGATGTAGTAATGTATGCAACTATGTTTATAGATAATGTAGTTAATATGTGTAGACAAAAAGGTGCTACATTATTTATAATAGCAGGTACAGAATTACATGATTCTGGACAATTAAAACTATTTTATCATTATCTTGCAGATAAAACAGTAGATGTAAGAATAGTTGAAGAAGTTAAATTCGAATATACTAAAGGAGCTAAGATACTTTGTATACCAGAATTGTATAATAAAGGAGAAGAATATTATAAGAATATAATGTATACAAGTTGGTATGATGCTGCATTCATGCATGGAACTTATACAGGCTCAATTTATAATCCAAACCCAAAAGGATTAGATTCAGATAGAGAAGTAACATTTAAATTTGATGATTTTCAATATTGTAAAGGACCAATAATATCTGGTCATGTTCATACACAAGGATGTTTTGATAAGTATATATATTATTGTGGTAGTCCATTAAGATGGAGATTTGGCGAAGAACAACCAAAAGGATTCTTAATACTATTACACAACTTAGATACACAAGAGCATTATACTTATTTTGAAGAAATACAATCATTTAGATATGATACTTTTAATCTAGACCATATGCTTATGTGTGATCCTAAAGATGTAATTGAGTATGTAAATAAATTAAAAGATTCTGGTATTCATAATATAAGATTAGAATTTACATCAGTAGATGAGAAGACTCTACCTAATTTCAATATAATCAATAATTACTATAAAAATAGTAATAGTGTAAAGATTAAATCTTCATATAGTCAAACTCAAAAGATAATGAGAGAGAATAGTGAAGTATTAAGTCAATATACAGATTATGATTATGTATTAGACCCTAAGTTAAGTCCAAATGAAATATTTTGTAGATATGTAAATCAACAAAAAGGCTATCAATATATTACAGTAGATAAACTTATAGAAATACTAAAAGAAATTTAACTTATATATTATATAAGTGTAGTAAAATATTTATATATACTGGAGGTAGTATTATGGTTAATAGAAAAATAAAAGTTATAAGAAATTGTATGAAGAGTTATGCTAAAGAAATGTTTTTAGGTCTATATCAATCAGATGTATTTTACAATGATACATCTATTGAAATCAAAAGTAAGACTAAACAATTAATCAGAGTTTATAAAATTATAAATTTTGATTTATCATGGTACAGAGCTTCTAAGAAAAAATTATTAGAAGCAAACTATGAAGACAATAAAGAAATAAGAAATGTTCTTAGAAAGACTAGAGGATTCTTAGCTAATCTATTATTGAAAAATTTTAATATCAATACAGAAGTTTATGAATCAATAGAATATACGCTTTTCATTAAGTACAAAGGACTTATAGAAGAAGCTAATGACAAAATATATTACTTAGAAAACTATGATTCATTTGAATTAGATAATGAAGATAGAATTCTAGTTGAGCATTTATTAGGGTTAAGAGATTTCGCTTTACCTTATAAATGCGATGTTTTTGAAAAGACATTAAAAGAAATCAAAGACTCATATTCAAAAGAAGACTTTGGTAAAATATTATTACCAGTAGAAATTGATCATGATATTGACGTATATGCTTTATTACCTTAAATGTATTGTGGAGGGTCATTTAATGACTCTCCATTTTATATTTAAAAATATGAAAAACATATAATTATAATCATATTTTTTTTGGAGGGTGAGACAGATGAATATTGAACGTAGAACCAAATATATGGGTCATCAAAAACATATTAATAAGGGGAATGTAAAAGCAAATATAAATTTTGACGTAAACACATTAACTTTAATGTGTAATTATATTATTACAGATAATAGAAATATAAGAAGGGGTCATTTGATTAACATGAGAAATCTATTTGAAATAATGGATATGAGTAAATATCAATCAGACCCAACAAGATTAAAATGTATAAAATTCATCAAAAAAGGATTAGAAGCAAAATTAGAATTAGGATTAAAGAATCCACATTTAGTATTAAAGCATATAAATGGCGGTATAGTTGAAGATAATCAAGAAGCTATAGCTCATTTAGATGATTTTGCTATGATGAATACAAGAGAATTAGATTATATATCTAAAACAATATCAGAAGCTTTAAAATATGCTTATATGAGTAATGAAGCTGATGATCTATATGATGTATTAACTAGATTTAGAGCTACAGATTATATAGATAGGGGCGAAATAGTATCTGAGCTTGAAGAAAAAATAGTAAATCTAAATAATAAATTTAGAAAAGCAAGAAGTGAAAATCAAGAAGAAATTATATTCAGTTTAAGAGAAGGACAATTTGAAGAATCAATGAAAGATATACACGAAAGTTTAACTAATCCAAGTTCTAGATTATATACTGGAATGAAAGGATTTAATAAACTTATTGGAGGTTCTTTTGAATCTGGAAGAACTTATATGTTAATAGGTTTACCAGGGGGTGGTAAATCTTTAACTTTATTAAATTTAGCAAAACAAATAAAAATGAATAATAAACATTTTGTACCAAAAGATAAAACTAAAATACCAGTAATAGTATATCTTACAATGGAAAATACTGTAAAAGAAAATGTTGATAGATTATTCAAAATAACGACAGGTAAAAATATGAGAGATTATTCGGCTGATCAAGCAATAGAAATGCTTAAAGAAGATGAATTATATCTTACAGATGATAATCCAATTGATATATTAATAGAATATAAATCTGATGGTAGTATAGATACTTCATATTTATATGATTTAACAGAAAGACTTGAAGAAGAAGGATATGAAGTTATATGTATGATACAAGACCATATTAGAAGAATGCATTCAGTAGAAAGAAATAAAGAATTAAGACATGAATTATCAAATGTTTCTAATGAAATGAAAACTTATGCTATGTTAAAAGATGTAGTATTTATAACAAATACACATCTAAATAGAGAAGCAGCTAAAACTATAGATGATAATGCTAGAAGTAATAAATCAGATCTTATCAGAACTGTAGGTAGAGCTAATGTACAAGAGTCATTTGCATTAATAAACAACGTAGACTTTGCTGCATTGATAGCAATAGAAACAGATGAAGCTGGTAATAAATATATGGGATTTAAAAGAATAAAAGAAAGATTTGAAGTAGATTTGAATTTTAATATTGTATACCAGCCATTTATTAATTCCACCTCAATAGCATTTATGGAAGATATTAATAATAGAAAAGATTTTTATAAAACTACATTAAAATCAAATAATAATGTTATAGGTGTAGTTAATGAACCAACTGAAGAAAAATATAAAATTCTTAATAATGAGATTCTTTCTGATGATTTTAGTATGTTTGATTATAAAGCACCAAAGAAAGAAACAACTAATTTAAATATAAATATACCAATAACAGGTAGAGATGTTATATTTATGCATAAAAAGGAATAGCATTTGAGCTATTCCTTATTTAACAAGTCTTGATTTGTAGTAATAAAATCTTCTTCAGATGAATATATACTTGAAAGTATAGAAGAAAGAGTACTAGGTCTTAATAATCTAATCTTTCTTTTATTAAATTCCTTTATATTAGTCATCTGATTTAAGAATAGTATAATATAATAGTATTCACAGAATCCATATAAGTCATAAGCCAATAATTTTGGTTTATAAATATACTTGTTAAATTCTTTGTCAGTTAGTTTTACTAATGCTGACTTTTCAAGAATCTCTTCTTGATAATCATTTAATACATTATGTACTAATAATATTTCAGAGTTATCTATAGCTTTTTCAAATATAGATAGATTGCTGTAATATATATTAGAATCATAATCTTTATATTTTATAAAGCTTTCTAAAGTACATGTAGTTTCAACAGACATTAATCATACCTCCTATAAATGAAAGGTTTGTTGATGTCGCCACCAACGAAATTTACAATAAACTTTTGACCTGATAATCCTATAAGAGAAGAATCAGGACAAAGTTCTTTAGGAACATATAAATCTATATAGTTAGATTTAATACATTTATATGTACGTAATTCATCTTTATTCTTATTGATTATATTTGAATTACTTACATAGCTAACTGTATCAGTTGGCTCCGTTTTATCAACCAATGGTAATAATGCAGGAATAACAACTTTAACATTACTTCCATAAGTAAAATCAGTTAAAGCTATAGCTATTTCTGTAGAATTAATAGTGGTCGTGTTGTATATTTTACTCATTTACAATCACCTCTACTATATAATATATTTAATTAATAGTTTTGAAAGGAGAAACTTAATATGAGTAGTATGTTAGAAATGAGACAGAATTATGATCTGTTATTAGAATTTGGATTTGGAGTAAACAATGGTATTATCTATGACCAAGATTTAGATAAACCAGTAGAATTAGTTTATAATGGAAAATCTAAGATATTAATAAATTATATCGAAGGAACAAGAGTGGATTGGAGATATTATGAAGACTTTAATCCATATTATAACTTTAAACAATTGAAAGCTTTAGTTGAGTATTATGTACAAAAACTTTCAATTGAAGAAGACCCAGATGAAAGAAAATATTTTGTAGTATTAGGAACTCAAAACAGTAAAGATGACGAGGATAAAGTTTGTATTGTTGGAATAACTGACCAACAAGAAGAAGTTCGTTCTAGATATTTTGACAAAAATCAAATCTATTTATGTTATATAGATTTTCTATTTGCATTATCTGGAAATTACAATCAAGATTTAACTCTATATACTTTAGATAGAGATTAATTATAAAAAAATTAGGAGGTAGGTAATATGAAAAATAACACATTATCAAATAATTTAGAAATGCTAGAAAAATTAAGTGAAGTGCAAACTATAACTACAGGCTTTGGAGAATTTGAATTTTCTGTTCCTAGATGTATATTAGAACAAACAGAAGAATTATTATATGAATTAGATGTGCAACCAGAAATAGTTCCTCAATATAGTGAAAATAATATATTTTTACAATATGAAAGAGATGATGATGAATCTGTTCTTGAATTTACTATAGAACGTAATGGAGTAATAAGTGTTTACACTAACTATGAACCTATTGAGGATTTAAGCTATGAAGAAATAGATTTAGACATAGATAAAATAAATGAAATTATATCAAAATTTTATAAATAGTATAAATGGGGGAAATCCCCCATTTATATTTTTTGAGAGGTGATTAAATGCTTACACAGGAACAAGAATATATAAAAGATAGAGCTATAGAATGGTGGAGAGGAGGAGGTCAAGTTTTCCAATATACTGGTGGACCAGGAACTGGAAAATCTTTTCTTTTAAAATATATAATAAAAGAACTTAATATACCTTGGTATAAGATAGCACCTATGGCTTATACAGGTCAAGCTGCTATAGTAATGCGTTCATATGGTTTGGATAATGCTAGAACTATCCATTCTTGGCTATATGAACCTGTCATAGATTATGTAAGAAATCCAGATGGTACTTTTGCTTTAGACCCATATTTAAACAAACCTATTAGGAAATTAATGTTTGTACCTAAAAATTTAGATGATATTGATTTATTTGTTATAGATGAAGGTTCAATGGTTCCGATATCTATGAAACAAGAAATAGAATCTAGAGGTAAAAAAATATTGGTTACTGGTGATATAGATCAACTACCTCCTATATATGGAGATAGTGCTTATCTAACTAATGGTCAATTATATAGACTTACTGAAGTTATGAGACAAAAGAAGAATAGTCCTATAATATATTTAGCACATAGAGCTTTACAAGGGTTAGATATAGAGCCAGGAATATATGGAAACTGTAAAGTTATATATGATAATGAACTTACAGACCAAGAAATAATAGATTCAGATATTATATTATGTGGAAGAAATGCTACTAGAGAGATGATTAATAATAATTATAGACATAATATATTACAAATAGAAAGAACTCTACCTGTACAAGGAGAGAGAATGATTTGTAGAAAGAATAACTGGCAAATAGAATCAGATGGAATTAATATAGCTAATGGTCTTTTAGGAATAGTAAGTAGAAGCCCAGGGTTAACAGATTTCGATGGTAAAATATATAAAATGGATTTTCTTCCTTTAATGAGCGATGGAGTATTTGAAAATTTAGAATGTGACTATAAATACTTAATAGGAACAAAAGAAGAAAAGGAAGAAATAAAAAATGATAGATATAGCGTTGGTGAAAAATTCGATTATGGTTATGCTATAACAACTCATATGTCTCAAGGTGGTCAATTTTCTAAAGGTATCTATGTTGAAGAATATCTAAGAAGGGATATACAAAATAGACTTAACTTTACAGGCATAACTAGATTTAAAGATAGTATGATTTACGTAAAGAGAGCACCAAAAAATTATTTTATATATAATAGATAAACATAAAAATAATTTTGAGCATATATTATAGATATGAAAATAATAAAAGGAGGTGTTATTATGAGTAATAATAACATGGGTAAAGAAGTAATAAATTTTAAACAAGGAGCTCTTCCAAGAAGAGAAAAGAGTGCTGAGATTATATATTTAGTCTTAGCAATTAAAAAAGATGATGATGAAGAAGAACCATCACAAATAAATGAAGTAATACCAAATATGAGAGATCTATATGATTTCTTAATTGATAATTTCGAAGTGCTAGATTTAGAAAATACTAGAATCTTCAGTTCTTCACCAGATATAAATAAAGAAGGACTTATAGATTTAAGAATATATAAATCAGCATATGAAATGCTTAAATATTTAGAAGGTATATATGTACATGAAAAATTTAGAGTTGATGATGAGATACAAGAAAATGTATTTTACCAAGAATCAACTTTAGACTTATAAAATAAGGAGGTCAATAATATATGCGTCCAAATAATAATAAGAAAAAAGAGAGTAAATATATTGAAAGAAACATTCAAAAAAGTGGAGCTAATTTTATGATGTTAAAGAGTCCAATAGATGTAATGAAAGATGCTCCAAATATAATAAAAGAGCTAGTGTTTGGAAATATAGATTTGGATAGATGGGGTTCAATATTCATATTGAATCAATATATTCAAGGTCTTAAACAATACACAACTGAACAATACAATTTATTAGCAAGTTTAGATAAGATATATACTTTTGCTAATATGTATGGACAATTGAATCAAGCTGAATTTGAATTCCATACAAAAGTAATTAAACCAAAAATGATGGTTTATTACAACATATATGCAACTATGTGTAATATAGAGATGCAAAGATCATATATGCCAATATATAAATTACAACAAGATCTTAGCACTCCATATATAAGAGAACTATTTAAAAATGATATAAGAATATAGGGGTATTTCTATGCCCCTATTGAAAGGAGAAAAAATTATGTTAAAAAAATCTATGCAAACAATACAAGATATATTTAAAAAAATAGGGGTAGATAACTTATTCATTCAAGGAGATAATAGTAACTTCTTTCAAGTAGGAGATAATATAAGAGAGAATGCTGTTATCTTTGATGATGAAAATGAAATAATGTGGGCAATAAGATTATCACAAGATGTACCAAATTATCAATATCGAATCTCAGGATTAGATTATGATGAAATACAATATCTATCTTGTGGTGCATCAAGACAACAAATTGAAGCTTTCTTGAAGTTATTCGGGATGGAAGACGAATACAAAAGAAAATTCCCTAAATCAAAACTTGATAAGGGATTATATGAACACGTTAACGTGTTTAACCAAATCAAACCTAAAAAAAATACAGATGAAAATGATGGTAAATAGTAATAATAAAAAATATTATAACTATATATTATAGAAAGGATAGATATATAAATCTATCAAAATATATTACCAAAATACTAGGAGGAATGAATTATGATAAATAACATGAATGGAATGTACCAAAATCAAGCATATTACATGAACCAAGGATATGGTTCACCAGTAAGAATGCCAAAAAGAAAAAATGTTTTAACTGATGCTCAAATAGCATCATTAAACAAATCAGCAAACTTATTAGAGTTTACTGATGAAGAAATATTACAAAATAGCTGTGACCACATAAGTAACCAAACTGGAGGTTTCGCTCTAAATGAATATACACCATTAGGTGCCAATGGAGCTAAATGTGAAAAATGTGGTGAAAAATTTAGACTAGTTGATGATTCAGTTGCAGTAGCTGCTGATAACAATCAATACACAGTAGACCTATTAAACACTATACAAACTTATGGTGTTGAAATAGACGAAGCTTTAAAACTAGAAATAGGTAAAATTAAAGCATTTGTTAAAAAGATTCCAAAAATGTATGAAGCTGTAATGTTAACATGGAATCAAAAATATGCACAATATGTTACAAACAATCAAGCAATGGGAGGAGGAGACAATGTTAAATTCTATGATTATGTAATGTCTGGAGCAATACCAATGTCAAATCCTTCATTGATGAATCAAAATCTACAAAATGCAGGTTTTTATATGAACCAACAACCTATGGGATATCAACAACCACCTATGTATAATGAACCAATGATGGGTGGATATAATCAACAAATGCCACCTATGTATCAAGAACCAATGATGGGTGGATATAATCAACAAATGCCACAAGTTCCATATCCAAGTGCAATGCAACAACAAGCACCTCAAATGAATATGAACTATCCTGCAGGAGGTCAAGTTACAAATAATAACTCATTCTTCAGCAGTAATACAGGGCAACAACAAATGCAACAACCTGCATATAGTCAACCACCAGTTGGTGCAGTTCAACAACAAGCTCAAGCACAACAAGTAGGAGCTCAACAACAAGTGCAACAACAATATACACCACCAACTGTTAAAAAAGATAGTGATGTAGTAGACCCAAAACCAGTTGCTACTAAACCAATGAAAGCTTAGTAGTAACTGTAATAAATTAATGATAAAGGATATAGGATTTTCCTATATCCTTTATTACTTTGATTTGAAACGATAAACTATTTTTTATGAGGTGAGGTAAAATGACGAAAAAATTAAATAAAAAAATGATAGACAATATCAAGAATTATAGCATAACAACATTGTCATCATTTGCAGAAGGTATAAGACAAACAATAGGTATGTATATAGGTCATAGAGGTAATAAAGGTTATCTTAATATGATTAGAGAGCTTATACAGAATGGACTTGATGAAGAACAAAAAGAGGATTCTCCTGGTGATAAAGTTTATGTAAGATATAATGAAACTAATAAAGAAACTATGGTAGCTGATAATGGTAGAGGTATACCATTCGGTGATATAATTAGAGTGTTTACTAGTTCACATACATCTTCAAACTATAATAAGAAAAAAGGAGAATATTCAAGTGGATTAAATGGTGTTGGTGCAAAAGTAACAAATGCATTATCAGCAAGATTTACAGTTGACTCTTATATTTTAGGGGAACATAGAAGAGTTGAATTTGAAAAAGGTATTCCAGTTACAGAAGAATATGATGATATGAAAGATGTACCTAAAGATGCACAAGGTACAACTGTAACATGTATTCCTGATGAAGATGAAAAGATATTAGGTGAAATAACTCTTAAAGCTGAAGAAGTCTTACACTTAATAGAAAAACTTATGCCTATAACTAAAATAGGTAGTGAAGTTATATTTGAAGGTATAAAATGTAATGGTGAAGTTATTAAGAAAATAATCAAAAATGAAGATGGTATGATTACAAACTTAATAGAAAAAACTTCAAAACCATTAATAGCTCCAGTTAGAATATTTAAAGATACTGGAGAAATGAAAGTGGAAGCATACTTTACTTATGATTCCAACTCTCTTGGAGATGAAGATATAGCATCTTTTGCTAATTTCTGTCCTACAGAAAGTGGTACACATTATAAAGGATTTGTAGATGGATTATGTAAATACTTTAGAAATTATATGAATAAAGTATATATGAAACCTATAAACAAGAAAAAGAAAAATAAACTTACAATAGTAAATGCTGACATAATGGATGGATTAAGAGCAATAATTCATGTGTGTCATTTAGCACCACTATTTACAGGGCAAGCAAAAGAAGTATTATCAAATGAAGAAATGGCTCCATTTGTAAGAGATACTGTATATGAACAATTAACTCAATGGTTTAATAGATATCCTAAAGACTTACAAAAGCTATGTAAACTCTTCAAAGAAGTTGCAGAAGTCAGAGTGAAAGCAGAAGAATCAAAGACTAAGTTAAGTAATAACTATAAGTCTGATATTTTTACTGGTCTTCCAACTAAATTCTTACCTCCAAATAGATTGAAAAATACTGAGATATTTATAGTCGAAGGGGATTCAGCTAAGAACTCTGCTTCAAACAGTAGAGATGAAACTTATCAAGGTGTTATGCCAATAAGAGGTAAGACATTAAATATAGTAGGTAAATCTAAGAAAGAAATATATTCAAATGAAGAAATATCTGGTATATTAGCTATATTAGATAAATATAAAGATTGTAAACTTGTTATAACAGCTGACCGTGACCCAGATGGTAGTCATATAGCAACAAACTTATCAACAACTATAGCTATACTTAGACCAGATGTAATTAAAGAAGGTAGATTGTTTAAAGCTTTACCACCATTATATGGAGTAAAGGTTGGAAAACAAATGATTTACTTTGGTACTAGAATTGAATATGTTGAATACTTACAAGATTTATTCTCTAAGAAAAATGAATTATGCATAAATGGAAAAGCTTTAGATAGAAAAGAAATGTCAGCTATGGCGTATAATAATATAGATTATACTTATGAATTAGAATCATTTGCTAGAAAATATGCATTAAATCCAAAATTCTTAGAAAGTATAATCAAATATATGAATTATCCATTTGATAAATTACAATCAATTCTTAAATCTATTTATGGAAAAACTATAGATATATCTAAGAGAGGTAATTATATAGTAATAAATGGATTAGTGGATAATGTAGTACAAACATTATTTGTTAATGATAAATTCTATGAACAAGCTAGATATCTTAAAGATAAATATTTGTGTGACCCTGATGAAACTTATACATTAAATGGTGTAAATTATATATGGTTATATGATATAATGAAAGCATTTGAAAGTACTACAAATGTAAATGTTACAAGATATAAAGGGTTAGGTGAAATGAATCCTGCAGAGTTTGCAAAAACAACTCTTAAACCTGAAAATAGAATATGGGTTCAATATACTTTTGACAATATGAAAGAAGATATAGCTAAATTAAAAGAATACTCAACAACTAAAGGTAAGAAACTTTTAATCAAAGGTGATACAGCAAGAAGAGCAGATTTACTAGGGTAATTAATTACCCTAGTTTAAACATGCAATTGAAGGAGAGTGTTAATATATGGGAGAAATAATTAAAAAGAATATTTGTAAAGCATTTGAAGAAGATGCATCTAGATATGCATTATATGTCAATAGACGTAGAGCGTTACCTGATATTAGGGACGGATTGAAACCATTTCAAAGAAGAGTTATTTATGCAGGACTAAAAGACGTAAAATGTTTTGATTTTAATCACAAAGTAAAATCACAAGAATTAGTAGGAGCAGTAATAGGTAAATATCATCCTCATGGTGATGCTGCTGTATATGATGGTATGTCAGGTATGGTAAACTGGTTTAAAATAAATGTACCTTTACTTATAGGTGAAGGTGGATGGGGCGACTTCCAAGGTAATAAAGCATCTGCATCTAGATATACAGAAACATTCTTATCACCATTTACATTAAAATATGTAATAGGAGATTTAATAGAAGAAAAAGATATCGTTGATTATCTTCCAACTTATAATGATGTAAGAATGGAACCAGAATATTTTCCAGTTAAAGTACCACTATTATTATTAAATGGTAATTTTGGTATAGGATATGGAATGGCTATGAATATACCAACTCATAATGTAAATGAAGTAATAGATGCTACAATCAATTTAATACACAATCCACAAGATGATGTAGTATTAGTTCCAGATAGTTGTATGGAATGTGAGATAGTGAATACAGATTGGAAATCTATATGTAATTTAGGTAAAGGTAGTTATATATCAAGAGGTATAATAGATACAGTAATAGAAAAGAATAAGATAACTTTGGTTATTAAATCTATACCAGATTTAACTTACTTAGATAATATAACTGATAGTATAAAGAAATTTATAGAAAAGAAAATGTTGCCTCAAATAAGTGATATGAAAGATAGATCTTATATAGACCCTAAAACAGAAAAAGAGGTAATGAAATATGTAATTGAGCTTAAGAATGGTTCTGACCCTGAATATGTAAAATCATTTATATATAAGAATACACAATTACAAAAGACTAATACTATATCTATGGAAATCATAAAAGACTTCAACCCAAAAAGAATATCTTATAAAGAGTATTTGATAAGATTTCTAGATATAAGAATGACAACTAAATTATCATATTATTACAATAAACTTTCAAAGGTAAATACAAAATATCATGAAATGGATGCTTTCGTTAAACTTCTTGAAAGTGGACAAATAAATGAAATAATAGAAATGATACAAAGTAATAATAAAGCAGATGATGAATTAGTTAAGTATCTTTCTGATTTATTAGATATCACAGATTTTCAAGCTACTTATATTATAAATCAAAATATAAGAAAATTATCTTTATATCATCTAGACAATTATAGAGCTAAAAGAGAAGAATATGAATCTTTAAGAAAAAAATATATTCATATGATAGAAGATGAAGATGCTCTTTTACAAGAAATAGAAGATGAACTTATTGAGTTTAAACTTAAATATGGTAAACAAAGAAAAAGTAAAATTATATCTAAAGCAGAAATGATTAATGTACCTAAAGGAAGATTTAAACTTATAATAACTGAAAAGAATTGTATAAAGAAAGTTCCAGATACAGCATCTATAGGTAGCTTTAGAGATGATAAACCTAGATTAATTCTTGAAGGAGATAATGAACAAAATATATTAATATTCTGTATGGAAGGTAAAGTATATAAATTACCTATACATAAGATACCATTATGTCAAGGTAATTCAAATGGTACTCCATTGAATATGATATCAAATAAACTAATAGGCTCAATAGTTACAGTTATGTATGAGCCTGCATTGGAAAGTTTAACTAAACTTAATAGACCTTATTTTATAAGTGTAGCAACTAAATATGGATATATTAAGAAAATGGATATAGATGACTTTCTTGCAGTTCCACCAAGTGGAATTATATACTCTAAATTGAATGAAGGAGATTATATAAGTAATATAAGTATTATAGGAGCTGGTGCAGATATTATATTAACAAATAATACAGATAAAGTATTGAGATTAAATAGTAATGATATTCCTCATTTAAAGAGAAGTACAAAAGGAAATATCACATTCTCTAATACAGTAGAAAATCAAGCTAACGAAGTTAATAAAATGTCTATAATTAAACCAGACGACACAGATGTAGTTGTTATAACAGATAGTGGTAAAGTTAATAGATTAAGTATAGCTGCATTACCATGTGGTAAAAGAAATACTACAGGTAATAAAGTTATTAAGTTATCTAAAGGCGACCATATCAATTGTGTAATAACAACTAGACAAGATAAGACTTTATTATTGGAAACTCAAAATGGTAATATAGAATTAAAAGTTTCTGATTTACCATTAGGTAGTAGTATGAGTGCAGGTAATAAAGTTATTAACAAGAATGATATAATACTTAGCTGTAACATAATATAAGTATATAACATAATATTAGATAGATTTTTGGTTATTTTATTCTTAAAAGATCCTTATGAGAGTTGAGAGATGGGTGGTTCCATCTCTCTTTATTTTTTAAAAATAATAATAATCATATATTATAATGATGAGGAATAAAAAATTATAAACTTGGGAGGAATATAAAAATGAAATGTAAAAAAACAATAATTAGTGTAATAGTATTATCATCTTTAGGATTAAATTCTTCAATTGATAATGCTATTACAATCAAAGAAGTAAAACCAGTAGTTGAATCAGCAAAAACAATAAAGAAAAAGAAAGTAGTAAAATCAGAACCAATAACTTCAGATGCAATTCTTTATAAAGAAGAAATAAAGGATATGAAAAAGAAGTTATTAAAACAAGCAAAGAAAAGTAATAAGAATGCTAATATGGAAATGATAGATTATGCATTCGAATCAGCAGATAATAGAAAGAGCATGGAAAAAGATATGAATGATTATCTTAAACTTGTAGCCATGCATTTATCAATTATGGAAATTGAAAGTAATTTCAATAATTCTGTAATATGTAAAAATCCAACCACATTAGATATTGGACTAATGCAAGTTAATACTTCTGTAGTGGGATATATAAGAAAAGGATTAAAAGACCAATCTCTTAATCCTTATAATTTAAAAGATAATGTTGAGATGGGTAGCTATGAGCTTTATACTTGTTATAAGAAAGCTAAGAAAAAACATCCATCTAATATATTATGGTATACATATGCATACTATAATAGAGGATTATACTTTGAAAAGTATAGTTGGGATTATGATCAAACAAATAAAAGAAGTATGAAATTTATAAAAGCTTTTAATAAATACTATAAACGTATGTTTAAAGGAGGAGTAATATAATGATGGATATAAGATTTATGATAGAATATATTAATAGAATACATAAAGCAATTGGAAAAGAAATATTTACATATGTGGACAGAAGTGATTTCTATTTTATAAAGAAAGGTGAAGAAAAGATAGCAGTAGTTGATTTTATCATATATCATGATAGAATCAAAAAATTACTTGGTTAATGAATTCTATAGTAATATAGTATAGAATTGTAATAAAAATAATAAATTGAAGGTATGTATTATATAAAATTTAATCAAGACAGTAACAAATTAATATAAATAAATTTTTAGGAGGTATACTTATATGAAAAAAGTATTAGTAATTTTAAATGAACAACACAAATTAATGGAATCACAAGAAGCATTATTAAATGACAGATTTAAAGACAACTGGAGAATATTACCAATACCACAAAATGGAATGACAAAACAACAACAAGATGAAGCTTTAAGAGACATCAAAGGACATGTTGTAGTATTTGCATCACCTATTCCATATTTACTTGGTAAAGCTGTAGCTCAAGGTGAAACAACTTTAGTATTACATAATGACCTTAGAGATAAAAAAGAATTGCCAAATGGTAAAATCATCTCAGTAGTTGCAAAAGAAGGATGGGAACTTTTAGAAATATAGAAAGGAGATAACTTAGCTAATCTTTAAAGGTAGTGGAGAAATCCCTACCTTTATTTTTTTTTCTATGTTACTGTGTAAAACTCACTTATTTTGATTATATATTATATAAGTGTCATAATATAATATATATAAATTTAAGGAGGTAAAATATTATGAAAAAATTAGAAATAGTAAAATTAATGTTAAAGAATAATTATAAATTTGCTGGAGAAGTATCTGGAGATACAGTAAATGAAAATGCAAAGTATGCGGATTGTGCATACTACGATAAATATCTTACTTTTAAGAAAGATGGAGAAACATTATTTATAAATTCTTATAAAGGAGCATTAGGAAGAAGAATAATTAGAATATTTGAAAACGGTAGCTATAGAACATACGCTACTGATTTACTATAATAAATAGGGTCGAAAGACCCTATTTATTTTTTGCTTATTTCTGTTTATAATAACATACTATTAATTCAAGAAAGGAGGTAACTTATATGACTGCTAAAAAAGGTGATGTCATACTTAAACAGATATACCCTAAAGTAAGTAATAAGATTAAGAATAATCAAAGTAAATATAAACAATGTCTTGCTAGATTTGTAGATAAACGTTCTACAGAATTATATGATATTGCTCCATGTGATAGAATATATTTTGGTATAGAAGACTTGGAAGATTATTATAAATCTACTGGAATAAATGAAAAAGAAGTTGAATCAGCTTTATCAAATACTTACTATGCTGATATAGGAAACTTTAATCCAAGAGCTGCTAAAGACCCTTTTACTATAGCACAATTATGTGTCGTACGTTATTATTTTTTGCAAAAGAAACAAAAAGAATTAGAAGTATCTTGTATATATTTAGCATTTTCTGGAAAGTTTTATCCATCAATACATCATGGGTCTTTCCCAAAAGTTCAGCCATCTGAATATAGACACGTGATGGAATATGTAATAAACAATGAGCTATCTAATAAGTATGATATAAAATCACAAGGAAGTGTATTTAAAGCTGTACTTAGTATTTGTAATACTTGGATAAAAACATATGATGATAGATTTAAATCTTTTGAAGATGAAGATTGTGTTTATCTTATACAACAACTTCATGATAGAATTAAATCATTTATGAAGAATATAGCTGAAATATATTATAGAGTATATGCTGATAAAGACAAATATTTAGCTTATAGTAGTGATAATCTAAGTGATGATAATTATAGAATAGCTGATAATGATTCTTTAAGAATTGAAAGATGTGTTGAAAATACAATGAGCTATATAAATAATACATCAGTAGATTATAAGTTATGTAAAATGACTTCAGACAGTAACGTAAAAACAGATGAAGTCAAAAGTATAATAGAAAGTATATTAAACAATAATGATAATGTACCAGAAATAAAAGAGCTGGTAAGAATTATAATAGCTGAGTATTTTGTAAATTCAAAAACTAAAGATGTAAGGGATATAGATTTCATTACGAAATCTATTACACCAAAACCTAATACAAAAAATACAAATATACTTAGGGAAAAACAAATAATTGAAGGATGGTTATGCGAAAATAGTAGTGCTTATATGAGAAGACGTAGCAGAGAAGCTACAAAAAACAGTTACTTTAAATCAGTACTTACATATTTCGTATTACTAATTCATAATTCTAATAAATAATGGAGGGATATATTATGGAAGAAAGATTAAAAAACAACTTATTCAAATTCGATTCTATGGGAAAAATAGAATGCAACAAACTTGTTAATGTAGAATGTAGTAATGATAAGGTAATCATTACTAATAACAATAACCTTACTAAAGGTTTAAGATTTTATGAAACAGTAAATGACGTTGCTGTGTGTGAAATTATAGATAAACTTGTAGTTGAACCAAACTTAATATCTATCTATAAAGATGGTGAGCTTTCTAGAAGTTTAGATTTAAATAACATGGAAACTCTAGAATTGGATGCTATAGAAAATACAGATGATAATAGCACAGAAATAACTTGCTCTTATACTTTAACTAAAGAAGCTATAGAAAGAACTGAACAAGAAAGAGAAACTGAACCAGAAAGTGAAGAAATTGAAGTTCATATAAATCAAATACTACCTAATTATATGGAACATTTAAACACTTTCTTAAACTTACAAATAATAGAATATAATAAATTATTACTATCTCTTCTTAATCCTAATTTAAAAGTAGAAGGATTACTTGATAGTATAACTATATTACCACAAGATGTTACTATAGAAGATTTAAATAAAGAAGAAAAATAATTTCATTAAGGAGGATTTATATTATGATAAACAATTCATTATTTACAAGTAAAGACCAAACATGGGAAACACCACAAGATTTATTTGACACTTTAAATAACGTATTCAATTTTGAAGTAGACGTATGTGCAGTTCCTGAAACTGCTAAGTGTAGTTATTTTTATACACCTGAAATAGATGGTTTATCTCAAACTTGGGATAATACATGTTGGATGAATCCTCCTTATGGAAGAGAACAAGTTAAATGGATAGAAAAAGCATACAGAGAAAGTTTAAAAACTGGCACTACTGTTGTATGTTTAATACCTGCTAGACCTGATACAAAGGTCTGGCAGAATATTATATTTCCAAATGCATCAAACATATGTTTCTTAAAAGGAAGACTTAAGTTTGGAAACTCAAAGGACTCAGCTCCTTTTCCATCAGCATTAATAGTATTTGGAGATGTTAATCAACAACAATTAGAAGTATTAAACCAATTAGGATATTCAGTTAATGTACTACCTACAGATAGAGTTGTGATACATTATCACTATGAACATCCAGGTGGAATAAGATTTTTTTAGGAGGAAAATAATATGCATGAAATTATATTGATATTAAATTATGATAAAGACGTTAATAAAGAAAAATTAGATCAAGTTATAAGAGAGCAAGTTTATAGTAATTATAATAAACTGTATACGAATACTGGTAAAAATAATTTACATGACTTTATTAAGCAAATAATGATAAATGTAGTTGGAGATACATTAGTATTTCCAGATTTTATATTAACACAAGAAGATTTACAAGCATTTTATACTGTAATGAGTGGTGAGTATACTGTAAATATTATTCAATTTATAAATAATTGGAATAAAGATAAATTAACTGCAAAAGAATATAATGATAGTGTATTCTATGCTGCTCAATATTGTGATTCAATATATCTAGTAAATGAAGCTACAGGATTCTATAAAAATTATAGTGACCATCTTTTAGAAGCTAGATACTTATTAGATATATTATCAAATAATTTAAAACACAATTCTAGAGTTCATGATTCAGATAAAGTATTCGATAAAGATATTAATGAATGCTATGAAAAATATTACCCTGAACTTAAGAAAATACCTTATTATGATAAAGATGGTAATAGAAATAAAGAATATTTAGATTATGAAGATAAGTATATGAGAGAAGCTATGAGTAAACATGTTATAATTAACTCTCATCATTACTATGATTGGAAAAATAGTAGCTCAGCAACATTACTAGATTTACTTGAAGCTGTAATTGATGTATATTCTTCTATAATTATAAATACTGAAGAACCTTTAGAATTAGAAAGATTTATTGACATAGTTAAGAAAAAAGGTATGCTAATAGATATAGAAGATATGATAGCTAATACTATAAGAGAATTAGGATATAAAACTAATGAATCTTACTTTATTAGATATAATAGATCTAAACATATAGAAAAAAGAGTGATAGATAATGATGATTATAAACATCTTAGAGGTAAAGAAGCTCTTGATTGGATAAAAGCAAAGAATGATTATTATTATGAAAACTTTGTTAAATGCTTTATATCTAATATACAATTAATTACATTTACATTTTTTGATGAAAAAACTGGAATGTTTGTTAATGAAGACCTTAAGAGTATGAATTTTTATTTCGACTTATATTATAATGAAGATGAAAATGATATTAAACTTTTTGCTACTCCGATAGATGATAGTTTGGATAGAATATTAATATAGGGGGAATAGATAAATGAAAACAAGATTTATTTTTGATAAAAGTAAAAATGTTTGTCCTAAAGAAGTAGAAATAGATTTAGATGAGGAAAATATAATACAAAATGTAGAATTTACAGGAGGTTGCTCTGGAAATCTAAAAATGATTTGTAAAATGATACAGGGTAAATCCAGTAAAGAGGTAATTGAATTATTTAAAGGAAATACTTGTGGAAATAAAGATACATCTTGTTGCAATGAATTAGCAGAAATACTAAAGTTAATAACTGAGGAAGGTGAATAAAGATGGCTAAAGATATGAATAATAAATTAAGAGCTGAATGTGAGCAATTAATTTATAAAGTATTCGATGCCTTAGATCCTAGCAAAACTAATTCAGATTTCTATAAAGAGAAATTTTCTAAAATGAGTAATGACCAATTTAAGAAATTTATCTCTTTAAGATTTCCATATAGATTATATTTAACTCCTTTTAAAATAGAACCAGGAATACCAGAAGCAGAAAAAGCATTGAAAATTCTTGGTGTACCTATGTTAGAAAAGGTTGCATTACCTTACTTATATCAAGATAAAGATGGTAATCCAGTTACAAGTAAAGAATGTATGGTTGGGTATATGCATATAAAAAAGGTTCAACAATTCGTTACTAAAAAGAATGCAATGTCTGTAGATATATCTCAAAGAGATATGAAATCTGGTCTTTTACTTAGTCATGATAAAAATGGTAAAGAATCAGATAGAGAATTTGAATCTTTAACAATATATGGATTAAACAATACAATGAAAGAGTTTGGTACTGTACGTGCCGATGCTATGGATGCTAAGAACTTAGCATATAATAATATAAATACAGTTGGTAGTTTATCTTTAAAAGAATTAGACATAGATGATAAAGATTTATTATCTAAAAATATGATGAATGTATATCTTCTTGGTGCATTAATATATTCTGATGTAATAAATGAAGATTACTATTTACCATATACATTAGATAATAAGAAGAAAGAATTAGAAAGAAAATAGGAGGTGTTTCTAATGACTGAACAATATGGAGTTATAAATGAAGTTGGTGATTTAGGTTTAGGTTTTACTCCTCTAAGTGAATCTGAACAAAAACAACTTAAAGAAGAAGACAAAAAGAAAAAAGATAAGAAAGATAAAGAAGAAGAATAATATATAAAATCCTCAGTAGAAATACTGAGGGTTTTTATTTTTTAGGAGGATGAGTAATATGCAATGGAATTATAGAGTTAAAAGATTACTAAAAGCTGGTGAATATAATAGAAATGGATATATAGTAGATAAAGAAAGTCTAAATAAACATTTAGATACATTAATAAAATATGGCGTTTTACATGTATTAGAACCATTTGAAAATGATGAAGAAAAGATATTTAAAAATTTAGTTACAGTACCTTTAGAAAAAATAATAGGTAGTGTTTGTGGTTATGATGATGATTATTTTTATTTAAATGATATAATCAATCCAAAATATGAAGATTGTTTAGATGAATTTTCATGTGAAATGGCTTTACTTATAGATCCAAAGAATGATTATACAAATGAAGATGGGATATTAGTACGTAAAGTACATAGAGTATTACAATTAAGATTAATTAAAAATATAGGAGGAAAATAAAATGAGTGAATTTAAAATCAAAAGATTTTGTGAAGCAGGAAAGAAAAATGCTAATGGCTATATATTTGAAGTAGAAAGTACTAATAAATGTATAGCTGACTTCTTAGGGGAAGACTTAGTATATGTAGAAAATAAATATGATTCAGATGGTTTTGCTTTATCAAAACCAATAGAAAAAATAGGAAAATTATCAGGCTTCGACAATGAATATATTTACTGTGATAATTTAAAAGAAGAATATAGAGATAGAATTGATGATTTAGTAGCAGGATTAATAATTAATGTAGAAGCAGATGAAAACTTCAAAATCTGTGAAGGTGTAGATGCAATAGTAGTTATACCTAATAAACTTATAGGTATAAGAGTATGGGACAAAAATAAAAAAGATGTAACAATAAATTAAATCATTTAAAAACTAGGAGGTAGATATTTATGATATCAATTAAAGTATTAGGAATAGGAGCAGCAGGAAATAAAGCAGCTGCACAATTAATTAAAAGTGGAGTATTAGAAGAATCTTCAGTAAGATTAATAAATAGTACTCTAGGAGATGTACCAGACGAATTTCAACAAATAGCAATAGCATTAAGTTCTGTTGATGCTGGTTGTGGTAAAGAAAGATCAATGGCTAAAAACTTAGCTATACAAGCACTTAAAACTAACTTAGGAAGAGAGTTAGCTGAATTAATAACAGATGAAGATAGATTAGTTGTTATAACTACTTCAACTGGTGGTGGAACAGGTGCAGGTTCTTCATTAATTATAGGACAATATATACAAGAAGTATTAGGTAAAAAAGTAATGATTTATGCATTTACAGGATTTGAAGAAGATGCTAGGGAACTTAAAAATACTGTAGAATTCTTCAAAGAAATAAATCCAAGCTTTATAGTTCAAGCTACATCAAATAAGAAATTCTTAGATGAAGCACCTAATAAATTAAAAGCAGAAGAATTAGCTAATAATGAATTCTGTAATAGAATGAATATAATTACAGGACAAGGAATAGTTAACTCTACTCAAAATATAGACGAAACTGACTTATTCAAAATAATAACAACTCCAGGTTATATGGATGCAGGATTTATATCAATGTCTAAACTAAAAAATACTGAACAATTTAATTCAAATATAGTTAATTTCTTAGATGAAAGACATTCATTAGAAACTTCTAAATCTGCTAAAAGATTAGCTGTAGTTGTTAACTTACAAGATAAATATCAAGATTTTGTAGATTATAAATTTACTCCATTAAAAGATAGATATGGTGTTCCATTTGAAGTATTCAATCATGTACAAGATGTTCAAGAAAACTTAAGTGATTGTATATGGTTTATATCTTCAGGAATGGCTATGCCTTTAGATGAAGTACAAGAAATATATGATAAATATATAGAAGAAACAAATAAGATAAATAAAGCTCAAGATAATTTTTTTGATGTAGCTAATCAAATGGTATCTGAAGATATAGATGATATGTTTGATATAAATACTACTGCAAATAAAGCATCAACTACAAAGACAGCTGAATCATTCTTTGAAAACTTATAAAAATAAAATACAATTATATATTATAAACGTGTAATAAAATAATAATATATAAAGGAGATGTTATTTATGTTTGAAAGAATGATAAACAACGATTTTTTAAAAGAGGGTATGCCATTGCCAGACCCTAAACCATTACACAAAATTACATTTTTGGATAATCCTAAACTTTATCCAGATATGTATAAAGAAAAATTTCAAAATTTAGATGCATTAGAAGTAAATGAAATATACAATATATTGGAAGGCAGTATAAGTGTAATATTAGAAAGAGCTGCAGATAATGAAGAATTTGAAAAAGACTTATTGAAGAATGATAAAATCTTAAATATATTATTGCGTTTATTTGTTGACAATTCTTCAAAAGGTTCTTATTTAGATTATATTTCTTTGTATAGATTCAATTCAATAGCTGTATATTGTTTTGAAAATGTACCTAATTTAGCTAATATGTATATCCAATTAGGATACTATGCTAATAAATATATGATAGACAAAATAACTCCAATAGGAGAAGTTAGTCAAGAAGATGTAACTAAAATGATGTTATATTTTCTTAGAGGTGGTGACCCATTAAGTAATATAGTAAGATTGAATAATTATGTTATAAAACTACCTAACAAGATTATCACAGATTATTATATGCTTAGATTGTATGAAACATTATGTTCCGATTTAGGTTTAGTAGGTTTATCTGCTATAGCTAAATCAGTATTGTTTGATTTTAATATTATAACAAATGATAATGAAAATAAAAATATGAGTGCTATGATTAATGCAGTATTATCATTGATAGACCAAAATCCATCAATAACTAGAACTGTATTACTTGATATATATAATTATGCATCAACACCATTAAATGGAAAATACAGAGGTATGAGAATTAGTTTATCTAAAGGATTATCTCCAAGTGAATTTCCAATGTTATGTCAAACAATAAATTTATTGATGATGCAAGAACAAATATACTTACCATAAAAAATAATATGAATGTAACATATAAGTATATAGAAATACTTATGTTTACTTTCTCTTTATAAATAAATGGTTGATATAGAGCTGTTAATTCAGCTCTATATTTTTTTTTCAGGAGGTGTAATATTATGAAATTAAAGAAATTATTAGTTCCAGTTATATTAGCAGGTTGTTTACTTACAGGCTGTCAAAAACCTGTATATGATAAACGATTTGCAGATGAAGTAAAAATAACTTATATGGAGTATAAACCATCAGAATATAAAATGCGATATAACCCAGCTACAAAATCTTGGGTTCCTTATCATACTGATGAAGAATATCTTGTAGAAGTAAAATATGATAAAGATGGACACAGAACATATTTTTATGATAAATATAGCTATGAAGCTGTTAAAGATAAAAAAATAGGTGATAATGTAAAAGCTTTAGTTCATGTATATGTTTATGAAGATAGTACAGCTTCATATACAATAGAAAGTTTAAAAAAATAGGAGGATGATATTATGTCATTATTAGTACAATCATTTAGAGAAAAAGTTAGTAAAGAAAAAGATATTAGAAAGAAAGATGAATCAAAACCTATGACTTGTTATAGTACAGGATTCTTAGGATTTGATATGAGAAATGGTTCAATTCAATATGGTAAAAGAGATGGTAAAGAGTATAAGTATATATCTGCAGGAATAGTAGATGGTACTTATAATATGATTATAGGAGGTACTGGTACAGGTAAAACAACATTTGTTTTACAAGCATCAGGAAATATAGTCAGACCATTTGAAAACTCTGCTATATTCTTAGATGATGCTGAAGCCGCATCATCTGCAGTAGTTAGTAGAAACCAACAATTATTAGGAATATATGACCCAGAAGAATATAAAAGAAAAGTAATAGCTAGAAATACTGGTATAACAGCTGAAAATCTATATGAAAGAATAGTAATGATACATGATATGAAATTAGCTGAACCAGATAAATATATGTATGATACTGGTCAATATGATATGTTTGGAGAAAAGATATATAAACTTCAACCAACAGTATATATACTAGATTCATTAATGCAATTAATGCCTGATGCAGTTACAGAAGAAGAGTCTTTATCAGGACAAATGAGTGTAACTTCAACAGCTAAAACAAATGCAGCTATATTTAGAAGAATAATACCTAAATTAAAAGCAGCTAATATAATCTTATTTGTAATAAATCATATATTAGAAGACGTTAATATATCTATCTTTAAGAAAAAACCAGATGTTCCATATCTTAAACAAGGTGAACGTCTTCCAGGTGGTAAAACAATACCATACTTAGCAAATAATTTAATAAGATTTGATTTATCTAGTAAGTTGAAATCTGATGAAGGATTCTATATAGATGGTCATATAGTATCTATATCATTCAATAAATCTAGATCTAATAAAGCAGGTAAATCTGTAAATATGGTATTTGACCAAGAAAGAGGATATGACTATGATTTATCATTATATCTTTTACTTAAAGAAAATAAACGTATTAAAGGAGCAGGAGCTTATCTATATCTAGAAAGCTGTCCAACTATAAAATTTGCTCAAAAACAATTTAAAGAAAAACTTATGCAGCATCCTGAACTTCAAGATGCTTTTAATAAAGAAGTAGCACCTTTACTAATGGAAATGGTATCTGAAGTTACAGAAGAAGAATCAGAGAGAAGTGTTGTTAGTAAAAACTTATTCAGCATGATGAATGATGAATTAACAGCATAATCATATATTATATGAGTGATAGAGAAATCTATCACTCATCTTTAAGGTAGGAGGATAGTAATATGAAAATTGATGTTATCGACAAAGTAAAGGAAATGGAGGATCAATTTCCTTCAATGGAGTATTTATTATGTAAAGGATTGATGATGCCATTCAATCCTTCAAATTCAGGTAGTAGAAAACAAATGATGGCAGCTCAACTTGAGCAAGGATTAGAGTTATATCATTCTGAATTACCAAGAGTACAAACTGGATATGAAAATAGATTTGGTGACAGATCTTCTTCATTAATAATTGCAGATAAAGAGTATGTGGTAGTTCACAAAATAAGTAAATTTAGTTTTGATCCAGATAGATTCTATTATCTAATTATCTATGATACTAAGGGTAATTCATTTGATATGATTACTAAACAAGAGTATCAATATATAACAGAATCTTATGGAATCTTATACAATACAAAATATATGGATAAACTTAGACCAGGTGTTAAGATTAATAAAGGTGATACAATAAGAAAATCTTTAGCTTATGATGAATTTAATAATAGATGTGATGGTGTAAATCTTATGTCTACTTATTTATCATCAGAAGAAACAAAAGAAGATGGTATTTGGATTTCTGAAACAGCTTCTAAGCTATTGGCGTGTCCATTAGTAAAGAAAGTACAAATTCAAATAAATGATAATGATATACCATTAAATCTGTACTATGATGATGTAGAAAGAGATTATAAATCATTTCCAGATGTAGGTGAAAATACAGATAGAACTAATGGTGTATTAATGGGTATAAGACGTATGAAGAAAGAAGAAATACTATTCACTCAAAACAAAAATAATTTATCAAAAATAATGCTTAGTGATGATGTATTTACAGCTTCAGGAACTGTAGTAGATGTTGATATATATTGTAATAATCCAGAAACATTATCAAAATATGTTCATTTTGGACAATTACAATTTTATCATCAAGAACAAATGGCTTTCATGAATGATTTTATATCTAAAGTTGGTCCATTGATAGAGTCTGGATATAATTGCTCTTATGAGATGAAAAAATTATATCATAGATTCAAAAAGATATATTATGGTGGGCAATATCTTAAAGATAATGTCTTCTCAAATACAATATTAGAATTGACATTAGTTGAATATAATCCAGTTGAAGTTGGTGATAAGATAGCTAACAGATATGGAGGTAAAGGTGTTGTATCAAAAATAAGTCCAGATAATATGATGCCTTTATTAGATAATGGTAGAAGGGTAGATTTAATCTATAATGGTTCTACTTGTATAAATAGAGAGAATAATGGACAATTAAATGAAATGTTTCTTAATTATGCAAGTAATAGAATTGTGGATCATGTAAGAAGTTTAGATGGTTCATTTGACTTAAATTATACTATAAATCTATATATAGATTATCTTAATATTCTTAATCCTAATTTAGCTGAAAGAATGGAGCAATATATACTTTCAGCAGAATTGGATGACCAAGTTGCATTTATGCAATATATATTTGATGAAGGATTTATACTTTCATTAGACCCTATGTGTGATATCAATATAGATACATTATATAAGATTTGGAAGAAATTCGGATTCATAAAACAATACAATGTTGTTGTACCTCAAATAGGTTCAGATGGTAATTATAGATATGTAAAAACTAGAAGAACTCTTGAATGTGGTGAACAATATATTTGGCGTTTAAAACAATATGCTGAAGAAAAGTTTTCTACAGTTTCATTATCAGCAACAAACTTAAAAAATGAAAATACTAGAAACAGCAGTAAGAAATCATATAAATCTCCACATGCAAAAACTTGTGTAAGATTTGGTGATATGGAAACTGGTAATATGCTTCATTTAGGTATAGAACCATTGATTACAAATCTAATGATGCTATCTTTAGCACCTAAAGCTAGAAGAAGATTAGGAACTGAATTAACTGAAGGTCCTTTATTTGATTTAGATGTTAAACTTCATCCTGAAGATAGTAACAGAAGTGTAGAAATATTGAATGCTTATCTTATAACTATAGGATTGAAACTTACTTTTACTAAAGTGCCTAAAAAGTTTATATATCCTATAAAATATAATATAAATGGTGTTCCAGTTTTAAATAAAGATGATACTACTTATCATCCTGCAATAACTTATATTGATAAGAAAGGAAATCAATTTATAGGAGATTATGAACCTGTAAATCCTATAGATAATTTAAAAGAAGTTATTCATTGGAACAGAAAGGAAAAATAAATATGTATGAATATTTAAAACAAATGTTAGAGTATATAAAGACATATAATGAATTGCCAAAAGATTCAATTCAATTTAATGATATATGTTTAGAGTTGTATAATAACAGTAATAACTTAAATGATTACCAAGTCCAGTCTTTGGACTTGGTTTTAAAAATATGTAATACAGTTTATGAGAATTCATCTACTGTATTAATAGATGATGATTTTTATGATCATCTAGTTGAAATATATAGAAAGTATAATGGAGATTTCAGAATTGGTGCAGAAACCATAGACATAAATGAAATGAGAAATGTAATTACTTTTATAAAGAAACCTGAAGAAAGAGATGTTATAAGTTATAATAAGTATAATGAAGATAATATGATGTTTTATAAAGATTTATCGTATAATAGTCCTTTGGATAAATATGATTTGAAGAAACAAAATTATACTTATAATGGAGATATATCTAAAAGAAAAGTTTTAGATAGTCAATTATATCCAAGTCTTGTAGGTACATTGGACAAATGTAAATTTGTTTTAGATAGTCAAGCAAAAGAAAAAGGAGTTTATAATGAACCAAATGTTAAAATATTTGAAAGAGATTTTCTAATCAAACATATGAAAATGGGAATTATAAATCCACATGACAAATACACATTAATAGCAGAATTGAAATATGATGGTATTTCAATATGTGCTGAAGTACAAAATGGTGTTATAATATCAGCAAATACAAGAGGAGATGTTAAAGATGATTTATCAGCTGATTTAACTCCTATATTTGCAGGATATAAATTTTATAGAGTTAATGAAGATATATCTAATGGTGAAAAATATGGTGTTAAATTTGAAGCCGTAATGACAAAATATAATCTTATGATGTATAATCAAATGAAAGGAAGAAGTTATGCTAATGGTAGAACAGCCATAATAGGATTACTATCTTCTTCAGATGCCTATAAATATAGAGATTTGATAACATTGGTTCCATTGGATTGGTCTTATAGTGATCAAATGACTGAGTTAGGTGATAATTATGAATTAGCATATATATTAGGAACTAGAAAGATGCAAATTCAATTACTTAACGATAGATTTAGAAATGGTCAAATTAATAGATTTACTATAATGGAAGGAGATTATAAGAGTCTATTATTCCAAGTAAAAAGATTTGTTGAAGAAGCAGAAATGATGAGAGATTTTATTCCATATATGTATGATGGAGTAGTAATATCTTATGATGATCCTTCAATAAGAAAACAACTAGGTAGAGAGCATAGTGTAAATAAATATAGTATAGCTATAAAATTTAGTGCTTTAAAGAAAAGTACTATATTTACTGGTTATACTTATACAGTAGGTCAAGATGGTAGTATAACTCCAATGATACATTATAATCCTGTAATGTTCTTTGGAACTATACATGACAAAGCAAGTGCTCATTCATATGATAGATTTATGAAACTTGGTTTAAGAAAAGGAGATGTAGTTGATGTTGAGTATACTAATGACGTAATGGCTTATGTTACTAAACCAGATAATAGTCATAATGCTAGTAATAATAATCCATTAGAAGTATTTCCAACTCATTGTCCTTCATGTGGTAGTAAACTTGTTATAAGTAAATCTGGTAAACAAGTTATGTGTGAAAATAAAGATTGTCCAGAAAGAAATATTAGAAGAATTGATAATATGTTTAAGAAGTTAAATATAAAAGATTTTTCTGAAGCTTATCTTACAAGAATAGGAAGATATCATTTAAAAGATTTAATGAGTTTAACTAAAGATGATGTATCTTTCTTAGGAGAAGTTAATTCTCAAAAATTTGTAGATAGTATGAGATATTTACAAACTAATCCAATATATGATTATAAAATCATAGGTTCATTAGGATTCAATAATGTAGGTAGTGAGAAATGGAAAATCATATTTACAAAATATGACTTACATGAATTTGTTAACTTAATGAATAATAACTGTCTTCCTATGGAAAGTTTAACTAATCTTAAAGGATTGGGTCCTGAGACAGTTAATACAATCTTTAATGAATATGAATTCTTTAAAGAAGATATTATGTTTATAGAAACTTTTAAAAATGTAAAATCTATTAAACATGATATTGAGAATATAAATATAAAGAAGATAAGATTCACAGGTGTTAGAGATAGTGAACTTATTAACTTTGTATCAAACATGGGACATGATATTAATGGAACTGGAAGTGTTACAAAAGATACAGATATATTAATAGTCCCATATGAAAATTATTCAAGTTCAAAAGTTTCAAAGGCGATATCAAATGGAAACACTTTAATAGTCCCAATTGATACGTTTAAGGAAAACTTAAATGAGTATCTAAAGTAATAAATTATAACCAAGGAAACATAATTATAATTATATATTATAAGTATGATAAACAATAATAATTGTTTATAAATATTATTTAAATTATTAGGAGGATTGTAATATGAAAGTAAACTTAAAAGAAAGCCAATTATTAGTTCAATTAGTAGAAAACGTGAGTAGAGTTCAAGGTCTAAGAATATCTGATGTTAACTGGGAAATGATGATAGAAGATCTTAGTACAGCTATTTACAAATTCTTAGCTATAGCTAAGGATAAAGACAAAAAAGTAGCATTAGTATTTACTGATGCATCAGAAGCTCATAACTTCTTAATAGCAGCTATCATTGAATATCATAAAAATGATGATTCAGATGAAGTTGGAGGAAACTGGAGCTTCGTTTATACATTCAACAAAGAAGATGTAACTGACTGTGAAATCATTCATGCGAATGACCCTAAATTCATACAAGCTTTTAATGATGTAACTAGTGAATCATTAAAAGATAAACATGGTGATATGACAGGTTATACAGTAGACGGAATGATAGTAACTAAAATATTTGAAGCTATATTTAAATATCTAAAAATATGGCTAGACACTAACGCTAGAACAGATGAGGTTGTAGACTTAGTTTTAGAAGACCACTTTGAAGCATCTGTAGCAGTAGAAGATGGAATCAAAGTAATGTCTATGGTCCCACATGGTAGAGCTAAGTCTCAAATAAAAGATGACGATGCTGTATCACAAGATGTAAGCTTAGATAAATAATTTATAAAGTAGTATAAAAATATAATAAACCATGTGTTAACTCACATGGTTTATTTTTAATTTCGAAAGAGAGGTAAAAACATGAGTATGAAAAAAGCTATTCTGAATGATAAAATGTACAATCTAATATCTAAAGAAGAATTCTTTTCTAAGAAAGATTATTATAATTCTATTAGTTCAGTAGCTATAGAAGAAGAAATGATAGTTGATGGAGAAAGAGTAACTGTAGGATTACCAATAACACAATCAAAAAATGTTACAGGAGCTTATTCTGAAGAGGATTCACCATTAATCTTCTTTACAAATAAAGACGAAAGTTATGATAAATATATATGTCAAGATAGTAATGTAATTGACTTTTCTAATATTGATAATATGAGTCAATATTATGAAAACTGTATTAAGTATAATGATGCTGAAAGAGAAATTATAACTAATACAATTAATCAATCAAAACCTGTAATAAAGGAAGATGATTCACCTTTATTAAAGATAACAAAGCAAACTATCTGCGATAAGAATATAGATATGGATAAATATGCAGATAGATTTGAGCAATACAATAATGATAAAAGATTAGTAAGTTCCTCAAAGAAAGATATTACAATGAAGAAAGCATCAATGATGTTAGATAAACTAGATGTTGACACTTATGTAATAACTACAAATAAAGAAGGAGATATTCCTAATCCAATGCCAGGACCATTGATAAGAAAAGTATCTGGTGAAGGAGAAGAATTAACAGTTGATGAATTGATAAAATTATTAAAAGGAGAGGAAGAATAATATGTTATCACAAGCAGAATTCTTTAGAGAATTTAATAACGATACAAAAATCGAATTCAATGATGCTCTATTTGATAGAGATCAAGATGAAATAATGATGGAGCTGATGAAAGTAATTTTATCAGCTCAAAGAGAACAAATATTTACAATAAAAGTATTATCATTTGTTATAAATGATGACCCAGATAAAATAGATAAGATATTAGCTGATTATGTAAATTATACAGAAAGAAATATTAAGAAAAAGAAACCAAATGAATATGAGTATGTAAATCTTAGAGATAGTGATGTAAGATTACTTACAGTACATTATCTTATAAAAGATAAGAATGATTCAGAAATACTTAAAGTTCATATATTATTACCAAGAATAGTTGATAAGTATTATTTTAGAATAGGTGGTAATATGTGGTTAGCTATGTTACAAATAGTAGATGGAAGCACATACAATAACTCTTTATCTAATAATCCAAGAAAAGCAAGTGTTACTTGTAAGACAGTAATGCCTTCAAGAATATTTAAAAACTTTGGAACTTTAGAAGACATGAGTGGTGAAAATATAGAATGTGTATATTTTACTAGTAATATATTTAAGAAGACTTTACCATTGTTCAAATATATATTAGCTAAATATGGATACTTTGATGGTAAAAGATTTGTTGAAATATCTGATATAGAATTGACTTCTGCACCTAGTACAAATAAAGAAGACTATTGTGTTAAACTTAAAGATGGAATATATATTTCAGTTCCTAGATATTTGTTTGATAATGACCAAGTAGTTCAATCATTCTTTTATACTATGGCAATGAGTATAATGAATGATAAAAGAGCAACTATGGAAAAGGTTATTACAAGAGATTATTGGTTAGAAGTTTTAGGAGCTGAATTTAAAACAGCTACAGTTAAAAAAGGATTAGAATTACTTAACTCTTTAGAAGGTATATATGATATATCCACTAAGGAAGACTTAAGATTAGATGATTATACTAAAAGAAATATTTATTCTATCTTATTGTGGATAGTAAGAGAATTTGCTAGACTAAAAGTAAAAGATAACCTTGATGTAAGACTTAAATATGTAAGATATGGAAAATATATAGCATCATTATATTCCATGAAACTTATAAAAGGTCTTAAGAGATTAACTGATAGTAAAAATAAAGTAGAGATAAAATCTATAGTAAGAGCTATAAAGACAAAACCTACATTCTTATTAGATGAGATATGTAAGTGTAATCTTATAAACTATAGAAACTTGGTAAATGACCAAGATGCTTTATTAGCATTAAAATATTCATTTAAAGGTGTATCTGGTATAGGTGATAATAATAATAAATCTATACCTGATATATATAGACATGCACATTATAGTCATTTAGGAATATTAGATACAGATAGTAGTCCTAAATCAGACCCAGGAATAAGTGGAGTTCTTTGTCCAATGATTAAACTTCATGATAATTATTTTACAGATTATAAGGAACCAGATTATTGGGAAGAAGAATTTAAGAGAACTTTAGATGAGTATAAACAAATGACTTCTAGGAAAGAAGTAATTAAGTTTAAACAAGAGTTAGGATTGAAAGTTGATAGTGAAGAATTGACAATCATAGAAAAGAACATCGAAATATCTAAAGGATTGATTGATGTTATCAAATTCAATTATGAAGATGAAAGACTAGCTAAGTTTAAACCAATAATAGATATGGGAGGAATGATTTATTTTGAGTAAAGTATATTTTATGTTTAGCTCTCAACAAGCTAATTTAAGAAAAGAAGTAGAAGGTTTTAAATACACTCCAGGAACAGTATTAGTCAATGGTAGATATAAACAATATACTGAAATTGTCTCTGATCCTGATAATGCAACATATCCAGATGCCATAGTTGTGGCATCTGGAGAAAAATCTAGAATGATATATAGAAAGTAGTTGGCGATTATGAATAGTGTTGATTTATCTATGAATGATTTATATGTAATATCAATATTAGTTGCAGTAATATTAGCCTTATCATTTGCATTTTTATATATGGTATATGAATCAATAAAACTATTGTTCTATATTGTTTATTATATCTTAATTGATGAAAACAATAAAAAGGATAAATAGTTATATATTATATATGTGTAATAAAATAATATATTGGGGGTAATAATATGAATTTACTTGAAAGAAGAGAACAAAGAAGAAAAATCAGAAGAAAGATAGCTTGGACAATGGCAACAATAGGAGTAGTATTTTTAACTGGTTCTGCTATATTAAATGCTTACAGTAGAACTCATGTAATGAAATATACAAGTAATGAATTTGATGTAGTAGATAAGATAGAACTAGATACAGGATGGTTTGACCATCATGTAATATATGAAATTAGAGTAAAAGATACAGGAGCTCATTACTATCTAACAGATAAAGGTGAATTAGTTCCTGTGTATGGCTTTAATGGAGATATTAAAACTAGTGAATCTTTAGACGAAAAGAAAGATAAATAAAATAGAAAGCTGGTGGAGAAATTCACCAGCTTTTTTATTTGTAAAAATACGACAACTTTAAATAAAGAGGTGATAATATGAAAATAAATTATATACGTTTAGTAGGCTATATAGGTATATATAATGGAATGGGATTAGAAGATATTGCTATAGATTTCTCTAAAAGTAAATATAAGAAAGTAGTAATTAAAGGAGCTAATGGTAGTGGTAAGAGTACATTAACAAAAGCTTTACATGTAATGCCAGATAGTAATTCATCTTTAATTCCTACAATGGAATGTAGAAAAGAGATTACATTAACTAATAATGATATAATGTATAATATACAAATTATACATCCAATCACATCTAAAGGAGAACGTGGTCAAACTAAAGCTTATATACAAAAGATATCAGGAGGAGAAAGTATTGAGCTTAATCCAAATGGTAATATAAGAAGTTATAAAGATGCTGTATTTACAGAATTGAATTTAGATCCTAATTTTATAGCATTAAGTCAACTTTCAGGAGAGAATAAAGGATTAGCATCTTTAAAACCTGCTGATAGAAAGAGATTTGTTAATTCTATTATAGGCAATATAAGTGCTTATAATGATTTAAATAAATCATTTACAAAGAAAGCTAATGAATTTAGAGCTATGAGAAACAGTATATTATCTAAAATAGATAATCTAGGAGATATAGATAAACTTAATATAGCTTTAAATAGTATAAATATTAAGTGGAATATGCTCACTAAGGAAAAAGAAGATATATTACAAGCTATATCTTCTGAAAAAACTAAAATAAATATGCTTGATGAAGATAATAAAATTCAAGATAAGTTTAATATAGTTTCAAATAATGTAAATATTGCTAAACGTAACTTACAAGATTTGAATAAAAAATTGGCTAAGGAATCTAGTAAGTTTAATTGTGATATAAGCAAAGAATCATTAACAGAGTTTCATACTCATTTATCTAATCAAGAATTAGAATTGCTATCAGATATAAATATAAATGAGCAAAAAGTAAATTCTTTATTGAATGATAGAGAAGAAGATGCTAAACGTTTACAAGAATTATCTGGTAAGCTTAAAGGATTAGAAAGCAATAGTAATAATAAAGATAAACTTAAATCTTTAATTGAACAAACTAAATTAGATGTGAATAGTTATTCTAAGACTATATCTAATATGAAAATAAAAGATATCAATAATATATCAAAAGAAGAATTTATATTAGCTTTAGATTCTTTACATGATATAGAAGAAATGGTTAGTAATCTTAAAGCATCTTATAATTATGATTTATTCAATTCTGCTTTATATTATATAGAAAATGGATTACAAGTTAAAACAGAATGGGATTCAGAGATATTAGAATCAAGTAAATTACTTGAATGTAAAAAGAAAGAATATATTGATTTATCTAATCTAAAAAGTAAAGCATCTATATTAGATAGTAGACCTAGTAAATGTAAAATAGATAGTTGCCCATTAATAAAAGAAGCTTTAGATATTCAATCTAAGTATAGTAATTTAGACAATGATATTATTGAATTAAGCAATACAATTACATCATTAGAAATTCAAGTAGCTGAATTACGTAAGTCTAAAGAAACTTCATATGAAACTAATAGATGTAAATCTGATATAGAAATGCTTATAAGATGTATAGATAGGAATGCAACTATAATAAGAAAACTTATAGTTGATGAAAAGTTTCTTGATACTGCTAGAATATTAGATATATTGAATGATAATAATATATTTAACGAATTACAAACTATATATTCGTATATAGATGCAGCTAATGTTATAGATTATTATAAGACATCAGTAGAAAAACTTAAAGATTATACTAATGAATATAATATACTTGAACAAAAAGAATTTATAACTGATGGTATAGTTGAACAAATCAAATATACACAAAGTAAATTTGATGAGATTAATAAGACTATTAAAGAATGTAATAAGATTATTGTAGATAATAAGAATACTATTTCAACTAATAAATCTGTAATAATAGATGTAGAGTATATATTAAGTTTATATGAAGAAATAGAAAAGAATGAGAAACTTAAAGAAGATATGCTTAATGAGTTTGAAACTATAAAAAATTCAATGAAATCTATTAAGCAATCAGTAGATAATATTGATATGCTTACTAATAGATTGAATCAAGTAAATAAAGAACTAGTACCATTAAACAATGAAAAAGATAGAGTACAACATGCTATAAAATTATTAATAGAGTATCAAGAGGATTTAAAAGTTTATAATGAAAAGTATGAACTTATAGAAACTCTTAAGAAATATTCATCACCAACTACAGGTATACAAACTATATTCATAAATTTATATATGAATAAGTCATTATCATTAGCGAATAAGTTACTTCAACTTATGTTTGATGGTAAGTATGTATTATGTCAATTTATTATAAATGACCATGAATTTAGAATACCATGTATGGGTAGTGGATTATTGAATGATGATATATCATCTATGAGTACATCTGAAACTTGTATGATTAGTATGATACTATCATTTGCAATTCTTCAACAAGCATCTACAGATTATAATATACTTATATTAGATGAAATAGATGGTGGGTTAGATACTCATAATAGATTAACATTTTTAAATGTACTTGAAGAACTTATCAATATGCTTAACGTTGAGCAATGTTTCATTATATCTCATAATGATGAAATAAATCTTAAAGATTGTGACATCATTATGTTAAAGAGTAATGGACAATATAGTAATATTGATGGAAATGTAATTTTTAAGTATTAACCTTAAAGTAATAAAAATTCCATAATATTATAACTCTTAGTTTAATGGTATGATATGTGAATAATTATTTACATAGATTAAACCCCTAGCTATAATTAGCTAGGGGTCTTTTATTTTTTAGTATAAATTTAAATTACTATTATCTCCTACTATTATTAAAGGATAACTTGTATCTAAGTTAACATTTCTTGCAACATTTTCATTAGGATAAGGTATTGTATCTTCTAAGAACATTGGATCTGGTCTTGGAACATTTGGTATACTTTCTCCTGTAGACATATCCATTACATCAAAATGTCTTTCTCCTGTAACAGCATTTAAAACTAATACTGTTTTTATATTAGGATTACTTTCCATTCTCATAAAATTTTGCTCTGGAGTTAACATACCATTATCTATAGGTGATTGCCCACCTGCAGAAACTAATAAATTGGCTCCACCATTTTGGAAAGCCATTTGATTTGAACCTATACCACTTTTGAAAGTATTCATTGGAGCTTGTATAAATGCATTATACATATCCATTAAATACTTATCATCATTATCAGCTGTAGCTTGTTGAGCTGATATTTCTTTCATACGTTTTAATTCAAGATTATGAGAATCTGTTATAGTTTTATTAAGTTCTCTTATAGCTGTAATCTTTGTATTTATAAGATTACTTCCTATTCCTGTAAGGTCTGTAATATAATTATATTTATTTTTTAATGTTTTTGATGATCTTACATTTTCAATATCTTTCATCACTTGATTATTATACATATCAACTTGCATAATAGCTGTATGAAGCATATTATTAGTTTGATCGTAAGTGTTTAAATATGGGTCATTTGTTTGAGTCATTGATAAATTAGTTTGAGTATTTGCATCAAGTACTTCTACATTTTGTTTTTGTTGTTTTTCTTGTTCAGACTTTTTAGGTCTACCTCTTTTTCTTTTAGGTTTTTCTATTTCTCCTTCTTCTGCACTACCTATTTTAGCAGCTTTTCCTTTACCTTTAGTAAGGAAATCTAAATTTATAAGCTCACTAGCTTTAGTTGTTTTTTCACTCATTTTCATTCCTCCTTAAATAATCATTTAATGTTATGTTTCAATGATTAATTATGATATAATCATATATTATATTCTGGTATACTTTTAAGATTATAAAAACAATATATTAATCAAAAAATTTGAAGGAGGTCCTGTGTGATGCTTAAAAAGTATATTGAAGGTTCAAATGTTAGTCTTTTAAATACAATGTATTTATATCCAAAAAGACAAGAAAATGGTAAATATGACCATGGGTCAATGACATTAGTTTATAAAGATTTAAACACAAATGAAAAACATGTAGAATGTATTGATGACCCAGAAATAGAATATTATGTTTTAAATGAAGGTGAAAGAGTTCCACCTAAAGCATTATTTGTAGAGAAAGATAAAGTAACAATGAAAACAAGTAAATTTAGAAATCTTGAAAGAGATTTAGCTAAACTTACTGGAAAGGAAGACTTTTATAAAGAAAATATCTATAATGGTAATAGATATATGAATAGACATATTCATAGTGATAGTATAAACATATTCAATAGCGATATGAATATCAACGATTTTTATAGATACAAATTTGATAGACTGTATAAGAATAAACCATTTAAACCTACTAAATCTTATTTCGATATAGAAGTTGATGGTTTACATCAAATGGGAGATTTCCCAGAACCAGGTGAATGTCCTATAAATGCTATAACATATATAGATTCAGACCATATGTGTGTATTAACTTTATTACTTCGTAATGGTGCCGAACCAAATCCATTAATAGAAGAATTTGAAGATTCTGTAAATGATGAATTATATACAAAATTAAAATCATTTATAAGAGAAAGAGTTGGTGGAGAAAAGAATGAAAGAAAATTTGGATTAGATAAAATGCAATATAAGATATTATTTTATGACAAAGAAATACAATTAATATATGATTTCTTTAATATAGTAAATAAGTTTAAACCAGATTTCTTATTGGCATGGAATATGCGTTTCGACGTTCCATACATCATTCAAAGAATACTAAACTTAGGATATGACCCAGCTATAATAGCTTCACATCCAGATTTTGAACATAAACATTTTTCATATTATATTGATAATAGAGCTGAAGAAGTTCCTGAAAGATGTGATGCTTGTAAAATATCTTCTTATAGTGTATATATAGATCAAATGATTCAATTTGCTTCAAGACGTAAAGCTAAGAAAGGAGCTTTTGCAAGTTGGAAACTTGATTATATAGGTGATGTAACTACAGGTATTAGAAAATTAGATTATTCTCATATAACTACAGATATAGCTAAATTACCATATCTTAATTATGAAGTATTTGTTTTCTATAATATAATGGATACAATTGTTCAATATTGTATTGAGCATAAAGTTAACGATGTTGATTTCTTAATCAATAAAGCTATGGTTAATAATACAAGATATGAAAAAGTTCATAGACAAACTGTATATTTAGCTAATAGAGCTACAAAGTTCTTTAATAATATGGATTTAGTAATATCAAATAATAAGAATGTATTTAATCCTAAACCAACTGAAAAATTTCCAGGTGCTCATGTAGCTGATCCTAAGAGAGTAAATAATTATTCTAAAATGAAACTTAATGGTGTACCTATAATGATATTCCAAAACCTAGATGACTTTGATTATAAATCAATGTACCCTAGTGATATATCAGAATTTAATATAGCAACTAATACTCAAATAGGAAGAATACTTATAAAAGATAAAATATATGAAAATGAAAATCCATATAAATCTGAATATTATTGTAGAGAGGGAGCTTTCATTGAAGACTTCCATAGTCACAATTATATTGAATTCTCTCGTAGATGGTTTAACCTTGCTGGATATATAGATTTATGTAAAGATATTGAATATTACTTTAACTTTATAAGAAGACCTCAAGTTCTTCCTAGCATGACTTATGATGGACAAAAAGTAGTTATAAACTATTTAGGAAGAAAAGATGATAATCTTAAAGATGTAATTACTTTCCATAAAACTAAAGAAGTTATACATTCCAATGAAGTTCAACCAGATATGACAGATATTATAAACAGTATCAATGTAAATCAAATAGTATATAAAGAAAACTAATAAAGGAGCTATAGAGAGAAATCTCTATAGCTTTCTTTTTTGTAAAAGTTGATTCTTTCACTTATATATTATAACTATGACATAGATATATAATATAAAAAAATATATTGGTAAGTATGTCGTGTAGGCATACAAATTATGTCAAGTTTTCTATGTTACTTGATATAATAATAAGGAGAAAGAAAATGAGAAATAGTTTAGTAGAAAGTAATAATACAGTAACAGTTGAAGATGAAGAAATAATAATGAATGTAATTAAATCTTCAGGATTAACAAACTACGCACAAATAGTAGGAGAAGAAATAGTTAAAGGAATCAACGAACTAATGGAAGAATTAGAAGAAGGTGTAGTTGGTGACAAAGACTTCAAAGTTAAATACATCGAAACTTCAATGAAAATAAAATCATCAAAAATAGGAATAAATGTATTTCATAAACTATTTGATGAAGAAGTGGATGACTTATATGAAAAAACTGACAGACTATCTAAAATAATAGAAAACTTATTTAAAGAAGAATTATATGCTAATTTATAGGAGGAGTAATACAATGACATATGAAGAAATGTTAATGAAAATGAAAGAAAATAGAGAAAGAATAGAAAGAGAAGCAGAAGAAAGAAGAAAACAATTATTAGAAGAAAGAGAAAAAGAATATCAAGAACTTAAGAAAAAAGTTCTTGAAGAAACTTCTCATTTGTGTGATGGATTATTAGAATCTATCACACAAAATAAATAGAGCCATATGGCTCTATTTATTTTTTGTCATAATCATATATTATTTAAATATAAACACTAGAATAGGAGGTGGTCTAATTGAATAAAATAGAAGTATATAGAACGCATATAAGAATAAATGATTATACAGTAGGTTCTTGTATAGCTTTAGAAAATTGTTTTACAATATATGACCCAATAACACATGATTTTTATTATGAAGGATTATATTATGATGAAGAGTCAAGAACTTTATTTATACCAAGAGGAGTTGATATTCCTTTTATAGAAAAAAGAATTGGAGCTGAAGCAGTATTTATTAATGGATGTGATAAATTTGATGTATTTAATAATATTCAGCTTAAGTATTTTCCAAGAGATAATGTACAAAAACAAGCTTTACAATTTATGATAGGAGTAGATAAATATGAACGTAATCAATATCTATCTCAATTATCTGTAAACTTAAATACTGGTAAAGGAAAAACTTATTGTTCAATAGCAACTATAGCTTATATAGGAGCTAGAGCTATTATAATAGCTTATTCAACTAAATGGCTACAACAATGGAAAGAATTTATATTAGAGTATACAGATACAAGACCAGAAGAAATCTGTATGATGATATCATCATCTAAGATATCAAGAACTATGAAAGAAAAAAATAAAGATAGATATAAATTTATACTTACATCTCATAGTTCTATAGGCTCTTATGCTAAAAATAATGGATGGGAATCAATAGGAAAATTATTTAAAGAATTAAAGATAGGTATTAAAATATATGATGAATCTCATCTTAATTTTAAATCAATGTATATGATTGACTATTTTACTAATACGTGGAAAACGTATTATGTAACTGCTACACCTTTACGTAGTAATAAAGATGAAAATAAGATATATCAATTATATATGAAGAATGTTCCTGGGATAGATTTATTCAATCAAAATGAAGATCCACATACACATTATATAGCTATAAGATATAATAGTCAACCGCCATTAGATGTATTACAAAAATGTAAGAATCAATATGGATTAGACAGAAATAAGTATGTAAACTATATAGTTCATAATCAAAACTTCTATAAGATGCTAAGACTTATTATGAATATGATAATAAATAAAGGTGGTAAAACTCTTATATATATTGGGACTATTCAAGCTATAGATATAGTATATGAATGGATAATACATGAATATCCAGAGTTTGAATATAATACTTGTATACTTACATCAGAAGTTGAAGACAAAGAAATTATATTAAAGAATCAAATTATATTATCAACTACAAAATCAGCAGGTACAGCTATGGATATACCATTTTTACAACGTACAGTTATATTAGCTGAACCATTCAAATCTGAGATATTAGCTAGACAAACTTTAGGAAGAACTAGAGCTAATAATACTGAATATGTTGAAGTTGTAGATACAGGATTTAAAATGATAAATAAATGGTTTCTAACAAAGAAACCAATATTTAAGAAATATGCATTATCATGTAAGATAATTAATGTATCAAATAGAGATTTAGATAGTATGAGTGATAAGATTATAAATGATAGACAAGCTAAAATGCTTATTCCAAAAGAATACAAAAATGTAATAACTTTCCATGGTATAGAAGGTGGAATCACTTTCTATTAATATATAAAATGATTATATATTATATACTTGAAATAAAATAAATTAAAGGTGTGAGAGTTATAGAAATATAACTCTCAAAAGGAGGAAAAGTTATGTTAAATGTAACAATGAAATCACAAGCTCAAATTATGTTAAGAAGTATGATATCACAAATATTAGAAGATAGAAAAACAATAAATACAGAAAGCGAATTAAAAGACTTATTTTCAATTTTCAAATTAGTATTAGATGGCAATAAATATTTAACTTCATCTTTAGCATTAAAAGATTTTAAAGGAAGATTACCAATATCTAAAAATGAAATTGAAAAATATATATATCGTTCATTACCATCAATTACCATAGATAATGAAGATAATTTTGAAGAAGAAATTGATAGCTCTATGAAAAGATTAATTGATTTAACTATAGCTGAAAGAAAAGCAAAAAAATATGAAGAACAAAGACAAGAAAATAAGAAAATTGAAGAATTAAAACCAGTAGAAGAGGCAAAACCAATACCACAACAATTATATTACCCAGAGCAAAATCCTTCAATTCCTTATCCAGAATTATGTCAACAACAACCACAACAAATACAACCTCAAATGTTTCAACCGCAACAAATGCAACCTCAAGGTTTTCAACAACCACAACAAATACAGCCTCAAGTTTTACCACAAACATATCCAACTCAAGAAGAAGAATTTGATGAAAATGCTGATTTCACATTACAAGATATTATAGATGGTAGATTAGTGATTAGACCTACTGATAGTCTTGAAGTAGCTAGAAAGAAATTAGCATTAGCTGATGGCAAAACTATACGTTTTGCCAATGGAATATTTAATAATCAATTTACAACTCCTCAACAAAATGAAGTTCAAGTTGAAGAAGTTGATAAAAATGATTCTGAATATGATAGAGTAAAGAAAATATTTAATGTATTTAAATGTAATGTAGATAAAAATTCTTCATATGAAGATAAAGAAAAATATATTTCAGAAAGAGGAATGTTATACAATTCTGTTTATAAAGATGACACATCTAAATATTTAGTAGAAGACAAAAAGAATGATGTAATGTTGGGGTTACAAGCAATATGCACAATAATGGGCGAAGATATAAACAGCATAAATTGTAGTTCTAATAAACAACTATTATCAGATTTAGGAAAATTCTTAGTTGAAAATATTAATAAAGAAAATATTGATAGAGCTATAATGTGTGTAGATATTTTCGAAGAGCACGTATTAAATGCAATAAAAAATATGTAAAGATAATTGTAATAAAGGAGATAACTTAGTTATCTCCTTTATTTTTTCTATGTTACTACAATAAAGTATATATAATGATACATTTAAGAAATTGTAAAAGTTTATTATTATATTTATATATTATATTAGTAAGAAGTATAAATATTATATTATATAAGGGGGAAATAATATGTGTAAAAAATTAATAACAGACAGAGGAATAATTTGGGAGTATAATATTGAATTAGTGAAAGTTTTTATAGAAACATTTGGAAGAGCTCCAAAAACTAAAGAAATAGTTAATGGAGTAAAACTAGGTCAATTTTGGAATAAATGCAAATCAGATAATAAACATAAAAGACTAACTGCAGATAGAAAGGCTACTGTTGACTATATAATAAATACAATGTTATAAGTTTTAGATAAAATGGATGAGTATGAATTACTTGTCCATTTTATTTTTTGTTTTATTTTTTGATTATATATTATACATATAATAAGGGAGGTGTAGATATGAAAGATGTTATTAGTTATATATATGAAAATTATAATAGTATGAGTGACACATTATTTACAGCAGGTAACTTAGCAATAAAATTCTATGTTAAATTTAATTACAATGTACCAAATAAGGGGAAACGTTCTTATTATGGTGAATGTACTTATATGGATAAGAACGGAGATGTGGGAATGAGTATTCAAAGGAAAATACTTCCCCATCTATCTATAGAAAATAGAATGCTCTTTGAAGGAATGAGTAAGAAAGAGTATATATTAATAAATATAGGAGATATGTTTTATGTCAATTCTAGATTATCGGCTATGGCTCAAATATTATTAGACGCAAATACATTCAAATATAATTCTAATAATAGATTAGAATTAATTAAAGCTCATGAAGAAATATGTATTCAATTATATGGTAAAAGATTGGAAATGATTCCTATAGTAATTAATAGAGAGAATGGACAAATACAGGGAGTTAGAGTTACTTTACAAGAAGCGAATAATTATACTGATATAACTATAGATGAATTCATGGGTATATATCAGATATTTAAAACTATAGATGTTTATGGTTATGCTGCATCAATGTTAGCTTTTATGGGCAGACCTGAATTTGGAACAAATAATTATAATATGATTTCTAATAGTTATAATAACAATAATAATTCTCCATTTAAATAACTTATTAATAAAAAAGGGGGAATTAAAAAATGACAGTAATAGAACTATTGAATGCTTTAAAAATAACAGGGGAACTTAGAAAATATTTTCAAGATGCTTTAAATTATGTAATTGAAGAAGAACAAAATTTCTTAGATATAAATCTTGCAAAAGATATATATCCACATTTAGCAGAGATATATGAACTATCTCCATTAACAGTAAAGACTAAGTTTATAAGAATGGTTTGCAACTTCAATAAAGATCATCCTAGAATCTTCAAAAAATATTTTGGTGTAAATACTAAAATGACTGTCAAAAAAGTTTTAACTTTGATGTTAGTAAAATTAGATGTAAGATAAAACAAAATAGCACAAGGATAAAACTCCTTGTGCTTTATTTTTTCTAAAATGTGAATATCATTGGTTGATTTTTATTTGCAAATGATACATAACTACTTTCAAGTATATCTATAACTTCTACTCTTGATTCAGCTTTAGTACGTAAATCATCTAGTTTTATATCTACATTTGCAAATACTGTTTCTAATCCATCATAATATTTAAGTTCTTCATATAAGAATGTAGCTACATCTGCTATAGCTAGACGTTCAAATATCTCCATTTTAGTTGGAGCTATAGTTTGTAAATTTATGTGTTTTACAAATATCCATAAATAGAATGAATTCCATTGCTTAGTTACATCTATATTAAATGATGATTTTAATGCTATTTTATTTGGATATTCAAAGTCTAAATATATACCATTATTATACATAGATATATTATCAGCTGCATTTTGTAAACCAACTATACTTTCTAAATCCATTGGTTGTACATACCAGTCTGTTATACCATATCCATATGCACCAAATATAGCACTATTTTTTGGTTCATCCCAAGCTATATCTTTTACACCTAAGATTTTAACTCCTGGTCCAATCTTATCTTCATCTATAATCCAGTAATCACCTTTTTTAGTAGCTATTTCATTTATTTCTACTTTTAAAGCATGAGGAAAATATCTAGAAAAAGTTTCTAATGTTTCTTCATTAATAACATTTACCCATTCAGGTTTAGATAATTCTTTTGGTAATTGTAATTGTCTAGTACCTAAACGTCTTTCTATCTTATTTAACAATCTAGTCATATCATTACTTAAAGCCATAATAAATCACTCCTTATAGTTTATAGCAATAATTCATTAATTCATTTGTAATATAGTTTTCAAGGTTTATTACAAATGAAGTACCTAAATTATCAGAAAGCATAACTTTTGTTCCTCCATCTATAACTTGCACATTTTCATATAAGAATTCTAGACTGTCTACAACTGAGTTTAAATTAGTTGATTCAGTTTTTACATAGTCTATTACTTCTTTATTAGTTATAGGAACTATAGTACTTGCACTTTCATCTAATATAAGTTTATTTCCTTCTATATCTCTATCTAGTTCTTCTATAGATTCATTTACTTTTCCATATTCTCCTAATATCTTTTGCATATAAGCTTTCTTATGAGAAGGGAATACAACCCAGTCATAAGTAATAAGTCTTATATTTTTTACTTCTGCACCTCTAGAAGTATTTTGCACAGTACCTAAAGCTCTTAAAGAAAATGAAGGAATAGTTCCTTCAAGAATTAAATTATTAAATAATTCTCCTTGTTTATTTGGAGTACCATGAGTATGTGCTTTTATAGTATCTCCTTCTAGCCATAATTTTGTCATACAATGTGCTATATTATTTAAATCTATACTTTGTTGTCTTACCAATTCTGTAGTCATTGGATGTCCTGCTTCACCAAAGAAGTTTTTTGAATTGATTAATTCCATAGTACGTTCGCAAGATAATTGACCTTGGAAATCTTCTGTTCCATACCAACGTCCATTTCTATTTTTTATATTTAAATCTTGCATTACTGTTTCTATAGATAATCTATTGTTTTTATCTGATACTATTCGCATTTCTTTTGGTGTTGTAGTTGCTTCATTAATCATATATCCTAATGCTTGCATTTAAAATTCCTCCTTTATTAATTTATTATAATAGTGTTATTCTATTCAATATCGGTATTTTGTAAAAGTCGATTCTTTCACTTATATATTATAACTATGACATAGATATATAATATAATAAAAATATATTGGTAGTATCTTATGAAGAGATACAAATTATATCAAGTTTTCTATGTTACTTGATATAATAATTTTGGAGGTTTATTATGAGAAAAGCAAATATAAAAGGAATAGCAAATGCAAAAGGTTTTAAATTTGAAGTAAAAGTGTCAATAGGTTCTGCTGAAATAGTTAATGACAGACATTTCTGTGGTAATAAAGATTATGACGGAAGCAAAAAAGAAATAAAAGATTTTAATTTTGAAATAGCAATGGAAGCAGAAGAAGCTAAACTAGATATAGATATGTTTGCTAAAGACATAAAAGAAACAATAAAAGAACAAATAGAAAAAAATACAGTAAGTACAACAAAAGCTGCTAAATAATAAGAAACAAAAACAAAATAAACACATGATTAATTTCATGTGTTTATTTTTTCTATGTTACTGTGTAAAACTCAATGAAGATGATTATATATTATATAAGTGTATGAATAATATAATATATATAAATTAAAGGAGGTAAATATTATGAATACAAATCTTATAACAGAATCTACTTTTGCATTACATTTATTAGACAGTCTAAATTTTACAAAGGTTAAATATGATATCGAATTATCATATGAAACTTTAAAAGCTTTAGAGAATATACAAGAAGAATCTAAACATATAGTTTTGAATTCATTATTGGCAATAGGAGATTGCCTAATGAATGAAAATGACTGTAATATAGAAAGTATAATCAATGCAACAAAGACTATGTTAAATTCTGTAGTAATGATACACAGTATAAATCTAGATATAGAAGACTATAAATTTGTAAAGAAAATTTGCAATTGTGTAGATGTAATTGAAACTTTATCTAAAAAGTATTTATAGGAGGTAATATATTATGAAAATATCAATTGAAAAAATTAGTATCATTAATATTACATTATTAGATATCACCAAAGGAGGAATTGATGTTTTAAAAGATTCTACACATATTAAAGAACATCAATTAATAGATGAGATATCTTCATTATTTCAAAATATAATAAAGCATAGTATAATAGCACCTTTGTCTTTATTAGCTTTGGAAGAAGATAATGAAAGAGATCTTATTGGTATTGTAAATGTAGCAGAAGGGCTTTTTGATATAGCAATATCAAGATGCAATTGTATCGAAGACAATACAACATTAAGACATATCAGAGGAACATGTAAGCTAACGAAAAAAAGAATAGTTAATTATCTAAATGCAAATATTTTATCAATAGAGTAAATGATAAAAAGGTAGTGGAGAAATCCCTACCTTTTTATTTTTTGCCAATTGCTTTGAAATAATAACAATATATTAAAATAATAGTAAAGGAGGATTATAAATGCTAAACCCACTAGATATAAATAAACGTAAACATGAAGTAGAACAAGCTATATCTCCACAAAATTTATCAATGACTGAACGTTCAGCAAGAAAAGGGTCTATATCTAAAATGGAAGAATGTTTTAAATATTGGAATTCTTTTTCAGTAGATGAAACATTATCTTTACATCATACATTAGATATCGTAAAAGAATGTTTATCTCATAATAATGATGACTATGTAAAAGATAAGATATCATTTATACTTGAGAATAATCTAATACCTAAACTACACAAAAAAGAATCTTTATTAGAAGTAAATACCTTTTCCATAGATTGTGGTTTACCTAATTTAAAACTTCTATCTAAATGTAATGAAATGATTACATATGATAGAATACTTAGAAATCAAAATACTTTAGAAAACGGTATAGAAGTTACATCATATAGAGATTTAGAGGAATGTGTAATGGATATATGTAATGCATATAATAATTCTGGATTATCTATGAAAGAAAAATATGCTTTAAGTGTTGAGAGTTCATTATATACAAAGTATTTATTATCTAATATAATTATGGTAAATGAATCAGATGAAGATATAATAGACTTGGTCGATTTATTTTTTGCTTTAAACTGTAATGAGCAATTTGAATATGATAAAATTAATCCTATATCTTTAAATGAAGATATAAATTCTTTTTCATATTCAGTTGTAAATGGAATGATGAGTGGTATGTATATAAATGGTGGATGGACTGTAGATCAAATGCTATCTAGATTACCTCATGGAGAACTTAAAAAATATGAAAAAGCTAATAAGTTACATCCTTTAGATGTTATAGACTTAGAGATGTCTAAATCTATAAGTGCTTATACTAATAATGAAAGTGGTGATTCATATAGAAGTGAATTTATTAAAAAGAAAATAGACGGCAGAAGTTATAATTGCATAGCTTTTTATGAAAATGCTTCTTTAAGCAAATTATCTATCTTATATAAAAAAGGAGAAAATCTAGTTATAGTTCCTATATATTCTAAATTTGGTGAATCTCAACCACTTATTGTAGAAAGAGGAGTAGCTAGAAATCTATATGAAGAAACTGATAATCTAATATATCTTGATGAGAAAAAACTTATGAAGAAATTAGAAAAGAAAGTTAAATCTATAGACTTTAAGAATATAAAAACTCTAAATGAATTAAAGAAAAAGATAGATAATATGTGTACTAAATTCTTTACTAAGAAAGATACTTCTATATTAGATGAAGTTCCTGGAGTATTTACTTGTGTAAGAGCTAGTTGTATAGCTGGTGCTTTTGCTGTTCATCCTATGTTTGGTGCTGTTGCTTTTATGACTAATAAGTTTATGAAGATGCATTTTGAGAGAAAACAAAAAGATAAAGTTCTTAAACAATATGATGCTGAAATTAAAAAAGTTGAAAGCAAAATAGAGAAATGTAAAAGCGATAAGACTAAAGAAAACTATAAGAAGTACCTTAAAGAATTAAAAGATAATCGTAGTACTCTTGAAGAATATTATGATCAATTCTTTACTGACGATGAATTATATGATAACTTTGACGAATCAACTGAAGTATTAAATGAATTATCACTTACAAATAGTCTTAAATTAGCTAAAGAAAAATTTAAGAAAAATTTTGTAAAAATGTCAGATAAAGAAAAGAAACTATCTACTCAAATGGATAATGCATACGATAGATTTGTATATCAAGTTGAAAAGAATCTTTCTAATAAAAATAGAGAAGCAGTTATTAAAGGTTCTTTAATACCTTCATTCTCTGCTATGTTAAAACTTGCAATGGCTGCTGCTACAGTTAGTTTTATAAGTCCAGCATTAGCTGGTATAACTGTTATGGGTGGTATAGCTGCATCTAAAAATGCTACAAGAAAAGAAAGAAAATATATATTAGATGAAATAGATATACAATTAGAAATTGTAGAAAAGAAACTTCAATTAGCTGAAAATAATAATGACATGAAAGCATATGAACAACTTCTTAGACTAAAAAGACAATTAGAAAGCGAAAAGAACAGAATTATCTACAAAAGAAAAAGATCTATTGTTGCTACTAAATATAACTAAGGAGGTGATATAATGTTATATAGTGATCTTATAGAAAAATATAGAAGAGAGTATAGAGCTTTGCATGAAGCTGACGAAGATGAAGAAAAGAAAAAGAATAAAAATCAACCTGATGATGATAACGAAGAGGAAGAAGATGACGAACCACCAGGAGGGGACACTCCTGATGAACCAGCTACAGATGATGAAGGTGCAGATGAAGAGGAAGAAGATGATGAACCACCAGGAGGAGATGATACTCCTGCAGATGATAATCCTGATGAAGATGCAGAGGAAGAAGATGATGAACCACCAGGTGGTGCTGATGATGATACTGATAATGCAGACGAAGAAGAAGACGATGATGAACCAGATGTAGGAAATGATAATCCTGATGAAGGTGGAGATGAAGAAGAGGAAGATGATGAGCCACCAGGTGGTGCTGTTGATGATGGAGATACAGATACTGGAGGAGATACTATGGATGATGATGGTGGTGCTCCTACAGATGATGGAGATACTGGTGCTGATACTATGGATGACGATACTGGTGGTGACACCATAGATGATGGCGATACTGGTGGAGAAGAAAATGATAATACACCTGATGAAGGTGGTGGAGATGATACTGGTGGTGACACTATAGATGGTGGAGGAGATACTGGTGGAGATGATACAGGCTCTGATACTATGGATGATGATGGAGATTCTGGAGGAGATGATAAGCCTGATTCAGATGAAGAAGATAATGATAATGCTGATAACTCTGAAGAAAATCCTATACAACAAATGGAAGATGAAATATTTAAAGATCTTAGTGATTCTCAAAAACAAATAAGAGATTATGAAATGAAAAGTAATTATATAAAATTACATGACTCAATAAATGATATATTACAAAGATTAAACAATGTTTATAAAACAGATGAAAACATAAGAATAGTTGATTTTGTTACAAAACAACTAATTTCTTTAAAAGATATGGTTAAAGATTATTTAACTAAAACTTATATTACTAAAACTTTCCAAGAAAACATGTTATTTTATCAACATTGCTTAGTAATTATGAGTGATTTAAATAGATTAATAATTGAAATACTTCCAGATTTAGATGGAAATAAACCAGTTTGTTAATCAATTTAATAACAATATAATAAAAATTATGATATATATGAAAGGAGTGTTATAACCATGCCAGTAGTTGGTGAAAAAAAGAAAAAACAATCAAATAATAAGTCATACATGTATGAACCTATTTACGGGCTTTCAAAAGCTTTCTTAGAATGTGCAAAAGATATATTAAATGAAGGTAGAGTAGATATATTCTCTAATGCTAAATTAGCATGTTTACAAAAAAATACAAATGATTCTTTAAAAAGATTCTTTATAGAAGAATCTGCTGATAGAGATTCTATGACTGCCGAACAATATGATGATCATATGCTTATGATGGAACAATTATATGAAAATGATCGTGATTTATTGCTTGAATATACACCAATGGCTACAGTTAACCCATTAATCGGTACAACTTTACCATTACACAAAAACTTATTAATGAACAATGTGTTCACTCAAACAAATGCTATACCAAAAGCAGTAGCAGCATCTCCAAAGTGGACAGAATCAATGGAATATAGATATCTTGTAACTCCAGATGGAGAAGAAATAGATTTCTATACTCAACAACATTTAATGACTAAAGCAGTAGATGCTACAGCTCCATATAAAGAAATAGAACTTAAACTTCCTGAATATGGAGAAACAGATATGTTAGATGCTATAGGAGCAAGTTCTATAGACAATTTATCAGTAGATACAATAGTATCTGCAGTTGCTGTACCAGTAACAGAAGTTGCTGATGGACAAGAAGAAGCAAAAATAGAAGGTGTTGACGGAACTTATATTTGGATGCCAGTTAACATCAAATTTGGTCCTACTTATGGTGAAAATGAAAGAGCTATGGTAGGAAACATAAGACCAGCATTAACAATTAAAAACTTAAAAGTTGATGGTGATATACAAGACGATATGATCCAAGGTACTATGAATAAAAATAAAATAACAGTAGTTGGATTAAAAGGAATGGTTAAAGCAGTTAAAATTAGAACTAGAAAAGATACTTCTAATGCAATGCTACCAACTTGTAGTGTAAAATGGAAAGAAATCACAGATTTATTCGAAATGCCAAATGCAATTCCAATAAATGTGCCAATCTCTCCAGAAGAAATAAAAGACTATGCTGCATTATATAATATAAATCAATTAACAAAAATAATGTCTATGATAAAAATAGTATTAGAAAACTATAAAGATGATCATATACTAGAATTCTTAGATAATTCATATGATAGACTAGATCCTAGTCAAACTAACTTCTTACAAATTGACTGGGCTCCAAGACATAACTATGCATTAGATCATGTTGAATGGAGACATAAAGTATCATTTGATGCAATTGATACATTTGCTACTAAATTAGTAAATATATTAAATGATCCAAATGTTACTACAACATTCTTCGGTAGACCTGATTTAATAAGAAAAATAACTCCAACTGAATATTCTTATGAATCTCCTAAGAATATAGGACCAGTTACATTAGAGTTCCAAAAGGCTGTACATACTACAGACAACAGAACTTATCAATTCATTTCTTCTCAAAAATTTGAAAAGAAATATGATTCTAATTTAGCAAATCAATTAATATGTATATTATCACCTAAAAATACTGATAGAATAATATACAAAGAATACGATTATCAAATGTATGTAGGTAATGAAATAAGAAATGCTGTAAACTATGCATTACCAGCTGTACATTCATTTGAAAGATGGATGATGACTGAATATCAACCAGTACAAGGTAGAATAGAAATACTTAACCCAACTGGAATAGTAGAAAAACCAGCTGTAAACGTTAATATAATAGAAAAACCTTAAGGATAAAAAAATAAAGATTATATGAGTCTACACTCTAAATGAGTGTAGACTTTTTAATTAGAAAGGAGTAAGTTCTATGCCTGTAATATTAATTAAGCCAAGAAAGGTAGTAAGACAGTATAAAAATAGTGTAAATTGTGCTCCTCTTGAAGATGCTATGAGTAAGATAAAATTAAATCCTACTAATGATAGGCTGACGAATTTAATGAAAGTTCTAAACGATCTATTTAAAGGAACTGATTGTAAAGGAGTTATATATACTAAAAATACTGATAAACCTTTATTTGGAATGTGTGTTATGCCAGTTATAAATGAAACTGATGTAAAGAAAATGATATTAGAAAATGACTTTAGTACTTTAAAACAAAACTATTTCTTAGAGTTTGATTCTAAATTATTTGAAATAGGATTAACTACTAGAGAATTAGTAGCAGTCGTATTACATGAAATAGGTCATATAATACTTGATATAGATAAAGCTGTAGATGAAGTTACTAAATCTTTTTATATGTATCTTCAAAAGAATATGGAAACTATAGATATGCAAAGATTTATAAAATATGCAGACTTATTAGCTTTTGGATTTAGAGATGCTATTAGAAAGATAAACAATATATTCTCTGATGAAGAAACTAATGCCGATTCTTATGCTGTAGCTTTAGGATATGGGCAAGAATTAATAAGTGCATTAAAGAAAATAACTGATAGATGTACTTTATTAAATAAAGATTTAGATAATAAACTATTAGTTCTTCAATGGACTCTTAGATTATATAAAAATATGAAACTTAGAAGAATACCAGCTATAAGAACATTAGAAAAAACTTATCAAATGACTGGTAGTGAATTAGAAAAAAGAGAAATAAATAAATGTATGAATGCTATAAAACAATATGAATACGATGCAATAGATGAATCAGCTGTTTTAGAAGAAAAGACTAAGCTATCTATATTTAGAAGATTTAAATATAAAGGAATGCGTGGAATAGAAGACGATTTATATGGATTAACTCTAAGAGTAAAATCAGTTGATGAACAAGATGAAGCATTAATGATTCTTAGAGATATAAATAGTAGATTAGCTATTCTTGATGACTATATTTCTAGCGAAGATTTAGACCAAAATGATTTAGAAAGATGGAACGCAGTAAGAAAGAAATACTTAATGCTTAGAGAGGAACTTTCTAAGAAAACAACATATGATGATAAATACTATGGATTATTTATCAAAACACCAGTTGTTAAATCAAGATATGAATATTAAGAGCTTAGGTAATTCCTAAGCTCTTTTTTAATTACTAAACATCTTTTTAATCATATATTATATAGGTGAAATAAAATAAATATATTGGAGGTAATACAATATGAATAATTTTGAAGTACAACAAAAAGAAATAAGTGATGAAAAATATTTAGCATCAATAATGAATAAAATGATGTCACTAGAACGTTATGTAGATGTATGTAGTAAAGCAAAAGAGATGGGCATTTCAACTAAAGAAATGATATCTTTTGTTGATGATTTTTATGGAGAACCAAATATTTGTAATCATGAAGTATCATTTGATTGTAATGTATTTGAATATACATATTCAAATGGAGTTAAAGATGGAGTAAAATGTAGAATGTGTAATCATAAAATGAAATTAGAAACTTTTGATTTAGCAGTAAAATTAGGATTAGGTAATAAAATTATTGATATAAATAAGGAGGAAGAAACAATGAAAAAATATTTAATATTAGGGCAATTTAATGATGGAAGTACAGGTATGATGTATGCTATAATAAATGCCAATGATGATTTAGAAGCTATGAAAAAAGTAGAAAAATCATTAGAAGATGGACATGTAAATACAGATATAATATCAGTAATGAGTCCTATTGAAATAACTGATTCAGATCAAGTTAATTTTGTTATCCCTAGTGGAATAACAAAATTAGATTTCTAGTCTTTAAAGAAATAGAGAGTTGAAAGACTCTCTATTTTTTTTAATTACATATATGACTTAATATAAAGGGAGGTATAATATATGGGACAATTAACAGATATACTTAATAAGGCAAAAGAAAGAGATAAGATGGTACAATATGCAAATAAGTATAAAGCATACATAGCAACAATAACTATGATTGTAAAAGATGAAAATGATGAAGAAGTTAAAATTGATTTAATTCATCCTATACTTGCAGAGAGTGAAAAGCAAGCTCATGATATACTACAAATGCTAACATCTTATGATAACTTTACAAAAGATGCTAATTTAAATTGGGTATTGGATTATTCCAATAGAAAAGAAAACTTATCAAAAACAGTTTTGAAAAATATTGCAACATGTGATTTCAAACTGGAATCTAATTTAGGAGAGGAAGGTGCAGCATATGTCATTAACTGAAATAGTACAAAAATATGAGATAGGAAAAAATAAAAAAGAAGTGGTTATTTTATGTGTTCCTAAACACTTAGCAAGTGATGTTGAAAGTGTTCTTGTGGATGGATATGTTACAACAATTAGAAATAATGATGTAATATTCCATATATATAATATTGAACAACTTTCCAGAAGAACTGGAATTAATTTTAATTATAAATATTAGGAGGTAATGTTATGGCATTTAATAACAATAATAATGAAGAAAAAAGATATGAAGAAGTATATTCACCTTTAAATCTATACTCACCAGATAGATCTAAAGTATTAGGATTTGACTTTGTTTTACAAGGAATTCTAAGAATGAAAATAACTCCAAGAAATGGTAATGGAGTTGGATATGATAATAGTAAATCAGTATCTATTTATCTATCTGTAAATCAAGCTGTTGTTTTATCACAAGCATTATCAATGCTTAGAGAAAAAATAAGAAATAATCAAGCTTGTAATATTGGTTGTACAAATAATAAAAAATTAGCTAATGTAGTATTTGAATCTATACCAGATTCTAGTGGATTAGCTAAAATAACTTGTACAATAAATACATTTAATAATGGAGCTATAGCTAAAACAGCTACAATAGATTTTAAAAATGATGAATATATAGTACAAGATTTTGATGCCAATACAATGAATCATACAACAGTAAATATGTCTGATGTACCAGTAGTTCTTATACAAAATCTATTAAATGAATATGTAAAAGCAATGACAGGTGCAGCAGCTTATGGAGTACATTATTGTGTAGGTCAATATAAATATGACAAAAGAAAAATAAAAGACGCATTACTAGGTGGTGGGCAAAAACAACTTGGTAATTCACAACAACAAAACAATAATTCTATATTTAATCAAGATAAAGGTTCATCAAATGAATTTGTTTCTACAAATGATTCATTTGATGAATTCTTTGATTAAAAGGAATAAAGGGAGATTAAGTTCTCCCTTTATTTTTTGTTTAGGAGGGAATTTATGGATAATGGTTTAAATATATTTATCGAATTTGAAATGCTATTTGATGAAGATTATGGATTAATAAGAACTCTTGTAAATAAATTTAAAAATAGTCAATATCTAAATACTGAATACTTAAAGCATGTATCATTTAAAAACTTAATAAATGATTTATTAACACAAGAAGTTAGAGATCCTTTAAAATTAGCAATAGCTGATGGAATAAATTATCAATCTATATATGATGATATAGAAAAAGATGATAAATTTAAAGAGTTAATAGTTAAAAATAGTTATCCTTTAAAGAAAATGATATCATGTATGAAATATTCAAAAGCTCTTTCATTAGATGATTCATATACAGTAACAGTTTGCTGTAATAATAAATATGAAGTAGAAAGACTAAAGGATATAGGATTTAAAGTTGATGTAATTATGTATGAGCCTGATTTAGATTTAAGTAAATATGATTGCTTATATTTAAAAGAAGGAATACATTTAAAAAGTAAATATAAAAATGTATCACAAAAACATATTTATATAGCGAATTACAATTACAATTGTGATTCTAATAAAGATTTGCTACCTAAGAATGAAATAATAGCTTATTCTATAGATAGCGATTTAAAAATTATAGATATATACTAGAGGAGGAAGTATTATGGGAATTTATTCAAATATTGTAAAGAAAGATAAACTAAGAGAAATACAAGGTCAAGTGCTAGAAGAAATTAGAGATGCATTAGTGCAATCATATGGTCCATATGGCTCAAATACTTTAATTTATAATGATAGTACTCTAAATAAATATACTAAGGATGGACATGAAATTCTTAGTGGTATTCAAATATTAAATGAAATTGAAGCTTCTGTACAAAGAGATTTAGTTCAAATCACTAATAATACAGTAAGAAAAGTTGGTGATGGTACTACAGCAGCTACAATACTATCTTCTATAATATTCAAAACATTTACAGAATTAGAAGGAAAATATACTCCATATAAATTAATGAGATTATTTGATAAAACTGTAAAAGAAATAACTAAAAATATTATGGAAAGAAATAGAGTTTTTGATTTTAATACTGCATATAAAATAGCTATGATATCTACTAATGGTAATGAAAAGATATCTAAAGAAATAGCTAGTATATATGAAAAATATGGTAATGAAGTATATATAGATGTAACTATAACTACTCAAGATAGAAATGTAGTAAAAGTATATGATGGTCTTTCTATGTCAGAAGGATTATACAATAGTGCATATATGAATATACCTAAAGAAAATAAAGCAGATATAAGAGATTGTCATGTATATTACTTTGATGATCCAGTAGATACACCAGAAATGATGAGTCTATTAAATGCTATAATAGATAAAAACATATTCCAACCTGTAAAAGATAAAAGTAAAAAAATTATACCTACTGTTATATTAACTCCTCATATAAGTAGAGATATGAGTACTTATATAGAACAAGTTGAAGCAGTTATGACTAATTGTAAAGGTATGGATAAACCTCCACTTATAATAATAAATAATATATTTAAAACTGGAAACGTTGAAGATATAATTAAAATGTGTGGTTGCCCACCAATTAAAAAATATATAAACGTTGAACAACAAAAAGAAGATATAAAACAAGGAATTGCTCCAACTGTTAAAAATGTAGAAAGATTCTGTGGTTATTGTGATGAAGTAGTTGCTACTACAAAAGAAAGTAAATTCATAAATCCTAAGAATATGGTAGTTAGAGATAAAGATGGAAATATAACAGGATATACAGATGAATATAAGAGTCTTTTAGATTTCTTAAAAACTGAATTAGAAAGATATAAAGAAGATGGAGAAGACGCAGCTAAAATAGGTGGTATGAGAAGAAGAATAAATGCATTAAAAGCTAATATGATTGAATATGTTATAGGTGGTATATCTATGGCTGATAGAGAAGCTTTAAAATGCTTAGTAGAAGATGCAGTATTAAACTGTCGTTCTGCTGCTGAACATGGTGTAGGATGGGGTGCTAACTTTGAAGGACTAATAGCATCTAATAAAGTTAGAAAAGAAACTGAAGATGAAGATATAAAACTTATAGCTACAACTATATATGAATCTTACGTTGAATTGATAACTACATTATACAAAACTATGAATCTTTCTGATGAAAAGATAGATTCAATTATAAAAGCAGAAGAACCATTTAATATGGTTACTGAAGAATATGATGGTAATGTATTATCTTCTATAATGCTAGACCCAGTTATATTAGATTCTATAAATAGATTGCTTACTTTATTATTTACTTGTAATCAATTTATCGTTGACGATCCACTTAAAAATGTATATAACAATCCTTCATATACTAAATAATTAAAATACAAACAACATTTAATTAGTCGATAGTATTAATTTACTATCGACTTTAGATGTTACAGAAGGGGTGAAATATTATGAATATGACATTCGATCAATATATTGCAAATCCAATGGGAAAAAAGAATGCAGTATTTAGTAATCGAGAAATGTTTAGAGCTATGTACAAGCAAAAACTTGATGTTTTATTAGTAAGAGAAGTGGGAAAAGTTAAATATGACTTATACACTTCAAAGAAAGGTAAATACTATATACACTTTAAAATACCATCTGAAAAGATTAAAGGTATATATTATGATACAGTTATTGAATTCTATACTGATCAACATGCAGCTGAATTATCAAGAAGTTTAAATAATTATTATGTAAAATTCTATTCTAATGATCCTTCATTTGTGTTCACATTTGCTCATGCATTTAGAGCTAATGATATGCTTATAAAAGATTTAGAATGTAAAATGAGCAAGAAAGCTTTAAAAGAAGTTGCTAAAGAAAAGAATCCAAAGAATGAAGTAGGTTATGTAAAGTCTATATTCTTTGCATATCTATTAATGAAACAATATGGATTATTTGAAAAAGTACAATTTAAATCATATGCTAAACAATATGATCCAAGAACTTTTAAAGACCAAATAACACATGCAGACCAAAAAATAGAAGAAAGAATAAATGCAACTGAAAAAGAAGCAAAAGAAAAAAGAGTAGAAAAACAAAAAGAGAGAGTAGCACAACAACAAAATAGACGTGAACAGAATCCCATGTTTATTAACTCATCACCTAAAGTATCGTCAGTAAAAAAAGTAAATCGTATTGAGGCTACTAAAGGAAAGAAAGTTAAAAAAGTAAAAAAAATATAATAATCATATATTATAATATTGGGAGGATGATTAGTATGGAAAAAGAAATAATACATTACATTTGTGAAAGACCAGAATTTATTCATGTTGATGAATGGGTTCCAAATGAAGAAGACAAAATACTTAATTGGATGAAAGACGAATTTGTAGTTCCTGTATCAAGTTTCTTAAATCAGGAACAAAATTTACAATTGGATTGTTTCAGTTTAAAGGTTAAAAAATCTTATAAGAGCGTAAAGGCAAAAGATCATTTTTGCCAATATTTAAATTACTTTGAAAAATTTTACGACAAAGACAAAGAACTAATATCAATTTATTCTAGAATAAAATGTATGATAGACGGGTATAAAGATAAATATACTCCAGAGCTATTAAAGCAAGACATCAATAACTATTTGTTATCATATTCTATGAAATGGAAAGTTAGAAGAATGAATAATGATAACTATATTCCTTTAGAAAAGAAATATAAGAATAGTAAAAAACCAGGGTTAGAATATAATGATATACATTGTAAACTAATGCTGGAATTATCATTGTTCCAAATAATGATGATACCTATATTAACACATTACGCATATGTAAATAAAGTATTAGATATAACAAACTTCTTATTAGAATTCTATGATTTAATTCTTTATATGAAAAATGTTACTATAAATTTACCAAATAAATTTTACGAAACTGTAAAATCTAGTACTGAACACAGTACTATAAATAACCCAATATGGGATAAACAAGATATAAGAGGATTAAATCCAACAACATTTGCAATAGAACATTCAAATTCTATAATATTGCAATTAATGCCAAAATATATTTATAGTTCAGCAGCTGTTGCATTAAACTTTAATTCTATAAAACAAAATATAGACCATCAAGTTATAGGTAATGAATATGAATTCGTATTTGTTAAACTTGATAATATAAAGAAAGATGAAGATTCAAATTCAGAATTTGATAAGTTTGAATCTTATACAGCAAAACAAGACGAATCATTGTATATTGAATTAAATCATATAGCTAGGGAATCAATGAAAATGATTGAATTTAAATATGGTCCTTTTGACCAAGCTGAAATAGAATTCTATAAAAGAGAATTATTTGATGATACAGATTGTATAAATAATTTTCAAAAGCATATAGTATTCAATTTGTTTTATCAAATATTTGGAGATACAGAAAGTATAAAAGCTATAAATAAAGATGATTATATCAAACTTGTTATAGCAGCTAAAAGGATATTCCATAGTTATAAAATGGTTATAATGCCATATGTTGTATCAAGCAAAATAGTCAAATCTGTAAGCAGAAAGACTATAAATAAGAAAGAAGAGAAGAAGATTGATGATAGTGAAATATTTGAGTTATTAATGAAAAAATATAATAATAACCCTAAGGTTAAAGAACATATCTTATCAATAATAGCAACAATATATTCATCTACTTTTAGAATGATAGATTATAATGATAGAAATATAAATGGTAAAATAATGCCATTGTTTATGGAATTTATCAGTAAAGAAGTATGTGATTATGCAATGTTAACATAGGTTTTATCATAGCTCTTAGCGTAACAGCTAAGAGCTATTTTTTTAGGAGGATTGTTATGGAATTTAGAGAGAGAATGAAAGGATTATTATTACAACTTCCAGATGCTAAATTGGCATCTGGTGGTAACGAAGTAACTTTACGATGTAGATATTGTGGAGATAGTGAAAGAAATCATAGTGAAAGACATATGTATGTAAAATTACCAGATTATCAAACACCTATGCTTTATAATTGTTATAGAGCTAGATGTAAAGCTAAGGGTATAGTTACATATGACAAATTAATAGATTGGGGAGTTAAACTTACAGATGAAGATGTAAGAGAAATATTAATGTATAATAAGAAAGTTTTAAATATGGATAATAATATCATATTTAGAGATAGAGAGATATATACATTGAATAATACTTTCATTGATAGTACAAAAAATTATCAAAACAAAATTGATTATATAAATAATAGAATAGGTAGTAATTTTAATCATATGCAATTAAAACAATTAAAGATTAGTCTAGATATATTAGATACAATAAGAGAAAATAATCTTGGATTAAATGCAGAGTTATGGAAATTACAAAAAGTATCTGAAAATTTTATAGGATTCATAACTCAAGACAATGCATACGCTGTTTGTAGAAATATCAATTTCAATGAAAACATAAAAGCACCTATGAACTTTAGGTACTATAAGTATAAAATACATGATATTTTAAATACAAACAGAAAGAGTTTTTATATTATACCTACAAGCGTTAATATAAATGAGAAAGTAAATATATTTCTTTCAGAAGGAACATTTGATATATTATCAGTATGGTATAATATAATACAAAATAAAGTACCAAATTCTATATTCTGTGCAGTATTAGGAAGTGGATATGAAGCTGCTATAAAATATTTAATCAGTAATCTAAAAATAATAAATGCTGAGATACATTTATATTTAGATAATGATATGAATATAGGAGTATTAAGTAATCTCTTTATGAAATTAGAACCTTTTCATTACAATGTATTTATACATAGAAATGCATATGAAGGTGAAAAAGATTTTGGTGTTCCTAAAAAGAGAATAATTGATTATCAAGAACAAATAATGAAAGGGTGGTAATATGAAAACTTATCAAGTTTATACTTGGCTAGCTGTATTATGCTGGGTTATATTTTTAATATTGTGTACATTTAGAATAGGAAGAGCTAGAAATGCATTTATGGTTTTACTTGAAGCTATATTTTGTTTTGTGCTAGCAATAATTTTAAAACTATAATCAGGAGCAATCCTGATTATTTTTTGAACATTTTAGAAAGGAGGGATATAAATGGCTGGTAAATTTATCAATACAACACAAAAAGTTATAATTGATTCTTTAGTTGAATCTTATAAAGATAGACTTAAAAATCCTTATTATACTCAAACAGATAAGAAAGCTACTATAGTTACTTATTATAACATTAATAAAGCTAAATCTACATTAGATGAAGGATTAAAAATAGAATATAGTAGACTTGGTAAAGATTCACCTTTAAGATTTAATAGAATACATAACTTTTTTATTTATGGATTGGAAAAAATATCAACTCAATTAGAGAGTGGAGATTTTGGTATAGTAGCTTCAGATATAGAAGGAGAAGCTATAATATTACCTAATACTATTGAGCCTTTACCTAATGATTATTTTACTATCAATTATTTAAATGATACACTTTTATTTAAAGTAACTGGAGTAACATTTGATACTATAGAAAATGATGCTAACTTCTGGAAAATAACTTATAAACTAGATAGAATGGAAGATACTGATATCTTAGACCAAATATCTGATGAGTTTGAAATGATAGTAAATAATGTAGGTACTCAATATAAATCTATAATAAGAAAAAAAGATTATGATTTTATAGATAAACTTGAAATTATAATAGATAGAATTAAAGAATATTATAATTCTTTATTCTATAATGAAAGAGTACAAACGTATACATTCCAAAATTTAACGAAACGTTTCTATGATCCTTATATGATAGAATTCCTTATAAGGAATGATGTATTAACTAATGATGGAAGAAAGTATATCTATATAGGACATCAAACAATATTATCAAATAAATTTGATATGGAATATGATAAAACTTTCTTTAGATTTTTAGAGATGCCTGATATAACTGGAAGAAGACCTAGATATACATCTCAAGCAACTTATATAGATCAACTAATGTGTATATTCTCAGATAGACCTGAAGAATATTTTGAAGTACATTATATTGATGATAAAAGTTTAGTTAATTATAGTGAATATATTATAGAAAACTTTTCACATGAATTAATTGACAATATATTTAGTAACAAAAAATTTGAAGGAAATGATTATAGAAATATAATCATCAAATATTTCTATAATGAAAAACTTAATGCTGATGATATTGACAGTCTTAATAATATTGATTTTGATGATACTATAGAATATTTTTATAATATTCCTGTATTATTATATACTTTAGACTCTAGTATAAAAGAATTACTAAAAACATATAAATAAAATTATACAAAAGGAGGAATTTAATATGCTTGGATTAGAATCAAGTTATTTAGAATCTTCAATATTTGGTTTAATAGCAGATCAAGATGAAGAGGATTTAAAATTTTATGACGAATCTATAGTAACATCTGTATTAGAAACAAATGATTGTGATGACATGATTATAGATTGTGATAAAGATGACGATGATGATGGATTTGATTTCGATACAAATTGGGATGATGTTGAAGATATAGAAGATGAATTATTAGATGATATTGAATCAACACCAATATATGATGAATTTGATTCAGATTATCGCACTTACTATTAAGGAGGATTAAGAAATGAAAAAAAGAGTAAATGTAAAAATTAATGGTCCAATATATACTGTAAGACCTATAATACAAAGAAGTCTTATGAATGTAGAAATGACTGAAGGAGATATAAGAAATTGTATATGCTCTAATGCTATGGTTGAAGAAATATTAGAAGATGGTAGTAGAGTTCCTTTAGGATTACACAACTATAATAAAGATAACAATAAAAAGAAAAAACCTCAACCTACACCTGTAGTTCCTAAACCTCAACCTCAACCTAAGCCTCAACCTAAACCTGAGCCTAAAAAAGAAACTCCAGCTGTAAATGTAAAAATAAAAGAGGATAATAGACCTAAAGAAGAAGTTAAAAAAGTTGAACCACAAGTTCAAAAGAAACCATATGTAAAACCTGCTATGGAAATAAAAGAACAACCAGTTCAACCTAAAAAAGAAGAAGTAAAAGCTGAAGAAGTTAAAAAAGAAACTCAAGAAGAAAAAAAATAATTTTTGATTCATTCATAACAAGTGAGCTACAAGGATAGTTATCCTTGTAGCCCTCAGCTTTGTTATTTGACTATTGATATTAATTAATATCAATAGGGGAAATATTTAGATACAAATTGTATCTATAATATTTAATACATATTATGCTCTTATTTAGAGCCCTCCTATTATTTTAAATACATAGTTCTTATTGCTTGATGGAAGATTATATTATACATTATTAATTATTAATCTTCCTCCCATCCCATAGTTTGGTTATCATCCATGATATCACCTCCCCTCGTTGTTAATATACATTGAAGGAACTATGTATTACATAATTATAATATATAATTGAAAGAATTAAGTTTTACAATTTACCTAATTTAACATCTTTAGTTATATTATTTCCAGGTATATGAATAGTTAAACTATATAAAGCTTGTATACATTCGTGACTAGGATTTCTTGCATTCTTTCCACCTAAGTTAATATAGTTTTTCTTTGAATTAGCAAATTTTTCTAATTCAGCATTTGCTTCTTTTGTAAATGCTACTTTAGCTGTAACTTGGTCACCATCATAGTCACCACCTATTGCTTCAAGATATAGATTGGATAGATTTAAAGTATCCATAAATTTATTACTAGTATCCTTACCTATATCTTCTTCTCTTATCTTAGGATAATATTTATAAAATGTATTATTTACATACATTGGTTCTGTTTCTTTAGTTGATGATACTCTTATTTTTGTAGTAAACTGATTAAAGTAACTATCCATAGGATATCTAGTTATTATTACATTTTTATCTTTAGAAACTTCTTCACAAGCCATAAATATTAAATCACACCAAGTTAATCTTCTTCTAAATAATGGTGTAACATCTCCACTATCTTTATTTTTTAAAGCTTCATATTCATCTACAGAATAACCATTAAATCTCATCCATACAGTTCTTTTTTCATCTTCTAAAGGAACTTGTATAGGTATAAATCTATTAGAGAATCCCTTCATAAATCTTTCAATTTCTTCTTTTATTCTTGTATCAGAAAATGCTATTAGAGGGTCTTTTACTTTTAAATATTCAATTTCACCTTTTTTATTTCTTACTGGATAATCTTTTGTACTAAATTCATTTTCAAAAAATCTTCTTATCCAGAATATAATAAATGGGAATAAGTTTGAGCATAAAGATGATAAAGGTATACATGTATAATCTAGAGTAGTTTTCATATCATCTAGGCTTTCTACTTTTAATTCTGGTGCAGATAATACAAGTCTAGTACCATAATCTGTAGTTTTAGATAATACTGATTGTCTAATTATACCATATTTTCCTGATAATCCTTTACCAGCTTCTTTATCTTTAGAAGTTCCTGTGAACCATTGATATAGTTTAACTATAGTATTTTGTATTCTACCTCTAACAGCATTAGACATATTTAATCCATAATCTGCTGTTTCTTTTAAACTTCTTACTCCTAAGATAAGTTGATTATAAATTTTATTTATTTCACCTACTGTAACATATCCACCAGTATTATTTACATCTCTATAATATGCTGGAATAACAAGCATTTGTTTTATAAACATTTTATCCCTAGTTTCTTCTAAGAATTTTATTTTAGTTTCCCTCTTAGATGATTCTGTATGTTTAAATTTAATTTTATCAATATTAGCTTTAAGCCATTTAATACCATTATCTCCATTATCATCTTGAACAAATTGTCCGTCTTTATCTATTATAAATGTATCTGTACCATTTACAACTTCAGATAATTTTCTATCCATACTATTCCATATAATATAATATAATGGATGAATAAAGTATTCACTAAGATCTATATAAGCAAATATATTAGCTCTCTGATCTTTAGTAATACCAAAAATTTCATTAGATAAAAGACCATCACTAGTTGGTATATTATCTCTAACAAAAAATATTGGATTTGTAATCTCTCTAAGCTTATTCTTCTTTATAAGCTTATCTACATCTAATAAATCAAAATGAGCATGTCTTTCAGCAGCTTCATTTAATGATTCTATAGCGTGTCTTTCTAATTCTTCATAATTCATATTTATTAACTCCTTTCAAAAAAAAATTAGAGTTTCTGGTTACCCAGAAACTCTTTGTTTATATAAAATAATATTCAATTTATCCTCACTAATATTACATATTTTAGCTTTAAATCTATAGCTATATTTATCTATTACTGTAGTTTCAATTATATTCTTTATATCATTTATAGATATATTTGGAGATGTGATTGATATATTAAATAATATTTTATTGTCGTCTATTATATCATAGCTATCTACTTTAAGCATATCGTATGGAGATATCAAATCGTAGATAATCATGAATTCGTCAAATGAGGAATTTATATGTTCCCCACATTTTAACGAATTTGTAAACTCTAATCTATCCACTAAATATCAATCCCTTCTTCTATTTGATCTTTTAATTCTTCAGCAGCAGCTTTTTCGACTCCTTCTTTAGTCATTAATCTATTTCGTAATTCTATATATAATGTATGAAATATTCTGTTTCCCATATTCATAGCTTCAGTATATGAAGTCTTACCTTTAGAATTATCTACGAAGTTTTGTAATTTAATTACATAGTCGTGATACGTGCTAACTGATGACGTGTAAAAACCAAATCTTGAGCAGAGATTTTTGTTTCTGGTATAGTTTTACCACATCTTGGACAAACTGTTTCTGGTAATACATAATCTACATTAACTTCACGTTCGTCAACTATTTCGCTTATCTTAGCTTGAACTTTACTTAATTCATCAGCTGATAAAGATTTTAATACTTTAGCATATCTTTTTATTTTATACATTAATTCTTTAGTTATATTATCATCATGTTTAGTAAGATTTATAGGAATTAATGACATAGTTTGTCTATCTATTACATATATAGCATCTATGTAACAAATATAAGTTATTAATTCAGCGTTTTCTTCAGTAAAATCATCTGGTAATAGAGCTAATTCAAAATACATATTATATATAGAAGGATCTTTGAAATCCATTACATATTCATCTGTAATTTGTTCTCTATAAGTTTTAAGTTTTTCTGGTGCTCTTAAAGCTTTTCCTACTATTTCTTCAGCTTTCTTTTCATCTTCTGGAGTTTCAAATTTAATCATTTGATATAATGGAGTTTCATCACTTACGAATACTTCTCCACATTCTTGACAGTTGTATGGTATATAATTTGCTCCACCATAACTAGCTCTATATATAGCCATGTATATATGGTCTATATCTCTAACAGATATTTGTTTTAGCCATTCTGTAAACTCAGGTTTTCCTTCAGTTCTATCATGGTTGTATATAAGTTTATATATTTCTCTATTTCTGTTATATCTAGTTAGATTATCATTACCTAATAAAGTTGTTATTTCTTGTCCTTTAAATTCTTCCATTATTATTGGAGTACCAGTATTAAATAATCCCCAATTAGAAGTGTAAGGTAGTTCTTCTGTATTAACTACTTTTATAGCATTTTTGACACTAACTGTTTTTTCAGCTACTGTAAATTGAGATAAATCTATTACTTTACTTTCATCTATTACTTTTATTTTTTGTTGAGCAGATTTTTTAAGTCTTTCTGTCCATTCTTCTTCTGTAAGATTAAGTTTTTCTAGTTTGTCAGAATCTTCTTTTGATTCTTCAGCAGCAACTTCTTCATCATCGTCGTCATCATCGTCATCTAAATCATTAATTATATCCATTAATGATTTTTTAGGTAATTCAGGAGTAACTTCAGTTATTGCTTCGTCATCATCATCTTCATCGTCCTCATCTAAATTTACTTCGTCTATAGTTTTTTCTCCAGCTAATAAAGCATCAACATCTTCATCTTCTTCTTTTTCTTCTTGAATTTCTTCTTGTTTTTGTTGCATAAAATCATTTTCTCTTTTAAGTCTTCCTAAAGTACTATTTATATCAAACATTGCACTATCAAAGACTTCACTTGTACTATTAGGTGCTTCATCACCTCTATAAACAGCTTTCATATGTTCATCATGTGCAGCTTTATCTTCAGCTTCTTGTTGAGCTTTTATTTCAGCCATTCTAGCTTTATCTTCAGCTATTTTCTTAGCTTTATAAGCTTCAGCATTTAATCTAGCTCTAGTAGCAGCATCCATTGGATGTTCTTGAACTGTTTCTGTAGATACAGTTTCTTCTTGTACTTCTGGCTCTGGTTGTATTGTACCTTCTGATAAATCACTTAACCCTATTGTTTTATTTTCTTCCATAATTTTATTCCTCCTATAATTCTGATAATTTTATATCATCATCTTTAGTTGTTTCCATTCTAAAGATAACGTTATTTACTTCTATTGTAATAGATAGTTCGTTGTTACTTTTCTTAACAACGTCGATATTATTTATACTATACTCTGGTAGATATGTTTCTATTTGATCTTGTATAGCTTGTTTAATTGGTAATACATCATCCATTTCTCTAAATCTCCAGTTTTTTACTAATCCTACTCCCATTAATGGATGATTTGGATAAGTTCCTGGATTTAATAATATTAATCTCTTAATTAATACAAATATAGCTTCACCACCTGAGAATTCTTTGGGTTCTTTAAAGTTATTCACTCCTAAAGAGTATTCAATTCTATTACTAATTATAATTACCCCCTTTTCTCTATAGATTACTAATTAGTTTAATAAAATATTATTTAACTTAACACATTTAAGTAAATTTAAAAAAATAGGAGGCTAATAATATGAAATATGTAGACTTAGATAAAGGTATAATATTAAACGAAATTGAAAGAGGTAACTTTAACGAATATCCATATGGGAGTAAATTAGTTGAATCTAAAACTGATGGTTTTAGAATAGAACCACTTAATTTAACTCCAATAGACGATCAACTTGCTGTACCTATAGCTATATTAAATCTAAAAGGATATAAAACTGACCAATGTTGTGCAGGTCATCTTGATGAAGGAGTAGCTTGGTCTTATATAAGATTTGTTGAACCAATATTTAGAGAACAACAATTTTGTTGTCCTAAAGGCAAAAATATAAAAGATAATGTATTAATGTCTATAGATGATGATTTTAAAACTATAAGAATTGCAGAGTGTAATAATAATACATCAAGACTACCTAAAATACAAAAGATGATTGATGATTTTTGTCAGACTATATTGAAATGGGCTTTAGATCTTCCATATAAACCAAAAGAAGTAAAAATTGAAGATATGGGAGTTATAGCAACTGATGATATACCTAGAATGGGAACATTTATAGATGAAAATACTATGTTGTTAGGAGATAGGAAATAATGGAACTATATGAAATAATACAAGAAAAATTAGATAGTGCTGAAATACATCCACATAGCGTTCAATCTGTAGCAGAATTAGAAGATAAACTACTTAAGTTTAAGTCTGAATTAATACAAGAGATTACTGTTAGAACTGGATGTGAATACAAAGATTTAAAATTAGTAATAGACCGTAAAGAAGAAGACAATCTTACTAGATATAGAATTACTTTATATTTACTTAGTAAGAAATTACAAAAGATATATAAAGGTCAAAATGGAGCAACTATAGAATTTGCAGTCGGCTAAAAAGTATTTTAGTTATATATTATAGATATGAATAAGAGGTGCATTCAATCCTCTACTTCATTTAATATTATATAAAATTTCAAGGAGGTAAGTTTATGTTAAACTTATATTGTGTAAACGTTTTCAAAGGGGAAATATTAGAAGGACAAAAATTTATAGTAGCAGATACAGCAGTAGAAGCTAAAGAAAAAGCAAGAGATAATGTAGAAAGATGTCAAGAATTTGATTATGTTCCTGTAAGAATTATAGCTAATACTGGAAAAGTATTTCCAGTTAAAAAAGATGAAGTAATGGATGAATTCAAAAATCCAACTTACGGAGATAATTCTATAATTATAGATGAATACAATATATCTATAATAGAATTCCAAGATGAAAATGACTGCGAAGGACTAGAATTAACTTATGATATAGTAAAATCAAATGAATTTTCATTAGTTATGCGTGATGGACATGATTTATTCAATTCATTAGTAGAAGATGGAACTATTGATAGAAACTCTACTAAAGAATATAGCATAATAGCTACAAATAAAAGAACTGAAGAAGTTCAAAGAGTTTATATTAAAATCAATAAATAAAGTTGAAAGATAATATAAATTAGTTACGATAGCTAGGATTCGTCCTAGCTATTTTTATTTTTATATATTTAATGAGGGTGAATAGAATGGATGGAAAGATATCTATATATAGTAATGAAGAACAAATAAACAAAATTAAAGAAAAATTAGAAATTTCAACAGATGCTGATTACATTTATGTAGTCAGTCAGACTGAATATCCATTAGAAATGGATGAAAAAGGAATACAAAAAACAGTTATGAAATGTAATGAATTTCTAACTGTAGTTGAATATATCTTTAAAAGAAATTACATATATGTAATTTTATTAAAAGAAAACGAATATGATTATGAAGAAAACGAATTACCTATTATTGAATCAAATGATAAATACTATGCAGGATATGAAATAGGTACTTATAGATATAATGCTCCTATGAGCTGTTATTATGATAAATATCAAAATGAAATAGGCTTTAAAGCTATATTAAGAGATTTAAATTTATTAAACAATAAAGGTTGGTTAGTACATTCTGTAGAAGAATATATTGATTACGACATTATATTATTTAAAAGTATTAAGAAAAGTAATTTTTATAATAAAATGTATATATTATTTAAAACAAAGGAGGATATCAATGAATGATTTTGATGAAGCAAGTTTAAGTGTAGAAGAAATGCTTAAAGATATTGAAAAAGAAAAAAAGATAAATAAAATAGAAAGAATAGAAGCATTAATAGTTAGACATATAAGAGCACATATCATTATAGATTTAAAAGAAAATTTCTATAATGTGCATATTAAAAGAAGTGATAGATTGTCTTATGATGATATAGCCAAAAAATGGAATGTATCAACAAAATATGTAAAAAATATAGCCGAAGAAACAGGCTATACAATATAATAAATTTAAGGAGGTATAGATATGAATCTATATATATTATTAATAGAAAGAGAAGGAATAGTAGAAGGACAATTAATAGTTTCAGCTAAAAGTATTACAGAAGCAGTTAATATAGGATATGCTGAATTAGGAGACAGTACTATATACGAAAATGTACACCTATATGCATATAAAATATTAGTAAACGATTCTAAAATATATCCAGTAACTATGGCTGGATTAAAAACTTTAAGTAATAGAACAGAAGAGGAACAAGTTACTAATGAATATGAAATAAAAATATTTAAATACAATAAAAACAAAACTATGAAATTAGTATTTAAAGATATTATGCTTTCAGATAATGTAAATCTTGTTTTAAAAGAAGCGAAACATAGAGCTATAAGTATGATAGGCAGCGTTTTTGAACAACACGAAACTGTAAATATATCAGTTCGTAATACAAAAACAAATGAAGATATAAATGGAAATTATTTAATTCATAAAGGAGATGAAGAATAATGAAAAAATTTGTAGTAATAGGAAATGAAGAAGAAATAGTTAAAGCTAAAGAGGCTCTTGCCTCTTTAGATGTAGAAATTAATGATTCTTTACAACAAGAATGGTTAATGGGTGAAATAAATACAGCAGCTTTAAATAATGATATAGTTCTCGATAGAGAACAACAAAGACATTGGGCTGATAGATTTAATAATGAAGGAGATGGTTGGGATGAATTCTTTGGACACATGGAAGACTTCCTATTAATCAGACATAATAAAGATAATGATTAAAATTAATTTGTAATCTTATAGTGGTGGTTGGTTAATTCCAACCACTATTTTTATATATTTAAAGGAGGCTTAATTATGAGTATAATAATTGATAAAAATACAGAAACAATTGGTTTTAGACCTATACCAGATACACATGAATTATGTAGAATTCATAGCAAAGAATTTGAAGAATTCATAAAAGCTAATAAATATTTTATCAATGCTTTTGATGAAATATATAGTGATAGAAATTCAGATGATATTAATATAGATAATATGGCACATCCTGTAATAAATACTTACTTTAAAAGAAAACCAAAGAAACAATCTTTAGTTTTTCCTATAAGACAATATGATTTCGATAGTTATATATTAGAAACAAATATAATATGCAAACGCACACCATTATCTATAGTGAAAGAAATAAAAGATAAGAAAGAATATTTAATAGATATGAAAAACTTAGGTGAATTAAAACATATTGTAATAGATAATAGATATGATATTTATTATAAAAATTATATACGTAGAAGAATAGATGATGTATATGGTTTTTGGGATATAATAGATACAATAACTAATAGATATGGCAATAGACTTGTAATATTGAAAGATAGAAAAAGTAATAAGGAAAAACGTTTTATGTTTAATTATTTTACATTAGGAGGATATCCAAATTTAATATATCCAGATAAAATAGAAATAGATGATTTGGAAATATGCAAAAAAGCATTTGAAAGAATATAAGGAGGTAATATTATGTATTTAATTGATATGCGAACTAAAAGAGTATATGAATTATATGATGATCCAGAAGCAGATTATATAAGAAATGACTTTGAAAACGATTGCGACGCAGGATTATTATATGGAGAAGAACCTGTAGAATGTATGATAGAAAGTTATTCTCAATACTGGTTAGATTATTTGCATGGTGTAATTAAATGGGATATTACATCTTTAAAAATGGAAGATGAATTAAAATGGTTAAGATGTGCAATGTGCAAATATTTTAAAGAACACGATGTGGATATACAAAGTGTTAAATATAATAATTGCAGTTCACATGTAAAATACACTCAAGGAATATATTAGGAGGTAATAGTATGAATGATTTTAAAGCTGTTGAAGTTGGTAATAATGATTTATATGCTATTTTAACGAAATTGCCAGATGGAGCATTACATACAGATGATGTAATGCATCGCATATTTGGAAAAGCAGAATCTCAAAATGATTTAGTTCAACAAAGATTGGAATTCTATACTAATGCTATATTTGGTTCTATGCTTTCACATACACTATATATAGATAAAAAATTTATAGAAGAATCTAAAGAAAAATTAGGGGGTAAATAATATGAAAGAATTTAATGAAGAAAATATAGTTAATGCTTTAAATGAAATAGATGATACATTGGATGATTTAACAGATTCAATGATATCATTTGCAGAAACATGGGCATCTATAGGAAGAAAAATTAACTTAGTTTTAAACTTAATAATAATCGCTGCCTTACTTGGTGGTGGTTATTGTATATATAATATATTAAAATTACAGGGGGTATTATAGAATGTTTATAAAAGTGAATGATAGATATAAAAAAGAGTTAAGAATAAATGTAGATAGTATAATGTATTATTTACCTGCTGCTACTAGTGGTACAGAAATAAATTTAAAAGGAAAAATTTATCTCACAGTTTTAGAATCTGTAGAAGAAATAGATAAGATGATAGAATTAGCACAACATAATAAATAATATGGTAGGGGTGGAGAAATTCACCCCTATTTTATTTTTTGCAAAACATACTATAAAGGAGGTATGTACAATGAAAGATATTGTATTAACTGAAGCTACTAAAAATGCTTCAAAGAATAAACAAAGAAAATATAAATGTCCTTACTGTGAAACAAGACTTCCAAAAGAAAAATTAATAACTCATATTGAAAAGAATCATGCTGATATGATTGGTGAAAATTACACAGCAGCAAGAATAGTATTCAATATGATTAATAAAAAAGAATGTGGTCATTGTGTACAATGTAAGAAAGAAACTCAATGGAACGAAGATACATGGAGATATGAAAGATTTTGTAGTGAAGAATGCTCTCAAGAATATTCTAAGATAATGAAACAAAGAATGATTAAAACTTATGGAAAAGAGCATTTACTTAACGATCCAGACCAACAAATTAAAATGCTTAAAAATAGACATATATCTGGAACTTATAAATTTAAAGATGGTGGAAGAAGAGATTATTGTGGTAGCTATGAGCATAAACTTTTAGAATTCTTTGATAAAGTAATGAATGTACAATCTAAAGATATAATAACTCCTGGTCCTACTATTGAATATAAATATAATGGAGAAAATCTATTCTGGATAACTGATCTTTACTATGCTCCTGCGAATTTAGTATTCGATGTTAAAGATGGTGGTGATAATCCAAATACTAGAGATATGCCTGAATATAGAGAAAAACAATTTGCTAAAGAACAGGCTATATCTGAAATGAATCAATATAATTATATTAGACTTACAAATAACAACTTTCAACAACTTCTTTTAATATTAGCTGAAATAAAAGCTAATATGCTTGAAGAAGATAATCCAGATTACATTATAAGAATAAATGAGTTTATGGTTGGAACTATGAAACCAGTAAATCAAAAATATTTCTTAGCTAAATCTATGATTGATAATGTGTTTGTAGATACATATGCTTTTATAGGTAATGAATTATCTCAATGGTATAAAGTATCAGATAATAAACTTGTTAAATGCAATCCATTAAATGATGTATGTGAATCATATCATATATTTGAATACAAAGGTAATCCTACTATATTTGAAAATATGATTAAAGATAATCTAAATAAAGAAGTTGAATATAATAAAGAATTCTTCTATGAAACTTTAACTGGAAAAGAATTATATTCTAATGAGCAAATCATTTATGATAAAAGAAATTTCAAAATAGTTCCTTCTGTAATGAAAGAATATATGAATAGAATAGCTGTTATTGATTCAACTGTAAAGCATTTCAACGAATTATCTGTATTAGTACAAGATTATGATAAGCAAGAAATGATTAAAAATAAATATCCTAACCTAGAATTAAGATGTAATTGGAATGGATATTTTGCTAAGAATACTTTAAATGAATGCGTAAGCCCATATGTAAAAGATATATCTGAATTAGATGATAGCGTATTAGAAATGCTTAATGGTTAGACTTTATTATTTCAATTATATATTATAATAATGATAGGGAGGTGATGATAATGAAACTAACTATAAAAGAGCTAAATATCTTAGCTCAAATTAATCCTGATATGAAAATAAAGGATTTAATTAAAGCAGTAGAAAAAGAAAATAAAAATAAATAAAAAGGGAGAGTGTAGAATTATGGCTATAAAAATTAACAAAGATAGTATAGAATTAACAGGAAAGGAATTTGACATAGTGAGAGGATTTATTGAAATGAATCAAAATGGGGAATTAAGTTTAAATTTAGGCAATAAAGATATTACAAATGATGAATATACTATGCCTTCACTAGATGTTGAAGTTATGATGAATACCAGATCTATTTTAAATAGAGTGGATGGAAACAACCACTATTTAAATTTTGGTGATAAAAACTGTACAGATAAAGAAAAGAAAAAATTATTAGAAAAATTTCTAAATAAAATAGATAGACCTGATTTATTAGATACTTTATGTGATGCTTCTGATGATGATATTATAATGGATATATTAGCAGGAACATTAAATATTAGAACTGATGCAGTAAAAGTCCTATCTATTTTAGATAATATAAATAATTTTATAGGGTTTAAAAACTTTATGTTATTTATATTAGACTTTATAAATTATGAAGATAAATGTAATCATATGGGACTTGGTAATCCTATGGTTTCACATATTGATAAATACGGAAAATGTGAGATGTGTGGAAAAATTATACCACACGATTCACTAATGATTGCAAAAATGCTTGAATTAATTTAACTAAAAAAGGGATGATTGAGTTGAAACTTATTTACACAAAAAGGCAATTCAAAGTGTTCTATAGTGAAGAACACAAAAATTATCTAGTATTGAATGTAAAAAAATCTTTTAATGAAGGTCACACACATATTCAACACTATAACCAAACTTTGTATTTAATAGATTGTGTAATTAAGAATAAAATACCAAAGAAATGCAATAAATATTTTCTAGTTAGTTTAACTAGATTGGCTAAAGATAAAAAATATATAGAAAGAATTGAAAGAGTTCTTAATGGGGAAGAACCTAAGCAAAGCTATAGGAACGTCCCTAAGAACTTTAGAAAATAACAAATAAAAGAGGTATTAAGTTACCTCTTTTATTTTTTGCCAAAACTATTAAATAAGTATATATTATATTAATATAATAAAGGAGGAATATATTATGAACTTTGAAGGATTAGGAACAATTTATGAATCATTAGGACAATATGATCAAATACCAATGACTGAAGAGAATATTAAGAAATACAAATCTAAAGCTAAAGGATTATCTCATATAAGAACTGGCAAAGATTATACAGGTACTATAATTTTAGATAATAAAGACGTAGTAGGCTTTTATAATCTTAGAAAATCTGATAGATATATCCAAGCTTTAGAGGTTAGTGAGAATTATCAATCTAAAGGTATTGGAAGTCAATTACTTCAAGAATGTATTAATAAAGGAGCAACTAAATTATCTGTAAACAAGAAAAATGAAAAAGCTATTAATCTTTATAAGAAAAGAAACTTTAAAGTTGTTAAAGAAGATAATACCATGTATTATATGGAATTAAATAAAAAGGTACATGGGCTAAAAGAAAGTTATAGTAATATACCAGAACTTAATGAAGATTATAAGAAATATATTACTCAAAATTTTGAAGATACTTTAAAAGCTGAAGAAGAAAGTATTGAAAAATTTGGTCTTTCTATTAGAGAAAGATATGAAAATATATTCGATGATATTTGCTCAAGACAATATCTAAATGAAAATGTAAATGAATCTACAGCTTTACAAAATGAAGATTTTGTAAGATCCGTTGGATATCAAATTCCTACAGACAATATAACTTGCTTACCTTATTTTACACCACAAGAACTTGAAGATATTGTATTTAAAGAAGGAGTTGAACAACCTGAATGGTTTAAAGAATATAAACTTCTTCAAAATGGTATAGTTAGTGAAAGATTTATAGAATTGAATAAGCAAAGACTTAATGATTTATATGAAAATATAAATGAAGATTCTAATACTATATTAAAACTTGGGTGGACTCCTGATATTCCATTAACTAGTGATAATTTAGAAAAGGTATCTGCAACTACAGCGTTTAGAATTAGATGCAATCTATGTACTAATGAATTTTATGATGCTACTTCTATACACGATGATGAGTATATTAAAGAATCTATAGAAACAGGTAAATATATTTATGTAGATATCGACAAATTTATTACAGGAAAAAATAATGTTTGTTTAATTACTGGATTATCTGGAAGTGGTAAAACTACTCTAGCTAAAGAAATGGCATCTAAATATAATGCTACTATTGTTTCTTTAGATAGTTTTACTGGAAAATATGGAGAAATTAATCATGATCCTGTATTAGATTCTTATATGAAAAAGAATAAAAAACTTGCTAAAGATTTAGAAGAAGGAAATTTAGATAATAATGCTATAGCTTATGAAATGGATAAATATCTACAATATGCTATTTCATATTGTAATAAAGATACTAATAATAAATATATTATAGAAGGAGTTCAAATATATTGGTTAATGAATGGTAAAGACCTTAAAGGTTGCTCATTAGTTTGCGTAGACGCTTCTGCTGTAAAAAGTGCATTACAAAGAGTTAAAAGATCTAATAAATTAAATAAAGAAGCTAATACAAATTTAATAGGTAAATTATCAGATGCTTTACAATCTGCAAAAATTAATAAAGATGATGTTAGAGGTTATAAAGACTTCAAAAAGGAAGTAAGAGAAGGATTAACTGAAGCTACTAAAGATAATAAAAATCCTGTATATATAATACTTGTATATACAGCATCACCATTTGGAAAAATGATTAAAGAATATACACATGGAATATATACACATGCAGCTATGTCTTTAGATAATACTTTAAATAAACTTTATAGTTTTAATCTAAATAATCAATTTAATAAACTTGGTGGATTTAGTATTGAATCTATAGAGGGTTATAAAAAAGATAATAAAGATGCTATAATGTGTGTATATACTACATTCATAGATGATGATAAGAAAAGAAAACTAGACAAACAAATAAATTACTTTATAGGTAATATAGATAAAACTAAATATAGTATTATAAATGTGCTTGGCTTAATTGCAAATAAGCCTATAGAATTAGCTAATGATATGATATGTAGTCAATTTGTTGATAGAATGCTTAAGTCTGTAGATATAGACGTTACTGGTATGGCTAGTTCTTTAGTAACTCCAAATGATATTTATAAATCAACTTCTAATAAAATATATAAAGTTTATGAAGGAAGAGTTGATGAATATAATCATAAGAAAATTCAAGCTAAAGTTAATAAACTTAGACGTTCTAGTATAACTGAAGCTAAATCTGCTCCAGTACAATTTGATAAAGATGGTAATCTTCTTATTATAAAAAATATAAAAGATGTACAAGAAGAATATAATAAATGCCATAAGTTACTTCTATCTTATGATTCTTCAGGAAATATAGAAGGGATGAAGCATGAGTTATATAAATTATGGTATCTTAATCTTATACTTGAAAGAAAGATATATAAGAATAAGAAACCTGAAAAAGAATATCATGATATGAGAGCAAGAATACTTAATGATTTTAATAAGTATCTTAAAATAGTAAATAAAGCTGAACCAGACTTTGATTTCACATCTGGTTATGAAGAATCGCCATATAGTGATGCAGCTATTAAAATCCATTCTCATACTTTGAAATATGGAGTTAAGTATTCTAAATCATTATTTAAGCTATTTGAAACTGTTTTATAATCATATATTATAAAAGTGTAACAAAATAAATTATATTGGAGGTATGTATATGAACATGCATGCGATAGGACTAGTAATAATAAATGAAAAGGATGAAATATTGATATTAGATCATAATAAGTTTAATATCAAAACAGTTCCAGTAGGAAAAATAGAAGAAGGTGAATCTATATACAATGCACTTCATAGAGAAATAAAAGAAGAAATTGGTGTAGAATTCAGTAATGAAATATTATTAGCAGATAGCTATGTAAGATATGAAAATATAGAACGTAGCTTTGAATATGTATTTGTTGTTAATACAAAAGATATAAAAGGTAAACCTAGAAATATGGAACCACAAAAACATTCTGATATGTATTGGGTTCCAATAGATAAATTGCCTGAAATAGGTAGACTTGGAACAGCAACTCATATATTTATGGAATGCTTAAACAAGGGTTATGCGACAAATAAAAATCATGAGTTTAAAATAATTAAGCATAATAAAGTTTGTAATCTAGAAAGAGATTATGACCCAGCACTATATATAATACAATAAAATATATTGGGGGAATAATTATGGTGGTATTAGATGCAATAAAAAATACATTACAAGCTAGACAACTAAATGAAAAAAGAATTAATAATAGAATAGAACTGGATATTTGTCCAGTTCTATTTATTCCTAAAGATGGAATGGCTAGAGAAAGATATATGCTAAAACCAGATGAGAAAGTTATAGGAATAACTGGATGGATATTTAGTAGTAATGATTCTCAAATGATACAATTAGTATCTGTGAATAAAAAAATAATTATATTGGACGATATAATATATCCAATATACAAGAAAGATGTTGAGATTAGTATAGTAAATAAAACTAAAAAAGATTTTGAGTTATCTTCAGGTCATTGTTTAGCTAAAGCAATATTACAACCTGAAGTAACTAGAATAAATATTTTAAAATAATTAAAGGGGGATTTTAGTATGAATAATAAATTAATGATAGCAGGTGGATTAGTAGTAGCAGGTATAACAGTAGGAGGTTTAAACTCAGAAACTAATGCAATGGAATTACCTAACTACTATGTAACTTTAAGAGGATGCACAATAATGAGTCATCCTTCTAAATATAGCGAGATAATAACCAATGTTGACAAAAATGAACTATTAGAAATAATCACTTATAGCAAATCAGGAAACTGGGCTAAAGTAAAATATAATGGTCATATAGGATGGTCAATGACTAAATACTTACATGTATATGAAGATGATTTAGAAAGTGATGCAACAGTAAAAGCATATGCTTTAAATCTAAGAAGTAAACCATCTACTACAAATGGTAGAGTATTAAAAACTTTAAAGAAAGGAACTCCATTAGTAATACTTAAAAAATCTGGTGGATGGTATTATGTAAAACCTATAGATGGTGTAGGTATAAGAGGTTGGGTATCAGCTAAATATGTTGGATAGAGGTGACAATATTGAAAAATGTATTAATTGGAACAATTTACTACAATAAAAAGAAACAATTGTTTAAAGTAGTAAGTATTAAAAAGAATGACAAATATATTCTTCAAGATGAGAATAAAGAATTAAAAACAGTAACTAAAAAGCAGTTGATGCAAGGTTATACTAGATTAAAACCAGCAGGATATATTGTATTCTCTGTTGTAGAGTTTAATGATGATAAAGATGTAATCGTAGCTCTATATAGAGAAAAGCAATCTCAAAAGGAAGCTCAATATGAGCTTCCTTATTGTGTTTGTAGGCAAAATGTTATAAATATTTTTAGTAAGCAATTAGATAATATAGATAGAGTCGGAATGTCTGTATCATTAGACACTTCTGATATTGATACTGTATTAGCTATGACAAATTGCAGTAAAATTGATACAGCAATAGCTGTATCTGTATATCTTAATAATACTTTACAAGATATATTAGCATTATTTGATAATCATTACTTTGATGCAGCATTACAAAGTATGAGATTTAATAAACTTGGATTTATTCCAGGTTATTGTGATTTACTTGAAGAATTACTAATTCAAGAAGATTTCATGTATGATTTTTGTACAGGATTTGGAATTGAAAAAGTTGATTTTCCAATCAATATCATAAATGAAGAAACTGGATATGTAGATCCAATTCAAACAGTATTATTAGAAAAGACTTTTTCAGTAGAAGTCTTCGATGCTTTTGCATTTGAGTTTGATTATACAATCAGACTTAAAGATATACAAAAACAATACAAATTAGTTTTCTCTGTTCCTGATAATAAACTATATGTCATAGCATTTACTGAAGGTAAATACTATAATGATTATGCTAGAAAAGAGATTAAGAATATGAGAAATACTATATTTGAAAACTCTAAGTTGTTAAGTGATTAAAAATAATTCAATTAACAACATTATAAAAACAATTATAACCATATATTATAGTATTGAGATATATATAAGTCTCAATACTATATTAAAAAAATTAGGAGGTAATATCTATGGAAAACAATTATAATAATATGAACGGTCAACAAATGCAACAAGGAGCTGGTAATATAAATACTGAGTTCCAACAAAAAATACAAGCTGGTACAATATCAGCAAATGGAGGACTTGACAATTATGAAATAACAACAGAAAATAATATATCAATGAAAGTTAGTTCTTATTGTGAATTAATAACAAATGTTGATTTAGCAAAAAGAATAACTTCAACATTAAAATTACTATTCTGTGATTACAAAGGAACATTTGTAGATATGGATGGTAATGGTCAAATACAAGTTGTATTATGGTTTGATCCTAACATGAGAAATGGAGAAGGCATTAAAGCAGTAGAAAGAAATGACTTAGCTTTAAAAGGAACTGGAAGTAAAGTTGCTGAGTTAAAAAATATGAATACAATAATGTCAGGTAATGCTAGACAATATGTAGTAACTAATCAAGGTAAATCATTATTAGCTAAATTTATAGGTGGAGATCCAAATAAAATAAATTGGAGAAACCATGTAGGCTACTATGATGCCAAACCACAACAATATGCAACAAATAATAGAGAAACATTGGTAAAAATAACTGGATGCAATATAAGAAACATATTAAGATTCATCCATGGTTCTAAAGTTGAAGTAGATAATGATTCAAAACAACCAGAACATGCAGTATCTTATGATGTTAAGTTTGTTTCTTTTATGAAACCAAATAGAATGCCACAATATCAAATGAATCCATATGGCGTAGTTGTACAAATGAATCAACAACAAGAATTCTTATTACAAATACTTTGTATAGACAACGTGTTAATGGATGAATTGAAAAATACAATGGGTATAAATCCAAGCTTAATGGGTTCTATACAAATGTATTAATAATCAATATAAATTCAAAAAGGAGAGATGCATTCAGTTGCATCTCTTTTATTTTTTTAGGAGGTAAATAAAATGGATTATCAATTAGACACATATGATCAATATATATTTGATGAAAAAGGAAATCAAATAACTGTATTAAGAGAAGAAAGTTGGAATGGAAGACCAGCTAAACTTACATTAAGAAAATGCATTATAGATAAAGATGGAAATGAAAAACCACATAAAGGATTCGCATTTCTAACTGAAGAAGGTCCACATAGATTGGCTGAAGAATTAGTTAGAAGAGGATATGGTGAAACTTCTGTGTTACTAGAGAGTATTAAAGAAAGAGAAGATGTAGAAGGAGAAGATATTAAAGATATAAAAGTGGACGAAGAAGAATATTTCGATCCAAAAGAAATATTTGCTAAAGAGGTGTAATTAATGGGAGTAAATACAATAAATGTAACTAGTACTATATTTGGATTAGCAATACAATATGATAGATTGGATGCTCTATGTAATAGAGCATTCAGAAACTTTAATGGTAAAACTATCAATATATTTATAGACTTATATACAATCTTTAAAGATTTAAGAAAACAAAACTATCTTGAAGGAAATAATGTAGATATATGTGCAGGTATAATAAACTTAGCTGGACATTATAGACGTTTCTTTCTAAAGAATAATATATATGCTAAGATATATTTAATAAACTCATCTAATATTCCTCAATGGAATATTGAGTTATGTGAAGATTACAATAAGAAGATGGTTCATATTGTATCTACAACATTAAAGAGAACAAATACGTTAATTGAATATAACTATGATTTATTAGATACATTAACTCCATATTTAAAAGATGTTTATCTTATACACAGTACTTATGAATCTAGTGTTGTAATCTATAATATAATTAAAAAGAATAAAGATATTGGAAATAATACAGCTAATCTTATAATAACTAAAGATATATATCCTTTTCAATTAGCTGGAATATGTAGTAATACTTTAATATATAAAGTAAAGAAATATAAAGGACAAGATATAAGTTATTGTGTAGGAGCTGGTAATTTGTATAATGCTTTATTATATGAAAACAAAATCAATTATAATGATTACGATTTCTATAAAATAAGTCCAAAACTATTTAGTGTATTAATAACTTTAAATGGATTTAAGAAAAGAAATATAAAATCTATATATAATATAAAGACAGCTAAAAATCTTATAGAAAAAGCTATATATGGAGATGCTATATTATTGAATGATTATAACTCTATCATAAATTGGAGAGATATTCAACCTAAAGTAGAACCTATAGAGTTAAAGAATAGATTTGAATGTCTTGATATAATAACTCAACATTACACATATATAAATGATTATGAGTCTAAGTATAAATTGAATAACTTATATGATCCTGATGGATTAAGAAGTTTAAATGAAATGTATTTTAAGACATTGAATCCTATAATATTTGATGGATTACTAATGGAATAAAACATAGAAGTAAGGATTAACCTCCTTACTTCTATTTATTTTTTGAAAGGAGAATAGTTATGAAAGGTAATAGTTATAAATATAATATACAGCTTACTTATATGAAAGATGATATTGAAATCAATCTAGATTATAAGAATATACTTACAATGGCTATTGATTATAATTATGAAAAAAAGAATATGCCTACATTGTTGATAAGGGTTGGTATAGATAAAAGTATTATAGACCATATGATTAGCAATAAAAATAATACAATAATATTATCTATAACTAAGTTTAAAGAAAGTAATGGTATACATATACGTAAGCCAGTTATAAAAAGTGAATTCTTTTATTTTTTAGATAATAATATGTCGTTTACAGACGATATAGATTATGGAAATAAGGAAAACAAAGAAAATAAAGATATATATAAAATAATTTCTTTAGGATTGATACAAAAGGATATAGTATTAAATAATAAAACTTTGATAAATACAGTATATAAAGATACTCATTTACTAGATATAATATGTGATGTGTTTAAAGAAAAGAATCTTGTAATTGAACCTTTTGTAAATAATGATGATGTTAAATGTCTTATAGTTCCTCCTATGGAAACTGTAAGTAAGTTTTTAACATATTTAGACGATAGATATACATTTTATAATACACCATATAGATTCTTCTATGATTTTAATAAGACTTATTTACTTAGTTCTTCTGGAAGAGGTGTACCAGTTAAAAATGAAAAATATAATGCAATATTTATATATGTAGATAATACTATAACTGACAAATCTAAATTTGATGGAATGAAAGAAGATAGTGAATTAAAAGCATATATGATAAATGTCGATGCAGCAGCAATAAATATATCTGTAGATAAAGCAACTACTATAAGTTATAATCAAATCATTGGGGTAAATAGTGAAGGTGAATATCAATCTGTAAATATAAATAGTAATTTAGACGGAGATAGATATAAAGTTACTAGACTTAATAATGAAAGATTTGATGTATTAGATAACCTTAAAAATGAACTTGAATCAAATAATATTGTAATTAATATAATAAAAGGAGAATTAGACTCTACTGTATTTACATTGAACAAAGAATACTATATTAAAAATTATAATAAACTAGCTGATAAGAATGGTAAGTTCTTATTATCTGCTAAAAAAGAAATATATATAAAAGAAAGTGAATACTTTAATATGACTACTATACTTACATTGAAAAAATGCCCTAGTACTAATTAAAGTACTAGGGTTTATTTTATTTTTTCTTTTCAGCTGGTTTATTTCCTTCCTCAAATCCATCTCCGTTGTCTTCAGGTTTGCTAAGTTTTATATACATACGTTTATAAACATCTTTATTTCCATCTTTAGTTTTAAAGTGTCTACTAATTTTCCATAGTTTTGATTTACCTTCTTGAGATACAGTTATTCCACCTGGAACGAAATCTAATCCTTCTTTTTCATTTTTAGTTTCATTTGTTTGATAAGCTGAACTAACATCTTGGAACATTACTTTATTGTCACCTTGATCATCAACATAATTAATTCTTATTATATAATTATTAGAATTGTTACATTGATCATTACCAGATTTATAACATATATCAATACTTTGTATACCTTTTTGGTCTTTTTGTGCTTCTTTAGCAGCAGGAGTTAAATCATTATTATAATCTGTTCCTGTTTTAACTGGAGCATCTCCTTCTTTATCATCAGAAGCTTGACCACCATAACTAGCAACATGTTTCTTGATTATTTTCCAATAGAATTCGTATATTTCTTTAGCAATAGCTAATTTAGCTGTAGTTAAATACATTGCAGTATCTGTGTATTCACTACATTTTTTACTTACATCACTATGTTGAGATGTAGTTTTTATACCTTCTTTTTCTGCATCAGTAGGTCCTTTTACATCCCCTTTTTTCATAGCATTATTTTTAACTTGTGTACCAACTTTATTTACAGATTGTTTGTTAGTCATATCACCAGTAACTTGTTTAGCTCCAGCACCATCTACCATTTCTTCATCTTCAGCTTCAGTAAAATATTTTTCAAAGAATTCTGAATAAGCTGTTGTTGGAGTAAATAATACACTTTCATTATTTGAAGCAGGAGTATCATCTTTTAAATCTTTTATAGATAACTGTTTAGCTATTTTTGCTGCTGCATCTCCTATAACTTTTTCATCATTTTCTAAAGGCTTTAATATTTTTTCTTTATAATCTACACAATAATTATAAATATTTGTCATATTAACTTGTTCAGCTGTATATGTCTTTTCATCTCCACCTCTAAAATAATCTTTAGCAGCATCTATAAGTTCATCTTTATCACAGTTTAATTGATTCATTTTAAAATAGTCATGTAATATTTCATTAGTATAATTATCTATATTCCATTTACTTACTCTAGAATAATCAAATGGTGGTATAGGTGAATTTGCTATTCTTTTAATACCTTCATCATATGGATACATTTCTATTTCTTCTGTATATTTAATCTTCTTACCTACAATAAGGTCTTTATTTTTTTGAAGATAATTTTCTTTAGTAGAGAAAAAGTTTTTAAATCCATTGATAGCTTTTCTAACCATTTCTTTTATCTTTTCCCAAGCTTTTTGTAATTTTTCTTTGGCACTATCAATAACACCTTCATTTATTTTATCTAATTTTTCTATACTCATTTCTCCTGAAGTCCATAATATAGCTTCTTGGATAAAATTATACATACGTTCTTGTTCATAAGCTTGTTCTAATAAGAAGTTTCTATACACAATATCTTGAGTTTGATAATCCATTATAGTTCACCTCCTATAAATTTTTTATCTTTTTCTATCTTAGATAATGCTATATATAATATACGTTTATCTTGTACGTATTTATCTTTTAAAGCATCAAGTTTTTGACTGAAAGCTATACTATGTATAGTACTCATTTCAGTTATTTGATTTGTAAGAGCTTTTACATAAAGATTTAATTGATTCATTGAATCATTATCTAATGTTGCCTCAGTTCCACCAACAGCACCATCATTAGATTTAACTTTAAATCCACCTGCTGTTCTTTCACTACTAACCATTCTGTCTATTTGTTTTTCTATTTGTTTATATTGGTTTTCTAATTCTTTTTTAGTCTTTTTAACATTCTTTTCTGTTTCTTTATAGTCTTTCATATCTCTAAAGCATTCCATAACTTTAGCATTATCTACAGTAAATATTGAAGTTGAATCCATATTATTTCTAAATAATTCAAATAATTCACTAGAGAAATCTGATTGATATATAGCTCTATCTGGTTGACCTATAACTTTTCCTCTAAGTTTATCATATTTTTCTCCATCTATTTCATCTTTTACATTTTTATATAATTCTTTTAATTTATCTTTATTTTTTCTATTATCTGCTCCTAATTGAGATAGATCTAATTTTACAAATTCTGAATTGAATTCAACCAAAGCATCACACACAGGTATATTAGGTTCTATAGTAAATTCATAACCATCATAATCAAATTCATGATCTGAATTGAATTTCTTTAAAACGTCTTCTTTCTTTATAAGATATTTTTCAGAGTTTACTATTCTATGAAGTGTAGTTATAAAACGTTCAAATAAACTCTTTATATATTTTATAAAACTTTTTATAATATCTTTAATCTTTTGGAAGAAATCAGAAAAGGCTTCATTTACTGCAACAAAATTATCAGCTTCATAAATAGCTCTATACATTTCTTTATTGGCTTCTCTATAGGTAGTATTCATCTCTCTAAGATAACCTATAGTATATATAGTTAAAGATCTATCTTCTATAGTTTGATTCATTATAGACGATATATCGTTTTCGATAATTAAAGAATTTAATCCTATTCCCATTATCTTTGCACCTCCTCAAAAAGTAAATAAAATAGAGATTACCCAAAAGGCAATCTCTATTTGGGATTTATTTATAAACTAAATTATATTAATCTAAGGTTATCTAATGATGGTATACCATCTTCATTATATGAACTATAATCATCATCATATTCATAAGATTCATTTTTAGCTTTTCTACCTATAAGTTTAACACAAGTAGCTTTATATTGTTTACGTTGATCATTGAATGCTGTCATTTTAGCAGCTTCAACTTGTTCTAATATAGTTAAACAGTTAGTAACAACTGTATTACATTTAGATATAACTTGAAGTCTCTTAGAATTAGTATTAACTTCATCTTTATCTGTAGGTTTAGGTATTTTAGATAACTCTTTAGAGCATCTTTCTAATTCTTTAATTTGATTTTCACAAGTTTTCTTAGTTGTCTTAAAGTCATCTTTTATTGTTTTTGAACCTGTTGAAGCATTCATTAAGAATTGAACTATTTCTCCTTTATTTATGTCACTATCATCTAAAGTTATAGCTGAATCTTCATCATTTCTTAATTTAGCTCTTAATTCTTTAGCAAATTCGCCAGCATCTAAACCACCAGAAGAACCTATAGCAGCTGCTCTTAATTCTTCTATTATATCAGTATCTTCAGATTTTACATCTTTATCTTCTATAGTACTTAATCTATCAGATCTGTAATTAAATGCAATAGCTACAGTTGTTCCACTTAATCCTTCCATTTTAATAGATACTTTTTTCATAGCATCCAATATAGATTGTGCTCCAGCTACTTTTTCTGGTGTAAATTTATAACCTTTTATTTCAAGGTCTTTTGTACTACCAGCCATTATTTGTTTTCTGTATTTATTTACAAAAGCTTTATCATCTTTACCAAAAGATTGCATTTTAGCAAAGAATTTAGTAAATAGAGATTTTATTTTTTCCCATATTTTTTTTATTGCAGCTTTTAATTTTTCTATTATACCGCCTGCTCTACCAGCTTCATAAACTATTTCTTGACCAGTAGATTCTAATACTGCTAATTCTGAAACACCTATAGTTTTCATTATAGCATTTAAATTTGAGTCTATTTCATAAGTATGTCTAAGAGCTGCTTCGTCAAAGCTATCTTCAAATATATCTTCAACTTCTACATCTTCTAAATAAGCAGTTCCTTCATAAGCTTCTTTAACTGAGTATATTCCCATTATAATTTCCTCCTTTTTTATATAAATTAAAATTCATAGTTTTCAAACATTTCATTTATTTCATATTCAGCTGCTTCTTCTACAGCATCTAAATATGTAGCTTCATTTTTAGCTTTATCATTATATGATACAGCTTTAGCAAATACTCTTCTTGATTGAGATATTTTGAATTTATGTTCATTTAAGAAACAAGCAACTACTCTATTATGAACATTTTCAAGTGTACTTATACAAGTTTGTACTACTCCACTAACATTTAATGAATCAGTTACTTGTTGAGCATCAACAATTTTCTTTTTACTACCTCCACCATCAGTATCTGTTGGTATAGTTACCATATCACCTTTTTTAGCTTTACCTAATTCTTTAGAGTATGATTCTACTCTTTTTAATACAGCACTAAAATGTTTATCAGTTTTCTTTTGTGCATCTGTTATTTCTTTCTTTATTTTATCACCTTGTAAATCTAATATAATAGAAGTTAATCTAGATGAATCTAATCCTTCTTCTGATTCTTCTGAATCAAAACACAATTCATGTATTTCTTTAGCAAGATCTTTCATTTCAACATTTTTTAATTTACTACTTATGCATCCTTCTATAAAATAAGATTCCAAATCTCCATCATCTATATGTTTCTTCCATGAATCAGCAGTAGATTCGTTATCTAACATACCTAATATAGTAAGTGCTTCTGTTTGTAAAGCAGTACCAGGATCTAAAGCATCTTTTAATTCTTTAAATCCAGCTAATTCTTGGCTATATTTGTATTTTAATTTACTAAGATTTTTAGTTCTTACTTGACGTTGATATTTTTCAACAAATTTTTTATTATCTCTTATGATAACTGTATCTAACTTCTTTAAAAAAGTTGAGAAAACACCTTTAATTTTTTCCCATATTTTCTTTATCATTGATTTAAATGCTTCAAAGAATCCACCTAATGAAGCTTCTGTAAATGCTAATAATTCTTCTTCTGATGCTCCTTCATTAACCATTACAGCTTGATTAAAATCTCTAGCTATACCAGCTTCAAATATAGCATGATTATTTCTTTCCATGTCTATAAGAGCATTATAACAACCTAATGTACCAACATAAGATTCATCTGCTACTATTTCTTCTCCTGAATAATAATTTAATCCAGTTCTATTTGATGAGTATATTCCCATTATAGTTTCCTCCTTTATTAAGCATAATATTTTATTTTATAGTTATAAACAATATTGTTCAAACATTTCATTTATTTCATATTCAGCTGCTTCTTCTACAGCATCTAAATATACTGATTCATTTTTAGCTTTATCATTATAAGATACAGCTTTAGCAAATACTTTTCTAGCTTGAGAAATTCTAAATTTATTTTCATTTAAGAAACAAGCAACGGCTCTATTATGAACATTTTCAAGATTATTTATTACAGTTTGAATTACTCCAGCATTTTGTAAATAATTAGTAATAGTTTTATTACTAGTTATAGGAATTTTTTTAGATGCATCATCTGGTCTATCTATTTCTATTTTTTTATTATTATCATCTATTTTACTTTTAGATAGGTCTTTACTATATCTATCTAAATCTTTTAATATACTTCTAAAGTGTTTATCTACAGATTTTTGTGCTGTTTCAATATCTTTTTTAGTTTTATCACCTTGAAGTATTATTATTATTTCTGTAAGTCTTGATGAATCTAATCCTTCTTCTGATTCTTCTGAATCGAAACAAATATCATGGACTTCTTTTGATAAATCTTTCATTTCAACATTTTTAAGTTTACCACTTATACATTTTTCTATGAAGTATTCATTTAATTCATCTTTTTCAAGCATATCTTTATAAAAAGTTAATGAACCAAACCAGTTAGCAAAGCCTTTCATAACATTATCTGCTTCATCTTTAAATTTATCTTTTGTTGTTAAAGAATCTTTTATATCGTTAAATCCTTCTAATTGCTTACAATATTTGTATTTTAATTTACTAAGATTTTTAGTTCTTACTTGACGTTGATATTTTTCAACAAATTTTTTATTATCTCTTATGATAACTGTATCTAACTTCTTTAAAAAAGTTGAGAAAACACCTTTAATTTTTTCCCATATTTTCTTTATCATTGATTTAAATGCTTCAAAGAATCCACCTAATGAAGCTTCTGTAAATGCTAATAATTCTTCTTCTGATGCTCCTTCATTAATCATTGTAGCTTCTTGAAAATCTCTAGCTATATTATACTCAAATATAGCACGATTATTTCTTTCCATATCTATAAGAGCATTATAACAACCTAATGTACCAACATAAGATTCATTAGCTTGCACATCATATTCTGATTCCATATGTCTTGAATATATTCCCAATTTTAGCACCTCCTAAAAAATTGATGAAGCAACTGAATCTGGCATTGAATCTACCAAATCATCTGCTTTATATTTCTTTGTGTTATCACTTTTAACTTCTCTTGAAGCTTTTACTTCACTTTGTTTATTATCTATTGCTATTTTATTAGCAACTTTATCAAAGAAATTAGCAATTGCATATTGCTTTTTAGATATTTCTTTTCTTTCTTTAGCTTTCATTCCAGGATTTGTTTCTACAGCTTGAGCATTTATTTTTAATAATTCAGATTGTATATAGAAATAATCTGAAACTTGAGTTCTAGTATGGAAGAAGAAGTATACTAATTCTCTCATTATCGGAAGTATATTTGTAGCTAATAAAGTTAAAGCTACTACAGCAGCAACACCTGCAACTGAAGTTGAAACACCTAAAAGATTTTTACTAGCTTGAGATATTACATATTCCATTGATTTATCAAAATCACCTTTCTTACAGCATTGATTGAATTTAGCTAAGTTATTTAAAACTAAATTATCTTTAGTTTTATTAACAGCTATTTTATCAACTACAGCTTCATATGAATCTCCATTAGGAATTTTAATAAATTCAACACAAGTAGATATTAAATATGAATTAGCTTGTATAACAGCTAAAGTCATTGTAGAATACATTACCATCGGTAATTCGATACTTAATTTAAAAGCTTTTTCAAACAATTCTCTTCTTGAACGTATATTATCTAAAGCTTCCAATACTGTATCTACTGGATTAGCTTTTTGACCATATTGTGATAATAAAGATTTCATTACATCTAAACTATCAACCAATTGTTCATAATTACTAAGCTTAGTAATATCACCTTTAGTTTCTGGTATATCACCAAAATCTATATCATCAATCTTATTGATGATATGGTCATAAAGTCTACTAGTTAATGATGCTAATATTTGAGATTGGTCTTCTTCATTTACATTAAGCATTATAGTTCTAGTATCTTTATCATCTAAATCAAAATGCTCTTTTAATATTTGATCATATTCCTTAGTCATATAAGCCATTTTATCACCTCCACCTTAATATTCTGTTATTATTTATATTCCATTTCTATTTAATCAAAAAATAAACTTTCTATATATTATCGCATTTTAGTCATAAGAGTTATCATTTTTCTGAAATCATTATCACTAGATTCTCTTTCTAGTGATCTAAATGAAAGTCTCTCATAAACATCATTACCAGTATCATAAATGAAGTCACATACTTCATTTAATTCATCTACTATAACAACAGACATTAAATTGTAAGATTCCATTATAGGTCTTATTACTCTAGGATTATCTATATGAACATTGTAATTCTTTTTAAGATATTGTACTTCTTCTTGAGAAACTACTAATGTAGTTATAGCACTAGCATCATTTGGTTGACCTAAAGTTCTTCTTATTTTAGATTTCAAAGAACGTCTTTCTAATACTTTCCATAATTTAGAACTTGAACCTCTACGTGATTGAGATAAAGCATCTATTTTTGCTTTATCAATAGCAAATAAGAAATCTTTAACAAAAGATATTTCTCTTGTAGTAGCTCTTATGAATTTTAAAAATCCATTATTATCTACATTTTTAGAGTATAATCTTTCTACTACATCCATAGAATCTATAGGATATAGTTTTGCTTTTACACCTATAACTAATCTATTTTGTATAGGCATTCCATCAGTATTAGTAACAAAGTTTACTATCATTACAGTTGGTACTAATTCATTAGCTTTTTTAACATCTGAATCCATTAATTGATTTCTAAGAATATCAACATGATTTTTTGAACCTTTAAAATCCATATCTAAATAACGTTCTTCATCATAGTCTATAGGAGGAGCTTCATATAATATAGCACTTTGACTACCATCATATTTTGAAGCTACTATCTTATAATTTTCTAATGAAATATTATTTACTGATTCTGGAAGTACATAACTTATATTATGTTTAAAATCTTCTTTAAGCAAATCAAGTTTTTCTCTATATTCAATTGGATTGATATTAGCATTTTCATCTGCAGCTGACATTATTAAGTCATCCATTAAATTCATAAAACTATCAACAGACATTTTATCGTCTATTTTTAGATTAGTATGGAATTTCTTAATATAATCTAATCCATTATTAGTATTATTTACTGATATAGCAGAAAAAAGCATCTGTAACATAGATACAGCTTTACGTTCAACAGCTTTAGCTACCATTGTTGCATTTTCTACACTTATGTTTCTAACTGTCGCTACTGGAAAGACTAATGTTAATGCATCTGAAGCATGCGAAATAGATTTGAAACTGTCATTAGCAGTCATACCCTTAATGTAATCTGATTTTCTAACATCATTTATAACGTCTATAATATCTCTTATAACTGTTTCATGTATTATATCATTTGACATTAATCATACCTCCTTTAATAATATTTTAATATAATGTTAAAAAGACAAAAAATAAAAGACTTATAAGAAGACTTATTATAATATTATTCTAAAAGTATGTTATTACATATCTCATAGGTTTAATATCATCTTCTTCTCTTTTTGGTTCCTCAATTTTGTTACATTTATATTCTTCATGTTGTTTTACAGGTTCAACATAATTAGATGTAGTATCATAAGAATAATTACTTTCGTAACTTCTTTGTTTTCTACGTCTATTACTTGAAACTGCACTCCTTCTTATATAAGTGTAACTACTTTCTGCACATAAGCCTCTATTATACATATTAAATTCCTCCCTTTATTCGATCGTATTTGATATTTAAACATTAAGTTGGAGGTCGGAATTTTATTACATATAATAAGTTCTTATAAGTCTCACTATTATAATATATAAATGAAATTTGATTTAATAGAATAACACTAATATAATTTGAAAGGATGTGATTATGATGGCTAAAACCAAGAAGAATAAAAAAGATGACGAATTAATTAAATTATCTAGAGAGTCTAAAATACAATCCAGTATAGATAAAAATGGTAACGTCTTACATTTAGGGAAAAGTGGCTATCTTAAAGAGACTGGAGCTTTAGATAATAAGACATTAACAGAGATACAGCAAGCTGATTTTATACAAAATTCTTCAGATATGAATTGGCTTACTAGATTTAATAGGTTAAGTTATTTGGACCCATATAATACTTTAACTCATAATAAAGAATATATATTTATAACTAAACCAGACTTACATTTATTTGAAGGTAAAAGTAGTAGTGCTTTAAATAGTGAAATAAAAGATAATACTTATTTTTTAGACATGTTTGAAAGATATAGACATGTAATGAAACAACTACAATATTCTGTAAATACTTCTAATCCTTATTTATGTATACTTTCTAATTCAGTAGCATCATCTATTGAATTACCTTCTATAAATAGTTTGGAATCAGAATCTCCAGAGAATTTATATGGAGATAAAATATCATATAGACATGGCTCTGCAGCTGGAGATGTTGGATTTGAATTCTCTTTAGAATTTTATGAAACTAAAAATTTGGAAATATATAATCTATTTAAAATGTGGGATAAATACTATGAATTAAAATCAAATGGAAGAATCACTCCTCCAGATGATTCATATATTTTAAATATGGAATTACATGATCAAGTATCTATATATAAGATAATAGTAGGTGAAGATTATGAAACTATATTATTCTATGCTAAATATTATGGTGTATATCCAAAAAGTTTACCTAGAGATAGCTTTGGTTCATTAGATGATGGGAATTTAAAACTAAGTGTAGATTTTAAATCTTCATTTGTTATAGATAATGACCCACTAATATTAGCTGATTTAAATAAGATATCTTATGGAGATAAAACTGGTAGTGTTGAATTAGAAAGTTTATGGGATCATGAAAATGATAGAGTAAATTATAAATGGGTTGGAAAACCATATGTAATCAAATGTAAAGATATAGATAATGGTGAAAACTCAGAAGGAAGTATGGGAAAATATAAATTGAAATGGGGGAAAAAGTAGATGGCAGATATGAATTACTTACCAGATATTTATAAAATAACCGATACAGTTCAAAGTATACAAAAAAATTATATTGAGGAAGATGATGTTACTTTAACAATGGGTATCTATGGTTATTTAAATGAAGTCAATGCTAACGCATTACAAAACGCTATATTATTAGCAGCAGAATATGGTAATGAAGCATTACCAATACGTGCTAAATATGAAAGAACCATTCTTACAAATGCTATAACTTATGATGTTAAAGATATAAATGCACAGCCAGCTGTAATGAAAGTTATGTTAGGATTCTTAAAATCTAATCTAGATAATTTTCTTGATTCAAATAAGCAATTAGTTATAGATAGATATTGCGATTTAGCTATTGAAGAATATAATTTTCATTTAGACTATGATTTAATAATAACAAGAAGAAAATTAATGAATGGAAATATTATATATTCAGCTAGATATGATTTATCTTTCGATAATGGTATATCTGATATTACAAACCCATACTTACAATCTCCAATAATAACTTCAGTTCAAGGAGATGAATATTTATTTGTAATATGTGATATAAGACAAACATCTTTAGATATACTTACTAATAAAATTATTACTAATAATATACTTGAATCAAAAACATTTGATTTTCAATTCGAAAATCAATTATGTAATTTTAATGTATTTGTAAAAGAAAATGGAGTTACAACTAAATTAACGCCAATATATGAAGGTATGCCTTCAACAACAGAAAAATTCTGTTACTTTACTTATGTAAATGAAAATACAATAAGAGTAAAATTCGATAGAAAATCTTATCAACCAGCTTTAAACTGTGAAATTACAGTAGAAGTTTATACTACATTAGGTAGTGCTGGAAACTTTTCTTATTCTAAAATATTAATATTACCTTTAGAGTCTGAAAATTATGATTATAGAAATATAAAAGCTATAATAAGACCTATGGCTTCTTCCACTAATGGAAGAGATAGAAAATCTGTAAATGAATTAAAAAGAATAATACCAAAACGTATGTTAGCACGTGCTGGTATTATAAATACAAAAGATTTACAAAACTATTTTGATATGTTAGATGTTGATAATAGACTTGTAGTATTTAAGAAAAGAGATAATCAAATAGAAAGATTGTATTATGCATATTTATTAGCTAAAGATGAAAATAGTGATATAGTTCCTACAAATACTATTGAAATAAATCTTAATACTGAAAACTTTGATATTATCTATAAAGATAGATATATTTTAAAACCTGGTAGAGAGATATTCTATGATAAAAAAGAAATTGGATATTATGATAAAAAATTAATTGGAGAAGAAGAAAAATTAACTGAATGTGAATGCGGCTGTGGTTGTTTAATGGGTGAAAGACATCCAATATTTACTTATGCATCACCATTTATTACTGTTGTAAACAAATCACCTTTATCTATTTCTTATTATCTTGATGTAATTAATGATACTTATATATTCGATTATGATTATATAAATCAACAGTCAGCAATACAATTTGTATCTACTAATATAAACTTATCTAAAAATTATTTAATTAGTGATGATTATGTATTTAGAATGAGTTTCACACAAAACTCTACTACTAATGCTGATATAGTAATATATGAAAAAGATGAAGAAGGAAATAAAACTGGTGTTATCTCTGATATACTATTAAAACCAGTTTTAGCTATAAGTATAAATGGAACAACTTATTATGTTAAAGGTGACATAGTAAACTTTGAAGAAAATACTTTCACTTATGAAACAGAATTTAGATTATCTACTAATAGCTGTTTAATAAATGAAAAAAATCAAATTCAAATAGTTAATCTAATAAGAAGTGGTGAATCTAGAGAAGAAAGTGTATTTGTTGATGAAATAATTCATATATCTGTATATGCTTTCTTAGAAAACTCATTAATTAGTGATAAAGATACTACTTATAATCCTGATATAGTAGTACCTGAATATAATATAAATTATTCAGTTGTAAATAAATATCTAATAAATGAAGATATGCATTTATTTTATAATTATTCATCTACAATTAATTCAGTTTGTAAAGTTAATAAACCTAATGAAGGTACTGAAACTGAAAGTTATAATTTCAGTTTAAAATCAATACCATTAATCAGACATGATTATATAAATAATAGCTATAAACTAAATGAATTTATTAGTTATTTACAATATAGAAAATCGTATATTGATAAAGCACAAGAAATAATGGAAGATTCATTCAATATAGATTTAAAATTCTTTAACACATATGGTCCATCTAAATTATTTAAGATTGGTAGAAAATCTGAAGAATTAGATAGAGTTAATTTAACTCTAAACTTCATTGTAAAATTAATATTGTCTTCAAATGCTGAAGTTATATATTCTATTAAAGATAGTATAAAAGCATATATAGAAGATATAAATAAATTAACTAGTGTGCATATGAGTAATATCTGTTCTCATATAAAACAACAATATGATTCTGATATAGATTTCATAGAATTTGTTGGAATGAATCATTATAATTCAAATTATCAATATCTTGAAAAGAATGAACCAGATATTTTAACTGATGTACCAGAGTTTATAAATGTTAACTTAAACGCTAATTTAGAGCCAGACATAAACATCACCATAATTTAACATTATATTAATATTAGTAAAGGAGGAGAATTTAATGGATACATTAAATATTATAAACAATTATAATGCAGAAGATTATATTACAGCAAGTTTAATAAGTCAACTTAATGAAGGAGAAATAAAAGATAGAAATGTAGATGAAAATGATGATATAAGAAATATATTAATGGAAATGCATCTACAAGGAAATCAAGCTAGCTTAGAATTAGATAAATTTAAAACTAAAGTAAGAGATGATTTATTATTTGAAGCTATATATTATGTATATAAACCAACATTAAAAGATAGAATTTCACCAAGAACTGAAGCTCTATCTAAAACTTTAGTAAAAGATTTTATAGCTGAAAATGGAAGTTATGAACTTTTAAAAAGATATAAACATGAATCAGCATTTTTATCTAATCTTTATTCTATAATTGAAAATTATGCTGGTATGATATTAGAAAAAGTAGATAAAGATAATGTAAATACTTTCTCTATAGATACAGATTTAAAAGATGATTTCTTTAATACATTAGAAGCAGAAGATTTCCAATCTATATCTACATTAGTTAATCAAAGAATTGCTGGAGCTATAGATGAATTTATAATTGATAATCAACAAACTAAAGCTCAAATAAGAGATATAGTAGCTCAAACTAAAGAAAGAATAGACACTAAACAAAATATGCCTCAAGATATAGAAGAGGCTTATAATGAACAATGTAAAACTAGAATAGCTAATTTAAAACGTAATAAAACTAAAACTGTTCTTGAAGCATTAATATACAATATAGCTGAATCAGCTATAAGAAAACCAGAATTAAGAGAAGTATATTTCTCTGGTAATAAACCAGATATGGATTTAATAGTAGATGAAGCTACTACAGTATATTCTTTATTAGAAACTCTAAACACTTATAAATTTGCTAGAGTAAATGAAGATTATATAGTTAAAACTTTAGATAGTTTTAGAATGTAAATAAAAGCCCCATAGGTTGTTAGACCTATGGGGTATCTTTTTATAAATATATAGTAAAATCTTTTGATGAAAAATTAGTTATATTGAATAATAAATTTAAATAAGTATTATCATTAATACAATATTTAGCCTTACACTTACATGAACTAAGTATATTTTGTACATAAGGATTATTAAAAAATCTTTTCAATATATTTGAAGTTGTACTAAACGGATCGAAATTTATATCATTTTCAAACTCTAATGAAATAGTTTTAAATCTACCGTTCATTAAAAAATTTATATTTAAGGGATTTAATGTATTAACAATCTCTTGCTCCAATATTTTCATTGCTGTATCATCTGAATATATATTATTGTGTATAAATATTAAAAATTTTTTACATTCATCTGTAAATCTCTCATCTATAAAAGGTAATTTATTTTCTACCATAATAACTCAACTCACTCTCTTCTGGAAAATTTTTTCTTTTAGATACTTGATTATATTGAAATTTATTATAAAACATATTTAAGTATCTAATATTGATTTCAATTCTAGGTAATATGGAATAATACTTATGTACTGACCCATCTATTATTAAATCATCATCAAGCCATACATTAGCATTAAACATATCTGTATATTTTTTACCAGCATTATCCCAGTCTGGTTTCTTTATGGGTCTTATCATTCCCATTTCTGCTAAAAATGTATCAGCAGCGTTAAATCCTTTTGGTGTTTCTATATACATTGTAATATCTACAATGCATGGAGTACATATTAAACTTTCTAACTCATCAAACTCTTCTTTTTCCATTAATCTTTTTATATACATATTATCTTCTTTTGCACATGGCATATAAACATGTATAAAATTACTATTATTTTTTGCCATATCTGCTAAATTATATCTATTAACTAATCTAGCTCTTGGTCTTTCTGACCCTTCTGGTTCTTCATACAATACTACATTATAATCTTTATAGTATAGATTATTAAGCATTCCATTTCTTTTTTCCAATATTTCATTTTGTTTCTTTTCATTTATATTTAATTTATCATACAAATAGCTTAATCTCTCATTATAATCTTGTGGAATATCACCATATTTATTATAATAATTGACAGCTTTTTCTATTCTACTTTTTTTACTCACATGGATATACCTCCTTTTATATAATTTTAATAAATTGTTACCAATTTAATTATTTTTGACTTATTGAGAAGGTAATAATTTATGATATAAATTTTCACCAAGAGAATCTACTTTAACTTGTAATCCAACTAATCCATTTCCGAATAATGTTTTCTTACCAGCAGACCATAATCTATTTAAATCTAGTTCTATAGCTCTCATTATATCTGGTTTATTTACATTTATACCACATAAATTGGCTATATAATCTAATTGATCTACGTTTTTACTTAATCCAACATAATCATTTTTAGGTGACATAGATAATGATTGATATAAATCTTTTATACTAATACTTATATCAACATCTAATGGTAATGCTGATAAAGTCCATTTAGATTTTTCACCTCTTGTTATACTCAAACTTGATATAATTCCCATATTTACATTAAATTGCCCTTTATAAAAAGCTCTAACTAAAAATGGTGATTGAATACCATTATATCCTAATTGTCTTGGTAATGTAAAAGCTAATAGATGTATTAATGGTACACCTATATTTAAATACCAACTATATGGATCTCCATCTGGAGTTCTAAGTTTAATATTTATATCATAACTTCTACTGAAATCAGAATCATTCCATATTTCTGGGAATACTAATTGCCCACCAACTTTTATAGTATCTAATGTATTTCTTAATCTACTAGTTAATAGAGCTGGTAAAACTTGTATATATTTATCTGTAAAAGATGTTATTTGGTCAAAAGCATCTGAAAAGTTATTAGTTAATAATTGATTATATGCTGTACCAGTTGCTCCACCCATTAAGAATCCTATTTCTCTTGATAAATTATTAACTTGATTTATTGAATTTGCAAATTCAGATTCTGCAGTACTATTACTAAAACTTTCAGACATTTGTGATTCAGCATCTACATAAAAACCTACAGCTTGAACTAATCCAGATATATTCTTTAAATATCTAGATTGATAATTTTCCCATGACATTTGACCAAGAGAAGATTTATCAAACAATGCTCTTGTTGTATAGATATATTTATTAGCTATACCTAAATATATAGCCATTTCTTGTAACATTGCATCTACATAGTTAAAATACTCAGAATAAGCATGCTGGAAAGTATAGAATTTTCCATCTCCTTCTTCACCACTTACATCAGCTAATAATGTTTCTGCAGCACTTATACCACCAGCAACTAATGCTGATAATAAATCATCTTTAGAATCGTTTGAATAGTTAGGCATATAAGTAGGTATTCCTGGTGATAATACTAATAATGGCATTTTACTTAATATTCTTTCAGCATATAGTCTACCATAAGAGCTATCACTTGATAATTTAGGATCCACTAAACTAGAAAATTGATATGGCATACCATGTATACCTCTAACTATATCACTTGGTATACTATCTTGGTCATAATCATTTAATTTACCTTGAAATGCAGCATAATCTATATCATCTCTAGTTAAACTATCATCTTCAGGAATAAATTTATCTGTGCTTACTGAAGAGTCTTCACCATCTCCACCTTCACCACTATCACCTGAACCGCCACTTCCTCCATTACCACTACTATTTTTATGCTTTACAATACTATTATTATTTATTTCACTTACTTTTGCTTCACCAGATTTTACATCAGTAGCTTTTATATACGTATTACTAGTTGTCTTATAACAAACATATCCATGTTTATCTTTTTTAGGAGTTGGGTTTTGCATTGTTGGTTTCTTTGAACTATATTCAACATAACACCATCCATCAGTTATACCAACTTTACTCATACTTACTATAGTATTAACTGGTATAGTTCCTAAAGAAGTTTTACTTTCTCTAGTTTTCCATACTGTAACTTTTTTAACTACAGTTCCAGTAGCTTTTATACTACTAGCATTAAAAGTTCTTAATTGGAATCCTGTTGTTGGATCCCCTTTAACTCCACCTTGTGCTTTATATGCTTCAGTAACACCTTTACCACTAACATGAATGCTACCATTAATCATATATAAGCACCATCCAGTACCTAATTTTGAATGTTTTACTTTACAATACCAGTTTGTTTTATTATATCTTAATACTGTAACTTTATCTCCTGCACTCATTACTCCTATTTTTTTAGAACTCTGAGATGTACCTTCTCTTAAAGTTGTAGCTATTTCTATTACAGCACTTCCACCTTTAACATAATTAGCCATAATATCACTCTCCTTTTTTTATAATAAAGTTCGGAAAGGATTATTCTCCTTTCCGAACCTAGTTTTATTCAGTAGCTAATATTTCAAGTATATCTAAAATAGCTTGAGTATTACTTGTATCACTATCAGTACTATTCATTCCTTTTTGTAATAATGAGAATATTTTTTGTGTCTTAGTTTTGTCAGTATCTGAAGATGTTTTAGTTGTTGGTTTTGTAGTTTTTGTCTTAGTTGCTGGTTTACCTGTTATTGATTTTTGTATTTCTGTTAATAAATCAACTACTTCTTTAATATTTTCAGTATTATTAGCGACTTTATTTAATACTGATACTATTATAGTAATAAGTTGTTTTAATACTTTTTCGTCAATTCCTTTATTTAAATTACTTATATTAGCATCAACTTTTTGGTCACTATCAGGGAATGATAAAGTAACTTTATCTAATGAATTCTTAGTACCACCATGAGCTGTTTTATCATAATATTTACTTGGATTTAAACTCTTACCATTATCTGTCACTTCATAATGTAAATGTGAACCAGTACTTCTACCAGTTGAACCTACATTACCAATTATATCATTTTGTCTAACTTTTGTTCCTAATCCATAAGAAGATTGATCTTTCATATGTGCAAATCTATGATCGATACCTTTCTTATCTCTTACAACAAGAGTATTACCAAATCCATATTTTTTATCTTTAAGATTTTCTACAACTTTTCCTGATACTGGTGATTTTATTGGTGTATTTTCTTTTGCAGCATAGTCAACACCAGTATGGAATTCATTATCTCTTATACCAAAATCAGATGATTTGACTCCATCTAATGTATCTTGGAAATATCTATCAATATCTTTAGTAAGATCTGTATCTTCTCCTTTACCTTCAGATGTAATCTTGCTCTTAATGTCTGCTAACCATTTTGTATAGAATTCTTTTGATATAGGATGTATATGGTCACTTCCTCTATAAGATGGTTTATCTATACTTCTTGAGTCAACTATGTTAACTGAGTTCTTAGATGCTATTCCTGGTAATGCTTTTTGTACTACTGGAACCCATTTTTTAGTTTTACCACCAGAAGGAGTAAATGTTTGTGTTAACACTATTTTACTCTTTGGAGATTCTTTCTTGATTTTGTTTATAAGTTTAGTATATTGCTTACTATACCAATCAGCATTGAAACTTCCACCGCCACTAATCCAGTCCGCATCATTTGTTCCATAATGTGTTATGATTACTGGAGGTTTTTTAGCAGCTGCTTTGGCAACATTTCCATCGCTAATACCTTTAGCAACTGTATCACCTATTGTAGCTACTACTCTACTAGATGGTAATACTTTCATATCTTTAAAACCTTTAGCTATTGAGTCACCTAATATAACTGATTTATCAAAATCACTAGATGAAACTTTTGTTTTTACTGAACTGTAATCTGTACCACTACTTAAATCACTACCATCACTTGAACTTGAACTATCTGTTGTAGCATCACTTGCAGCTGGTGTATCAATATCAAATCCAAATAATTTCTTACTAAAGTTTATAGCAGCTGTAGCCATATCACTAAAGAATTCACCTGCTGTACTTCCAGTAGAAGTATCATCTCCACTTGAAGCTCCACCATGTGAAGCTGAGTAATTTCCAACACTAGCTTCAGGTAATGTATAGCTTCCTGTAGCTTTTTCAAATTTAGTTAACTTATTAGGATTTTTTATAGTTGGTGATACTTTCTTATCTCCATCTATAAATCTCTTACCAGTTAACCAATGGTTTTGAGACCAACTACTTCCAAGATTAGCAACTCTTATACCACTAAATCCACTTGAATCACTTGTAGTAGATTCTATATATTTATTATCTCCTAAATATAATGATGAATGTGAAACATTATCTTTATATTTAGTAGTACCATTTCTACTAGATCTAGTATTTTTAAATAATATAATATCACCAGGTTTAAGATCACCTTTCTTAACTTTAGTACCTCTACTACTTAAATATTGTTCTTCTGTATAGCCACCTATTTCAGTACCTGCAGCTCTGTCAAATACATGGTGAGTAAAGCTTGAACAGTCAGAAGCATTTCTATTTTTATTTATATAATCTCTATTTGGTTGAGAATAATAGAATCCTTTGTTTAAGAAAGATAAAGCATATTCTATAATCTTAGAACTTAATTTAACTTTATCATCACCTTTACCATATCTTTCATCGTCACCTTTACCAGTACTAACAAAGTTTTCAAAGTTAACTAACTTACCATCTTTAAGATATTTCTTATAGATAGTTTGTGCAGTTTTAGCTCTAGTTCCTCCACCAACTCCTCTTTCGAAGAATTTATTAAACTTAGAACCAGCTTGATATGCATCAGTTTCATTTAAGAATCCATTAAGTCCTTTCTTTGGATATTCTTGGTTAAGCCATACCTTATGAGTACTATCTTGTAATTGATCCCATAAGAATGCCATTTGAGCATCTGTATCTGACCATTCCAAATTCATAGATTTTGCTATTTTTTTCAATTTATCAAAGTTATTATATTTGCGTATCCATTGGAATAATCCAAAATAAGTACCAGTTTTATCTTTACCATCAGCTTTTGGATTAAAACTACTTTCACACCAAGCATTACCTAAAACACCTGCAGATGCAGCATCTGATGCACCTTTAGCTTTAGTAAATTTTAGTATTTTTTCTGCAACATTTTTAGCTGATATATTAGATTCATCACTAGATGAACTACCATATTCTGAAGAACTTGAATCATCTGTTGTAGCATCACTTGCAGCTGGTTCATCAATATTAAATCCAAATAATTTCTTAGTAAAGTTTATAGCAGCTGTAGCCATATCTCCAAAGAAATCACCTGCTGTAGTTGTAGCAGTAGTATCTTCTGTAGCAGTTCCATCACTTGTACCATCTGAAGTTCCATCAGAACCATCATTTACTTCAGTAATTTCTCCTCCTACTTTATCCATATATTCTTTAAATGATAATGAACTTCCTTTAAGTTTATAATGTTTACCTTTAGTTTCAGTATAATAATTTAAAGGATCGACTCCATTACGACTCTTACTTGTACCACCTTTTAGAACTTCTAAATGAACATGAGGACCACTAACATGACCAGTAGCACCAGAAATACCTAAAAGTTGACCTTGTTTAACTGAATCACCTTTCTTAACTTTTTTACTCTTCATATGAGCAACTCTATAGAATGTATTACCACTATTAGTTTTTATAGTCAATGAATTACCATAAGAACTATGTTCATTTTCACTATATACAGTTCCTGATTTAGGAGCATATAATGGTTGGAAATGAACGTTATAGTCTAATGCACCATGGTCACCTCTAGCTGTAGCATATTGAGATCTTTTTTCACTAAAGTAAGAAGTTATACTTCCTTTACTTGGATCACAGAAATAACCCCAATCTACACCTTCACCCATACCATAATAAGGATTAGTTAAATCTACTATATCTGGACCTTTACCTGCACTTCCATCTTTACCCATAAATGTAATATTACCTTTACAGTTTTGGAAGTTTTTATAATCTGATGCACTAACTAGAATATCTATTCTATATACACCATTTACAATTTTTATAGCTCCACCTCTATCTGTAACTGTATATATTTTACCATCTAATGATGTACCAGTATTTGATATCTTTATTTTAGTACCAACAGGAACATCTGCAGGAGCAGCACAAGTTTGTTCAGCAGGGTTTAGAGGATTACCTTTACAATCATAGAATCCACCTTCCATAGAATCGTTATGAGGATAGTATGCTGTAAAAGATGCTTTAACAGATTTACCAACTTTATAGTTAGTACCTGTATATCTAGTACATTCACTTCCAGGTGAACCAGAAGAACTACTAGATGTAGTATCTGTACTTGCTTCACTAATATCAAATCCAAATAATTTCTTACCAAAGTTTATAGCAGCTGTAGCCATATCTCCGAAGAAATCATCACCATTGCTACCAGTAGCTTCAGCACCAGTATCTTCACTAACACCTTCACTTGAAGATCCACTACTTTCTTGACCGTCTGTACTTCCTACTTTCTTAACTTTACTTTCATCTACTTTATAAGTTTTATCACCTATTTTGAAAGCAAATCTAAATCCAGTACTAAGTTGTGATTCAGATCTAGCACCTGAGAATCTAGAACCTCTAGGGTCATTTATTACATAACCATCTTTAGTTTTACCAAACAATGCTAAATAATGTCCATTAGGTCCATATGGAGTTAATAAACAGTTTTTAGACCAGTTTGAACTCTTAGAGCATCTACCATCTATAATTAAAGGATAACCTTTAGCAGCTAATTCTTTAGTTTTTGATAATGAACTAATATAAGTTACACTTGTATTATATTTTTTACCATAGTAATTAAATAATCTTGAAGAATCTGTTACACCAGCAGTAGGACTCCATCCATGACTCTTTCCTTGTGCACACATATCTTTAGGATTTAAAGTTTTACCAGTTACTTGCCCAAATGCCATTGCAGCTGAAGTTGGACCACAACCAGCTTTTAATATATTTCCTCCAAATGCTACTTGAGACCAATAAGGGAATCCATTTACATATGTTAATGTAGTAGGGTCTGAACCTTTACCAGCAAAATTTGGATCTTCTAAAGCTAAAGCTTTACTATCTTTGCTAGATAACATAACTTGTTCAGCATCTTTAATATCTTCTTTATAACCTGTATCACCAAACACCCATGCATGTTTAAATCCTTTCTTTAATTGACTTTCATCATAAGATTTAGAACCATTAATACTTGATGGGTCATTTACTATATAACCATTTTTATTACGACCAAACATTGCAACTATATGTCCATCTGAATCAGTTCCATATAAATTACCACCTTCACCAGATATAACCATTGGAACTCCACGACTAGCATATTGTTTTATTTGTTCGAAATTATCAATTGATTTAACTTTTATTCCATATTTGTTTCCTAAATATGGGAACATTGAATCTGTTGAACCATTATCATCATAAACTCCTGCATTGTAAGTTTCATCTGCTACTTCATTAGGAGTTATCATTTTACCAGTAACTTTACTTAAAACCATTGCAGCTGAAGTTGGACCACAGCCAGTTTCACTAAGTTCTGGTTTCTTTTTATCTGTATTATAATCTTTATATTGGCTAAAATAAGGGAAGTTATTTACTCCTAAATAAGAATCGTCAGTTTGAGAAACCTCAGCTGGATCTTTACCTTTACCAACGTATTCTCCTTTACCAAATAATCCACCAAACCAGTTAAGACCACTAGCTACAGCATTTTTAACAGTATTGTAAACATTACCAACAGCGTTACCAGCTTTCTTAACTACAGATTTAACACCACTTGCTACATTATGAACAACATTACTTACACCACCAGTTACTTTACTAAATAATGATTGTGCACCATTTTTTATTTTATTAAGTATTCCACCTGAAGCAGATGTTGAACCAGTTAGATTTTCAGCTATACTAGTTATAGTATCTGTAGTGGCATTTGTAGACATAGATTTAAGATTAAATTCTTTAACTATTTTATCAGCTTGTTTCTTTAATGTATCAATATCTTGAGGACCTTCACCAAATACTGGCATTACATAATCTTGTATTAATTTTGCCCAATCTGTATTTGGAAGTAATTTATCTATTACGAATCTTCCATTTATAGTAGCTAATATTGCAGCACATGCTTTCATACCAGTAGTATAAGTATCATAAATACCTATATATTTAGCTGGATTATTAAATGCATTAACAAAATTAGATATTAAGAAAGATATATTACTTACATTAGCATTAGATACTATTGCTCTAAGATATCTATTTAGGTTAATAGATTTATTCTTTTCACAATTCATTTTTAATTTCTTGATTACTTGTGGAACAAAGTTTCCTAAAAGTACACTTGCTGCACTATATTGACTACTACTAGCATCACCAAGTAAATTAATTATAGTATCATTATTAAATATTTTAGTAAATATTTCTTCTAATACTTTACTAGCACTTTCAATCATACCAGTACCACTAACAGATTTTGTAATATGATTTAATGCTAAAGTACTTTTCTTACGGAATGAAGAACTTAAAGCAGATGGAGCTACAGATTTTATAGTATTTCTTACATTGCCTATAACTCTTTCACTTGAAGGAACTGAATTAGAGCTATCATCATCGCCTTTACCGAAAGACCAAGAATCTCTAAATCCATTCATTAATTCTTCTTTACTATAAGCTTTAGAATATTTCTTACCTCTAGGGTCATTTACTAAATAATTACCATTTTTATCTTTACCAAATACAGTAACTATATGACCAGCTTTAGTATAAGGACTATCTTCACCTTTTCCTAAAGTACCAGATACTGCTGTTGGTATACCAGCACTAACCATTTTATCAAATTTTTCAAAGTTTCCACCTGAAGATACAGTTTTAACACCATATTTTTTAGCTTCAGTAGCAAACATATTACCTCTAGCACCTTCAGAATCCCAAGTCTTATTCTTATAAGCATCTTTAGCTATTGATTCTGGAGATATGTCTTTACCAGTTACTTTACTTAAAGCCATTGCTGTTGAAGTTGGACCACAACCAGCATCATTTATCATTTGTCCAAATTGTCCAGAAGCTTGTTTTTGTGAGAAATATGGATTACCATTAACTACGTCACCTTCACCTTTACCAACTTTCATACCATTTACAGTTTTTATATCTGATACTTTTGCATTAGTATCTTTGCTAGGTTTTTTAGTGAATACATTTTTTACACCATTTTTAACAGTATCCCATGCATTACCAGCAGCTGATTTAGCATCATTCCATTTATCACTAACCCAATCTTTAGATTTCATAACCCAACCAAATTTATTTTTAAACCAATCTAATAGGCTTTGGAATCCTTCACCTATAGCTTTAATTGGATCTTGTATAAATTTAGAGCACCAGTCTTTAATATCATTAAATTTCTTTCCTATTCCATCAAGTACAGGCTTGATATTTTTATCATACCAACCACTTAATTGTTTAGTAAGACCATCTAATATACCTTTACCCCAATCACTTATACTATTGTATAATGAACCAATCATTTTTGGTGTATCTACTATACCATTAGCAGCAGCACTTAAGCCTTTAGCCATTAAGTTAGCTCCGCCTTTGACTCCACTAAGTAACATGTTTCCAGTCCAATTCTTAGCAGTATTGAACCCGTTTTCTAACATCTTACCACCAGCACCTATACCATTTATAGCTTGATTTCCTAACCATTTAGCTCCATTCCATAATTGACCAGCACCATTACCCATAGCTGTTAAAGCTCCAGCCATTTTATCTCCAGCCCAATTAATTCCATTATCATTAACCCATTTAAGACCTTCAAGTGCTTTACCACCTACCCATTTATTTACATCTACCCATTTACCAATACCTTTAAGTGTAGCTTGATCAAGCCATTTAAGTCCTTTAATTGCTTTACCACCAAGATTTTTAGCACCATTACCTATCCATTTACCAGTTTCACTAATTTTTCCACCTGCCCATTTAGCAGTATCTTTAGCTCTATCAAATAAACCTTTATGACCTTTTACTTCTTTATTATATTCTTCTAAACTAAAATTAGTTCCGTTCTTTTCATTGTATTCTTTTAATTCTTGTTGTGCTTGAGCTTGTTGTTGTTTAATATTACCCATATCAACACCAATACCACTTAATACATTAATTAATATTGACATTATAGTTTTTGTAGGTAATAATGTAGCTATTATAGATAATCCTTGTATAGTTTTAACAACACCAGAAATTATTCTGTACCCAAATGGAACATTGTCTTCGGTAATTCCCATTATATTTCTTGCATCTTTAAAACCAGATATGAAATCATAAACAGCGAATCCTAAAGTTACTAATCCACCTGTTCCTATACCACCAACTACTCTAGCTAATGCAGTACCAGACATTTTTACAGCACCTTTAGATATTACTTCTAACATCTTAGGAACAGCTCTTTCTAATAAAGCTTTAGCAACTGGAATATTTTTAACTTTACCTAAAAGATTTACTACTGTTGAATTAGTAAATAATTTTGTAAATTGATTCTTAGCCCAGTTTAATAATTGACTTACTAAACCACTATTAGCAACATTAGTTAATATTTTGCCTTCCATTTTATTTGAAAGACCACCACGTTTAGCTATACGTTTAGCATCCATTTTTAAGAATTTATTTCCTAAAATTTTACCACCAGCATTAGTAACAGTTTTAGCTCCTTTTACAGCTCCTTTTACAGAAGTCTTTACTGGATGTAATATAAAGTCTTTAGCTGTTTTAAATCCAGCTCTAGCTATATCTTTAGCTCCACCTTTAAATCCAGATTTTACAGCTCCTTCAGTTATTTCTTCAACTCCTTCTTTAGATAAAGATTTAGTTAAAGTTTTAACTTCTCCTTCTTTAGCTATATTTTTAGCTACAGAAGTTTTAACAGCACTAGCATATCTAGCACCTTTTCTAACTGTACTTCTTACAGCAGTATTACCTATAACAGCAGCTGCTGATGTAGTACCTTTTCCACCTTTATTTACAGGATTACCATTTTCATCATAAGTAACTTCTTGGTCATCAGTTCCTATATCCCATCCCATACCTTTAAGTATTGATGGTATTAATTCTGAACCTATAAATTTAACAGTTCCTTTTAATAATGATGGTATTTCTTGAACTAAAAGAACTAATCCATCTTTAAGTCTTGGTAATGCTTCTTCAGTTAACCATGGTTTTATAGTAGTATCCCAGTTTTCAGATATTGCTGGACCTATTTTAGTTTTAAATAAATCAATTATTTCTGGAAGATACATTAATCCACCTATAACTAAAGCACCTTTTCCTATAGTACCAAATATCCCTCTAGTGAATAATCCTCCTATAGCACCTCTACCTAATATACCACCTAATAATCCTTTAGCTCTTCCAAGTAAGCCTTTACCTATACCTAAAGCCATAAGTAATTTACTTAACCAACCACCAGATTTCTTTTCTTCATCTTCTTCTTTTTCATTTTTCTTAAATAATCCAGAGAAACTATCATAGAATGCTTCTTGTTTTTCTCTTAATCTTTGAGCTATTCTAATTGATTTTCTAGTTGATGAATCTGTTGAATCTGTTTCATATTGACCAGTTTTACTATCACGTTTCATTACAACTTCATTACCTTCAGCATCTAATATAGATTTCTTCATGTCATCAGATAATCCGTCTTTAACTTCACTAGTATCTACTGATTTTTTAATTTTTTCAACTGCTGTTTCATCTTGTTGTTTCTTAGCTTCTTCTTCACCAGTTTTCTTTACTTCATCTTCTTTAGCCTTTTTAGCTTCAGCTTCTTCTCTATATTGTTTCATTATATCTTTATATGAAACTGTACGATATTTCTTAACATAAGTTTGTAAATCAGCTAAAGGCATTTTTCTAACAAAATCAGGTTGATCATCTAAAGATTTAATACCAATTCTTCTTAATAGTATTTGACGTTTCTTTTGATCTAAAGATAATACTTGTTCATCTCTATGAACAGCATCATCTAATTCTATTTTAGAATTAGCTCTTCTTTGTTGGAATTCATCTCCAGTTTTAAAATCTCTTATTTGTTCAAGTAACTTATTAGTTTCGTCTTGTTTATCAGTAAGAGATTTATTAAGATCTGTAATACCTTTGATTATTTCAGTTATCTTCTTATTTCTCTCATCATCTTTAATATCTTCTGGAGTTATAACTTTACCTTTAAGATTTCTAAGTCTATCTTCAGATATCGCTAATTTACCAAAAGTTTCTAAAGATAATTCTTTTCCTAATTTTGTTGAATTTCTAGCTAATTCTTTTACTTTTCTTTCATAAGCATTTTTACCTTTTTCTTTATCAAGTCTTAAATCTTCAGTTATTTTAAATTCATTCATTAAGTCCATTATCTTATTAAAGTCAGCATTATCATCTAATTTAATTCCTTGATCTTTAGCAAGTTTTCTTAAATAATTTATAGCCATTTCAGATTGACCATAATTTAATCCACCTAAGATTATATTTCTATCTTTAATCTTTAATTTACCATTTGCACCGATATTCATATTTTTAAGTAAAGCTGTTATTTCTTTTCCAGCTTTTATTTTATTCTTTTCATATTCTTTATCAGTAACACCAAAAGCTTTATATTGATTAACAAATTCTCCAAGTTGGTCATTTGTCATTGATGCTAATATTTTATCAGCTTCATCATTATTATAACCATTATCTTTTACCTTCTTATTATATTTATCTCCATATATATTTTGAAGGTATTCTTCACGAGTTACTTTACTATTTGGATTAGCTTTCTTATAAGCTTCAAATTGTTCATCAACTTGATTTTTTACATTATCAGCAGCTTCTTTTCTTTCATAGTAAGTATCTCTTAATATCCTAGAACCATAATATTTTTTATAATTTGAAGTGTCTTTAAGCATATTTTGCATAACTTTCTTACTTTCTTCGTCTTTAACATCTCCAAATCTTTTCTTAATTAAATCTTGAGCTTGATCATGGAAACCAGTTCTCATTAAGAATCTTAATTTATTGGCATCTTTTTTACCAAATCTTTTTTCCATTTCTTCTGCAGCATTATTAAATGAATCTCTTTTAATCTTTTGAGATTGATCATAGAAGAAATCCATTTCATTTTGATTATTCATATAATTAAGTCTTTCTTCTGCTGTCATATCATCAGCTGTACCAACTCTTATTTGATGTCTTTGAGTTGCACGTCCTATTCCACCTAGTATTCTAGCTGGAGTAGATATAATTCTACCAACTGTTCCTAATAAACGTTTACCTAAATTCTTAAATGGACTAAATATAGTACTTAAGAATTTACCAACTTTTTCTTTTATTGGAACAACTAAAGTTTTATTGAAGAAATTAATTATACCTTTAGCTATACCACCAAATACTGTTTTAAACATTATACCAATTTGTTTTGTTATAGGTTTAAAAGCATCTTTTAATGGTTTTAATATATCACGTTTAGCCCAATTAATAAATGGACTAAATATTTTATCTTTCATGAAACCTATTAATCCACCTTCTTGTTCTCCAGTTTGTGGATTATAAGTACCAAATATCATTTCTTTAAATTTATCTGTAGTTGATGCATATCCTAAAGCTGAACCTATTAAGATACTACCAAGTACACCAAATGGACCACTTAGATGTAACATGTTTAATCCAAATCCTACACCAGCACCTGCTAATATATTAGGAAGATTCTTCTTAAATTTATTCCATCTATCTTCTCCTATAATACCTGTTTCTCCGAATAATCTATTTTGTATAGTTGCATTATTTTTAGCTACACCTAATGCAGATCCTATTAATAATCCAGGAACTGGACCTAAAGGATTTAAAGCAGTAAAGCCAGAAAGTAAACCAACTATACCATATTTTTTCATATCTGGGAATGTTTTAGCAACTGTATTGACAAAGTCTTTAGGTAATAATCCTCCTTTACGTCCGATATAATTACCATCTTTATCAAATTCTTTTTCACCAAATAACATTGCTTGTACTTTTGCACTATTTTTAGTTAATGCTATACCAGAACCTACAGCTGCTCCTAATAATGGACCACCTATAAATCCTGTAAGTAATGATGCTCCACCACCTAATAATGCTCCAGATACAACATCTGGTCCATATAGTTTAGCTTCACCCATTACTTCTTTCATTGCATTTGCTGATACTTTTTTATCTTTCTTACCGTCTTTATCTCCAACAATAGCTTCCATAGTTTTATTAATAGCTCTTTTATAAACTTGGAATGTTTCAGAGAATATATTAGTATAATCTCCTGCTACACCTTTATCAGTTTGATTACCAGAATTATTAATAACTCCTTCATTACGTTGATTCAAGGCTTGTTGAGTTATTTTAGCTATTTTTACAAAGTGTTTTTGTTGGTCTTCATTATCTAAATTAGCAAAATCATTACCAACTTCTCCACTTCTTCCAAGCATAGATATTATAATATTAGGATCTACATTATCAGCTCCCATTACAGCAGCTATATTTTGATATAAATATTTAGCTTGGTCATGCACTTTATTATCTTTCCATTTACCTGATTGAACTTTAGCCATAGCTTCTCTTATTTGATTAGCTATTTGATTACGTTTATCACCTGTAAGTGAAGGAACAACAGTTTCACCTTTACCTACTATAGCTAATTGATCTTTATCTATTACTCCACCTTTAGCAAATCCTGGTATACCAACTCTACCAAAATATCCTTTAACTGCATTTTGTATATCAGTAGTTAATCCATCCATAAAATCATTTAATACTGCTTGTTCATTTCCTGCTTCTATATTTCTTAAAGGATTTTGCATAAATGGTGTTATTCTAGGACCAGGTTTAAATTGGTTCTTATTACCATTTCCTTGTAAAAGATTTAATATTTGTTTCAAAGTACTATCTATACTTTCAGTAGTAGAAGTTTGAGTTTGCATAGATTCTTTTATAAATTTATTATCTGTAATAAATTTAGAACCACCTTCAGTAAGATTATCAGACCAAGGTCTATCTTTATCTAATTGATCTTCAGGTCTTTCTTTAGATTGATTATATTTCTTAATTCTATCAAAAGCATCTAAAGCTTCTATATCTTCTACACCATTACCAGTATCTAAAGTTCCATCTTCTTTTAATCCTAATGCATCAGTAATAAATTCTGTAAGTTCATTAAATGTATCTTCAACATCTTCTATTTGTCTAGATAATTCTTTTATACGTTTATTAGCTGGAGCATTTTCAGACATTTTATAACCTGTACCTTTTTTATTATATATCTTTTGTTTAGCTCTTATAGCAACATCTTTCTTATCACTTATATCTTTTATAACACTATCTTTTTGACCTAATATATCTTTAATAGTTATACCTTCAAAATTATCAGCATAATTTGAATCTCTATCTTTAAATAATTTATCTATAGATTTAGATACAAAATCATACATATCTCCATCTTCGCTGCCTAATATTCCTGCAAATGAATCAAGTAATTTTTGTTTAGCAGTTTTATCATATTGTAAATCTAATCCAGCTATAGATCTTGGATCATTTTTATTAAGATTAGATTCACCAGTTTCAATCATCTTTTCTATTTCAGCTATTTGTTTATTTAAATCTTCTGATTCTCCATTAAGAGAAACTTCACTTAATAAACCTTGATATCTATTATCTAATGTAGCTAAATATCTTAATGCTGGTAAACTCATATCATTTGAACGAATTGATTGTTCAATTTGTTTAGTCAATTTATCTATTTTTTGTTTTTCTATCTTTTGTAATAATTCGGTATTGACTTTTCTCATACCATTCTTTTTACCATCTTTAGTAACTCCATTAAAGTTTCTAAATCTACCTATCTCAGTACCGTTTTGTTTTTCTAATTCTTTAAGTCTATCTTGAGATTTCTTTAATTGATCAACAACATTCTTATCTTTACCAGTTAACATTTCTTCAGCTAATCTACGTTGTTCTTCTATTGGAAGATTTTTAAATTCAGAGCTTTGGAAATATTCATAAGCTTGTTCATTAAGAACATTTTGTCTTTGTCCTATATCATATTTATTAAAATTATTCTTATTAATAATATTCTCTCTAGCATTATCATAATCTAATAATTCTTGTTCGATATTTTGATTACTATCTCTCATTTCTTTTAATCTTTTCATTGCTTTATCTAATCTGTCATTAAGTTTAGCTATTGTATCTTTACATTTCTTTATTTCAGCTTTGACTTTTTTAGCTTTAATTTGTTGCTGTTTATTTCTACTTTTTCTTAAAGCTAAATATTGAGTATTGTAATCATTTAAATCTTTAGTAACTGATCTAATTTGTTGTCTTAAAGTCATTACTGACATATTAAGAGATCTATATTCTTTTATATCTTTTAAATTCTTAGTTTCTTCATCTAATTCTTTTAATTCAAGTTTAATATTATTTATATCAAACATATCATTTATATTATTAGATTCACCACTTTGAACTTTTCTAGCATGCTCAATACTTCTCTTAGTTTTATCAAATTTTTGTTTTCCATTAAGATTATCATAATTATCAAAATCATAATTTCTTAATATCTTTGTAACTGTTGTAGTTATATCATCTTCATCAAATTCTTCTTGATTATTATCTTCTTTCTTTTTATCAAAAAAGTTTTTAGATTTGAATAAATTAGTTAATGGGCTAAATACATCTTTAACAGAATCAGTTATAGAAGTACCGATACCTTTAAGAGTATCACTCATTTTTTCTCTAACTTGTTTAAAGAAATCTTTAGCTCCTTGTTTCTTTTCTTCCAATCCAAACATTTCAGATATCTTACCATATATACCTTTTATAAGTCCTTTATCTTTATCTAATCCTAATCTATCTTTTAATGGATTAAGAATCTTTTCATCCATAAATTCATTGAAATGATTAAAAGATTTTTTCATTTCAAAAAGTAAATGATCTAATATGCCTTTAATAGATTTCTTACCATTTTCTCCTTCTTTACCATATATTAATTCAAATAATCCTTGATCTACTTTTACAGCTAAATCAGTCATTATTGAAGAAGGACGTTTAATATATTTTTGAGCTTTTTCAGCAAACTTATCAAATTTAGAACTAAATGATTTACCACTTAATCCCATTTCTTCTTTAAGTTTATCAAATTCAGTCTTTTCTTTTTCAGCTTCTTCTCTAAGTTTATCTTTATTTTTATTAGTTTGAACGTTGCTTCTAACAGCTCCTCTAACAGTTTCATCATCTAAATCAGATATATTAACTAATAATTCTCCTTTTTCTAATCTTCTAGCTTGTTGTCTTAAAAATGTTTTATTAGCTCTATCTCTTTCAAGTGCTTTTTTAGTACTTTCACTCATCTTTTCATTTTCACTTCTTGTATCTTTTATAGCTGTTTCAGATAGTGATCTAAAACCTCTATCATATCTTTGAGTATAAGTATTACCATCAGCATCAATTATATCGTAATTTTGTACTAAATCCAAAGGCATACCTTGGATATTTCCTCCACCACCAAATCCTTGAGCTGTTATACGTCTCATATAATTTAATTCTTTATACATACTTTGCATATAGAAGAATATATTCTTACCATAATTATCTTTAGTATCTAATAAAAGATTAGTATTAAAAGAAGTCTTTTCAGCTTTTTTATTTTTCTTACCATTTAATTCTTTAGCAAATTGATTATGATTAGCATTATTAAATAAATATGCATATTGTCCACTTTTTTCTATATCTTTAAAACGTCTAGTTTGATTGCCATATTGATCTTGCATATCTGCATTATATTGCATCATAATATTTCTTGGTAATTCTCTTAATATAGATTGTATAGCTAATAAATTCTTTTCACTAACACCATAATCTAAATATTTTTCATTAAAATTATTCTTTTGATAATCAATTATTTCACCTTTGTTATATGAAGTTTCAAATAGTTTTTCTAAATCTTTAAAGAATTGATCATATTCTTCTTTACTACCAAAAGCTAAATTTTTATTAGCTATTTCTCTTACTTGTTGCATAGGTTCAGATGCAGCACTTTTCCAGAAAGAATTTTTCATATTATCAAATTCTTTTTTCATTTCATCATAAGTAACAAATTTACCTGTTTCATAATTAAATGTAGTTTCTTGACTTCCTGTAAGAGCTGATAATATTTTGCTTAATTGTTGTGGTATAACTTCAGTTAAAGCTTTTTGAGATTTACCATTCCAATCAACTTTACCTTTGTCATATTGAGAAACATCTACACTAGTTTTTGGTGAATTTTTTATACCAAATACTTTTCCAAGCATTTTTTCTAGCATACTATCTTCAGAATTAGACATAGTATTTAATTTTGTAACCATAGATGCAAAGAATCCACCTATAGTTTTATTCATATTATTAAATGCTTTTTCTAAATCTTTAGGTGTCATTCTATTAATCATAGAAGATAATAAAGCACCATATGGGTTTGCAGCAAATAATGCAAGCATATTACTATTTTCACCAGTACCTTGCATCATCATATTCCAAGCTCCACCTGTTAATTCATTAAGATAAGAATTTGAATTTTTCATTATTGTTTTACCATATGCAACTAAATCAGGCATACCACCAGCATCAACAACATCATTATATCCAATTTTATTTTTCTTACCTTCTTCACTATTAGTAGTAGCTTCAATCTTTCTAGTATTCTCAGCTATTTCTCTTAATAATGAAACTTGATCTTGTAAAGCTTTACTTGTATTTGTAAAGAACTCAGTTGAATTTGATAAATGAGGTGTCAAATTTTTATCCAAGTATTGCATTACGCTACCAATATTACTATTCATAGCATCTAAATGACCATTCATAATACCAAAAGCTTTAGTATTTTGAGTATATAAAAGATTTGTATTTTTTATATTTACTTTAGATGAGTATTCAGCACTTCTAGCAACAGCCATAGATATAGCGTTAGCATTAGCTTGTGATGTATTTTCTATACTACTAATAGTTGCTAATGTTTCTTGAGCAGTTCCACTAGTTTTACTACCACTAGATGATGAATCAGTAGCTTCATCATCCCAATTATCGTCAAAATCAGAAAAATCATCGTCCCAATCATCTAGATTTAAATCTCCAAGATCAGCACTAAGATTATCATCAAATCCAGAGCCCATGTCATCACTAAGCCCCATTTGTTTCATTTCCATTTTTTCAAGACGTTCTTTATTATAAAGATTACCTGTCATTATATCTTCTTTAAGTGCTCTTAATCCTACATCAGCAGCTTCATAGAATTTAGTTTTCATGATAGCATCTAATCCACGTCTATAAGTAGTACGATAATCCATAGCAGATTTGTATATTGTTTTAAATAAATCATTATTAGTATCAGAGAAATCTGATATAACTGGATTCATTTGTTTCATCTTTTCAACAGCAACATATGTTATAGATTTACCTACATTATAAAGATATCCTTGTCTTTTACCTAATTTTTGTTTATTAGTTTCAACTTTAGGTTTTCTACTAGCATTCTTCTTTAATTGCTTAACAGCACTAGGACTTTTATTTGCCATTTTGATTACCTCCTTTTACAAAAAATAAATATTATCTTAATGTTAAAAAACAAATTTGAAGGAGATACAGCGTTAGCCGTATCTCCTTGTAGAGTGTAGAAATTATTCAATATGTTTGAATAACAATGTGGTACACTAAGTGTCGGGGAAAGTTGAACACTTAGTGATTCAAGAGTTAAAGCTTTAGTATATAGCTCATCATATAAAGTTTTTTGGGTCGGGAGTTTCTATAAAAAACTTTTAAATATACTAGCCTACTTTTATGTTAGTTTAATTTATTTTTTATTTTTCAAATGTTTTGGACAAGGAGAACTTGCTTTTACACCTTTATGAGCTGGTGTTATAGATTCACCTTTGTCATAAGTTCCATCTTCATTTTTCTTAGGGAAATATGCAACTTTTTCTTCTGTTTCTTTAAGCATAAAGCTTATATCAGAATCTGCTTTGCAGCCTAAAGATATTTTTCTTCCTGTATCTAAATATCCTAGCATGAATTCTTTAGATATATCTACTAAATTACTAGCATCTGCTTTTGTGAATTGCATGTTATTAGCTAATTCTTGAGCTTCTGCTGATGGTATTGAAGCACCTTTATTTATTATTGATGCTGCTAATTGTACTGCATTATCATGTGGGCAACATTCTCTAACTACTTCACCTACATTATTATATTCTGCAGTCTTAAACTCTGGGTCATTTATCATTGCATGCATTACATCTCTTTCATCTTTTTTACTTTGTCCTTTTTGAGTTAATCCTTCATTAATTTCACTTATTAATTTTCTAGCGTTGAATTCCATAATTCTTACCTCCTAATTATCTTTTTTATTATTGTTAATAGATTTTATTTTATAATGATACACTATTGGGTTAAATGGCTTTCTTTTTTTCCCATTCTCCCTAATAATGTCATTTAACTGTTCTTTAGTACAATTTGAAATCGTACTAATAAAATTTTTTTTATCCATATTATTTCTTTTCCTTTCTTTTACATGTTTTTCTTTACACTTTTCTTTTTATCTATATTATGTGTAATTGAACAATAATGCCAATTTTCACATCTATACATTCGACCTCCATTACTATCTACATCATATAGTATCCATTCTTTCCCACAATAAGGACATATACCTTTATTCCATTGTTTTTTCTCTTTTCTTATATCAGATATCATTGAACCTATAAGACATACAATTACAAATACTATTAACCATTGCATATACCTATACCCCCTGTCTCTTATCAAAGTTATAAGTCATTTCACACATATGTCCTTCTTTACATAAGTATATTCTTTTTTCTGTTAAATTATAATCTTCTTCAGATGTATGATATATCCATGCATTTCCACATTTTCTACATATACCTTTATTCCATTCTCTTTTTTCTTTTAGTATAGTATATAGTATACCACCTACTATAAAAGATACTAAACCTCCACAAAATATTAAAGCTACAATATCTACTATTTGATCTGTATTCATATACATATACCTCCTATTTTCTTCTTTCTTCTAGATTGATTATTTTACATTCTTCTTTTATTCCCTTTCTTTTACTATCATATTTATTACATATACTAGCATGTATAATAGGATACTCTATAAGTTTCCTATTTATACTACACATACATGTTGCATTAAATATGTACGTATTAGAATGTTTACACTTCCTACAATCCTTTAAGTATTGATTACCTTTACACTTCTTAACTATTTTCTTTATCATAAGCTATGTCCTCCTTTATTTATATAAAAGTACTTATTTTATTACATTAATATAATATATAAAAGAAAATAATATTAAAAAATATTTTTTTACAATGTAACTAACATTTCGATAAGAAGGAGGACATAGGGGTGGGCGGTCGGGAAAGATTGTGAATGGGATAAATGATAGAGAAGAGTGAAGGATAAGAGTGAAGACAAGGGAACAGGAAGAAAAGACCCGACCCGAGAGGGGAGGGAGATAAGCAGTAACAAGATAGATACGATAGAAAAGAGAGATAGATAAGAGAGAAAGGGAATAGAACGTGAAAATGAAAGAAAAGAGAGATACAAGGAGTGAAAGGGAGTAATGGATCCTGGGAACTAGAGAACTTAGGAACAGGGAACTTGAAGTTAAGGAATGGGTAGAGAAGAACAGGCTTTTATCAAATAGAAAAAATAAACATTAATATAAGTAAAAAAGGAGGTAAAGGAAATGTTAGTAAACAATATAAAAGATATAGAATATAAAAAAGTATATGGAATAGTCGATGATAAAGGAATAAAAAGACTATATATACTAGCAGAAGAGAATGAATGTAATATGAAATTCTCAAGAGTATTAGTAATACAAAATAATAATAAAAATAGATTAGCAATGGAAGATAGTAGACATAGACATGGATTAAAAATCTATACTAAAAAGAAATTAAAACAAATGGTTGAAAGTGGACAAATAGAAGAATTAGTAGAATTAAAAGTTCATGAATAATATTATAAAGGATATAGTAAATATATCCTTTATTTTTATTTTGTCAAGGAGGTGGTATACTAATGATATTATTAGATGAAGTACAAAAAATGAAATTAATAAAGAAACCATTTTATTTACCTTTAAATAAAGATAAGAAACATGGTAAAGCAGTATTATTAATGACTCCAATGTATGATAGTACTATAAGATTATTAAATAATCCATTAATAATAAAGAAACATTATGAATCATATTATTTAGAAAGAGATATGATGTATGTAATTAATCATGAAGGACATATAGATTATGATGCTACAGATGGATTGATTAATGAATATAATGATATTCTAGATGATATTAATGAAGCTACATTAGCTAATCCTTATATAGGAAACTATAGTAATAATCTTAAAGAAAAGAATAAAGTAAGAAAAAGAAAGATGAGAAAATCTATTCATAAAATGAATAGAATAGGAAATTATGAAAAAAATAATGTAGGAATAGAAGGAGATAAAAAAGCTATAGGTAAAGAAGTAGTTAAAGATGATCCAGATAAGATATCAGATGATAAATCAGTAGAAGAAATTTATGTTGGATATTCTGGAGATATGTATGTAGAAGATAATAATTCTCTTATAAGATATAATATAGGAGATAATAAGAATCTATTATATATATTAGAAGCAGATCAAATATATAATAATCAATTAAAGAAATTATTATATAATGATAGAATGAAACAAAAAGGAGAATTGTTTGATATCTATAATATGATTAAACAAGATGTAGATTATATCAAATATTGCTATATAGATATTAATAAATATAAAGCAAGAAATATGTTTATTGATACATTCTATTATAATGAAATATTCTTAAATAAGAATGTATGGAAAAGAGATAAAGCTATTAATTTATACTTTGATTTAATGGATAGATTCTTAGATAATCCTAAAATAGAAAAAGATTATGGTAGAATAGAAACAGTATTAGTACCAGTATTAGAATGGGTAAGAGAAGATGATGATTTAGATTTTACAAAGAGTATAAATTTCGTATCTATGGTATTAAGATTATTAAAGAATAAAGCTCATAATTCTTTACTTAATAAATGGAGAGGAATAAACTTTGTATTTATGACTAGTAAAGGATATTTTACTTGTGATTTAGGTTCTTTAGAAGGAAAAAGAGATAAAGCTAAATTTAGAGTATTACTTAGTAAATTAATTAATGGTGATAGTATTCAAGATGAAGGTAAAGAAGATTCACCAGGAGCTATTAAACAAGCTATTACAGATAAAATAGAAGATGATGCTAAGATAAAACTTTATAATGCAACTGGAGATGCTGATAAAAAAGAAGCTAGTAAGAAAGAATTAGAAGAAAAGATAGATAAAGCTGCTGAATTATCATCTTCAGTAGATGGAGCATTAGATAAATTAGATGATGATGAAAGAGTTAAACAAATCTTAATGGATTTAGCTGCAGAAGAAGAAAATAAAGTTAAACTTAATGCTGCTAGAACTTCAAGAATGTTAAAAGCACAAGACAAATCAATGGAAAAAGTTATTAATGGTAGATCAATAAGAGATATATTATCAGCTCAAAAAGAAGAAGTTGAAATACCTGAAACATCAATAAATATAGATTCAGTAAATGATGAATGGAAACATATGACATTTATGAATTTTGAAGATGCTTATAATATAGATGAAGACATAATGGCTATTATATATTCATTCTCAGAAAAATCAGATCCAATAGCTATATTAGATGTTGATGTACAAGACACTTCAACTTCTGAAGATAAAAAAGAAACTTATACAGTTAAAATGGAAGATGCTCAAGGTAAAAGATTTACTATTAAATTTGATATACCTAAATTTATAGATAATAAATTCATGTTACTTAGAGGTAATGAAAAGACTATGAATGGGCAATTAACTTTAATACCAATATGTAAAACAGATGAAGATACAGTACAAATTGTTTCAAACTATAAGAAAATATTTGTTCATCCATATGGTTCATCAGTAGGAAAATCAATGCCATCAGCAGATGTATTATATAAATACTTAAATAAATATGATGGCAAAGATATAAAAATAGTTCCAGGTGATAATACTAAAACATGTCATAAATATGATTTACCAATAGACTATATAGATTTAGCTAAAGTATATAATACTATAGAAACTGATAAATATATCATATATTTTAATCAAGATGCTATAAGAGAAAAATATAAAGTTGATGATAAAGAAGAAGGTATTCCATTAGCAGTAGAAAAAGCTACAGGTAAAGTAAGATATTATCGTGGAGCTGCTGATACAACATGTACAAGTGCTATAATAAGTTTATTATGCCAATCTAAAAATGGTGATAAACATAGAGAAGGAATTAATAATCAAAAGATTGCTAATAAGTATATGTATAGTAAAGCTAATATACTTAATGTAAAAATACCATTAATAGTTATAATGGCTCATTCAGAAGGATTAGAAGAATCAATGAAAAAAGGTAATATTAATTATAGTATACAAGAAAAGAGATATAAACCAAATATGTATGAAGATGTAATTAAATTTAAAGATGCATATATTGTTTATAGAGTAGATTATAATTCATCTTTATTAATGAATGGTCTTAAAGAATGTCCAACTGAAGAATATTCAATTAAAGAAATGAATAATAAATCAATGTATATAGATTTCTTAGAATTATATGGTGGTAGAATATTATCAGATGGTCTAGACAACTTCTATGACTTAATGATAGATCCAATAACTAAAGAAGTTCTTGAATATTATAAACTTCCAACTGATTATTGTGAATTATTAGCTTATGCTAACTTCTTATTAGCTGATAATAAATATGTAAAACATACAGATATGCGTTCAAGAAGATATAGAACTAATGAATTAGTTGCTGGTTATGCTTATCAAGCTCTTTCAGAATCTTACGGAGCATACAAAACTGAACTTAAAAAACGTGGTACAGCTACAATGACAATAAAACAAACTGCTATTATAGATAAAGTAATGCTTGACCCAACTTGTGCAGATTTATCATCATTAAATGATTTACAAAATGCTGAAGCTATAAATTCTGCAACATATAAAGGATTAGCTGGAATGAACTATGATAGATCTTATGATTTGGATAAACGTTCTTATGACCCATCAATGCTAAATCTTATAGGAATGGCTACAGGATTTGCTGGTAATGTTGGTTTAACAAGACAAACTACTATGGATATGAATATAGAAGGTAAAAGAGGATATGTTAAAACTATAGATGGTGATACTAGTCAATTATCAGTAACCAAATCATTCTGTCCTACTGAAGGATTAACTCCATTTGGGGCTACAAGAGATGACCCATTTAGATCTGCGATGAACTTTATTCAAACTAGTAAACATGGTATGAGAATAAAGAATGCTATGCCATTATTAATGAGTAATGGTACTGATATGGCATTACCATATTTAACTTCAAATACATTCTCTTTCAATGCTAAAGCTAATGGCAAAGTTATTGAAATTACTAATGATTATATGATAGTAGAATATAAACTTACTAAAGAAGAAAAAGAAAGAGGATTACCAGAAAAAGATTTTATAGATTTAAGAAATACAATCAAGAAAAACTCTAATGGTGGATTCTATCAAGCAATAAAATTAGATACAGATTTAAAAGTAGGAAATACTTTTAAGAAGAATGAAGTAATAGCATATGATAAATTATCATATTCATCTAAAGTAGGTAATACAGGAGATTTATCATATAATTTAGGTGCATTATGTAAAGTTGCTATGCTTACAACAGATGAAGGATTTGAAGATAGTGCCATAATATCTGAATGGTTATCAGATGCATTAGCATCTAGAGTTGTTGTTAAAAAAGAATATGTATTACCAAAGAATACTAATATATATTACATGGCTAAAAAAGGTCAAGAGATTCAAGAAGGAGAACCTTTAATGATTTTCCAAAATGCATTTGAAGATGATGATGTAAATTTATTATTAAAGAATCTTAGTGATGATGAAGAACTTATATCAGATTTAGGTCGTGTTCCAATTCGTTCTAAAGTTACAGGAAGAATAGAAGATATAAAAGTATATCGTACTGTAGAAAAAGATGAATTATCAGAATCTTTAAGAAAAGAAGTTAATAAAATAGAAAAACCTATAAATGATATTAAGAAAGCTATGAATAATACAGATACTTATGATGCTAGTAAACTTGAACCAACATATGTACTTGAAAAAAGTGGTAAATTAAAAAATGTTGATGAAGGTGTATTAGTTGAATTCTATTTATCTTATTATGATAAGATGTCTGTTGGAGATAAACTTATATATTATTCAGCATGTAAAGGTGTTGTAAAAGATATATTCCCAGCAGGAAAAGAACCTTATTCATTATTTAGACCTGATGAAAAGATTCATACATTAGTTCCTTATTTTGGTGTAGCAAATCGTATAGTTTGCTCAATAGTGAATACTATACCTATGAATAAAGTATTAATAGAATTAGATAGAGCAGTTAAAGATTTATGTGATATTCCATATAAATATTTAGATGAAGAGTAACAATAATACCCAAGAGTATACTCTTGGGTATATTTTTTTATTATGCTCAAAACTATGAATTAAATAAAAGGAGGTATTTTAATGGAGGTAATAGAATCAATTGGCATTTGTATAGTTGTATTATGTTTTATAATATTTGCTATATTCTTATTTAAAAATTAGGAGGAAAAGAAAATGGAAGAAAATAAAAGTATATTTGAAAGATTTCAAGAGTGCGTACAAAGAGATGATTTTAGTAGTGTAAGTGATGATGAATTAACTTGGATGATTGATTATTTTACATCTTATTCATTAGGAAAAGATAAAGATGGTGATGAATTAGCTCTTCATTCATTAAGAAGACTTAGTAAAGAATATGCTAGAAGAACAGCTATGTTATTAACTATGAGTATGGAAAATTTAGAAGAATGTTTTAAAACAGCAATAGAAAATAATTCAAAATACATTGCTGTTAAAATAGAAACTAGAGGCTCAGAAGGAGCTGAAATAATAATAAATCCTAGATGTAATTTTGAATCTAAACTTGAATATTATAAGAAAGCTTATACTGATGACTTAGTACTTAAAACTTATGATGGAATAAGAATCATAGGATTCTGTGATAGCGATACTTTTGATTTTATAGATTTCATGCTAGGGGATGATTAATATGAATAAAAGAAAGAAAACTGAAAGAAATACTTGTATAGCTTGTATAGCAATATTCACAATATTGCTATTACTTTTATTAAAATATTATTAGGAGGAATGTAATATGAATAATAATAGAGAGTATTTGAGTATGTATTTTAAAGATATTGAAAAAGTTCAAAATTATGCTATAAATAATGATGTTAAAGAAACTTTTGATAAATGTTTACTATTGTTAAGTAAATTTAAAGAAGAGTTTTGTAATTATGGTTCATTGTACGGTGCTGAATCTATCTGTGAATCATATTTTTATAGAATAGGATTTATAATCATTGAAAATGAATTGAAAGGTAAAGAAAGATATGTTATAGAAAAAGTACAAAGTTGTATCGAAAGAGTAAAATGGACTATTAATATCTTATATAAACTTGAAGAGCAAGATAAAGATATTGATGATTATTTTGACGGTATATTAAGAACTACTTTTGATGAAGAAAATGGTACATTAAAACCACTTACTGAAAATTTAAATGGGTTATTAAAAGCATATAGAGATGAATATTCAGATAGAATAAATATAGTAAGAGAAGAGACTGATTTATATGGCTCAGTTTTAAGACGAAAAAAAATATATGACTATTATATTGGTTTTTATCAAAATATGTTAAAGAATTATGTTCCTGGAGAATATATGAATACTGTAGCAACTAGATGTATGTATGCTGTTGAACATTTACGTGAAAATAAAGTATATGTAAATGCATTACTTGATGGAAGTTGCCCAACAATTTATAAACCATATTATGGTGATAAATTTCTTGAATGCTGTAGAGTAATAGAAATATAGGAGTGATAATATGTATGTGGTTAAACGTAAAGAATTAATGGAATTAATAGAGAAGCAAAATAGAATTATATATTCATGCGTCTATGGTACTTCTATAGAAGGATTATATATTGGATTCTATTTTAATTCATCTGATTTTGGTACAGTAGATTTGATTGATAATGTTGATTGTGATTCTGTTGATGATTTATATATGATGAAAGAAACTAAACAACATTTTAAATTTGATTTAGATTGTGCTCAAAGAGAAGGAATATATGATGATAATAAAGAATATGTGGTATATGAGAAAAATGATATAGAATCTCTTATACATGTATTAAATAATATATTGGGTGATTATGAATTTAAATAGGAGGTTGCAATATGAGAGGAAAAATTATAGACTTTGAAGGATTAGATGCAAGTTTCAAAGAAACTAATGTAAAAGCTCTACATACTTATCTTTTAGGAAATGGTATAAAAGCTAATTATGTTTCTTTTCCAAGACACAATACAGCAGAAGGAACTTTTGTAGATAAATTTCTTCAAGGTAAATATGGGAATATAGATAGAAAGATAGTTGCAACTATGTTTGCATTAGATAGATTTGACTATATTAAATGCGAAGATGTTGTAAAAAGAGTTGAAGAAGGTGAATGGTTCATATTTGATAGATATACACCTTCAAGTGTAATATATCAAACTGCTGAAGTTTCAAATTTAAAGAAAAGAAGAAATGAGCAAATGGATATACTTGAATATGAATATGTAAAACTTGAAATACCTGAACCTGATATTGTATTAGCTATGTATTCTGATTATGATATGATGCTTAAAGCTATAAAAGATAGAGGTGAAGATAAAGATATATTTGAAAGTAATGCTGCTTATCTAAAGAAAGTTCATGATTGTTTTACTCAAGCTATAGAAGATTATGATTGGGTAAGAATTAATACCTATTCTGATCTTTCTGAACGTATATTTAAATCAAAGATAACTTTATTTGAAGAAATAATTCAGACTCTTAAAGCTGAAAAGATATTATAAAAAAATATCTTAATAACAATAAAGTATATAAATCATTAGTTTTCCTTTTTTGTAGAGAGGGAATGACTAAGACAGTCATCGACAAAATAATAAATAATTTAAACGACCTTTCAATAGTTTCAAACCCATCAAGTTGTAGAGACTTGATGGGTAATTTTTTATAGGAGGTATAAGGTTATGGAAGATTTACATGTTAGAATTAAATATTTTGAAGGAGCTACACACTTAGAAGGAATATCAATAGGAGATTGGATTGATGTATATAGTAACGAAACAGTATATTTACATGAAGGACAATTTGCTTTAATCCCACTAGGATTTGCAATGGAATTACCAAAAGGATATGAAGCATATTTAATGCCTAGAAGTTCAACTTTTAAAAATTGGGGTGTAATACAAACTAATTCAGTTGGACTAATAGATGAAAGTTATTGTGGTGATGGTGATGAATGGAAACTGCCAGTATATTGTTTAGAGCCTAGACATAGTATCAGAGGAAGTGAATATCCATGTACTATAATTAAAAAAGGTGATAAAATAGCACAATTTAGAATTCAAAAGAAACAACCTAAATTAGCATTTGATGTAGTTGAAACTTTAGGTAATGAAGATAGAGGTGGATTTGGTTCTACTGGAACAACTAAATATGAAGAAAAATAGACATAGTTATATTACTGGTCAAGGGTAGAAATATCCTTGACTAATTTTTATTTTTAATTTTAAGCAAACAATATAAATAAAATATAAGGTATACTGAAAGTTTTCAGTAAGATATGGAGGTATGTATTATGAGTAAAAATTTTGTAGAATTTAGAAATGCTGTTATGGATAAATTTTATGAATTATCAGATGTATGTGGTAATGCAATATTTGAAATGGAAGTAGGAGATAAATCTCAACTATGGGATGCTTATATAAATAATTTCCCAGAAGGAACAAATCCAATATTTAGAACTAATAGAGTTCATGATTGTAATTGTTGTCGACATTTTATAAAAGCAGTAGGTGCATTAGTAGGTATAAAAAATGGAGACTTAATATCAATATGGGATGTTAATCTTCCAGATGATTCTGAATTTAAGGAACCAGCAAAAGCTTTATCTGACTTTGTTAAATCACAAGTTAAGATAAAAGATATATTCTGTACTAAATTTGATAGTTATGGAATAGCTCATAATTATAAAGAAATTGATGGAGAATCAGTTAAATTTAATCATTTTTATTTAGAAATTCCAGAAATGTACAAATCTAATAATTGTGACACATTTAGAGGTGAATTTAGAAGTTCAGTAGCTGTATTTAAACGTGGCTTAGATGAATTTACACTAGAAGCATTAGATAATGTATTAGATTTAATAAATGATAATAATTTATATAGAGGTGAGCAATATTTAAGAGCTTTAAAATCATTTAGAGCTTATAAAATTTTGTATGATACTATAGAAGATAGTAGAAGTAAAGAATTTTTCGCTTGGGAAAGAGCTACACATGAAGGTTCATCTGTAGTAAGATTAAGAAATACATCAATAGGTACATTACTTACTGATATATCTACAGGAATGGATATAGAAGAAGCAGTAAGAAAATATGAAATTATAGTTGCACCTAGTAATTACAAAAGACCTAAAGCTATATTTACTAAAAAAATGCTAGATGAAGCAAAAGAAACTATAACTGAATTAGGATATATGGATTCAATAGGTAGAAAGTTTGCTACTATAGATGATATGAATGTAAATAATGTTTTATTTATAGACAGAAATACTAAGAGTAAACTTGATACCACAGAAGATATATTTGAACAAATGTCAAAAGAATGCGTTGTAAAACGTAAATCTTTTGATAGAGCTCAAGAAATATCAATAGAAGACTTTATAAATTTAGCACCACAAGCTAAATCTATAGAAGCTTTATTTGTACCTAATTTAGAAAGAAACTTAGTATCTTTGATAGCACCAAAAGTTAAAGATTCAAAATCTATGTTTAAATGGAATAATAATTTCTCTTGGGCATATAAAGGAAATATAGCTGATTCAGCTATAAAAGAAAATGTTAAGAGTGCTGGAGGTAATGTAACTGGTGTTCTTAGATTTTCAATACAATGGAATGATATAGATAGAGATATGAATGATTTAGATGCACATTGTATAGAACCTAATAGATTCCATATAAGTTTCTCTGATAAGAAAAGTCCATATACAAAAGGAGCTTTAGATATAGATATAATGAATCCATATCCAAATAGACCAGCTGTAGAAAATATCATATATCCAAATAAAGAAATTATGATGGAAGGTAGATACTTATTCTTTGTTCATAATTATGCTTTTAGAGGTGGTAGAAATGGATTTAGAGCAGAAATAGAATGTGATGGAGAAATATATCAATTTGATTATAGAAAACCATTGCAAGAAAAAGAAATAGTAAATGTTGCTGCTGTAACATTTGATAAAGAAAAGGGATTTACAGTTGAAACTTTATTACCTGCTGATGTTATTAATAGAGAAGTTTGGGGATTGAAAACAAACACATTTGTTCCTGTGAGAGCTATATGCTTATCTCCAAACTATTGGGATAACAATCAAGTAGGAGCTAAACATTATATGTTTATGCTACAAGATTGTGTGAATGAAGAACAACCAAATGGATTCTTTAATGAATACTTAAATGAAGAACTTATGAAACACAAAAGAGTATTTGAAGCATTAGGACATAATGCTAAAGTAGATGATTGCCCAAATCAATTATCTGGTTTAGGATTTAGTGCTTCAAGAAGAAATGAAGTTATAGTAAAAATAGATGGTAAGAAAGTTTATAAAATTAAATTTTAATAAATGGAGGTAAATACAATGGAAAAAGTTAATAATTTATTCTTAAAAGCTACAAAGGAAAAATTTAGATTCCCATATATGGGACAAATATCAACAGAAGATTTATGGGATTTATCTATCGAAAATCTAGATTCCATATATGGAAAACTAGATGAAGATTTAACTAGACTAAGTACAAAGACTTTAATAAAAGATAAAAAGACTGATATAGAAAAAGAATTAGAAGATAAAATAGAAATAGTTAAATTTATAGTTGAATTCAAACAAGCAGAAATAGAAGCTGCAAAAGAAAACGCAATGAAATCAGTTAAGAAACAAAAAATACTTGCATTGATACATGAAAAAGAAAATGAATCACTAAAAGAAAAATCTGTTGATGAATTGAAAGAAATGTATGACGCATTAAATGACTAATCAAAAAGCAATACGAGAGTAATCTCGTATTGCTATTATATAAATTTATTTTTTGTAAGGAGGAGTATGTAAAATGTTATTTAAGAAGAAAAAGAAAAAACTAAAAGAAATTATAAGTAGTGCTGATATAGGGTTTACTCCTATATATCATAATGATGCTATAGCTATAGTACATGATGCTTGTATAGTTTGTGTAGATGGTAAAAAAGAAAGAACTTTAGATGAAAAAGTTAAGTTCATATCTGATAAAGTAAAAATAGGACATGAGTCTATATTAGAACATTCAAACTATATTGTTTTATTAAACTTTACTGGCAATCCAGATAATCTTGAAGCTTATATGGATATACTAGAATGCTTTAAATATCTTAATGTAAAAGCAAAAATATATCAATCTGATGGAGAACCTTATGGACAAGTAAAACTTCTTATAGGTGGTTCAGCAAGAGCATATAAACATTTAATAAGAACTTGCAATAATCATAATAATCCTATATATAAAACTTTATTGGAATATATTCAATATGCAATACCATCTTGTTTCTTTAGTGATTTAATCCAAGATAATGTATTAAAAGAACTAGATTTCTTAAATCTTTATTTCGATGATGATTATAAGAATATAGATTATAAATGCAATACTAAAACTACAACTATAGATGATGGAATAATATTATATGTAGATAATATATATGATATTTATAAAAGACTAGATGGTGTATTTGACTCTTATGAACTTATGGATTTCTGTATGGTAAATACTTTATTCCATAATGTATCAAGAGCTTGTTCACATCAAATAGTTAGACATAGAAATGGTGTTACACAATTATCTCAAAGATATGTAGATATGAAAAATGCTCCAATGATATTACCACCATTAGACATACCATCACAAGCTAAAAATGAAATGGTAATATTATTAGACCAAATAGTTAATAAGTATACAGAATTAGTAGATAAATATGAAATGAAGAAAGAAGACGCTAGATATCTTTTACCTAATGCATGTGCTACTACATTATATATGACATTTACATTTAGAAACTTCTTAAAAGCATATCAACTTAGAACAGGTAAAGGAGCTCAAAGAGAAATCCATATAGTATTCGATAAACTATATTCAGGATTAGAAAAATATTGGGAAACTCAATTTGATAAAGACTTAGAATCTTGTCATCCAATGTTATATTTAGAACCTAAATTAGTATTTGATGGAATTGAAGCTGATAAAAATCTAGAATCAAAAAAATAAAAATGTTATGGGGATAAGCTTAATTGCTTATCCCCATTGGAAACGTTTTAGGTTAAAATAATAATACGAAAGTTTGATGAGTAATATTTAGTATTGAAATCAAAATAATTAAAAGAGTTATATTTTTATATCGAAAAATAATATATTGGATTACTATATAGTTAGGAAAATTTTAAGCCCAATCATAATTATGATTGGGCAAATACTTAAATACATATTATTATATAAATTTGAAGGTACTTTGTTATGTGGTAATATAATAATTTCTACTATTATATTATATTATAGTTACTTAGAAATATTTTAAAATTAAAAATTTATGATTGTATTTTTTATGAGTATGATTTTTTTCTTTTTCAAATTTTACAAAACAATTTAGTAATCAAAATTATATATAGAAATTTTTTTTTGGAGGGATAGAATTATGAAAGATACTATAATAAAAAGAGATGGAACTAGAGAAGCTTATAATGAAGCTAAAATTTTAAATGCTGTTTTAAGAGCAGCTTATGATACAACTGGAGTAAATAATGGACCAGATTTAGCAATAGAAGTTACAAATAATGTACGTAATGAAATGGAACAAAATCCAGATAAAGAGTACAATGTAGAAGAAATACAAGATTTAGTTGAAAAATATTTAATGTTATCAGGAAAAACTGATATTGCTAAACAATATATTTTATATAGAGATAAAAGAACTAAAGCAAGAGAAAAAGGATGGGACTTAGATGAAGTAGGAAAGAAATCTTATGAAGAAAAATATAGACATGCTGGAGAAAACTTTGACGAATTCATAGACAGAATATCTAATGGAAATAAAAAGATAGCTAAGCTATTAAGAGAAAAGAAATTTGTATTTGGAGGAAGAATACTTTCAAATAGAGGATTACAAAATGATGGATATAAAATTACTTATAGTAACTGCTATGTATTAAAAGGACCAGAAGATAATCTAGAATCTATATTTGATGTAAATAGAGATATGGCTATTACTTTTAGTAGAGGTGGTGGAGTAGGTTTTGATTTATCAAGATTAAGACCTAAAGATGAACCAGTTCATAATAATGCAAGAACTACATCAGGACCTTGTTCATTTATGGATATATATAATAAAACAACTCAAACTATTGGTCAAAAAGGAAGACGTGGAGCTTTAATGTTAGCAATGAGAGTATCTCATCCAGATATACAAGAATTTATAGATTTAAAAAGACAACTAGGAGAAATTGAATGTGCAAATCTTTCTGTAATGATTGATGATAAATTTATGGAAGCTGTTATAGGAGGAAAATCATATTTATGCAAATTTAAATATGATGATGGACGTGAAGTTCTTAAAATGGTTAATGCTAATGAATTATTTACAAGAATGTGTGAAAATTCTTGTGACTATGCAGAACCAGGATTATTATTCTGGGATACAGTAGATAGAGGAGGACTTTTAGCAAAAGACCCAGAATTTTCGTATGAGTGCGTAAACCCATGCGCTGAAGAGGTTTTACCAGCTGGAGGTTCTTGTTTACTTGGGCATATGAATCTATCTGAATTTGTAGTACATCCATTTACAGAAGGAGCTTATTTTGATTATGATAAATATGAAGAAGCTGTAAAACAAGCTGTAATAGCTTTAAATGAAGTTTTAGATGAAGGTGAAACATTCCACCCATTAGATTATCAAATAGAAGCTGTTAGAAAATATAGACAAATTGGATTAGGATATTTAGGAATAGCAGATATGCTTATAAAATTAGGAATTAAATATGGTTCAATAGAATCATTACAAATTTGTGATAGAATAGGATTTAAAACTGCAGATATGGCTATAAGAACTTCAGCTGAAATAGCTAAAGACAAAGGAACTTATGAAACTTATAATAAAGAATATGTATTTGCATCACCATTCTTTAAATCAAACACAACTGCATTAACAAGAGAAATGGTTAGAAAATATGGATTAAGAAACTCTCAATTATTAACTTGTGCACCTACAGGAACTGTATCATTATTATATAGAACTTCTGGTGGTATAGAACCTATATTTGCATTAAAGACTGAAAGAAAAACACTTAGCTTAAATAATGGTGAAGAAGTAAAATATGAAGTAAATGCTAAGATAGTACAAGACTTTATGGATATATATGGTGAAATGGATATAGAAGATTTACCAGATTATTTTGTAACTGCTGCTGATATAGATTATAAAGATAGAGTTAGATTCCAAGCTATATGGCAAAAACATATAGATGCTTCAATATCTTCTACTGTTAATCTACCTCATGAAACTTCTATTGAAGATATAAAACAATTATTTATATTTGCTTGGGAATCAGGTCTTAAAGGAATAACTGTATATAGAGCTGGTTGTGCAAGAGAAGGAATATTAGTTAATAAAGATGGTGAAAAGGATGAAAGTAATATATGTCCAGAATGTGGAGCAGAATTACAACATGTAGAAGGATGTGTTACTTGTATGAATTGTGGATATAGTAAATGTAGTTAATAAAAAAATATTCACATCTAACTATATAATAGCACAATAATTTTCAGATTTTGTGTTAATTGTAAAATATTTCTCTGCCTTTGATTTTTATTGTTTATTTTTGAATTGATCTTTTTAACCCGCTGGAAGGAAAATTTTCCTTCCAGCAAAATTTTTGATAACTATAAAATAATCCTTTGATTTGTTTTTGATTTTTATATAATAACTTGCTGCAACTTAAACCAGATAGCTTAGTCGGCTATCTGGTTTAAAATTTGCCTTAACATTTTAATTAAGGGGGTGTTAAGAATGAGAAATTCAGATATAATAACAGATAATTTTGATTCTGAACCAGAAGTGGTAAAAATTAATGATTTACCTGAATGTAATCAATTCGAATATGATTTGATGGACGAAAAAGATTTTAAAAAATATATGAAAGATGTTGAGAGAATGGTACGTAATTCTATGGAATATAGACTTATGGTTAAATTTCTAAGAGAGAATATGGATATGAATAAATGTAGTTTCTATGAAAATGTAAATAATATAGATACATTTAAGATTAAGATTCATTTACATCATCATCCATTTACTCTTTATGATATATGCTATATAGTTTATAAGAAACGTTGTGCTTATGGAGAACCTGTTGATGTTGAAGATGTTGCTAAAGAAGTTATGCATATTCATTATAATATGATGGTTGGATTAATACCATTAGCAGAAACTCCTCATGAGCTAGTACACAATAAATATTTGTTTGTTCCTTTGGATAGAGTATATGGTGCTTGGAGTGCATTTTATGATATGTATTTTCCATTTATGGATTTAGATTATATAGAAAATATAAGAGAAAATGTAGAACGTACAAAAGCATATAAAGAATCTCAAGAAGAATTAGGTGTATTAGCTAAGAAATATGTATATGTCGATGTGGATAGTGGTATATATGATATTCCTGATTATGCTACTGTAATACAAGCTATGGAAAAAAGAATAGCTACTATTAATGAAGAAGAAAGACTTAATCATCAACCTATGAGAAAAGTTATACATTTTATAAAAGCTAATGGGGAAAAAGAAACAAACAATAGTATTTTTTAATCATATATTATAGTATTGAATAAAAATATTAGGGGGTTTGATATTATGAATATTGGAGAAATGGGAATACCAACTACACACAGAAATGTAACAACTAAAAACGATATAAAGTTTATGGAAAAATTTGAATTACTTAAAGAGTTTAAAAAGGAATTTAACAGATTTCCAAAAGCAAGAGAAACTTATAAAGGTGTCAAATTAGGTATGTGGTGTGCAGATTTAAGAGCTAAAAGATGGAGACATTCTAAAGATAGAATAGCTTTATTAGATTCAATTGGATTTGTTTGGGATGTGCATAAACACAGCTGGGATACTAATTTTAAACTAGTTAAAGAATTTAAAGAAGAATTTGGAAAAATGCCATCTAGTACTGAAGTATATAAAGGTGTTAAATTAGGTATGTGGTGTGATATCCAAAGACATTATTATAATAATAATATAGATTATATATCTAAAGAAAGAATAGATTTATTAGATTCAATTGGATTTGTTTGGAGTATACAAGATGATAGATATAATAATAACTTTGAATTACTTAAAGAGTTTAAAGAAGAGTTTGGTAAAATGCCAACAACAACAGATGAATATAAAGGTGTTAAATTAGGAGCTTGGTGTTCAAACGTAAGAGTCTTATATAAATGCAACAGCTTATCTGAAGACCTTTATAAGAAACTTAGAGACATTGGATTCATGTTTGACTACAATAAAGAAAAATGGGAATACAATTTCAATCTACTTAAAGAATTTAAAGAAGAGTTTAACAGATTACCTAAACAATATGAAAAATATAAAAATATTGAATTAGGCTTTTGGGTGTATAATAATATGAGTAGATGTATAGATGACAGAAAGAAAGAATTACTTAGAAGTGTTGGAGTAAATATATAGGGGGCAATATTTATGGATTTTTATAATGAAGAATACGGAAAGTATATTGATCTTGTAGGATATTTATATCCAGAGTTAGATTTAAAATTTACAGAAGAAGATGCTATTGAAGTAGATTTTAAAGTAGTTGATGATGAGGAAAATAATGAAGGGGGATTATTGAATGAATAATATATGGTTTAGTGCAGATTGGCATTTTTCTAAATGGAGCAGAAGAAAAGAAGAGTTGCAATATGACATAAAGAAAGATAGAGATATATTAAGAAAGTATGCATCATCTGTAGATAAAGATGATATCTTTATATTTCTAGGTGACCTTACTGAAGTAAGAGATGACAATCCTAGATTAGTAAAGAGATGCATTGAACAAATAAAAGAATTACCTGGAAATAAAATATTTATTAGAGGAAATAATGACCAAGAAAGTGATGACTATTATATTAATCATTTGGGATTTCTAGCTTGTTACGACAAGCTAGAAGTTGATAACTTTGTATTTACACATGAACCAGTTCAAATCAATGAGGGGCAAATAAACATCCATGGACATATCCATGGGTGTAGAACTTATTGGTATTGCGATGCAAAAAATCATGTGGACACATATATAAAACTATTCAACAACTATCCAATTAAAATTGGTCCTTTATTATATAAAGGAAATTGTATTGATAAAGACTTAATAGAAGATGGATTAATGGTTGAAAAACTTAAATCATCTTTATTTGGATATGTAAATAGATTAAAGGAGATAGAAAAGGGTAATTTATAAAAATCTGAAATGTATTCAAATGTATTAAAATAGCTAGGTTCGCCTAGCTATTTATTTTTTATTTTTTAACATGTATATAATAAATATAAAAGGAGGAAATAGAATGATAAACGATATTCTTATAAAAAACAAACTAGATATCTTAACTGAAGCTGCATCAACTGAAGATTTTGCAGTTAATAGTACTCAAGATGATATGAATGCATCTGATTTAGAATTTGCATTAGAAGATGGTGTTGCAACATTAGCTTATGATTTAACATATCCAGTACAATCAATTCCAGTAATAGAACAAGAAAGTGCATATGACAATGGAAAAATATATGTTGTTGAATATGATATGTTAGATAAATTAATGGAATCATATGATGTTGATGAAGTTGAAGCAATGCATATGCTATGTGAAGCTAATCAAATAGATTATGATGATTTATATTTAGCTATAGAATCAACAGAATATTTCTTAGAAAAAATGGAAGAAATAGGTGGTTCTCAACTTAAAGGAAGAAAGACAAGAAATTTAGTTAAATCTATATCTGATCTAAAAGATAAAGGTATTAAGATGACTAAGAAACCATCTGGAAAGAAGAAAAAGAAAAAAGGTAAAAGAGGTATAGAAATTACTATAAAGACTGAAGGTAAAAAGAAAAAAAAGAAAAACTGCTAGGGATGAAAGATTAACTAGAGATAAACATTGGAAACTATAATATAATCATATATTATAATCATGATGTAAATAAATATTATAATATAACTATATTATAATTGTATATTCATAATAAACCTTTTTAATAATTAATAACTTATTACTTTGGACTATGGGTGAGGATCCATAGTCCAATAAACTCTTTTTTGAAAGGTGGGGAACTTATGAGAAGTTTATTTAATATAGGTACATTAAATATATTTACAGATGCATCAGTAAAAAGTAAAGCTGATGGAAATTATATATCTTGTTATGGTGCAGTATGTGTCATAACAAATCAAGATGGAAGTACGACAGTAATAGAAGAACAATATGAAGTAATGGATAATGCCACAAATAATAGAGGAGAATTATGTGGTATATATTTAGGATTATTATTAGCTATTAAATATAGAAACCAATTTAATAGAATAAACATCCTATCTGACTCACAATTTAGTATATTCAGTTTAACTAAATGGATATATGGATGGGTTAGAAATATAAAAGACAATATGTATATATCTAGTAGTGATGCAGAAGTAGCTAATCAAGATATGATTAAACTTATAATCAATACTGTATTACTTAATAATATACATGTAAACTTTTATCATCAAAAAGGTCATGCAAATACTAATAAGATGATAAAGAAAGCAAGACAAGTTTTTTATAATTCAAATGGAATCTGGTTAGATGACTTTGAATTAAAAAGTGTATGTTACTACAATGATAGAGTAGACATATATACTGGATATAAGTTAAATGAAATACCAGTAGATTATAAAGTAGCAATAAATTATAATGCACAATTCAATGTGCAAAAATATAAAAACTTGATTAATAATGGGTAGAGGATAGTTTTTAACTATCCTCTTAACATTTTTAATAAATTTATAATATAATAAACGGAGGTAATAAGATTATGAAAAATGAAGTAATGCAAGGAAGAGAAATAAGAGATTTAGATTTTAAAGATTTCAAAAATGTGATAACACCAATATATAGAGATGGTGTTAAAGAAGTTCAATCTATGAGTGTTCCAACATATACTTGCTGTGATAAATGTTGGAATGTTAGCAATCCTTCTATAGATAGAATAGCAGAAGGGGTAGAAGAATATGCAGATATAGCAAAGAAACAAATAGTAATGACAGAAGTATTTAAAACTAGATTTTATACACTAATGAAAACAAATGTTGAATCATTATTTGCTTCATATTCAAATATGATGGTAAATGATAAAAGACTTTTAGATTTAAATAATGAAATTGGTAAAGTAGATTTCTATCCTGCATCAACTTTTTCTAGAAACTTAGATAAAGTATTAGAAGATGAAAGTGGTAAAAATGATTTCATTAAAGAATTACTTTATAATTTTAGACCAGCTAATATATGTAATATCTTTTATGATAAAAGAGATAGTACAGGTTTACATGATTATGAAGTGTATAGAAACGCATTTGAAATAACAACTTATTTTACAACTGATCGTTCAATTGTATTTGATTTTACTAATTTATTTGCTACATTCTTTATGACAACTGTTTTAGAATCAATGAAATTAGTAATAAATGAAAAAGAATTATATGATATATTCAATTCATATATAGTAGACTTATCTTCAGATTTATTTGATATCTTATCAATGATATTTATAACAATGTATGAAACAGCTCAAGAATATTTAAAATACACATCATATCTATGCCATACAATTGATGATAGAGAGTTAATGATAGAAATGGATGAAGAATATTCAAAAGCTCAAGCTGAAGCTATGGAAGAAAAAGATGATACAGATAATAGTAAAATTGTTGATGGTTTAAATTCTATAATTAATGCAGCTACAGCTAAATTAGAAGCTTTAAAAAATAATAAATAGGGGGTAATTAATATGGAAGATACTAACATGAAAGATTTTGATGTAAAAGAAATGGAAGAAGACATAAATAATTTTTCAGATGATGAAAAATACTTATTTGATTGTCTTCAAGACTCTAGAAAGTTTAGAGAAAGAATTTATAAAAAGAGAAAAGAATTAGGGTTTAGTGAAAGAGAGTTAGCTAATAAAGCTGATGTAAAAGCTTTTGAAGTTAAAGCTGTTGAAGGTGGAAAATCAATAGCTATACTTTCATTAGTAAAAATATTAAAATCATTAGATTTAGATATCAATAAAATATTTGAATAATCATTAGAGATAAACATGCGTTCATTCGCATGTTTATTTTTTTATATAATCATATATTATAGAAGTGAATGAATATACAAGGAGGTAGATATTATTATGTATGAATATAATAATATGTGGGACCCTAATGTGGTAAATGCATTAGGTTTGCAACAACAGCAACAACAATATTATCAACAACCACAATATTATCCCCAACAACAACAAGGGGGGATGATTAATACTGGATATGGATATAATATGTTTAACAATATGCCATATTATTCTGGTAATTATAATGTAAACAATCCATATTTAGTAGAACAACAAAGAAGACAACAATATGAAACACAACAACAAGAGATTAAAAAGAAAGACGAATTTATCTATAAATTAGATAATATTGCAAGACGTGCTTTAAATCAACCAGAGTATTTTGTTCCAACTGAAGAAGAGCAACGAGAAAGATTAACTCCAGAACAACAAATGGAACAATATGAAGAATATAGAATGAATGCAGATATAGCATATATTCAAGCAATAGACAATGAAAGACATAGAAGTGTAGACAAGTATGTGTTACATGCAAATTCAATAGCAAAAAATTTGGAGCAAGCAAAACAGGCACTTCCAGAAAACCCATCAGCATCTGATTGTCTTAAGAGAATGTCTGATCAATATATTCAAATGAAAGAACAAGAACAAAGAAGGAATGCATTTGCTAAGAATTATAATAGTAAAGGATATGGTCAACTTCTTCAAAGAGATGGAAGAAGTGGAAGTTATTTTGATGGTGTATTTGGTGGATTAGATAATACAATTAATTTCACTACACCAGATTCAGAGTTCTTAGAACATAAAAAGATGTTCTTAGAATTAATATCTAGACAATTATAAGGGGTGTGATATCATGAGTGCAATTTCTGATATATTATATACAAAGGAGCAAACTCCATTAGAATTTCAATTTGATAATCTAATGGGTCCTCCTGTGTACTCTTTATTAACTAGAGAGGATGTATATCAATTAAATAAAATAGCAACAAGTTTAAAATATGCCTCAAATGTTAAGCTTAAATACAAAATGATGGATAGTATTATGGCTCAAAGAGGCTTTAGACATTTTGCTTGTGGAACTAATAGAAGAATTTATCGTCATTATATGTATGATACTTTCTTATTTAAAGTAGCAATAGACAGAGTTGGATTAGAAGATAATCCAAATGAATTCAATAATCAAGAATTGTTAAAACCTTTTGTTGCTAAAATGTTTGATACTACACCATGTGGTACAGTATCTTCAGTAGAAAGGGTTATTCCAATATCAACTAGACAAGAGTTCATATCTGTAGCTTCTGATGTATTTGATATGGTTTGGAAGAAAATCATAGGTAAATATGTATTAGAAGATATAGGAGAAAAATGTTTTATGAATTATGGATTAAGAAGAGGATTTGGTCCTTGTCTTATAGATTATCCATATCTATTTGAAGTAGATTATGATAAGTTAGTTTGTCATAATGAAATAAATGGATATCCTTGTAATGGTCTTATAGATTATGATATAGGATTTAATGTATTAAGATGTGAAAAATGTGGAAAAGAATATCCAGCTAGAAAACTTCAAAAAGCTATAAAAGAAAAGGAAGTGTTTATAGATGATGAAGAATCATATATAACAGATAAATTAAGATTTAAGATAACAAATCAAAATGGTGATTTGATATTAGATAGGACTCAAGCTGAGTCTGAAATAATTCAATAGGAGGTTTTATTATGAGAAAAATAAATAGAAATAAAGGAAATGTAATGAAGATAACTATAAGAAATGAATATGGATTACCAGTATATGAAAATAGTGGCACATTTATAGACAAAACAGAAAAACGTAAAGGTGGCACTTATAAGGAAATAAGTGGTAATATGAAAGTTATAGTTAAAGATAGTATGGGAAATGAAATATATCATAGTAAAGATAAACCTAAAAGAAAAAATAACAAAAAGAACGATTATAATCAATATAAAGAAGGTAATAAACGTAAAGAACAAGAAGCTGCAAAATCTATAAAAGAAAATGCTAAAAGAGCTGAACAAGAGAAAATAGATAGAGAAGCTCAAGCTAGTAAACAAGCTGAAGAATTTTTCAAGAAAAAAGAACAAGAAGCTAAGAAAGTTCATCAACAAACTATAGAGCAAGTACAAACAATGCTAGATACTCAAGATAAAAAAGAAGAAAAACCAAAGAAAAAGAAAGTTAGAAAGTATACACCATATGCTGAAATGAAAAAGCTTCAAAAAGCTAAAGAAGAATTAAATATCGAATCAACATCTAGTAATAGGCTACCAGATGATGTAAATGATATTATAAAATCAGCAATAGGTAGTGAGCCACCTAAACCATTAATTGACGACGATAATTCAAAATATGAAGCAATGGCTGCTGAATATGGTTATGATGAAGATGAAGGTGGTCGTCAAAAAATAAGAAAAACAAATAAAGGAGGAGAATATTAATGTTTGTAGATTTAAATTTAGTTGTAAATGAACAAGATTTATTCAAGTATCCTGATTCTATGGTTATATTCATAGGAGATTGTAGAAGTGCTGAATCTCAAAAACTTTTAAATATAACTAGAGGATTAGAAGGAATGGCATTTAATCCATCTATAGAAGCTAGTCAAGCATATATAGAAGGAGATGTAAATGATTTCATTAGATTGTATAGTGAATATCTAAAGCATGAACAAAATGTGAATAGTTATCTATTAAGTATTGTTCAAGCAACAACAATACTTAAGAAATCAGTTGTTTTATATATAGACCAATCTTCTTATAATATGTATTATCAAATATTAGCAAATTATATGAGATCATCATATGGTATAACTGTAGGTGATAGATTAAGAAATATTCCAGGTCAAGTAGATGACAATTATCTACCACAATTATATTATAATATGTATCATGCTGGTGATTTATCAATTCAAGATTTTCTTCAAGTAAATAGAATGCCAGTAAATGATATGAGATTACAAGATGTACTTTTATATGCATATTTCAATAATATAATAACAGCTGAAAGTTATTTAGTAAATATGTGTCTTCCAACATATCCAGATACTTTAGTCAACAAACTATTAAATGATTTAGGTCTTAATAATATTTTCACCAATGAACAAGGCTATATTCGTTTATTGAATATAGTAAAACAAGACATTATAAATAATGGTGGTCAATTCGTAAGAAGACCACATTATGATTTATCTTGTTAGCATTTAGTAGAGTTTTACCAATAAGAGAAATGGAGGTATATAATTTAACTTCATTATATGAAGGATTTCCATTAGTTAGATTAGTACCTCCATTTGATATTATTGATAATGGTGGAAATAATTTTGATATAAATTATTTAATGTGGTTAATGAACGATCCAGTAGCATCTAAAGATTTCTTTAATATTATATTTAAAGTATCTATAGGTGTAGATGTTTGTATACTAATAGTTGATGATGAAAGATTCGATATGATACATGAATCAATACAAAAATTAATATCTCAAAGATATGGTATTGTATCGAATGTAATAAATGATATGGAAGATTGGGATGAAGTAACTGAAATAGGTCCAAGAACTCCAGCTCATGTTTATAATCTTGATTATGATATGAATATGAATTGGGGTAAATTGGATAAATCAATGAATACATTATAAAGAGGTCTAATGACCTCTTTATTTTTTTAGGAGGTTATTATGATACAAAAAACAAACTTTACAAAAGATATATCATTTCTAATAAATAGAAATATATATGAATACGATATTAGTAAAGCTAATATCAATATTCTATTACATGCAAATGTGATAGATAATAAAACGTATACTAGATTATATAATGCTAGTAGAGAAGAAAGGCAAAAAGAAGTTGGTATAATGATATTGAAAGATAGTAATATCTATAATATCATAAATACTAATATAAAGAATATGAGAAATAAATTGATGGAAGTTAATAATATATATGATGATGATATATTGTCAGCTAAGAATGATGCATTATTTATAATAGATAAGAAACCAAAGATAACTAAATTCGATAATATAGAATTTGTATTAAAGAATGTATATACATCTTTTTATAAAATTGATTCTTTAGAGTTGTATTATTTCTGTGATACTGCGAATGGAATTGAAAAATTAGATGTAAAAGGAATAGCAGATAATGCATTAGTAAAACATAATGAATACTTGTTAGATTTCTTTAAAGCACTATTTGAAACTATACAATATAATATTAATGATGCTGTAATAATGCTTAGACAGTTTTATACAGATTATATTAATAATAGATTAGATGTAGGATATTATAGAAATTTTGACAGTAGTTCAATGTATACTTTAAATGTATATAATAATATATACAATTCAATATCTCCACCATCAAGTATTGAATATATAAATAAAGATTACAATTTAAATATACTTAGAGATATGTGGCAAATTGTTTCTCATATAGTTTTAAATAAAAAGTAGTAAGGGTTATTTCACCTTACTACTTTATTTTTTGGAAAATCATCTCTAATTCTATTATTCTCTGCAACATACAAAGATACTAGTAGATATACTTTTTCAGCTATAATATCACTTATGGAATCTGGGTCATAATATAAAGCAATATTATTCATAATAGATATAGATATCCTATCGGATATTTTATCAATTACTTCATGTAATATTTTCTTTTCATATTCTCTATTTATATAATCTTGTTTATGTTCAAGATACATTATTCTATAACTTTCAAATTCTGAAGTTATAAGAGTATCCATTAAATTATTCACGCTTTCTAAAGATTTAACTTCTGGTAGTCTTATTAAATCTTGTCTTATCTTTCTTTTTATATCCATCAAAATAGTTATTATAAAAAATACTAATACTATTAAAGATATTAAAAATAATATTTCAACACAGTTTTTAACAATCATTGTTAGTTCCTCCTTTAATAATTATTATAGTTATATATTATAGTAATGTGAAAGAAATATAATTTAAATATTTCTTAAACATATAAAAATAAGGAGGTAGAGTTATGTTAAAAGACAACAAAAAGAAAAGATATCTTGTAAGTTTTGTAGGAGTATTTACAAGTGAACAATTTCAAACTCCTATAATAAAAGAGTATCTTGATGTTGTAGAAGCAACAGGAAAGAAGAAAGCTGAAAAGATAATAAGAAAAAGACAACCTGAATATGAAAGATGGTCAGAAGGAGATAATAGATTAAAACGTCTATTAAATCTAGAACACGATGAAAGATTATTGACTAAGGTAATTAAAGAATTAAAACCTGGTGAATCTTTAGAAGATTACGAAGGTAAAAATTATGTAAATCAAATATTAGGAGGTATGTAATATATGTTATATAGAATATATAATCAAACAGAAATGAGAGCTATGGATACTGCATTTAAATTATTTCAAGAAGGAAGAATTAATTTAGGTGAATACAATCAATTTATAGAATTAATAAATAATGGTACTTATATGAATTTAATAGGAGGTATGGAATTAATGAAAGATAAATTTATATTTGATGGAATAAAAATGACAGATGAAAAGAAAAGCTATGGAAAAGTAAGTGAATTTGATAAAGAAGACAAAGAAAAAATAATGTCAGATTTTAAAGGTTATCTATTTGAATTATCTGAAAGAAATAATGTTTGTAACTTAAAAGCTATGAAAAATCCATTTATGGATGCTTTAATAGATGGATTAGAAAAAGCAACTAAACAAAAACAACAAACTCCTACAGTAGATTTATCAAAAAGTAGATTAGATTTACCATTATGCCCAAGAAGAAATAATGGTGATTTTAATTACGATTACTCTGAATGGTTAAATAATAGAAAAGAAGTGTGTACAAAATGTACTGCACTTTGTCCAGAAAGAGAGAATTATATAAAAGATGATGAAGTAGTATATAATAAAATTAATCCAATACTAGCAGATGAAAGTTCTGCAAATGATTATAGTGACTTTGATAGTTTACCTATTGAAGATGATTATACAGTAGAACCTCAAGATTGTTTATATAGTTATGCAGATGTGATGAGAATGCTTTTGAATCTGTCTGACATACAAATACCAAGACAAACATTAATGACAATGGATGATTTAGAATTAGAAAATTATGCTCATCAAATATCTAAAAACAATGATAGCTTTAAATTTAAATATGACAAAATTAAAGAGATAATGAATGATATAGCTCAAAAACGTTCAGAAGAAATATAAGCTATACAAAGTAAAGAGGACGAATCCTCTTTACTTTTTTTTATAAAAATAATATATATTGGAGGTATGTAATATGAAAGATATGGGATTTAATAGTTATTGTTTAATAGCTGAAGATAGCAATTATGAAATTTATAGACAAACTGATATACAATATGGGAATGCAGATTATTTTGTTATAAATAAAAATGATGTATCTGATGATATTGATTCATATACAGTAGATTCTAGACAAGCAACTAAAAGAAGAAGAGGAACTAAAATGACACATCATGTTAATAGATTCTTAAGAGATAATTGTACTGAAGATGCTAGAATGTATTATGATAAATATAATAGTGTTTTTGAATATGCTGAATCAATGGCATTATTTCAAACATATTATGATAGAGTAATAAAAATTGTAGATAAAGAATATATAATGCATGTATTAGGTCTTTGTGGTCCTGATGTAGCATTAGCAGTATTATGTACTATGTTTAAAAATGGTGATTCAGTAATTAAGAAATTTATTAAAATAAAACAATCTGATAAAATATATATAGATACATCAATAAGAGCAAAAGCTAGTGAAGTAGATGAAGTTTATAATGGTATAATAAAAGAAGGATACAAATATAATAAACAAAAACTAAAAGATTTAATTGATGCTATACCTGATGAAGAATTAAAGAAATGTATTAATAATGATATAATAGAATCTTGCTCTATTAATATTGCTAGAAAACTATTTTTAGATATTGTAGAGCATAACGATATTGTATTAAAAACATTATTATGCTATACACACAATCTATTAGGTGAAGAGAAATTCTATGAAATTATAGAATATAAGAAAAAGAGAGCAAGAAAAAATAAATAGCAAAAGAAATAAAGATAGGACGAATCCTATCTTTATTTTTTGATTAATCTAAATATTGTGACCAATTCATTACATTTTTTCTAAGTTCTAAGATGCCACCATCATCAGCTGCATCACCTTTAGATATTACATCATCAAGATAATGAATTACTTTATAAGCAATTTCTTTAGTGATACCATAATTATATTTGTTTAAAAGATTATACCAATTACCGAATATCATTTTAGGTGATAAATATAAACTATCGGTATTATGATATAATTGATGTGGAGTTTTAGATAGCATAGTCAACGGTATATTATGAAGTCTATGTTCCTGTTTAAGTTTCTTTATTAAATCAAAAGTACTTATATAACCTGTAGTATTTATAGTATGCTCAGTTATCATTAAAGCTACATCAAATATAGTTAATATACAATGATGCATTTCTAATGTAGCCATATCATCAGTTATATTACCATGTACTTGACAATGGTCTAATCCATAAGACATAAGTTCAGATTTGATAGCTTTATAAGCTCTACTACCTCTGAATTGTCTTATAGCATTACTAAGAAAATTCTTATAAGCTTCAGTATCTTGAAGTGTTTCTCTTGATTGATAAAACGGTAAAATGAATTCAGAATTAGGTGAATGAATTATAGGATTAAATGTACTATTTATTACATTTATATCTGGAAGATTACTCATTCTAATTACCTCCTTTATAGTATATTTATTGTATTGTTAAAATAAGTAATGGTTATATATTATAAAGGTGTAATAAAAATATAATTTATTAGGAGGAATTAATTATGGATAATAAAACTAAAATATCATTATTCTTTGACTTACAAATAATAACAAATAAAGACGGTGAACCAATTTATATGGATTTCGTCAAACAATCAGAAGAAGGCGATACTATGATATCAGAAGAATTATACCCAGAAATATTTGGTGCTTTATTAAAAACTAAAAATGAAGGTAGAAGATATGTGTGTCCAGTAATGCAATACTATTCATATTTAGAAAATTCTATGCGTTCATTAAATAAACAATATGAAAATGATGTTTATAATAGAATAATAAAAGATAATATGTCTACAATAGTATCTAAAGCAGTAGCTGATTTAGATGTATTAGATAAACATATTGTAAATATTCCAAAAGAAATTTATACAATTAGTATAGAAATAGAATTAGAAGGTACAGGTATATCATCATTAAAATGTAGTTTATTCTCACCAACTGGAAAAAAAGAATGTGATATACTGGAAAAAGCATTATTCTTCTTATATATGTATTATAAAGAAATAAATTCAGATAACATAGCTAAATCTATCACTTATCTATTATGCTTCTCTGTAGATAATAATGATATTAATACAGCAAATATATTTAATATATTTACAGGAGATTTAGGTTTTATATTTGATTATAAGAAGACTGAGGACGACGAAGATGATTCATATCTAGAAGACCTTAGTGAAAATTATATAGACAATTTTTTAGATGTAATTATAGGTGGATTAAATAAATTATATTATGGAGATTTTATAGACGAAACTTATAGAGTAAGTAAACTTTTAAACTAGGAGGAATAATTATGATATCTAAGAAAAGAGTGCAATTTAATGTAATAACAACAGAAGACAATAATGAAAAGAATGTCATTATATCTGATTTCTATGTATCTGACTTAACAGAAAGAACTTTCACTACGTTGGATGCAGAAGAAATGGAAGTTATAAAAAATGAATTTAATAGAGAAAGCAATAAACTACTAGAAGTACTTACTAATTCTAATGGAGATATAAGTTGTACATTAGGTGAAACATTAGTTAGTATTTTAAGAAATGAAAATATTAATGAAATTGCTAAAGTCAATACAATTAATACTATCATTGACTTAGTAAGAGAAACATTAAATAATAAAGACATATTATAAAGAGATAAACTGGGGAAACCCAGTTTATTTTTTGCACATATTTATAATAAAAGGAGGGATATAAATGGCTGATAAGATTATTAAAACTTCTAATATACCTTTATTGGATAATGTAATTCACTATTTAAAAAAATTAGCATTAGAAACTGTAGTCAAAGATCAAGTATTAGCTGATTCGTATGAAACTACTGAATCAAGAAAAAACTTTGATGTATATAAAATGTGTAAATTGAATACAGTAAGATATGAATATTTTGATTATGAATATGAAGATTTATTAGAAACTTCAGTACATCCAAGAGAAATATATGATATATTAGTTGATAAATTTAATGCTCCAGATAATATAAGAAAAGAATTATTGGAAGTTAAAAAGAAACAAGTTATAGAAGACTATGAAGAATTAAATAATTATTATAGAATGCTATGTGGCTTACCCGATATAGGTGATACTTATAATATATATGTAAGTGAAGATTATCTTACAGAAGATGATTATGTATTTGTAGATACATCTGTTCCAATACAATATATGTCTGAGAATGAACAAGATTTCTTATATTCTATAGGAGTTATAGATGAATATATTAAAACTTATCCAAATAAAAAGTATTTAAACTTCTTAGGTTCTAGAAAGATAGAACCATTAACAGCTAGAATGACAAAACCTTTTGGAATGTTATATATGCCTACAGATGGTATTCCTATGGAAGTATATAGTAGATGGATGAATAAGTTTAATGTAAATAGAGTATTTGTTTTAAAGACAATATATAATAGTCACGCATTTATAGATGAGAATCCATATTATGAAAAGTTTATAGCAATGTTTATAATAATTCAAACTATGTTAGATATAATATCTGAGTTACCAGATTTTATAATCAAAAGAGATATATTTGATTTGGAAATGATTAAGTTGATATTTAAGTCTTATGATGTTGAATATTTCTCAAATATACCATTAAACTATCAACAAGCTATAGTAAGAAATATTAATAAGCTTATAGAGTTTAAATCCACATCTACAAGTATAATCAATATCTGTTCTTTATTTGGTTGTGATAATGTTACAGTATTCAAGTATTATCTATTTAAAGATAGAGTAAAGAATGAAGATGGTACATTTGCTTTCAATGAAAATGAATTTGATAATTATAAATTTAAATTCATTAAATGTCCTATAGATGAAAACATTGATGACTATATAAAGAGTAATAATAATTATTTGATATACAATGATGTTACTTTAGGAGATAAATGGTGGGATGGAGGTCTTGATCATAAATACGTAGAGAAAATGATAAAAGAACATGAATTCAATTATCTTCAATCTAAATATTTATCAGTAGACTGTGTATTTTCAATGACTGAAATACTATTCCAATTAGTATATTTTTATAATATGATGTTTGATAATGTACGTTCAGAGGAATTACTTAGAGTTAGATTATTCAATCTAAGTAATAGATATTCATTTAGACTTACAGATGTATTTTGTTTTTTATTTGCTCTTGGATATATTTATTATGGTTTATCCGATGATTTACTATTTGATCAGTCTAAAGTATTATATGTAAAAGGTTTTAATTTTTCTACAGATATGGAAGAATTAGCTAATTATGTAAATAGTAAATATTATACATTAGAAGACTTAGGAGTAGCTGATTTTGTTACATTTGAAAAGAAAGATAGAATTTTTACTTATAAGCAATTAAGTGATGTGTTTATAAATAATAAGAATATATATAATCATATAGTTCATGAAATGAGACATGCTAGCAATAAAAGAATATATGATATATATAAGAAATTATTTGATTCTATGATGATAGTAGAATTGACTAGTGATTTCTTTGTTAAAAGTAATGGAGAATTAGCTAAAACATTTACAGACTACCTTGAAGATAGAGATAAAATATTATATGAAAATCTTATTGATATAAAATCTATGGAAACACAAGAAGAAAGACAACAAGCTGCTAGTACTTTAATAGATGATATTATATATGTATTAGAACATCAATATCTTACTGATGTAGCTTTTAATAAAATATATAGATGCTTTCCTACAGCAGATGCTAATAGTATAATTGTATATATAAGAGAATTAGTAGAATTCTTTAAATCATATAAAGTACAAATAGACCAAATGAATATTATATATTTATTAGATGATGAATATGAAAACTGGTGTGGAGCTATAGATGATGTATTAATAAAAGTTAATATGAGTCCAAGTTCTTGTCAAAATGGAAAAGAATATGCTAAAATACATGATTCTATGATTCCTAAACAAGAAAACAATGTTGTTGAAGAATTATTTATCAAGTCTGATTGGATGAAAAATAGACCTATATATGATAATGGTTCACCTAAAGAAGTTAAAACTACAAAAACTATATTTAGACCTATTGATGGTCATATTCCACAAGAGTTGGTAAGTATAATAGAAACATATAATTAAAAAAGGGAGGTATAGGAATGAATAAACAAAGAATAGTATACGATAGAACTGCATTAAAAGGAGAAGAAGAAGTTCAAATTAAAAAGAAAAAAGGTGGTTATGTAACTGCTATAAATCATGAAACTGGTGAAGTTATATTTAAACAACTTCCAAATATGATAACTACAGCTGGTTCGGCTTTCGCTGCAGCTAAAATATGGAATATTACTCCAGATATATGGACTCCAACTTATAATAACTATTTAGGATTAGACCATACAGTTAACGAACCATATCCAAATCCAGGAGTAAGAGCAGAAGAAAAAGTATTTTTATTTGCTGTTGGTATAGACGGATGTGGTGCTGAAGCAAGTCAAGTATTTAAAGTAGACCCAACTAAATGGATAAATAGAGATAACTTAATTCCATTTAGATATGTAAATACTAATAACGATTTAGGAGATGAAATGAGAGAAAAATATTTCGGTAAGAAAACATTAGCTAACGGTAAAACAGCATATTACTTTAAAGCTTTTGATACCGAACCAATATTTGTTCAACAATATTCAGATGGAACTCCAATAGGAACAGACATATATGACAATACAAGAAAAGATGAAGTAGAAAACTATATAGAATTAAGAATGTCTATAACTAAAGAAGATTGTAGAGATTTCTTTATATCTACTGTAGGTATACAATCAGCTAAAATTAATTCTATATCATTACTTACTGCATGGAAAAAAGTAATAGATGGATATGTATATTATCAAGATATAAGACCATATACTAAATATAATTTTAGTAATGAACATCTTATAGAAATATCTAAAGGTATAGACTTTATATATCAATTATATTATTAAATATATCTTAATAGGAGTGATGTCGGATATGCATACTATGCATATCCGACATTTAACCTCTTTAGTATTAATTAGAAATAGTTGATAATTAGTAATTATTAATTCAATTATATACTATATTTATGATATCAAATAGATATCAAAAAATAATTAATATTAGGAGGAATGAATTATGAACGAATTAATATTTAATTTTGAAGGACATGGAGTAGAGGTAATTAATTTTAATGGGCAAACTTTATTTAATCCATATGATGTGGGTAGATGTTTAGATTTATCAGGAAGTACAGTAAGAATGCATATATAAGGTATGAATCAAAATCAAGTTATTAAACTAAAAAATTCAAATATAGTTTGCACAAACATTAGAAAATTAAATAACACAGGTGAAAATTTCTTAACTGAAGCTGGAGTATACACTATGATAACCAATTGTCATTGCTGCCAAGAGAAAAAACAAAAAGTTTTATTAGCTTTAGGATTTGAAGGTAAAATCATATTAACTTCAAGAAAAGAACCAGAATTTATAAACCAACTAGAACAAGCATTAGAGCCTTTTAATATAAAGGGTATACAACAATATCAAGTATTAAATTATAGAATAGACTATTACATTCCAAGTCTCAATATTGCTATAGAATATGATGAGAATGGACATGACCATTATACCTATGAAAACCATGAACTTAGACAATTGGAAATAGAAGAAAACTAGGGTGTAAGTTTATAAGGGTAACAGATAAAAATGAAGATTCTTACAATATTGGATTAGTATTAAAACAATTATTTGATAAAAATTGGATAAATATTATAATGTAGATTTTGTAAATCGAGTATTTCTAATGTTGTGATTCTATCTAAATAGGAGTGTTGTTAAAAGTGCATACTATGCAGTTTTAACGATTAACCACTTTAGCATTAATTAGAGATTTTTGATAAAAGTAATAAAAATAGTAAATTTTATAATACACATATTTGCAAATTGGATATTTTTGATATTCTAATTATATGTAGATAGAAGTACTGTCGCAGGGAATAAGTTTCCCATCCGACGATTAACCATTTTAGCATTAATTAGAAATATTTTGATAATTAATAATTTTTCATTTTTAAAAATTAGTTCAACCATATATTATACCTATGATATCAAATAGGTATCAAAATAATTATATTAGGAGGAATAAGAATATGAACATACTATTTAATTTCGAAGGGCATGAAGTAGAAATAATTAATTTTAATGGAGAAGGATTATTTAATCCAAGACATATTGGTGAATGTTTAGAATTAACAGAAAGTGCAGTTAGAAAAGCAATGGAAAAAATGACTCAAAATCAAGCTATAAAACTAACAAATTCAGATATTAATGGTACTAATATTAGAAAATTAAATAACGCAGGTGAAAATTTCTTAAAGGAAGCTGGTGTTTATAAACTTATATTTAAATCAAATAAACCAGCAGCAGAAAGATTCCAAAACTGGCTAGCAGAAGAAGTATTACCTAGAATAAGACAATATGGAGCTTATATTCCAGGTAATACACCAGAACAAATTATTGGAAATGGTATATCTGCTATGAGTGGAATGATACCATTACATGACCATTATGATAGAATAAATTATTATTTAGAAAGAGATAAAAAATTTGTAGAAAGAGATAATAGATTTTATTTAGATAGATTTAAAGGATTGAAAAAAGATATTATTTATGACGGAGGAGCTATATTTAATTATGTTGTAGATAAAGATATGTTGCTTTCTGTATTTAAGAATGATGAAGAACTCAATAAATTTTTAATAAATTTAGGATTTATAGTTAGAGGTAATGGTGGTAAATATTTACTAGATATAGAAAGAATTAGAAGTTTAAAACCACTTTCACTAACATATAAAGGTTTAGTAGAATTATGCTACGCTATAGATAATCCTGGAGAAATAAATTTCCATTTTTAAAATAAAATTGATTCTGTATATTATATCTATGATATTCAAAATATTTTAATAAAAACTAGGAGGTATATATTATGAATAACTTATATAACAATAAAGAGGATAAAGCAGAAAGATTTTTAGATTGGATAGCAGAAGTAGTGTTACCTACTATAAAAAATGGAGGTTCAACTCCAGAAGAAATTACTGGAAATGGTATATCTGCTATGAGTGGAATGATACCATTACAAGAATATTATGATGAAGTAAATTATCATTTAAAAAAAATTAATGAATCAATGGAGTTTTATAATAAAGTATACTTTGATAGATTTAGAGATTTAGAAAGAGATGGTATATATACAATAGATGATGTGTATAATTTTGTTTTAGATAAAAATAAATATAATTTTATGAGCGATGAAGAATTAAATAAGCTTTTAATAAATTTAGGATTTTTATGTATTGATCAAGCTGGTCATTATCATACAAATGCAGAAAAGGTTATAAGTTTAAAACCATTGACATTAACATTAAGAGGTTTAATAGAATTAAGCTATGCTATAGACAATCCTGGTGATATATACTTCCATTTTTAAAGTAAAGTTTTAGCTATAGTTTCGGATGTCCGTTAACGGACATCCGAATTTGTTACTTATATTTATTTTTTGTTTTTAAGCGTTTATAACTAAATAATAAATTTATATATGAAAGGAAGGTTAATATGGAAGATAAAGTACTAGATAAAGCTTGGGAAAAAAATTTTAATAAGGCTAAAAAGCATTATCAACAATATGGAAATTTGGATATAGAGGATAAGAATATTCAAATATGGTTAAAGAAACAGAGATTTTTATATAAGAATGGTAAATTAGATTTTAATAAGGCTGTTCTTTTAACTTCATTAGATATAGATTGGTTTCCAGAAAAGAAAGAATATGCTAAAATGCTAGATACTTTAGAGGATATGACAGCAGATGAAATACAAGAAAGTATTGAATATCAACAACTCTACAATGTATCTAATAATGAAAATTATTTAGATATAAGAGAAAGATTAATGTCGATACTTAATAGAAAGTTGGCGTTAAATAATGGTTAAAAAGAAGAGAGTTACAGTAAGAGTATCATTAGATAATAATATAGATATCATTTATTTTGAAAGAGATGGCAAAGGTGATATTATAGAAAAAAAAGATAACTTCGTAGCAGAAGATATAGTATCTTGTATTACAGAATTATATGTTTTACATGTATTAAAGCAACAAGATTTTATAGAAGATATGATATTAGTTTTCTCAGAAGCAGATTTCTATGTTAATGAAATATTTAAATTAGGTATAGTGATAGGATCCTTATCTTGTAACTTAGGTGAAGACATAAAGATAGAATTAATATAATAATATGCCTGATGTAGTTAAGTCTGCATCAGGCTAATTTTTAAGGAGATGATATAATGGCTACAACTACTAAAAAGATAAACAGAATTACTAATGAAAAAGATGTTGATATGTTTCTTAATCTTAAAGAAGAAGATATTACATCATCATTTATAATGGAAAATTTTGCACAGTTTAATGGTAATCCACCAAAATTTAATGTGTATGATGAAATAGTTATTCCTAAAGGAGCTTATGGCTTAGGAGATATTAAAAATACACAATCATTTACAACTACATTAGGTGCTTGGGTATTTAATAAATTCTTTATAGAAAAGGATTTGATTCATATATTTGGATATGAAACTAATGCTATAAGCGATAAATATTATGGTAAAATGAATAAGAAACTATCTTATGCTTTATTAGAAGATGATATTACTTTAGACCAATTAAAACATTTCTTAATGAAAACACAACAATTTATGCCTTACGTTTCTATACTATCTCCAAGTGTAACTATGAAACTTTTACTATGTGATAAAGTTATAGCTAAAGAAAAGGAAAGATTAGTTAGACTTCATAAAGCTGAAATAGATGCAGGAAATGAAATTGTTACTGAACAAATTGAAAAAGAATTATTAAAATTTGCTCAAGAATATCTTGAAGGTGATGATTCAATGGAATGTTATGATTCTGGGGCACGTATGAAATTAGGTAACCACTTTAAAAATATGAATGTTATGAGGGGTGCTGCTAAAGATCCAGACCCAGATAAAGGATATAATATAATGCTTTCAAATTATATGAGTGGTATAACAGCTGAAGACTATGCTAAATTATGTAATACAATGGCTGCTGGTCCATATTCTAGAGGTAAGAAAACAGCTATAGGTGGATATTGGGAAAAGCTATTCGTATCTGCATTCCAACATCTTAGATTAGATCCTCCTGGTTCAGATTGTGGAACTAAAGATACATTAACTATAAAACTTAATAATCCAGAAGACTATATTTATTCTTATATAGTAGAGAATGGTAAATTAGTTGAATTAACTTCAAAAAATATGGATAAGTATAAAGGTAAAACTGTTAAAATGAGATTCTCATCTTTATGTAAATCTAAAACAGGTTTCTGTAATCATTGTGCAGGAAATCTATTCTATAGAATAGGTGGCTTTGAAAATATAGGTGTAGCATTAGCACTTATCCCATCTATATTAAAGAATACTTCAATGAAAGCTTTCCATGATAGTACTGTAAAAATGGTAGAAATAGATATTGAACATGCTTTTGGTCAAGATTAACATATATTAAAGGGATTAAAAGATGGAGTTGAGTAAATATCTCAGCTCCAAAAAATTTACAAGGAGTGAGTGTTATGATTAAAAAACTATTTTTAGTGCTTAAATCTCTTAATACCATGATATTTAAGAAGAAAAAAGATATTGCATCAGATAATAATCCTCCAGAAACAAATGATGATGCAATAATAGACGGTGATAAGATTTTAGAAGAAAAGAAAAAAGAAGAAGCAGCTAAGGAAGAAGAAGCTAAAGAAACAGAAGAAACAATAGAAGATGAACCAGATTTAGAAGACATGAATAAAACTGGAATTGTTACTGCTACAGCTTTATATGTTAGAGATGGTCCATCTAAAGATTATAGCATCTTAGGTTGTGTATTGGAAAATGATAAGGTAAATATTATTGGAAGAAATAAAGCAACTGGATGGTATAAAATTGAGTTTAAAGAAACATTTGGATATGTATCAAGCAAATATGTATTTACAGCAACTATATCTACTGTAAATAATTTAAAGTATGGTAAAGGCTGTGAAGAAATAGATGAAGTTGTAGGATCACACAAATGTTGTTTTAAATTTAATCAAGCTGTATTAACTCAATATGCTGGAGATGAAGTTGGTTCATATGGTAAATTAATATATGATCATCATTGTGCTGCACATAATTTACCTTATGGAACTTTAGTATATATTCCTATGCTTAAAGGAGTAGTAAATAATACAGGATTATTTACTGTAATGGATACTGGAGGGCATGGCATGGATTTTGATATCTATACTAAAAAAGACATAGGCAAAATAAATGGTGATGTATATGTAGTATCTTGGGGAACTGGACCAATAGCATGGTCTTTTACTCAAGCTATAGAATATTATATTAGAACTAAGAAAGTTGAGAGATTTAATTCAGCTTGGAATCTATATAATAGAATGAATGGATGTACTATAAACTTCTGGAAATATAAAACTGACGACCGTAATATTACTTCAAAATCATGGTATAGTAAAACTAATATTAAACAACCATAGAGAAATCTATGGTTGTTTTTATTTGTAATTGTAAAATAAAATAATCATATATTATAAACATGTACTATAATAAAATAAAAAGGGGGATGTATTTATGAATACATTAGAAAAATCTTTAATAATTGGAACAGCTACAGTAGCATCAGTAGCTGTAATAAATAAAGTTGATGCTGCTAGTTATGGTAGTTATATAACTACAAATAACTTAAACTTGAGAGCTAGTATGAGTACTAGCTCACAAAAATTAGTTACAATACCAAAAGGAGGTAAAGTTACTTTAGTGATGAAATACTCTAATGGATGGTCAAAAGTAACTTATAATGGTAGAACAGGATATGTGTCTACACAATACATTAAAGCAGCAGGTAGTAGTAATAACACAACACCTACACCATCTCCATCACCAAGTTATGGTAAGACTGCTAGAACAACAGCAGTTTTAAATCTTAGAAGAGGAGCTGGTACTAGCTACACTAGCATTATGAAAATACCATCTAATGCTACTGTGACTATAATAGCTAGATATAATAATGGGTGGAGTAAAGTAAACTACTCTGGTAAAGTTGGTTTTGTCTCTAGTCAATATTTAACAACTGGAGCTCAATCAAATAACAACAATAATAACTCTTCAAGATGTACTAGTGGTTATGCCACTAATACATTAATTATAGTTGATAAAAATTCAAGAAGAGTCAATTTCTATAGAAATTGTAGATTGGTTAGAAGCATGCCTTGTGCTATAGGCAAAGCTTCAACTCAGACACCATCAGGCAAATATAGAGTTTTGGAAAAAATCCAAAACCGTCCTTATTATAAGGACCATATAGCTGGTGGAGATCCTAGAAATCCACTAGGAAAATATTGGCTTGGTATAGGTAATGGATATGCATTACATGGAACAAATAATGAAGGTTCCATAGGAGGTGCAGTAAGCCATGGATGTATGAGAATGTACAATTCAGACATCCAATGGTTGTACAGTCAAGCAAAAGTAGGAACTACAGTTCTAATAGATAATGGTAGTACTGCTTCAATAGCTACAAAATATAGATTTAAAATCTATTATTAAATATCTTATCACTTATATATTATATAAGTGATAGAAACCACTAGCTTAAATGCTAGTGGTTTCTTTTTTTATTTTTAGGAGGTAGAGATTATGATAACACTAATTGAGTACAATGAAAAAAATTTTAAATCAGAGGGGGAATTGTTTAATATTATAACTGATGCAATGCATCAAAATGGTATAAAATATATACCAATAGTGAAAGGATATAATTTAAATGGTAATGAAAAAACTATATTAGACTTAGCATCAGAAATGATAGAAGGTGATATTACTGAACCTATTATAATAAAATTACCAAACAAATATCTAGATGAATTAGATATAAACAAATTGCATAAGTTTTATAAGAAAGCAAATAAAAGTGATAAAATGTTTATTATACTAAAACCATTAGCTAAAGATGTAAGTATTAGAGTTTTATCTTCATTTATTTGGAATGCAATGATTATAGATAGCAATAATATAATATTTGCAAATGTGAAAAGCAAAATACCAGAATTAGCTAAAACTTGTTTGGTATTAACAATAGGCGAAGATAATATAAAAGTTACATCACCAGTATTAGATGATATTAAAAAGTATATCATAGATAACGAAATAAGTAATGAAAAGGATTGTGTTCCTTTGAAAATAGTTATAAATGGTGAAGAAATATAAGGAGGTAATGTTATGAGTTCAAGTATTTATAAATGGATGGTTATATATGAAGATTACTCAACACAAGTAATTACAGCAAATAGTGTAATGGATGTGATAATGAGTAGTGATTTAGAGCAAAGTGACAGTAATATAATTAGTGTAATAAGATTAGATTACTGCTAGATTAAATTTATATTTGATTATATATTATAGATGTGTAAAGAGATAGTTAATCAACTATCTCTTTTAAATATTATATTTATTAGGAGGTACTAATATGAGATTAGTAGATGTTAAAAATTTAAAAGTTATGGTAAATGGAGAAGAATTAGCAATGAGAGAGTTAAAAGAAAATGAAAACTATTACTTAATGCAATTCTATAAAGAAAACATTAGAAAAGGATACAATAAAGAATTTGACTACTATACAATGGGAGAAACAAAAGAAGAAATATTATCAGAATTAGATACAAATGCTAGAGATAAAAAAGCTGCTAGAGATAATTTTAGATATACTTCAGATGAAATTGTAAACAGTAGTGCACTTCTATTTAATGAAGAATTTGTAAAAGGCAAAATTAAATTAGAAGACTTAGCAGAAGTAGAAAGAAATAAAGATGGAAAGATATTACATTATAAAGTAAAACCAGAATATTGTGTATCAGAAGAAGCAGAATTTAAATATGATGAAAAAGGTAATCCAATTCATGTAAATTTTAATAATAAAGAATACGAAATACAAAAAATCTATGATACTAAAGGTAGAATAGCACAAATAGTTTATTATATAGATGGAGAATTTGTATATAAAGAATCTACTTCATATTATGAAAATTATGAAGAAACATTATGCCATACAGGTGCTTATCAAAATATTAATAGACGATATTATGATGATAAGAAAAGACCATTAGTTGAATTTATATCTGATGGTATCGAATTTAACAAAGATGATATTTCAGCTATTTCAACTTATGAATATCTTGACAATGGAGATGTAATAGAAGAAAGTCTTATTATAAGTGATGGAGTATACAATTTATAAAAATATAGATGTAAAAACTAAATAATAAGTAAGTCTAAAAGAGAGATAGTCATGACTATCTCTCTTTAAAATATTATATAATTTTAGGAGGAATGTTATATGTTAACAAGAGAACAAGTTATAAGTAGAAGAGATGTACAAGAAGCTATAAAAAGCTGTGGAAGTGTATTTAGTAAAGTTGATTTTGATGAATTAGTTTTCTCAAATCGTCATGATGGAAAAGACTATTTCATAATAGAAAACAATCTTTTTAGAGATGAAAATCAAAGATATCTATATGAATTAAGAATAGGACATGATGAAGTTTATTATGATACAGCATTAATATTATTAGATAAAGATGCAAATATAATAGAAGGAACTGAAGCAGAACTAAATGATGTATGGTCTTGTGGAGACTGGAAAATAGTAAGAGGATGCCAATTCTGCTGTGAAACTAATGGAGTCTTATTAACTTCAATGGAAAATGGAGAAGACACAATATATTCAACTATAAGAATGGATATGGAAGCTTTACAAATAGACAATGAATTAGCATATCAACAAAAAGATGATACAAAACATTGTTATGGTAAATGGTCAGACACAGGTATCAATATAAACTTCTGTCCAGTTTGTGGTAGAAGATTAAGAAGTAGAGATGATGAGTTAATACCTTATAAAGGAATTAACTTAGATTTAAATCATTAATACAACTAGTCAAGGGAGATTTCTATCTTCCTTGGTTATTTTTTTAAGGAGAGATTGACATGAAAAAAGAAAAAACTAATTGTTGTGATTGTAAAAATTTTGATCAAGTGAAAACTTACTTAAGTGGAAAAAATTCTTATTTCTGCAAATATAAATTTAAATGGGTAAGTTCAGTATTTAGTAAATTGAGATCAAAATACTGTAAAGGATTTAAAAGAAAATAATTATTGGAGGTAAGTTATTATGATAAAAACATTATTAAACGAAAAGGAATATGAAGAATATTTAAATTTAAGAAAAGCTGTTGATGCTTTAGTAAAGACAGTAAATAGTTATTCAGTAAGTAGACATACCAATTATTCAATGTTAACAGGTATGGGTACTAATTTTATTATAACACATCAAGAACTTAATTCAAAATTTTCAAATAAAGAAGAATCTTTAGTTGAACAACATTTTGTAAATTGTTTGAATACTAAGAATATGGAAAAATGTGATGTTTTATATAGCAATTCTATATTTAATATAAGAGTAAAAAGAAATCATGGAAACTTAGTTAGATATAGTAAATATTTAATTAGAAGTGGAAATATAGCTAGTGACTTAAAACAGAAATTTGATGAGAATGATAGACTTATTGAATCTATAAAACATGATTATGATAATAGTATAGATGAATTTAGTACAATAACTTGTAAATATAGTTATAATACTAAAGGAGAATTGTTTAAATATATAAAAACAAAAACAAGAACTGAAAATGGAAAAACTGAGCATCTGTATACAGATGAAAGAGTTAGAGTATTTGAAACAATAAATGGTATAGAATTTAATAAATTTAAAAATAATATTTCAGATGAAACTATGTACACATATATATTAGATAAAGATAAACATGTGTGTTCAGAAAAACCAAATCAAATAATACTTAAATATAAGACTGATAGAGGAATTTCAATTGATGAAAGATACAATCTTAATATAGATGTATTTAATATTTGTAATCAAAATATGTAAATAAAGGGAGGAATAATAATATGAAACTAGATTATATTTATAACCAATTACAAGGAAATGAAGAAATAGAAGGATATAAATCTTTATTATGTATAGTAGAAAACTTAATGGATAAAGTATTTATTGATAAACCATATGCTAAATTTTCTCATATAAGACATATGGGTGATTATAAAATATATACTCCATTTGGAAGCATAAACAGAAGTCTTTTAAGAAGTATAACAAATAAAGGTGAGTTTAAGGATGCATCTATAAATGATAAATACGTTAAAAATGATATTAAATTTAATAATAATCAATATAAAGATGGTACTGAAGTTACTCAATCTGGAAATAATAGTATAACTATAAAAGATTATGAGAATTATCTTTTAGTAAGAGAAAGAAGATATTATAAAGGTGAATTATCTGTAGATAAAGCTTATAAATATAATACTAATGGAAATCTTACATTTGAAAGATATGATGATTATAATAATTTAGGAGAACTAAATTATACAAATATTACGTCTATAAGTTATGACGATAAAAATATTTATAAAGAAATGAAAACTTCTACTATATTTGGATATCCTTATGAAAACACATTATGTGAATATATAAAAGTAGGAGATGGGTTATTTAAGGATTTCTATGAATGTAGAAAATATTCTAAAGAAGATGGTCAATCTGAATATGTAAAAGAAAGCTACAGAAATAGATCATATTTATATTTCTTAGATAATGATGTTAATAATTATATCGAAGTAGTGTGTTTTAGAAATAAAATAGAAGTGATTAAAATCCACTATGTTGATACTTCAATAGAAATAGATGAAGTATTTGATATAGTAAGTTAATATCAAATAGCCAGCAAGGAGAAATCCTTGCTGGTTTTATTTTTTTAAAAAATTCTTAACAATGATTAAACGCCCATATAAACATATATTATATTATTGAAATAAAATAATGATTGGAGGTAGAGATAATGTATCCAGATTTTAAAGATTTTGAATGCACAACTAAATTAGAGATTGTTAACTTAGATGCATTCAGAATAGAGAGCATTAGAACAGGAAGAGGGTTTAGAGTTAAGTCGAATTACAAAAATATAAAGAAAGAGCTAAAGAATCCAGATGGAATTTATTCAAATAAATTTGGTAGAACTTTAGCAGACGTAGATGAGTATGGTAACAGATATAAATGTGATTGTGGTAAAACAATCTCAAGAATTAATGAAGGAACCACTTGCCCATATTGTCATACTAAAGTAAAATATGTAGATGATGATTTTGGTTATAATGGTTTCTTAGTGCTTGATGATTATTATATAATTCATCCAAAGATGTTTGAAACTTTAAAGAGATTCTTTGGAGCTGAAACATTAAATAATATCATCAAATATAATGATGATAAAGATATTAATGGTTATAGTAATCTTATCAATCCAAATAGAACTAAAGATGAACCATTCTTTGGTATAGGAATGATAGCATTTAAAGAAAGATTTATGGAGATAATTAATTATTATCGAAATAAGAATAAAAACAAAATCAAATATTATGATGATATTATAAATAATATTGATAAAGTATTTACACAAACAATAGTAGTTTTTACTACGTTACTGAGAGCTACTAAGAATGATCCAAATATATTAAAATATGAACCATCAAATGAATTATATATGATAATGTCTAGTTTAGTATATAATATAAATCAGACTGGTTCAAAAGTGTATAAAGCAATTAAACCTAAAGCAGAATTACTTTATGATTTACAATGTAAACAAGAAGAAATGTATGATATGATTCTTGTTTTATTATCTGGTAAAAGAGGAAAACTTAGAGGAGTATTTGGTGGTAGATATAACTTTACAGCAAGGGTAGTTATAGTACCAGAACCAAAATTAAGAGTTGACCAAGTAATAATGCCATATCAGTCAATGATTGAATTAGAAAAGCAAAGAATATTAAATGTACTTGAAAAAGTTCATGGTTCAGCTGCATTAGCAAATTCAATATATGAGGATTCTATAAGAGTTAAGAATCCTGAAATAATAGCTATAATAAGACAGTTGATAAAAGATGATTCAACAGGACAAGGGATTCCAGTATTAGTTAATAGAAACCCAACATTATCTTATGGGTCTATACAACAAATGTTTGTAGTTGATGTTTGTGAATCATATACTTTAAAAATGCCATTACAAATCTTACCATATTTCAATGCAGATTTCGATGGTGACGTTCTTAATGTACACAGAATCCAATCTAAAGTATTCTATGAACATGCTTATCAAGTATTTAATCCTAGAAATGCAATGTATATTAATATGAATGATGGATTAGTATCAACAAGTATATTACCATATAAAGATATTCTTATAAATTCTAATACATTATTATATGAATATAGACAAGGATATAGTGAAGAACAATTAGCTGATATAAGAAGATTTAAAGAAAGACATTCTGCTTAATAAAAGAAGGCAAAGGACTATGTTCCTTTGTCTTTTTATTTTTTGTAAACACTATAGAAACGGAGGTGGTTACATTGAGGAATGATGGAAATTATGATACTAGTAAACCTGATGAGTTGTATCAGACTATAACTACACCATCAGTTATCAATTCATATTCTATAGCTATGCAATATATAAAAGATTGGTTTTTTAGTAAATTTGACGAAAACTATTTTAAAGCTAAATATATTGAACAACGTCATCCATTAGATGATTTTAGGAAACTTTCTACAATAAATAAAGGATTGAAAAAATTAAAACCTTCAGTATCTATAGGATCTCAAATATCATTAGATTATACTAGAGATACAATAGATTTATATCAAGCATCACCAAATGATTTTCTTAGAAGAACTAAGTTTAATAATGCCTTCTTTATGGATAAACAAAGAAATTTAAACTTAAGTGTAATGTTTGAAGTCTTGGAAATAAATTTTAATTTTAAAATACGTGTTGGTACTAGAGCTCAACAAATAGACTTATACAAATATCTAATTATTGCATTTAGATTCGGAGCAACACAAGGAGAAGAACTAACAATGGATTGTCATATTCCTTATCCAATTATGATACAAATAGCATCAGATGCTGGATTTGAAGTTAAAGATGACAAAGTAGTAGATATAATTGGATTTATGAGATATATGAATAAACATTCAGTAGTTCCAATATTATATAAGTATAGAACTATAAATGGTAAAGATGAATACTTTATGAGAGTAAGTAATTTATATACACATATATCTTGTTTAGATTTTCCAACAGTAGATGATGGAGAACAAAATAATCAAATATATACAAATTATATGATTGAATTTAATATCATATTAAAAATACCTTCACCACAATTTTATGCATATCATTCTAATAAAATTCATGATAAAATTGAAGGAGTTACAAAACGTATTAAAGGAGATAGTGTTGGTTTATGTAATATAAAGATTCCTACTATACCAGAAGTAGATCAACATGGATGGAATCAATATCTATTAACTGAATATTATTCTGATGAGATAGAAAAATGTATTGATATAGATATGAAAGAGCTATTTGAAAATAGTGATATATTTTCAGCTGTAAAACAAAGTAGAGATATGTATATTTCTCCAGCTGTATTTATTAATCTTATATTCTTTAATAATGGTGATGTAGTTCCATATAAAATAGACTGGGAAACATTTAAAGTTACATTACTTGAACCAATATATGGACACGTTGTACAAATATCAATGTATGCTGATATAGATTATTTAAAGACTACAATTTATAATCAAGAAAAATTTAAAGAAAGATATTCAAAATCTATAGATGATAAAAAATAGACCATTGGTTTACCCAATGGTCTATTATTATTACTTCATGAAGTTGATTAAATCATTTGTAATGTCAGTCTTTTTTATTATATTATCAGCTACATCATCAAATTCTTCAATGTCTATATTTGATTGACGTGATTGATTGTATTTAGTTTCTATCTGTTGATTTAGTTCTTCATCTTCATCAAATATTCTTTCAATTTCATTAAATATTAAATATTTATTATCTAGCAAATATTTAAATTCATTGTCTAATTCAATTTCTTGAATTACCTTTATATAAATCATTATTTTTATATATTCTTTATAGTCATAATAATCTGTAATGTTGCATTTTATGTCTTTGATTGAGGATAAAGTAATATAATATATAAAACCTTCCACGCCTTCATTTTCTATTTCTTCAGTATGTGGTTTAAATACACACATATATAATGAAGATATAAATAAAACACAGTTAAGAATACATATAATAAGTAATATTGTATTTTGCATATTTAGCATCTCCTTTTTAAATTATTGTTTTTTGTCATCATTTTTCACAAAATAATCTCTCATATAATTTAAAAACTTAACGACACCTTCAACCGAAGTTAGCTTACCTAATATATCAAAACCAACTAAGCCAGATATAAAATAAATACTAACTAATGTTTTATTAGTTATTGCAGACATAGCTAATAAATTATCCGTCAAAGAATACATTAATACGGATGATGTAATTGCAGATACTGTAATTCTAGTTAAATTAACGTGGTTATCTGTATCTGATAAAGTATTGAATATATCTCTTACAATTGAACCTGTAAGAGTAAATATTACAATCATTAAAATTTGATAATGAGCAGATATAAAATACATTATATTGTTTGACAATTTATATCACCCATTTCTTTTATTTGTATTTTTTATTTTGTAAATAAGCAGAACCAAATAAAACTAATGCTAAAATACATACATTCATTATCAAGCTTCTACTTTTATCTATTACATTTGCATTTGCTTTATCGTGTATTCTACCTATTGCAGCTGTGTAATAAGATAATTCGTTAGAATATTCTTTTAATAGATCATAAATATTAATTCGTTGTACTATAACCATCTTATAATTATCTACTTTGTGACCAAGTCCATCAGTATCTTTAATACCAAAAATATCACCATCTTTAGTTATATAAACTGGAACTAGTAATTCATAATTTTTCATAGAATTTAATCCATCTTCTGAATATATATCTATAAGCTTATCAATATCCATTACTTTTAAATTTCCATTATTTTTATTTTCCCAGAATATATACTTGGTATTATCGTTTCTTAATATTGTTTCAATAGCTTCTTTATTTAGTTTACTATTTCCTTGTAATCTTAGAAGAGTTTCTATTGATAAAACTTCATCTGGAGCTTTATCATAAGAAAGTGAATTTCCCCACAATAAACATTTCATAGATAAAACTATAGGTCTATTTACTGTGGTATCTTGATTTATATAAAAATTACCTAAAGTTTCATTAAATACTCTAGTCAGTCTACTATTTGGTGTGGGGTTATCTATATCTGTATCAAGACCTTCCAAATCCTTTCCATAATATAAATTTAATTTATGTTGTATATTTTCTAGAACTAAATTTAATGACTTTTCAGTTAATTTATCTTCTTCATTCAATAGCGTTTTAATATAAACCCTTTCTTCTCTTTTTATAAAATCGGCTATCTCATTGTAATTAGATATATTATTTCTATAATCATCAAATTGTAAATATGAAAATAGCAATACTATTATTGTTATAATCAAGCATATTATGGAAATTTGTTTATGCTTTCCCAGCTTATGACCATTCATTTTTCTTTTACCTCCTTTACTATAGATTTATTAATATGTTAAAAAATATAGGGATAGGAGAAACCCCCTATCCCTAACCCTTCTATACTGGAGGTCTACTAATCAATGATGGACCACAGTTTTTATATATTTTATAAGTTATATCAGATTCTGTTGTATATTTATCTGTATTTAAATTATAAAAACTTATTTTCATACCAATATCATCATCATAGTTAACTAAACTAAAATCAGTAAGTATTCCATTTAGAAAAATTTCTAAATAATCTAATTGTGGATCGTAATTAAGAAACTCTGTTAATACATCAGGAATATCCATTCCATAATCATTTGTTACTTTTGATAATACTATTTTATCTGTAAAAGTTCTTATAGTTGGTTTAGAAAAAGTTAACTGATTCCAATTAGTTCCATCATATCTCCATATATAATTAGTAGCTTTAACTAAATATAATTTATTAGATAATGGTTTAGCTAAAGAAGTTCTAGCTTTATCATCATCTACTATTATTAAATCAGCTATTGATTGTCTACCATTTTTAATGGTATCAAAATATAATTCGCCAGTATCTGAACAAGAAATCATTTGTCCAGCAGTTACTTTTATCTTCCCAATATTAGCTTTTGTAGTTTCTATTGGTTTAAATAATCCCATTATAATTTCCTCCCTATTGTAAATATTTGTCACCTAATGTGTTTGATACTATATTTCTATATGCTGTATTAGTTAAATCTAAATCTTTCCATTCAACACCAGCATCAGTTTTATATAATACTTGACCTTCTTCACCATCAAATGGTATTCCTTCAGGAATTTTAACTGATTCTAACGATTGAGCACTTATTTCACATGCTTCGGCTAATGAAGTTAAACTTACTGTGTATTTTGTTCCTATAGTATTGTCAATTATATCGTCGTATTGTTCTTCAGTTATGTCAACATCAGCCCATACAATACCATCAGCAGTTCTAACTAATGCTTGACCAGTTATACCATTTTGAGGAAAAGAACTAGGAACTCTTACAGATCTAGTTGCATGATTATTAGTACTTTCACCTACTAAATAATCAGCACCTATAGTATTTTGAACTATACTTCTATATTGTTCATCAGTTATGTCAACATCAGCCCAAGCCATTCCACTAACAGTTTTTATTAGTATTTGACCATTTTCTCCATTTTGTGGTAGAATAACATCATCATCATCTCCAGGATCTACAGTTCCTCCACCTCCAGAAGAATCTTGTTTTTTAAATAGAGTGAATGTAAATATTATCTCTTCTAAATCGCCATTCCATACACCTTTTATTTTAACTATTTGACCATTTTCAATATTATAATTTACACCTTCATTAATAGTAATACCATTTTGTTTTACTTCTAAAGTATCACCTTTTGCTATTACTAAACCTATATTTACAGTATTAGTATTTGCAGTTATAGATTGAGTTCTTCTAATTATTTTAACTCCATCAGCATTACCTACTATTGGTATAAGCTTATAATTATCAGTAACAGCATATAATTTAGCTTTTTTAATATCTAATACTAATTCATCTGGTACACCTTTATAAGATTGCTCATACTTTAAAGGTATCATTGGTTTTCTAGAATTGACTTTATTTACTTCACCATAATTATCTTGATATGGTTCTCTATGCTTCATATTCATTATCCTCCTTTCCTAATTTGTTAGTTTTATTAGAATCATAATCTATTAATACACTTCCTGATTTATCTTTATCTTCAAATCTATCTTCAGTAGCGAATAAGAAATCTTCACCCTTATTAATGAAAGGTCTTTCATAATAATCTGAAGCAATTTTTTCTAATATATATTTCATATTAATTTCTGCTGCAGTAATATCAGTTTCTTTATTGCTAACATTAATATCTTGAATAATTTTCTTATATTCAGGTATAGTTAATTTATCAATTATTTGAGTCATTAAATCAGTAGTATTTTCAAACATTTCAGCAAGTAATTCATCTTCTTTGATGTGTTGTATAATAGAAAGATTGTAAACTGAACCTGGGTCAGTAGTTAATTTCAATCTATTTTGATCAACATCATAAATCCAATCTCTAGGTATTTTCTTTCCGTTAACAAATATAAAGTTTAAATCTTTACTTATATTATGCTTAAATTTACTCTTGTCTACAATTATATCTCCAGTAGTATCAAGATTTGGACTGAACTCTATTTCTTTCATTTCGTCAGGCAGATAGAAAATTTCAACTATATCATTTTCTTTTAATAGCATATTTATATATACAGAATTATCATCAAATGGAGTTGAAGGAGATGGTACAATAATTCTATAATTATTACTACCTATTCTTCTTCCATTTACACAAATCATATATTGATCTTTATTATCACAGAATTTAAATTCTTCAGGTAATATAAAATCTACTCTATCATATTCACATTTTACATATAAATATCTGAATTGTCTTTCTGATACTAAAAATAATCTTTTATCATAATAGAAAGGATTATCAGGATAGATTGTATAAGTACCATTATCCATTCTTTCATAATTAAATCCAATTTGATATTGTTTATCTGGTTGAATTTCTATATTATAATCTAAATGCTCTGGCTGCATTGTATACAATCTCATATAATTCATATTTATAGAATCGTCTAGATAATATAAATCATCTAATTTAGAACCAAATTTAATTCTTATAGGTCTATTATCTACTTCTAAGAAATATAATATCTCCATAGTATCATCATTTTTAACATCTTTTAATGGAAAAGTAAAATTCTTACCATTATAAGATAATTCATGATAGTATTTATACAGTTCTCCATTATGGAAAAGTACTACATAGCTATGTATATTACCATTTATTCTTCTAGACATAGTAACCATTCCAGATTTAGCCATTTGTTTTAATTCTAAACCAGTATATATAAAAGATTTAGTTTTATCCATCTTCTCATAAGCCCTATTCATTAGTCCTGAATTATATTCCATTACATAATTTAAAGCTCTAAGAATATTATCTCTATAAGTATCCGTAATATTAAATTCAAAATTGAATTTTTTATTGAATCTATTTAAATACCCAGGAATTCTGTTATTATTAAGAAGAACATCGTTAGATATTTTTCGTTTATCCATGAATACTTTACTATTATTACGTCTTAAATTAGCTTTACTATAGAAGAATCCTTTAGCAATATATATAGTATCAAGTTTATTACCATCTACTGAAAACATATTTAATCCATGATTAACAAAATTTTCTTTATATAATTTATTATCTTTAAAGATAAATATATTATTATCAGCCATTTCTCTATTAGGATTCATTTCAAAATGTTGAATAGTATTAGTTTCAAGCATTTTTTCTTCATAGTAGAAATCACAACTATCATTAGTATCAATAGTTACGCATCTATCTATACCAGAATAATAATATCCATTTTTAAAACTAAATAGAGTCTTATCATTACATAAGCCTGCTTCATTATATATAACTGTTTTAGGTAGCATTATCATTGTATAATCAGCATACATTTCTGTAACACCTGGAAGTAATATATAAGAATATCTACAATCTTTTATTATATAAATTTCACTCCATTTAATAAATAAACCATTTACAAAGAATAGGAATGGATATACTTTATTTCCTTTTATTAAATTGTCTAATGTATCCATATATGCAGGTTTATATTGATAAGTATTAAATGGTATACAATCAGTTAATAGTAAAGATACATCTTGTATACTAAATTTTCCATTTAATATTCTATGAGTATCTTTAAAATCTCCCTTTCTTATATATTTAAAATTAATCTTTGTTGGTACATTTACTCTTAAATTATTATCTATTAAATTATTAGATAGAGGACGTAATTCCTCTATCGTTTCAACAATATATTTATTAATCTTAGTAGGTTCCATTATACAGCTTCACTACCAATTCTTAGCATTCCTTTAGTAAAATCTACCATGTTTCTTCCTGTTATCTTTTCTATAGTTTTTTGATTATTGATATAGCATCCAACATAACAGTTTGTCATCATAGTAGCAAATGCTGGGAATATTTCAAGAGCAAATTGAGTACCAGTACCATATAGATATACCCATTTTTCAAGTATTAATTCTAAACTTGTTTCTGGTAATTTTAATATTTTAGTCAATCCTTCTACAAAGTTTTTTATATTAATAAACATCTTTTCTTCATCTACTTGTAGATTTAATATTTCTTCTTCACGTTCAGTCATAGAAGATACATTTCTGCATACAGCTTTTACACTATCTGTAAAATCTTTTTGTAAGATATTTTCAATATAATATCTTGCAGATAGATATTGACATTTAGCTTTTACACTTTGAGTATTACTTACTTTATAAATATAATCTATAATATAAGTAAATAGAGCAGAGAAAGATCTAGCACCAGAATCTATAATCTCTCTTCTCATTATAATTCTTTTAGGGTCAGCATAATAAACTAAGTTATTGATAGCTGAAACTAAATAAGCTATTAATATATCCACATTATTACATCTATAAACACCATCATTATATTTGATTATTTCAGTACAGTCTATAAATACTTTAAGTTTCTTATCAGTTTTTATATCTGTAGCTGCAAATACTTTAAATGCTTTAGGTAATGGGACTGGATGAGTCATAAGTTTTATATTTCTAGACTCCAATACTTTGATTAAACTACTGTCTATTTGTCTTCTCTTTACGTCAAATTTTATATCCTTAAATGCTTCACTATCTTTGTCTATTTCATCTGCAGTCATTATAAAATTTACTAAGTTTTTTTCATAATTACCTTTAGAGTATAAATAAGCAGATGCATATGTTTTAGCTATTAATCCTTTATTAGCCATTTTAAAACCTCCTTTATAGTAATTTATTATATTAATGTTAAAAAATAAAAGCTCTGTACCTTTTCAGGTACAGAGCCAATCCTGGGAGAATATAAATATAAAAAAACTTTATATATATTACTCATATTGTTTTTCATATATTTTTTTAATTTCCTTTTTCTTTTTGTTTAGAGTTAGTTTTAGTTTCATTGGTTCAGTAAATATATTATATGGTAATGTAAATCCAGCTGCACCTTTATGACCACCACCACCAAATAATTTAGCTACATCTGAGCAATCTACATAATCTTTATTAGAGAATAATGAATAAGTCCATACAAGTTTTCCATTACGTTCTTGCATGACAAATGGGCAAACCATATCATAATCATATATTTTACTTCCAAACAATAAACTATTTGATTTCATATTGCAGCATAATATTTTATAATCAAGTAATTCAAATTCAAAACCATTAGTAGCTAGATATCTAGCATTCTTTCTTTCAGTATCTTCTACTATAGGTCTTCCTCTATTAATTACTTTATCTAAAACAACTAAATCATTACTATCTTTTTCTTTCCATAAAGACATCCATACAGAATCTGGGTCTATATTACCATCTCTATCTATAAGCTTATAATTTGGTAAACCATTCATAGCTTCATTAAAGCATATTGAATTTGGATAATCATGAGTCCAAGTATCCCAATCAGATGTAAGTTTTACATATAATGGAGCTTTATCTGGAATAGTTTCAAATAATGTACAATAAACTAACATAGCTGCACTATATTTATTATTAGCATCTCCTAATACACATATATTAAATTTATTAGCAAGATTTTCAATACTTTCATCAGTTTTAAGCATTTTAACATTAGATGCATGATGGTCTATCCAATATACATTTTTAGATTGACTATATAAGTATCTTAATTTATCTTCAGTCATTGATAAATCAACTAACCATATTAAATCATTTTCATATATTTCAAAGTTTTCAAAATTATCATTGTAATCAGTTGGTACAAGATTTATTGGTACATCTTTTAATTCTTGTAATGAAGATAGATATCTTTCAACTAAATGACCAGAGCAATATCCATCTAAATCTGTATGGTGAAATATCCATATAGAATTTTGTTTTATATCAAAATCTGTAGGTGCTTTTCTTATTATATTTTTGTAATTACCTGAAGTATAGTTCATAAATTCCATAAATTCCAATCCTTTTTCTTCCTTAGTTATCATAGTATTTTCTTTCATATTAGTTATCCCCCTTAATTTCTTTTTTATAACTTGCAAATCTTTCGTCATTTTCTATCAATGCTTCCATAACCATATCTGGACTTAGATATTCATCACATAAAGTACTACATTTGTCTGTAAACTTATATGGGCATCCAATTCCATTTTCTAATCTTAAATTTTCATCATGAATACAATCATTCATATATAAATACCTCCTTATTGATATAATATATTATATAATAGTAATAGCTGTGATAACTTATTATTAAATCGAAAGGAGGTATATGTATGAATAATAATTTAGAAAGGCTTACAGGTTCATTGGAGACATATATTAATGAAAAAATACTTACAAGAGCTCCGTTAGATCATGACCATTTAGGATATGTCAAAAAGACTGATTTAGCAACTGTAGCTTTTAGTGGTCGTTATAGTGATTTAATAGGATTACCATCTTCTTCATCTAGTGATTTGAATTCATATGCTACTATAAATTATGTAAATACAGCTATAGCCGAAGCAAAATTAAATGGGTCTATTAATTTGGATGATTATGTAAAACAAGAACAATTAGAAACATATGTACAGTCAGCTGAATTAAAAGAAGTTGCATTTAGTGGTAGTTATAATGATTTACTTCATAAACCTACTATACCATCTATAGTTGGATTAGCATCAGAAGCATATGTAAAGAAAGCTATAGATGAAGCAAAACTTAGTGGTGCTGGTGGAAAGGTTGATTTAGATAATTACGTTAAAAAAGTTGAATTATCTGCTGTAGCTACAAGTGGTAGCTATAATGATTTAACTGATAAACCAGCTGGATTATTAACTGAAGAAGAAATAACTACCATTATTAATAATCAATTTGATAAATTGATACACGATGCATTTAATGCTGAATATTAAAAGGAGGTTACAATGTCAGAATTATCGAATATTTTTCAATCAATAGCTAATGCTATAAAAGCGGTAAGCGGTAAAGATAAAAAAATTTCACCAAAGAATTTTACAGATGAAATAAGTAAGTTATCTTATATAGATGATACGGTTACTGGTAAGGTAAACATAGTACCATCAGCTAAACCAGAAATAACTATTGAAGATAATGCTATACTTGCAGTAACTACACAAGAAAATGGTTATATAAATGATGGTGGTACAAGAAATTCTATACCAATAGAAACTAGAGCTGAAGGAACTATAGTTCCTTCAACAACTAATCAAGAATTGAATGGAGGAGTATATTTGAAAGGAAAACAAACTATTATGGGCGATGAAAATTTAGTACCAGAAAATATTCTTAGAGGAAAGAATAATAAATTAGTATCAATATTTGGTGTAAAAGGTAAAGTAGATAAAATTCATAGAATGAATGCACCAATAACTTATAGTAATCAAGATATACAAGTAGTTGATGTTGCTAAAAGTTATTATTTAGCTGCAATAAATGAATATGCTAGTTTCCAATATAAACAATCAAAGGGAATATACTATCAATATTTAACAGATGAAAAGGGTGATTGTTGTATAGATTGTTCAACATTTGGAAACTGTGTAACTAGAGGAATAGATTTCTTTAGTTCTCCATATAATGGAGCTACTGGAACTAAAAATCTTGTTAATGATCCAAAGAAAATAAAAACTTTATGTGAAAATTCTAAATATGAATATGCTGATGATTATTTAGATAAACAATTAGACCCAGCATTCTATGATTTAGGGTATAGTAATCAAGGTTTATATAGTATAAGAAATGCTGCACAACTAGCAGAATATTATTACTGTAAAGGATATACAGTATATGAATTTGATCAATCACCTACTGCAGTTCCTAGTGGATTAAAAGGTGGAGAATTAATATTCTGGAGTAAAGATACTGCAACTAATGGACAAAAATCTAGATTTAAAGCTATATCACATGTAGCTATAGTAGATAGAACTGGTACAGCTTATTTCCAAGTTACTGGTAGTGAAAGTAATAAAGGTCAAACTGTATTCTATAGTCAAATAAAAGATCACTTAGAATATATAAGTTTAATAGTCAAACCAAATTATGGTATAAATACTAAAGTAGGATTAGAATTATTACCTAAATGGTATTACGATAGCTGTCCATTAGCTAGTGTTAAACTTAATGGAACAACATTTACAATTAATAAAAAAGGTGGATTTACTGTAAGTAAAACTATACCTACAGCAAGTACTACATTTTATATAATAAACAAAGATAAGTGCTTAACTTTAGACCCAGGAACATATAAACTTAGTGGAGCTGTTCCTCATGAAACTTCTACTGGTTCTACTGATGCTTCTACTAAATGGGGTATAAGTATTAAGAAAGAAGATGGTTCACCAATAACTGGAGATAAAGGAAATACTGTATGGGATAAAGGTTATGGCACAGATGAATTTACTTTAACTGAAGAAACAAAAGTATATGTATATTTTTACATGTCTTCTAACCTAACAGCTATGAGTAAGTCTTATAGCATGACACCAAGTCTAATAAGAATAAAATAATACACTTATGGTAACAAATAGATAATTGTAAAAGGAGAATCCTTTAACAAGGATTCTCTTATTTTATCACGTTTAAAATATATTTTATTCATATATTATAAAGGTGCAATAAAATAATATTTATAAGGGGGAAAAGTTATATGAAATTCAAAGAGTACTTAGAATCAAAGGAAAACAAGAAAGGTAAAAAAGGTAGTATAAAGAAAGGGGTAGTAAAAACACCATCAATATTAAAAGCTTTCATAATAGGAATATTTAAAGTAATAAAAATAATATTCAGATTTATTCAATATTTAATAGACCAAGCTGCTGAAGCTTTAGCTTGTTTATTATGTATTAAAAATGAAAAAATGAGTGTTGATAGAAAAATTAACTTTTGGAAAGCAGTTGTAAAAATATTTGCATTACTTATAATTGTAGTAATACTATCATTTGGACACATGCATAATAAAAATAAGAAACTAGAAGAACAAGTTGCTACAATAAATGCTTCAATAGAAAGTAATAGTGAAGCACCAAAACAATCAAAAGAACAAATTGCAAAAGCTACAGAAGAAGCAAAGAAAGAAGTTGAAAAAGTTGTAGCTAAAAAATCAACAGTAACAGCACCAACAACAAATAATACAAGCACAAATACAAATGCTAGTAATACATTAAAGGATGCTAAAAATACAGAATTCTTTGGAAGTGATTCAATCAAAGTTAAGTTAGGTAAAGTTGACCCATCTTACTATACAAGAAAAGGATACTGTAGATATAAAGACAATAAAGGAAATGTAAAAGTTGACATAGTTTGTTTATATGGTATAGGAGAATTCTCTTCTAGTCCTAATGCAGGAACTAGATATGTTAAGAATGTAACTGACTATGTAAAATCTAGAGATGCAGAAATGTATAATAAATATTTCAAAGATGTAAATGTACCTGGAACAACTACATTTACAACTGGATGGCAAGATGCTGCATCAGATGAAAAAGATAAATTCTTACAATATCAATTCGAATATTTATATATCAATTATGTAAATCCAACAATGGATGCATTAGTTGATAAATATGGAATAGATAAAGATAATGACGGAATAAAAGAATTTGTATTCAGTACATCTGTACAATATGGGTATAAAGGAACAATGGCTATATTCGAAAAAGCTGGTGTAAAGAAAGGTATGTCAGCAAAAGAAATAATCAAGAAAGTTCAAAATGAAAAATATAATTCTGTAGGTGTTTACACATATACAGAAGAATATAAATACGATAAATATGACAGAGAAAATATAAAAGGAGAAATAAATAAAGAAACTGAATTATTTATCGAAAAATTATAATTAATTTAAGTCGATGAGGGAGCGACTATAAATCTCCCTCTTATAAAAACTATAATAATTTTTTAGGGGGTAATTTTATGAAAATGGATAAAGAAGTAAGAAGAAGTTTTGAAAGAAAGAATTTAGAAAGAGCTGCTAAAAAAGCTGCAGTAGTTGGATTAACTACATTAGTATTAAGTACAAGTGGTATACAAGCAAATGCTGCATCAAGATATGACAATTCAAATTATAGAGGTATAGGTTATATATCTAAAGTTGAAGAAGTTAGTGAACTAGGTAATGGTGGATATATATCTACTGGTGCTGGTGACTACGGCGGAGTTTCATATGGTATATACCAATTCTCTACTACAACTGGTAGTGCAAGAGATTTTATAAATTGGACTAAAAAGAATGACTCAGAAGTTTATAAATATTTCAAAGCTGAAGGAAATCCAAGACCTTCAACAGCTGCATTTAATAGAGCTTGGAAAAAAGCTTATAAAGAATTAGGTACTAAGTTTGAGAAATCTCAATATGATTTCGCATCTGAATACTTAATAAAACCAGCATACAACAGAGTAAAGAAAAGATTTGGATTAGATTTGAAAAAATCTAGAGCTAGAGAAGAATACTTAATAAGTACAGCAGTACAATTTGGACCAGGAGGTATATGTAATCTATTTAAAGAAGTTGAAAATAGAGGTATCAAATTAGATGATAATATGGACGATAGTGAATTATTATCTATAATGTGCAATCATAAACGTGATACAGTAGCTTATCATTTTAGAAGTTCTAGTTCTAAAGTTAAAGCTGCTGCTAGACAAAGATTCATAAGAGAAAAGAAAGAGTTATTAAAAATAGCTAAAGAAGAATCTGGTAAAACTTTAGATGAAGTAAAAGAAACAAGTACTAGTACATCTAAAGCTAGTTCTTCAAAAGAAGAAACTAATGATGTATCAACACAAGAATTTGATGACGTAATAGAAGTTAACGACAAAGATATAGAAAAAGATTATGACAAAGTTGAAAAAGAACTTGATGAAGTAAACGATGTTATATCTGATGAAACTCAAGACAATACTGAATCTAAAGAAGAAGATAAATCAACTACAGAAGATGAAGATACTTCTAAAGAAGAAACAACTGACGAAGAAACTTCAAAAGACGAATCAGCTAAAGAAGATAAAGCTGAAGAAAAAGATAATACAGAAAAAGAAGAAACTAAAGATGAAGATAAACAAGAATCAACTGAAAATGATTCATCTTTAGATAATACATTATTTGTTGGTGATTCTCATATGAAAGGTGCAGAATCAACAATAAAAAATAATTATGACAATTCTCAAGTAAAAGCAACAGTAGGAGCATCTGCATATGTTTACTTACATGATACTAAATTCTTTGGAGAAAAATTAATAAATTCTTTACCAGAAGATAGTGATGATATACATCAAGTAGTAGTATCATTAGGTGTTAATAATATAACTGGAGCTACAAATGAATCTGATGTAATAAAAGTATTAGAAAAATTACAAGCTAAATATCCAGGAAAACCAATAAGATTTATGTTAGTAAATCATGTTGGTAATAAATATACTGAAGCTAGTGTATCAAAAACAAATAAATTAATAGACCAATTAAACAAAACTGTTTCTGATTATGCTAAAGAACATGAAAATGTATCAGTTATAGATGCTAGTGAAGGATTAGAAACTAATGGTAAACTTACTAGTACTAATGATGGATTGCATGTAAATAATAATAAAAAACTGCTAAATAATATAGAAAAAGCTGTAGAAGAAAAACAAGATAAAACAACTTTAGAAGAAGCACCTGACCAAGTTAAAAATAATGATGAATTCGATTCAATAGTAGACGAAGATACAACTAAAGATATAGAAGAACCAGACAAAGCTACAGAAGAAGATAATGATAAACAAGAATCTTCTAAAGAAGATAAAGTTGAAGAAAAAGACAATGATAGTAAAGAAGAAACTTCTAAAGAAGACAAACAAGAATCAACTGAAAAAGAAACAACTGACGAAGAAACTTCAAAAGACGAATCAGCTAAAGAAGATAAAGAATCTGATACTAAAGAAGAATCTAAAGATGAAGATAAATCAACTGAATCAGAAAAAGAATCTTCTAAAGAAGAAACAACTACAGAAGATAATACTGTAGAAGAAGACAATGATAAAGAAACTTCTAAAGATGAATCAACTAAAGAAGATAAATCTGAAGAAAAAGACTATGATACTAAAGAAGAAACTCCAGCTAAAGAAAATACAACTGAAAAAGAATCTTCTAAAGAAGAAACTAAAGATAATACAGTAAAAGAAGATAAAGAATCTGATACTAAAGAAGAAGCAACTGATAAAGAAACTTCTAAAGATGAATCAACTAAAGAAGATAAATCTGAAGAAAAAGCTGTAGAAGAAAAACAAGAATCTTCTAAAGAAGAAACTAAAGATAATACAGCTAAAGAAGATAAATCAACTGAATCAGAAAAAGAATCTTCAAAAGAAGAATCAACTAAAGAAGACAAAGCAGTAAAAGAAACTAAAGAAGAAACTCCAGCTAAAGAAGAAAAACAAGAATCAACTAAACAAGAATCTTCTAAAGACGAATCAGTTAAAGAAAATAAAGCTGAAGAAAAAGCTGTAGAAGAAAAACAAGAAACTTCTAAAGAAAAAGAACAACCAGTTCAAGAAGAAAAAACTACAGAAAAACAAGAAACTGCAACTGAAGATAATACTAAACAAGAAGATAATAGTAAAGAAGAATCTTCTGACACATTAAATGAATTACAATCAAGATTATCTAATAACTTATTTGGAAAATTAATGAGTTAATACACTAAAGACTAGGGTAATCCCTAGTCTTTTTTTTATAATAAAAATAAGGGGGTATATATTATGAAATTAGGTATAAAATTAATAGGAGCAGCAGTAATAATAGGAGGTATTTCTATAGGTTCAATAGCAATATATAATAAACTTAATCCTGCAGAACCAATGCCAGAAGTAGTAGCAGATTCAGAATATAAAGCTACTGTTAAATCCAAACAAAAATTAGATGGAATTTTAAAAAGAGAAATTTCTGGAAAGATGATAGTTACAGAAAACTTAGTTCATGTAGTTCACAAAGTTGAATATATTGAAGAAATTCCTGTTGGAATGTATGGAGAAACTATTAAAGCAAAAGCAGAAGTAATTAAGTATGGTGAAGCTGATGTACAGTATAACTATGTGGTTGATTTAGATAAAACTGAAATAAAAGAAACTGATACTGAAGTTAATATAAAATTAGAAAAACCATATTTAGATGAAAAGTCAGTTAAAATAAAACCAGATTCATTTAAATTAGATAAAAGCAAATCTAGTATAAATGTAGTTGGTAAAATAAAAATATCAAGTGAAATACTAACTAATAAATCTGATACGTTAGATGGTAGAGCTTCAAGAACTTTAATGAATGAAATACCTAAGAAAACTATTGAAGAATTAAAGAAAGACAAAAATTCTGGTGATAAAATCTCATTAGAAAATGCTCAATCTAAATTAAGTAAGAAATTATCTAAAATAAATACAGATAAGAAAATAAATATAAGTTATAAATAGGGGGTATGTATTATGGATACTAATATTGATTATATTAGAAATACTGAAAAAAAATTAACATTATGTGTTGAAACTGAAGATCGTATTAAATATTATAATCCAAATGAATGGGAATTAATATGCTATAGTAATATGTATATTGAAATATGTGAAAAAGCAGAAGATTCTATAATGACTGTAATTCCTAGAGAAAGAGTTAAAAAATTCTTTACATTTAAAGGAGGTATGTAATATGATAGTAGGAATAGAAGATTTAAAAGGAAAAGTTATAGGAAGTATAGTTTGTGATAAAAATGGTCAATTTGTAAAATTTATAACTGAAGACGGTTATCAATATTGCATGAAACATATACAAGATGAAGATGAAATATGGCGTATAACTGACATAGATGGTAAACTAGAAAATTTAATATTTAAAGAAGTAATAGATTGTGAATACAGAAAAGAGAGTAATGTAAATAATACAGTATTATTTACAGATTTTAAAATAGAAGTAGATAACGCATATGTGTTAATACAATGGTATTCAAGTGGTGAAAGTTATTATAATAAAGAAATTATTATAGATAAAACTAGAAGCCCTAGAGGATATGATGAAATAAATGTATATAAAATAACACATAAGCATATAAAAAATATAGATAACTGTATGGAATATTTAGAGGAGCAAATATCTATTCTAATTGGAAAAGGAGCAGAATTGACATATTGTATAGATGATAAAGTAAATAGAATACTAATGAATAGATATAATTGCAGAAGTCAATTATTGAAAAAATACTATTATGCTTTACGTAAAATTAAAGAAGAACTAGAAGACGATTTTAGACTGATTAAAAAGCATAATGAATTTTTGACAAATGTTAATAGAGACATTACTATACTACAAGAATATGATTTATCTGAGCGTTCAGATGTTATTAATGAAAAAATGAGTAATTTATATAATATGCTAGTTGCTCATATTAAGTATAAATTGTAAAAGTCAAATCCTTCAATTATATATTATAAATATGAATAATAAATAATATATATTAGGAGGTAACGTTATGTTAGATATAAGAATAAGCGATTTAATGGATGCAATAGGAGATGTTTATGGAGACGATATAGATATAGACTTAAGTTTAGATTTATATGATGATTTAGATGGAGGTGATGTTTTATAGTTTTAGAAAATAGAGAAGGTGATTGAAAAATTGCTTTCTTTATTTTTTACAATAAATACAAAAGGGGGAAAATTTAATGATTTATTTAGGATTGGTACTATTATTTATTTTAGAAGTAATTTCGATTAATAATATATTTGAAAAGACTTGTAGATTAGGATGGATATTTGTATCCGTTCTATTCTATATTGGTATTAGTGAGTATGTATATATAATATTATATACAATGCCAATATTTTGATAAACAAGAAGTAGGGAGCAATCCCTACTTCTTTTTTTGCCGTTTATCTACGCTATTTTTTTTCAACATATAATTAAAGATTATATAAGAAAGAGGGGTGAAAGATTTTGTCATTATATGGTAACCCTGAAGGAATGGTGGGCTATAATGAATTAAGTCCTTATGTACAATCGCTCTTAAGTGGAGCAAGTATTGATGCTGGTATTTATATTGATCGTTCATATTTTATATTAACCCAATATAATGATAGAGTTACAGTTAATTTGAATACATTTAATCCAGCTACAGATGAATTATTAGTATTTAAAAATGGATTGTTTATGACATTAGGATATGAGTATCAGTTTAATAATACTGATAAAACAATATCTCCTTTGAATGGTGAAACATGGGATGGTTCTGAAACCAAACCAATAATCTTTGATTTCATAGGCTTGGAAAAGACTACTGGAGGTGGTGGTGACTCTGGTGGAGGATTTGATTTTGTTAAAATTAAAATTAAAGAATCAGAATGGATACAAGAAAATGATATGTATTATAAGATTGTAACTCACAATCTTGATTCAACTTCCTTAATTTTATCTGCAGTCAATTCAGATACCAAGAAATCGCTACAAGAGATATATACTATAATTGATGAAAATACATTAAAACTATATAATGATAGTAAAATAAATCTATCATTAACAATTATAGATGTAGACTCAGTAAAACCAGGTGGTGCTTCAAGTTCAAAAACTTTAAACGTATCTAACTTTACATTTGATAATGAATTAAATATGTATAAAGCAACAGTAAATCATAATTTAGATGGAGAAGATCTATTAATAGGGGCTATTGATAGTAGTACTAAGAATTCAGTACATATTGCATATGACGTAGTGGATTCTAATTCTATTATATTATATAATACTGATAGCATTACATTAAAATTATCAATACTTTCAATAAAGTAGAAGGGAGGAAATTATGAGTGATATAAAAAAGAAAAAAAGAGATTTTCAACCTTTGCCAATTCAATGGCAACCTGATAAAGTTTTAGATCAACTTTTCAATGATGAAGAAGGTGGAAGTAGTGAAGCTATAGATGAATTAAAAAAATCTTTAGCTCAAGTAGCTTTTAGTGGATCATACAATGATTTAAAAGATAAACCTGTCAAACAAGATGGGACTTATGATGATACCCAAATAAAAGCAGAATTATCAACATTAAAAGAAAAAGTTGAAGCTATAAATCTTTCTGATTATATTAAAAAATCAGAAATTGAAGAAGCTACATCAGAAGAGTTATTAGCCATCTATAATGGTTAATTATAAAAATTTTAATTTTTTAGGAGGTAATACAAATGGCTAAATATATTACAGTCGACGCTTTAAAAGGAACTTTAGAAAAAATAAAAGCAGATATAAGTGCTATATCTACTGATGGTTATGTAACTACTGAAGCATTAACAACAGCTTTAGAAGGTTATTTAAAAGAAATACCAGCAGAATATATTACAGAAACTGAATTAAATGCAAAAGGTTTCTTAACTGCTGTTCCAGAAGAATATGTTACAGAAGATGAACTAACTGCAAAAGGATATATAACTGCTGTTCCAGAAGAATATGTTACAGAAGATGAACTAACTGCAAAAGGATATATAACTGCTGTACCTGAAGCTACTTCTGAAGAAGTATTAGCTATATACAATGGAACAGCTCAAGCACAAGGATAAAATTTTAATTTGAGGGGGTTTAAGATATGAGTCAAAAAACATATTTAACCCTAGATTCTATTAATGCTCTTATTACACAAATTAAAAAAGACATAGAAGCTGCTAGTGCCAATGGTGGCACTAGCGGTGCTGCTTATGATGATACATTAATAAAATCTAGATTGACTAAATTAGAAAAATATATGGATTATTTAAATCCATGGGGTGAATATGAATGGATAACTCCAGAAATAAAACAACCAGGTATAAGTTCAGAAGTAATCATAAAAGATACTAAATTCTATGAAGAATGTATGGCAAATGAAGAAAAATTCTATGACGATATGGAAGCAGATAAATTTGAACTTTATATCCTTAGACAAGTTGATAATCCAAGAGGACTTAATAGATATGATACTATGCTTCCAAGAGAAGGATCTACAGTTCAAAAACCTGGTTCCGAATTGCATAAAGTTTGTAAATATAATGAAATTGAAGGATGGAATTGGAACTATGATAGTTCTGACAAACTAACATTATCAACTTCAGGTGATTCAGGATACACATTTGTAATGTTAAAAAGAAGAGCGTAGTTGGAGGTGGTATAAATGGCAACAACACTAACAAGTGAAGAACTAATCCAACAAGCCAAATTACTTTCAACTAAAACAAATAATGCTACCAATCCTAATATGAAGTATAGTACTGTACCTTTAAGAAATACAGGTTTAAATCCAGATTATTTTACAGCTGTACAATCTTCTATAGTAAATGCTATGAATCTTATATATAAAAAGAATTCAGATGTAGATAAAAAAGTTACTACATTTGGAAATAAAATATCAGATACAATAGGTGATACTGCTACTTATGAAATAGCTGAAAAATTTGAAAATTTAAAAGCATTAATGGGTAGTAATACAATCATAGAAGGATTAGAAGACTTATATAAAAATAAACTTGTGGTTAAAGATAACTTAACTGAAACAGTTAAAACTATAGTTGGTGAACAAGCTCAATCTATAGTTGATCAAGCAGTTGATGAAAAATTATCTTGGACTGATAATGTTGAACAATAGGGAGGTGCTTTAATGGGTATAGCATATGAGCAATTAAATGATTATCTTCAAAGTATTATTCCTATTAAAACTTTAACTGGAAGTATACCCGCATCTTCGTGGGTAAAAGTTGAAGATGAAAATTTATATAAATATAGTATAGATCTATCAAGTGAAAACATGACTTCCTATTCTAAAATAGATTTTGATTTGAGAATTAAATCTGATTCACTTAATGAAATTATGTTTGATTCAGAATTAGTAAACAATTCTATAAATATCTATATAGATGAAGTTCTTGATTATGAATATACTATAAAATTGTTTTAAAACTTAATAGCAGATGAGCTAAAAACTCATCTGCTATTTATACGATTATATATAGAAAGGAGGAATATAAATAAATTTTATGTCCTTATAATAATGTTAATTTATAATAGCATAACTCTTGATAAAGGAGAGTGATTTTTATGGCAATACCATCTTTCTTAAAAAAAGAGGGAGACAAATTATTATTTAACGGAGAAGGGCAATTTATTTTTTATGTTCCTGAGATATATTTCAATAGATCGTATGCTGTTTCTATAGGTGATATGGTTAGTTTAATAGGAGTATTAGATTATACTATATTAGATAAGAATGGTAAAAATAATGGATTACATTTATTTAGATTCCCAGCTGTGTTTATAACTAGACCAATAGAAATGGAAAAGATTAAAGATGTAAATTTAACTAAATACACACCAAGACAAGATTATAGATTATTGAAGTATAATAAAGGCGATGAAATAATGGTATCAACTAAAGTTCCAGAATTAGTTGATAATGCTGAATTATTCTATCAAATGTTTACATCTGGTAAGATACCTACTACAATACCATATAATAAATTACATGAATACTTCCCAGAAAATATGAAACTTGGTGGTAAAAGTTATGGTGTAAATATACAATTATTTGGAATGATAGTAAGTGAAATGTGTAGAGATCCAAAAGATTTAACTAGATTATTTAGACATACAGATATGAAAAATATGACAGCTTATCAACCAATATCAATTAAAGATGTACCTAAACAAACATCTCCATTTGCTGCAGTTACTAGTGAAAACTGGAATGAATCTATGATAAATGCAATAATAAATAAAGATGCTGCTTATTCACCTATGGAATCATTATTCGTTGATTAGAAAAAATAACATAAGAATAAAATTATATTTAGATTAAAGGAGGTAATTTTCAATGGCTACAAGAGCATATCCACATTCAGAGTTTATATGGCATGATCAATCACAAATTCAAGCTATAGAAGACATTAATATATCTAAACCGAATATATTATTAGCATTCGTGGGTCCTAAAGGTCCAGAAGAAATATTAAAAACAGATTATACTGACTGGCATAAATATTATGGTAATAATGTAAGTTACCAAAAATATGGTCAACCATTATTACAAGCTGCTTCTATAGTAGATGCTGGAGGTATAGTATATAGTAAAAGAATTGTTGCAGAAGATGCAACATTAGCAAACGTTTGTATAACTGCTACACTTACAGAAGGAGCAGAAGAACAAAAAACAAACGCTAAAGGACAATTAATGTTCAAAAATAAATCTGATGGAAATGAAGTAACTGAAGCTCAAAAAGATGCTTTAATAGCTGCTGCTGAAGCAGATGGTACAACTCCACCAGAATTTGAACCTATAAAAATTAAACCAGCTGTAATTAAATACGAAGCTAAAAACTTTGAAAATTGTAAAACAATGAAAGAATTACAAGCTGAAGCAGATAAACTTAAAACTGAAGCTGTATTTCCATTATTTATAATAGCAGATATAGGTAGAGGTAAATCAGCTAAATCTATAACAATAGTTCCAGAATATACTAGTAGTAAAACTAGAGGGTATATGAGATATACTTTAAACACTATAGAAAATTCTAAAGAAATAGAATCTATAAGTGTGTGTATAAATCATAATATAATAGAAAATAAAGTAAATAGATCTTTATATACAGCTTGTCAACAAGATTCTTATAATCTTCAAGCTCAAGTATTTTATGATTACTATGATTCATTTATACAAAAATTAGCTGAAATGTCAGGTAATGATGTTAAATATTGTAATACTCATGACTTACTATATGGTGTTACAGTAAAACAAAGTGCACTAGATAAAATAAAAGTTGATTCAGAATCAGTTAACTTTGGTTCTGTATTTGGTATAGAATTAAAAGGTGGATCTGATGGTTCATTCTCTGAAGCTCCATTTGGAACTCCAGAATGTGACGAACAATTATTGAAATTCTATTCTGGTGAAATAGATCAATCAATATATGATTTAGATAACTTTAAATTTGACGTATTAATGGATGCAAATTATCCTCAAGACGTTAAGAGAGCAATAGAAAATCTTGCTGCATTTAGACAAGATTGTATATTTATGGAAGATGCTGGTATAGAAGGATTAACTACTATGGAAGATGTACTTGTTAGTATGGACAATGTATTTAAATCTCCATTTGTTATGCTTTATCCAATATACTATGATGTAATAGACCCTTATAGTGGTAAACAAGTAACTGTTACTGCTACATATTCTTTAAGTAAATTATTAATACCACAATTTGCAAATAATATAAGATATAAACCAATGTGTGGTGAATTAAATGGATTTACTATAGATGAAGCTGTAGAAAATACAGAAAACTTTGTTCCTAGAATATTACCATCTCCATATGGTAATCAAAAAGAAGAATTAGCTGAAGCAAGAATAAACCATCTAGGAAAATATGATGGTGTATTATGCTTTGAATCAGTATGGACTACTCAAGAAGAATACACTCAATTATCTTATGGTAACAACGTAATGGCTATCCAAGAAGTTGTTAAAGAAATAAGAGATTACTGTCCAGCTAATAGATTTAGTATGTTATATGGTAGCAGTTTACAAACTTATAAAGATGATGTAAATGATATATTAACTAAACACAAAAATAAATTTATATCATTATCTATGGAATATACTAATGACCCTAATTATGAAGCAAATAAAATTTATGCTGCTAAATTACAATTCCAATGCATGAACTTTAATATTGCTGAATTATTCGATATATATGTAGTATAGAAAGGAAGGAGTGAAGCAAAATGGCAAAAAGTTCAAATACTAATTCAAGTAAATTAGGTTATGAAGTTGGTATGAAACAAGCTAGACAAATATCAACTATGCTTAGAGGTGTTCCTGATTTCTCTAATGCTGCTCAATTCAACCAATACGAAACTGGTTATCAATTCGTTATTGTTTGTAAAGTTCCTGTATTTATAGCAAGATTAGCAGAAAAAGATGCTACTACATCTGATGGTACACCTGTAAAAACTTTATTAAATAACTTTGTTATTACAGTAGAACAAGAATCTAGAGGTATGTCAGGATTCGAAGATATGTCAGCAGAAACAATGGAAATAACTGATGGTATATCTACATTAAATATGATAAATAAAGTAACTCAACAATCTGCATCTACATTCAGTATGAGTTTCTTTGAAAAATCTGGTACTCCAATAATCAAATTCCTTGATTATTATCTAAGAGGATTAAAAGACCCTAGAACTCAAGCTAAAACTTATAATGGAGCTCTAGATAAAGGATGGATATTAACTCCAGGATTTGAAAAAGAAGTATTTACTTTAATGTATATCAATACTGATAATACTATGAGAAAAATAGAAAAAGCTTACTTAATAGTAAACGGTCAACCTAATAAATCAGAAAAATCTGCATATGAAGCACAAAAAGGTGATATAGCTAACAAAGAAATAACTGTTGAATTTAATGGATTCCCTATTGAAGGTAAACAAGTTGATAAATTAGCTATGGATATGCTTGAATACTTATACACTAGAACTGATGAACAAAAAGTATTATTACAATCTAATGATTATGATTACTTCATGGTAAATCAAGAAACTAGAGGATTTGGTATTGAAGGTGTAAATATGCAAGCTAGCGTTCCTACAACTAATACAGATGATTTAGGAACTACTTTATCAAATTCAACAAAAGCATAAAAAAATAAGAAGCTATACTCTAAAAGAGTATAGCTTTTTTTATTCTTCATTACCTTCAGATTCTTTTTCAGCAATATATTCCATTTCTGTAGTTTTATACATATTCTTAATCATATCTATATCTACATATCCTTTCATATAATGCTCTACTAATTTCATTCTAAATCTTTGTCTTAAATCAGGGTCTGCATTTTCACTAACTTGCATACTTAATATTAATTCTACTTGTTCATTTACAGTAGAGAATAATTGGTTATTGTTAAGCATTTGTAGGAAGTTAGGTGGTGGTAACATAACATATAATTTTGTTGGAACTTGATTATCTTCATTAGTAAACTCATTATTATAAAGTATTGTAACTATTCTTGATAGTAATCTTTGTACAATAGCCTGTCTTTTAAATGATTTTCTTAAGAATTTACTACTAGACATTGTAAGTCTGACAGCATAGTCAGTCATTTTTCTAGATTGTACATAATCATATGGAACATCTGTAGCATTTACAGCCATTTCTTGCATCATTTCCATAAGATCTGTTTTTGTTTCTATATTTTGTCCTTCCATAACTTGGAAATCTATTGGTGATTCACCACTAGGTCCAACAGGTATTATAACATCATTGAATCTACCAGTTATATTTAACATAGTTTTCATTGAAGTTAATTCTCTTGCACCCATATTACTTTTCTTTAATTGGCTTATAGTATTTAATAATACTTGAGATATATTTGTATCAACGTTATTTTTAACATTATACATTCTTTTATCTTGAGATCTAGTTAAGTTTCCTATAGTATCATTTAGATATAAGTATACCCATATTTTTGCTGGTAATAAAGCTCTGGATAAATCAGATATACCACGAAGAGTTTTAGGATCCTTTTCAAAACAATAATGTACCATATTTTCAGGAGGTATAAATGTAACTTTTATTTTATTTATATCACTACCAGGGGCAAACATTTCATTATGTTTTAATATGATATATATTTCTTCCTTTAAATCTTGATGACTGTTTATAAAATTATTATCAATATACTTAGATATATTTGCAGATAATGATTTTAAAAGTTTATTTCTTTTTTCTTCTTGTATTCTATTTTGTTCAGCTTTCATAGCTTTATTAGTACCATAAAGCATTACTTGTTCTCCTTGAAGAAATAATTCACTTTCACATTCTATATAGTAATATCCTAATACCATTTCATCTATATGAGATATTATTATATTTTCTCTTGGAAGTTTCTTTATAATAGAACCATTGACTTTTAAATTATTAGTTTTGTTTTGTTTTTCTTCTGTATCAATTAATCTTTCTTGTCCTAATCCTTCAAACTCTAAAGAATCAGGAACTAATTTTTTAGCCATTGTAGTTTTCTTAGTTTTAGTTTTAATTCTTTCAACGTTTTCTCTTTCCATTATTACTGACTCTATAGAACCACAAGTATTCATTTCTATGAATAGATTAGAGTTTTCATTTATAGTATCTATTGGTTCAAGATGATTAAGCCTCATAAATTCATTTATGTTTACTGATTCGCATATGATATTTTCACTCTTATATTCTTTAGCATATGTCTCATTAGTCATTTCAGGATTATTTAAACTAGGTTTATTTTTAATTAATTTAAATAAAGCATCCTTATATGAATCAATATAGATAAATTGTTCACCATATTTAGATGCCATATCATAACAATATTCAGATAATTCAAGTAAATCATATCTTTCTTTCAATTGTTTTATATTCTTATTGAATGATTCATTTACTTCAATACTATCTTGGTCAGTTACTATATTTAAATAATCTCTTGAAAAGTTATCTGCTGATAATACATTATCTTTCTTAGCATCTAATGCATCTTCAAGCATAGGCATATACATAAGTATCTGATCTACTTCATCATCAAAGTCTTTTAATTTCTTATTCTCACTAAAGTCATTTATAATATTTTGAGTAAAAGTCTTATCTTCAAATATATCAATTAAAGAAGTTAAATTATCATCTCTTTTATCAAGAGTAGAAGTAAATAATTTTGAAAGATTACTATCACCATTATTATCATAATTAGATGTCATCAGCCTATCAAGACTTTTATTAAAATCATCTTTAACATTGTTTAGATCCCTATTGTTCATTGGAGTAGTCATATAAGTATTCTTATATAATGTATCCATTCCATAGCCGACGTTATTTACAATATTCTGAATTATTTTACTACGTTTTTTATCACCACCACTATTAAATGGTGTTTTACTTTTAGCCAAACTAACCACCTCCATATTAAATTTATTTGTATGTTGATTTGACAAAAAATAAATCCCATATGGAAACCATATGGGATTTACTTAAACTAGATATTTAAACAATAAGTATACACACTTATTGTTTGTTTAGGCTTCATTATATTATATATCCATATTGATACATTTTTACTCATACTATATATATTTAATCCAACTTTATCAGATTTGTTTATTGGTAACATAGAACCATGCATTATCATCATATGATTTCTATCTATTTTAACTGTTGTTTTTTCAGCTGATTTACAAGCATCATAAGTTGTCAAATAAGGTCTAACATCATCCAATTGTATATCTATCATACTATTAGCTATATTATTGATAAATTGATAAAATTTATTATTAAATGTATATAGTTGGAATCCATTATTTATATCTACACATATATTCTCATAAATGATTTTATTACTATAAATATCTATATCTATCGTTGGATCATTTTCTGCTTTAATATGTCTTATAAATAGACTCATATCTTTGTGTATAAAAGTTAATTCTCTTAATCCTAATTCATTCATACATTCTACTATTTCCATAGGATTTCTTACTTCTAATTTTTTAAATACTGAATAGTCTTCATTTGCACCCAGTATCATAGAATTTGGTGCAATGTACACTCTACTACTTTTAAGACTCTTTACTGCTTCAAATAAATTGATTAAAGCTGATTTTTTATTCATAATAAAATCCTCCTAAAATTATAATATTTTAATACATTGTTTGTATCAAAGTTATAATATATAATTCTATTGTGTTTTAATGAAATAACATAAAAATAAAATAAATTATATATAGAATATAATAAAAGGAGGAAACTATAATGGGAATATATTCAAGTAATTTTAATGAAGGATTTGCAGATGAATTAAATTCAACTGAAGAAGAATTAGTTGAAGCTACAGTAGCTGCTGCGTTTTATGATGATTTAAGTAAAATGACTCATGAACAAAGACAAATGTTTTTAAATTCAGAAGAGTTTAAAGCTTTAGATGAAAGTGGTTCTTTAACAAGTGCTATAGGGAAAAATACAATAGTAAAATTAAATAAGACAGATGATATGGAAAGACGTATAGGTCAAGCTGCATTAAATATAGCTAGAGATAGAAATGATAGTTTATGGATAAGACTACAAAAGAATAGAGTACAAGAAAGAAAACTATTAAATCAAATAAATAAGAAATATGGTGCTAAAGCAGAAAGAGTCGCTAAACAAGCACAAAAACAATATATTAAAACTCACAAAATAGCTGTAGGATTCATGAGAAAATAATCAATCACGGTAGTCTTAAGTGACTACCGTGCATTTTTATTTTTAATCATATATTATAACTTTGTAATAAATAATATATTAGGAGGTAATGTTATGAATAAAAAACATTTAGAAGTATTAAAAGAGGCAATAGAAAATACTAAGAAAGCAGGATTTGAATTTACAGGTTATTATTATGATGAGAAAAAAGAAACAGCAGTAATATATGCAGGTGATAATGATATGTCATTAAAAACTGTTATTAATTTTAATAGTAAAGTATCAAAACCATGTAAAAGAAATAGAGATGAATTATCAGCAGAAGTAATGGATCTTTTAGATAAAGGATATAAACAATGTGCAATAGCTAATGAATTGGGTATATCTCAATCTTTAGTATCTATTATAAAAAAAGAAAATGTAAAGGAGAGTAAATAATATGATAGTAGAAAGATTAAATAAGAGTAGATTTGATGGAAGTTTTGATTTATACTTTTATCTTCTTACAGAGTATAAAAAGAAACATGGTAATTGTGATGTTCCACAAAATTATGAAATGCTTGGTTGCAGATTAGGAACATTTGTAAATTATCAAAGAAATGCGTATAGAAATAGAAAGTTAAAGATAACTCAAGAAAGAGTTGATAAACTTAATTCAATCGGATTTGATTGGATAAGTAAATGTGAAATAAGAAATGAAAAAAGTGAAAAGAAATGGAGAAGTTATGTCAATTATCTTAAAAGATATAAAAAGAAATATGGAGATTTGCTTATTCCATATAATTATCAATCTGGAGGAGGATTTAAATTAGGTCAATTAGTTATGGCTTTAAGAAATTCTTATAATGGATATGGTAATTATAAATTAACAGAAGAAAGAATAAAAGAGTTAGATGAACTTGGATTCATCTGGGATGCACAAAAATACAGAAAGGAGAACAATATTAAATAAAGATAATTGGGAGGAAATGTTATATGATATATGAAAACTATTGGATTTATAGAGAGTTAGCAGAGACAGGTAGAATGACAATTCATACTTGTGATATTAATAAAGATAATTGGGAACAGCATGAAAAAGCTGTTTTCAATATCATGCTTGATAGTATCGAGTTAGAAGAATCAAGACAAATGTTTACAAGAGTAGTATTTGATGATGGTGATTCAGTTGAATTATCATTATATGATTATTGGTTAAACTTAGTGTTCTGGTATATGCAAGTCGCAATAGACAAAAGTATTCAACCAGAACATCTATTCTTTGAAGAAACAATTACAATTAAGACATTACAGTCTTATATCAATCAATTCTTTGTATTGGTAAATAGAAAATATATAGATATAAAATATATGAATAATGTAATTGACACATCAATGTTTAACTTTGTAAAAATAAATGCATTTGCGATGTATTTAGCTAATACAATTAACATGTCAGATTTCTTAGCACTTATGGATATCAATCAAGAAACATGGGATATAATTCATACAGATTTATCAAATGTTCCATTAGCTGATGTTAAGAAAGCTGGTATGGAAGCAATGAATAGATTAACAGAAATTATTAAAAATCATCCAGAACATTGTTTATCTAACTTCATAAAATCTGGTGAAGGTTTAAATAAGAAACAAGCAAAAGAAGTTATGGTAAACATAGGTACAAAACCAGATGGACAAGGAGGAATATTCCCATATCAAATAAATACAAATTATTTTATGGGTGGTGTTAAAGAACTTGTTCCATTCTTTATGGAGACATCGGTTGCCAGAATAGCTCAAATAATAATAAATAAGAATGTTGGTAACTCAGGATATTTCTCAAGACTTATAGGATTAAATAATTTAAATTCTAAATTACACGACGATCCTAATTATGTGTGTGATACTCATCCATCAAATTTCCAAAAAATCTATATTGAAAATATTGAACTTGCTAATTCAATGGTAGGACAGTATTATAGATTCGAACCTTATGGAATGGAATATGAAATACAAAAAGATGATAAGAATCTTGTAGGTAAATATATCTATAAAAGAAGTCCAATGACTTGTGCATCAGCTGCAAGAGGTGAAGGAATTTGTTATAGATGTTATGGAGATTTAGCATATGTTACAAAAAATATAAATATAGGAAAGATAGCTGCAGAGATTATTTCAGCTATAATTATACAACGTATGCTTTCAGCTAAGCACTTAATAGAAGCAGAAGTTATTAAGATGGAATGGCAACCAATCTTCTATGAATTATTTGAAAGTAATTATAACTTAATTGAATTAATAGACGATAAAGAACTTAGAGGATATAAGTTATCAATAAACTTAGCAAATAAATATACAGAAGATGATGATATAGATGAAGTATCAAGTGATATATTTAGTTCATCAACAATGAATGAATATATTAATGAATTTGAAATAATCACACCAGATGGAGAAGTTCATAAAATATCAACAACAAATTATGATAATATATATTTGACTCCAGAGCTAGAAGGATTCATAGATGAAAATAAAAAGAAAATAGTTGATGATGTATTAACTGTTCCTCTATCTAATTTACAAGGAATGTCATTATTCGCAGTAAGAATACAAAATAATGACTTAGTAAAAGCATTAGATAAAGTAACTAATATATTAGACAAAACATCTGAAATACAAAAATATGATAAGAATTCAATTCTTCAAAAGTTTTTAATGACAGTACAAGAATGTAATATCAATGTTTCATCAACACATTGTGAAGTTTTATTAATGAATCAAATAAGAAAGCAATCTGATATAAAAGAAAAACCAGACTGGACAATTGAGAATCAACAAGATTATCAGATATTAGCATTAAAGAAATCATTAGAAACTAATCCTTCTGTGACAATATCTCTTATGTTCCAAGACATAAAGAAAATGTTTACTAATCCATTAACATTTGAAAAGACAGCTCCAGGAATAACTGACTTATTCTTTATGGAACATCCACAAGAATATATGTCTGAAGAATATGTTGAGAAACTTGAAGAAGAGCAAAATAAAGAATTGAAACAAGTTATATACTATAAATGGTAATATAAAAGATAAGAGGTGAAATACCCTCTTATCTTTTTTTGTAAAACTCACTTATTTTGATTATATATTATATAAGTGTAATAAAATAATTAAATTTAGGAGGTACTTATTATGAAGAAATTAACAGGTAAAAAATATATGGAAGTATATGTCACATATATAGGAAGATATGTGACAAAAATATACGCATCTGGTTTAGGAGATGTGTATCAAACAGATGGAACTGAACTAGATTTTGAAGGTAAATTAAAATTACTTCAATTAAAATCTCAAGGTTACATACTTGATGAAGAATAATTAAGTAAGCCCAGGAGTACTCCTGGGTTTATTTTTTCTATGTTACTGTGTAAAACTTAGTATATATGATTATATATTATAAATATGACATAGATATGATATACAATAAAATTAAAAAGGTAAATCATATCATAAAGATATGAAGCTGATGTCTATGTTACTATATGAGATTTCCCATCTTATATAGTCAGCAAGAAAGAGGAATTATTATGAAATCATTAATAAATAAACAATTAGAAAGTATTCTATACAATGCAGTAAAATCTGTTAAAGAAGATTTAGAAGAAAATTTAAAACCTTCTTTAATAGGAAGAGTTATATTAGCATGCTCATTTATAGATGACCCTATCTATGAAAGAGAAGTTGTAGATATAGGAATGTCAACTGTAGTATTTGATAATGGTGATGTTGTATCATATCATGATATAACTCATGAACCAGAATACAATATATTACTTGGTAGCACAAGAGACATTATGGATGTATTGACATTAATCTATAGATTACCAAGATATGAAAAAGTTTTTAATGACTACAAAGCTTATTTCTCTAATAAAGAAAATAAAGATAACCAAATATATAGATTACTAAAATCCTTAGAAAAGGAAGGTGAAATAGAATTAGGATTTTAATAAAAGAGGAGGTAGAGATTAATCTCTGCCTTCTTTATTTTTTGTATGTTACTCTTAGTATTTGTAAAACTCAATTATTTTGATTATATATTATAAATATGACATAGATATGATATACAATAATTTTTAAAAAGGTAAATCATATCTTTATGATATGATGCTGATGTCTATGTTACTATGTAAGATTTCCCATCTTATATAGTCAGCAAGAAAGGGGAATATATTATGAGTACAACATTTAAAAGTAATGATAAAGTTATCGAAGCAGTTAAATCATTAGTTGCTAAATGCAACGCAACAGGAGATGTTTCAGTATTACCAGAAAGATGTGACAGAGCCGACGAATTAATTGAATTAGTAAGACACGGTAATAATTTTGGGTATGACATAAGAAATTATGGATTCGAAGGAGTTGACCTAGTACATGGAGATGGATATCTAACAGATATCATAATCCATGAAGAACTATTAGTATTAGATTACAAATTAATTAAACATCTTGAAAAGGAAATAAATGACAGAATGGATATGCTATATAAAGTCAAAGAAGAACAAGAAGCTCAATATTGGGCTGATGTTGAAGCAGGACTTTATGATTAATAGAAAGGACGGAGTTTAATCTCCGTCTTTTTCTTTTGCAATAAAAAAATATTTTTTGGAGGTATTGTATTATGATTAAAAATTTTGAAGAAGAATTATATAGAAAGGTCTTAGAAGTTAAAGACAACTTGTATTATCAAAAACCGCTTAATAATGATTTAATAACTAAAGTGGTTTTATCTGTATCTGGGGTGTACCATAAGAGAGATGGTGCTTCAGAAATTAAAGCAGTTCGATATAATTTAGATGACGATCTAGTTTTGTTTTCAGATGGATTAGAATATCCATTAAAAGACATTATAAATTTTAGAATAACGCTACCAAAAACATGGTGGTGTATGAATATTTTGAAGATGATATATCATCTTCCAAATTCTAGTAAGATAAAGACTAAGTATAAAGATGATTTAAATGGACCAGACAGTAGTCCTATGTGTAATTTAATCAGAGACTTAGTAGCTAGAAAAATTATACAATTTTAAAATAAATAAAGGCGAACCCACCACAATACTCGTCTAAATATAAGGGTGGGAAGAAAGGAGACATTATGTCTAAATATGTAACTTTACATTCAACTATCACTTCTAGTTCTTTAGCTTTAGCAAAATCTGTAGCCCCTGCACCAGCAGTACCTGCACCAACAGTTTACAGTACGCCTTATACTTCTTTAAGCAAATCACCTCACATTAGCATACTTATACACACTCTCAAAAAAGGTGCTGCAGCATCTATGTTACCACATCTAGTTGGGCACGCTATAGTTCCTCGTGGCAGTTATACTGGCACATATATAGCTTCAACTGTGGTTCCAGCTGGTATGACTATCATAAGCACCACATCATCAGGTTATATAACTTATAGTTATTATGGTGCTTCAGGTGGTTACGGAACTCCAGTTAAAATCAGCGTCTGCACTTCATCAATGAAATTGACAAAATTAATTAAGATGCTGAAAAGCGGGAGTTATACAATGATGTAGGTTTCCTTCCTACTAAAAAAAGGAATTATAAAGGAGGTGATATAATGAATAATACCAAACGGGGATGATTGAAAGATCGTTCCCGTTTTTATTTTTTGGTGATTTTTAATTATTTTTTTGACAATATATTATATAAATGAAGGAGGTATAAAATATGATTAGAAAAGCTAATGAGCCAGAGCCACTTATAATTAATAAGTATAAGGAAGCTACAATTCCTTTACTTGAAAAATCATTTCCAAACCTTAATTGGATGGAATTAGAGGAAGGAGTAGATTATTCAGTAAAAAACAGATTAAAAGATTGGGATTGTGTTATAGACAATAACTATCTTATGCAACAAAAACAAATGACAGGGTTACAATTAACTGATTATATTATCAGTAGAGAACCAATTATAACAGCTTATGGAGTTATGTTTAAGAAACATGCTGAAGCAATAAATCCATTATCATTAATGATTTCAGGTTTCTTAGATGACAGGGTAAAAGAGAAAAAAGAAATGTTCAAATATCCAAAAGGTTCAGAGGATTTCGAGAAGCACAACTTAATGCAACAATTATATAAAATTGATGCTAATGGAACTTATGGAGCAATAGGACAGCATACGTGTATATTCTATAATTTATATATTTCAAGTACAGTAACTACTCAAGCCAGAAGCTTGATATCAGCTGCATCGTTACAATTTGAAATGTTCTTAAATAACAACTGTAAGTTTAATTCATTTAATGAAATGGTGACATTTGTTGGAAATATAATGTCTGAAAAACCTAGAAGAAGATTTAAAGACTATAATATATTAGACGGAAATGTTACAAGAAAAGATTGTTTTATTAAATTAGTAATGACTTGTGGATTTGATTATATTCCTACATATGAAGAAATGGATATACTTTGGAATATGTTAATGAATATGGATCAAGAAGATATTAATAGAGTATATTATAAAAATAATCTTTATGAATTTATGGAAAATTCTTCAATGACAAAAGCAATAGTTACAATATTACAAGATTTAGAATTACCATTCTTAGATCCAAATACACCACCAGATTGTATAAAACCACAATTAGAAGTATTGTGCGAATTACTAATGGAATATGTGTATTATGATCATCAAATAATAGATAGATTAGATAAATATAATCAAATGTATAGATCAGTATCAGTAATAACAGATACCGATTCATCTATTATATCTTTAGATGGATGGTATAATTATATACTTCAAAAAATATGTGGAATAGATATGAAAATAAAACATCAAGAAGTAGATGCTATATCTTATTTAGATGTATTAGCTAATGATAAAGATACAGAAGAAATTCCATATGAAATAGTAGAAGAAGAAGAATATTCATTCTATGATGAAGATATGATTGAAACTAAAAGATGTATAGATACAAATAAAGTAATTCCTCAAGATGGATTAAGATATTCTATAATAAATATTATGGCATATTGTTTAGATAAAGTAGCTAATGATTATATGGTAAGATATACTGAAAATTCTCATTCAGCTGCTCCAAATAGAAAATGTAAAATGATATTGAAAAATGAATTCTTATTTAGAAGAGTATTACTTACTTATAATAAAAAGAATTATGCATCTATACAAGAAATACAAGAAGGAAATCAAATACCAGCAGAAGAAGCATTAGATGTAAAAGGACTTCCAATGAATAAATCTACATTAAATAAAGAAACTAGACGTAGATTAAAAGAAATATTATATGAAGATATATTAAATACACCAGCTATAGATCAAATAAAAGTATTAAAATCTTTAGCTAAATTAGAAAAAGATATATATACTTCATTATCTTCAGGAAGTAAAGATTATTATATTCCTTCTAGAATAAAATCAATGTATTCATATAAAGATCCTGAAACAGTTCAAGGTATAAAAGCTGCAATGGCTTATAATGAACTTAAAGATAGTGATATGGAAGCATTAGATTTGACACAAATAAATTCTATAGATATAGTAAAAGTTTTAATAAATTCAAAGACAATAGAACCACTTAAAGAGACTAATCCAGAATTATATGAAAAAATAAGTAATTTATTAAAATCATCAACTTTCAAAGGAGAAATAACTTCTTTAGCTATACCAATAAATGAAAAGACACCAGAATGGGTACTTGATTTTATAGATTTCAATACCATAGTTTCAAATAATATAGTATTCCCTATAGAATCATTAGGAATATATGAAGGAAAATGTAATTACACTAATGTAATAAAATTATAAAAAAATTCACCCATAGCTTTAAGCTATGGGTGTTTTATTTTTTATATAGTTAATGCTTGGTTAGCATAAGTTATATTTATAGTTGCTGCATATTGAGCAGATGTAGTTACAGTTACAGTATTTTCAGTTGAAGAATAATCTATAAATAATTTTTCTCCAGCTGCAGTTTTTGCAGTTACATCTATTGCATTTTTACCTTTATTATGAGTTATTGTACAGCTATATAATCCGTCATCATCTAAAGCCCAATTAGTAGTAGCTACAGTAGTAATTAATGTATCTACTTTAGAAGACCAGTTTTCTGCAGATATTAAATCCAATACAGCTTTATTTGCATGTGTATGTTTAGAATCTGATATACCACCACTTCCACCTAAAGCATCATCTAATTCTGATCTAGTAACATATCCTTTATCATTGTTTAAAAGAGATATATTATTATTTTTATATATAATAGTACTAGGAACACCTTCTATAGCTCCCCATTTAACTGGTGCATCCCATTTAGTTATTTTAGCATCAGTTATTTTATTTAATGCTGCTAAATTAGTATGGTCATGTAATTCAGATTGTAATGCATATCCAGCATTATTTGTAAATGCTCCTAAGTCAGTAGGTTTATTTTTTAATTCATTATAATTACCTGAAGTTGCAACAGAATGTAATCCAGTTATCATTGAAGCTGGATGTGATTCAGGATGGACATAGTAGTTAGCATTAGCAGGTATACCAGCTAATTTAGTATGTTCAGCTGCGGACATTAAACCAGCAGCATCATCAGAAACTACTGTTTTTGGTGCTTTATTTTTTTCTAATCCATCTAATACTGTTTTTGTATTATCTGGTAGATTTTTTAATTTAAGTAAGACATCTCTTTGTTTCATTTATAATTCACTCCTTTATACTTTTAATATTTAATAATCAATTCACCAGCATATTTATCTATTGAATAAATGTATAACGAATTTTTATCCAAAACCTTATAAGATACAAATACATCTTCACCAGCTTCTGAATCGACTAATTTTAAATCAATTATATCTTCTTCAGCTAAATTTAGCTTATGAGATATGAAATAATAATATAATCCATCTGTAGATGTAGCCCAAAAAGTTTTATCTATAGCTTCTTTATGAGTACTAATTGATGAGGATTTATTATTTATTTTTTCTACCAAAGATTGGCTTAATTCATTTTCTGTAATTCTTCCCATCATATCACCCCACTAATTAGATTAACCTTGTGCATCTGAATTATCTGAAGTATTGAGTGATACATTTTGTACTGTTTGTTTAATTATTTGGTTAGTACCTACAGCTGTTAAACCACATAGTATACCTTGCATTACAGTACTAATATCAATTGTTTCTTTTGTAGCATAACTCATTCCACAACATATTGCCACTCCAGATACTGATAATATTATAGGTATACACCAGTTAGGTATTTTTTTGTGTTTTTTGACACCAACACCTAAAGCATATAGAAGAACTACTACGATATAGTAATCATTACTAATATACATAGATAGATCCATATCTATCACACCTCCTATCCTTTAGCTACATTTTTAAATACAATAAGGTTAAATAAACAGTCTGGTGCATCTTCAGATGCGAACCATTCATTACTAGACATCATATTTATTGTAGTACCTGAAGAATTTATAGTATAATCATAATCTTCTTCTAAATAAGTACTATTTTTAAATACCATTAATAAATCTTTTGATGCATTAAAATTAAAACTAGTTGGTATTGTTATTGAACTAGTTCCGTATTTTAATGATATTGAACTTTTTAGATATTTTACTGGGCTAGCAGTAACAGTACCACCACCTCCACCAGAGCCACCTCCACTAGATGCAACTTCTTCTTTGATCAAATTTTTAAGATATTGTATTAATGAGGCACTTAATTCATTTATAGTAATTTTACCTGCCATTAAAAACACCCCCTTATATAGATATTAATATATTGTTTGATTAAAATATGGGCTAAATCATAACATATATATAAATTAATTTAAGAAAGGGGGTTAATTGTCTTGACTAGCAACTTACAGAAACTTACTAAATCTCTTCAAATTTATACTGATAATAAATCATTTAATAGTGTTATACTTTCAGTAAATACATATGAAGAATTGACAACAAATGAAACATTACAAGCTTATGTTTCTGAAGGTATTAAATGCTTTGTAAAATTTGAAAAATGCTATTATAAGTATACTAAAAATGGATGGGAAAAAGATAAACTATATGAATATTCAGATAATCCACCAAATGATACTAATATGATATGGTATCCTAAACAACAATCTATAGTTACGACTCCAGAAGAAAAAGTAAATTTTGAAGTTTTATTACGAACAATAGAAAATCTTGAAAGTAAAATAGATTTACTTGAAGCTAGAGTTAAATATTTAGAAGAACATGGATCTTCAGGAGGAGGAAGTAGTGGAGGAGATACTCCAAGTGAGGATATTATAAATACAGCTATAATGATAGATACAAACACTCCTTTATTAATAGATGAGAATACTATATTATTATTTAATAAAAGTAGCTCTTCTAAACCTGAAGAAAGTATTGAAAATGCTTTGATGATTGATAAAACAAATGCATTAAAAATTAATGACAATGAAATATTTTTAATTAAATAAGGAAGGTGAATAATAATGGCAACAATAACAGGAAAAACTATTGAAGAATTAAATTCTTCAAATTTTTTAAGTTCAGTAACAGGAAATGAAATAGTACCAGTATATGTAAGAGGTACTGGAACTACAACTTTTCAATTAAAAGCACTTAAAGATTATTTGGGAGCTAATGATGATAAAACATATATCCCAATTACAGATGATAAAGGAGTAAACTATAGAATCTATTTAAAAAATGGAGATTTAGTAAAGATAAAAGAAGATGCGTTTACTGGACGTACCCCATCTTCTGGAGAAAATAATTTATATGATGGTTTAATAATCAATTCTATGTATGGTGCTGGTACTGAAGCTGGTGTAATAACTCCAGTTTCTCATAGTTTTATAGAATTATATAACTTCCAAGAACAAGAAATAAATCTTAAAGGATTATATCTTTGGTATAGAGCTAAATCAGGAAACTGGCAATCTTTAGAATTACAAGGAATAATTCCAGCAAGACATTCATTTCTTATAAGATGTGCTCAACAAATGGATCCTTATAGTGATTCAGTAACTGTTCCAATATTAGACTATGATATGGAATGGGATATTAAATTATCTAATCAAGGATTTTCTGTTTATCTTTGTATAGGTAGTGAAACACCAGAAGATAATCCATTAAGAAAAACATTAGACTCTTTAGGTCAAGTTTCTTCAACTAATGGTAGATATATAGATTTATTAGGTGCTGGTGGAAAGAAAGAAGAGGAAACTGTATGGGCTTATGAAACTAGATATTTACATTGTATGGATAAAAATACTGGTATTCATAGAATAGACTATGCTAATAGTGGTACTAAAAATATAGGTTCAAATGCTTTAGTTAAACAAAATAATGAAGCTGACTGCGAACCAATAGATTACACTAATTGTGATACAACTAAATATAGACCTAGAAGTTTAAAAGATGGTAGATGGACTGAGTTCTATGATAAAGTTACTCAATCTCAAACATCACCAGCATTAATAAATATATCTTTTGGTCAAGAAGATACTAGTAGATGTTTCTGCTTTAGAACACCAGTTGCTAGAGAAGGATTTGTTTATTATAGAAAAGTAGGAGAAAATTTATGGAATAGTGAGCTTACTAGTATGAGTATTGTAAAAGATATGGAAGGTGTAAGTACTGTTCATAAAGCAAAAATAAGTAATTTAGAAGTTGGGATATATGAATATAAAGTAGGATATGAAGGTTGCTGTTCAGATATAGCAACATTTGAAGTTAAAAATTATAATAATCAAGAGCAAACAATTAATATGCTATGGACTTCAGACCAACAAAGCTGGACTGAAAGAGAATATGATGTATGGAAAATAGCTGCTCAACATTTAAGACAAAATAATGGTTATAAGAAATATGATTTCCATTTAAATACAGGAGATATATCTCAAAATGGTAATAGATGTTGGGAATGGAGATTATATTATAATTATTCTGGAGAATTAGTAAGAAATATTCCTCATATGATAACTGCTGGTAATAATGACTTAGTATCTAAAAAATTTAGTGATGCTTATGAGCATTATATTTATGAAGATAAAAAATTTGCTAATTCAGTATATTATTTTGATTTAGGATTTACTCATTTTATTTGTTTAAATAGTAATACAGATTTTACTTATGTAAATGGTAAAGGTACAGAAGGTGGATATGCAAGTACTGATGCATTCCTTCAAGCACAAATGGATTGGTTTGATCAACATATGACAGAAGTTAATCAAAGAGAAACTAAGCCTAGATGGGTAATAGTTTATGCTCATTTATCTCCATTTACAGTTGGTAGAACTATAAGACTTCAAAGATGGGTAGCTCATTTTGAAAAATGGAAAATAGATTTAGTTCTATGTGGTCATAACCATGCATATTCTAGAAGTAAAGCATTAAAAACTGGATATGATTTTGATAAATCACCAGCTTATAATGATTATGTAACTAAAGTTAGTGGTAGTTCAGAATTAAAAATAGTAGATGAATTCCAAGCTGATGGTGTTACTGAAATAGATAGAAATGAACACAAAGCTGATGGTGTTGTTTATATATTAAACCATGCTTGTGGATTTAAACTTTCAGGTAAAGAAAAACCAATAACTCTACCTACATCATTACAAGGCACTAAACATGCAAATGCTGATGGAGCTCCATGGTGGATAGTTAAACAAAAATTACCAACTAATCCATGCTATGCTACATTAAGTATAGGATATGATAAAATAGAATACAAATTCTATGAAATAACTGGTATTATAAAATATGACCAATATAAAAATACAATAGTAAGCGATGATTTATCAAAAATATCAGATAGCTTATTTGATCAACTTACTATAAATTATTCTGAAAGAAATAAATAGGTGGTGATATAAATGCCAAGATTATATATTGATGGAGAATGGAGAGAAGTTGTTAACTCCTCTAATTTTCCAATAATAAATCTTAGTAAATCATATAAGAGTCAATATCTTGAAGGTGCATTAGAAGAAATAGCTACTTGGAATAATAAAAGTTTAGAAAAGATAGCAACTATAAATACTACTTTAACTAAACACAAAAGTGATATTGATTATCTTAAAGAACATGGTGGTGGAGGTTCAGGAGGTGGTGGAGGTGGAACAACACTTCCAACTATAACAACTACAACTGAATCTCCAATAGTTATAGATCCAGATGCCAATTTAGAAGTTTCAGTATTCTTTTCTTCTCCTAATTTAGGAGAAGGATTGGCATATATTTTATTTGACGATGCTGAAGTAGATACAATTAAAATAAAACAAGGTAATAATGTTTTAAATTTAGGTAAGATGACTAATTTACAAACTAAAGTATCTGTATATGTAAGAGATAGAAGTCAATTAATGTCTAATATGATTTCTTGGACTGTAATAAGTGGTGGTATAGATTTAACATTAAATTTTGATTATGAAGCTGATTACATGATTGGTGATGAAATATTTATGGATTATGAAATATCTTCAGCTACATCTAATCCAGTTAAATTAAAAATAAATATAGATGGAGATAATTATGAACAAGAATGTCAACAAGGATTCAACAGTTATGATTTATCTGAATTATCTGTTGGTGTCCATGTCATTAAGATATTTGCAACAGACGGAACATACACTTCTAAAACATATGAATTCAATGTTGTTGTAATTAACTCTGATTCATTATATTTATCTACTACTTTTAAAGGTGGAAAATTTGATTATGGTGTACCAATAATGGTAAACTATCGTATATCTGATGGTAGTTTAAGAAAATTTGAAGTTAAATTATATTTAGATAATAAGATATATAAAACATTATCATCTTCAAGAGGTTCTTATTATTGGACTATAACAGATATGAATATTGGAAATCACACATTCAAAATAGAAGTAAATGCTGATGATGATCATAAAGTTGTAGAAGGTTCTTTTACTGTAGTAGAAGGAGATTATACTCCATTAAGTATAAATAAACAAGGATTGGTATTTAGATTAGACCCAACAACTAAAACTAATCAAGATGAAGATAGAGCTAATCCTACATTTAATGGTGTTGGATTGGAATTACATGGATTCAACTTCTCATCTAATGGATGGGTTGATGGAGAGTTAGTATGTGATGGTGGTGCTTACGGTATAATTGATTATAGCCCATGGGCTGATAATGCTACTAGAGGTTCAACAATAGAAGTTTATTATAAATGCACAGACATAGGAATGGATCAAGCTAAAGTATTAGACTATTCTGATACTAAGAGTCAAAAAGGATTTAGTGTAGGATTAGACCAATGTTCAATGCGTTCTATAGCTAATACTGGTATAGGATTTGTTAATCCAGATAAGTATATAAAAGTATCATTTGTTATAGATAGAAATAATAAATTTGCTCATGTATATATAAATGGTGTTTGCTCAAGAAGTTTTCAATTAAATGATTCAGGTTCTGGTGTTGGAGCTATATATGAAGACTTTTCACATGATGGAAAAATTTATATAAACTGTGATAGTTTAATGGCAAATATAGGTAGTTGTAGAATAAAGGATATATTAGTATATAGACGTGCTTTAAGTAAAGATGAAATATTAAAGAATACTTTAGCTTATGAACTTGATATGTCTGTACAAAAAATAAATTATAATTTTGAATTTAATAATAGTACATTATCAAAGATGAAAATGTATGGTAGTACAGAAGGTATGAGTTTATATCAAGCTAATACAATGAGATTAAAATATGAATCAGCTAATACAGAAAAATATGGTCAGTCATTTGATTTACCTTATTGTCTAGTACAATGGCAAGGTACTTCATCAATAGCTTATTCTATAAAGAATTATCAAGCTACATTACGTGATACTGATATGAAAGAATATTTATATACTCCATATCCAAATGGAATACCTGAAAGTATATTCTGTTTTAAAGCAGACTATATGGAAAGTTCACATGGTAGAAATAGTGGTATAGCTAAATTCTTAAATGATTGTGTATTTACAATTAAGAATCCAGCTCAATTAAAAGATGGTAGAGTTAGAAATGCTATAAATGGATTCCCAATGTTAATGTATATTAATGATGAATTAATTGGTATTTATAACTTTAATACAGATAGATATTCAGCTAAGACATATGGATATACTGATGAAGAAAAAACTTTAGTATATGAAATAGCTGCAAACTCTGACAGTACTGCTGGTGCTTTCTTTAAATATACTGGTACTGGTGACCCAACTGCATATTATAAAGCTGACTTTATGTGCTTATATCCACCAACAAGAGCTGCAGGTAATGATAACTTTACTGAGATAAAAAGCTTAGTTGAATGGGTTCATGATGCAAGTGATGAAGAATTTAAAGAAAACTTTGAAAAGCATTTTAATAAGAAATATGTACTAAGATATTTAATATATGTAAATCTTATGGGTGCTGTCGATTCACTAGGTAAGAATATGAAATTAGCTTCTTGGGATGGAGGAAATATCTGGTATATTCAACCTTATGACTGTGATACAACTATTGGATTAGATAATAGTGGTGACTTAAGATTTAGTTCAGATATAGAAATAGGTGAAGCTGATACATTCAATACTACAGCATCTAAACTATGGGAAAAAGTTATGAGAGTATTTGAAGAAGATATTAAAGCTGAATATGCTGAATTAAGAAGAACTACTTTAACTCTAGAAAATATGTATAAATACATATTAGATGAGCAAATAAATAAAATTCCTAAATATTATTATAATAGAGATATGGAAAATAAATATCTTAAATATCCTACATGGATATATGCTTTACATGGTGATGCAGGTTCTTTCATAGAACAATGGCTAAAAGATAGATTATTATACGTTGATACAATGTATGATTATAATGCTAGTACAGCTGACTTTGTAACTCTTAGAGCTAGTAAATTTGGTAATGTATATGTAGATATACAAACATTTTGTTCAATGTATTTTACAATTAAATGGACAAATAAAGCTGGAGATACTCAAAAATTAAGAGTTAAAAAAGGTGAAACTGTAAGATTTAAAGCATATATGTCTACAGCAACTGACCAAGAAGTAATAGTTTATGGTGGTAAATATATTAAATCTTTAGGAGATTTAAGTAATATGCAACCAGCAACATTATCTTTAGGTAATGCAACAAGGCTAACTAAATTAGTTTGTCATTCAGAAAAATTATATAATACAGATATATCTAAATGTAGTAATTTAACTGAATTAGACTTATCAGATTGTACTCAATTAGGTAGTGGAGCATCAGCTCAACCTATATTAAATGTAAGTAATTGTGCAAATATACAATCAGTAAATTGTAAGAATACACAAATAACTGAAGTACAATTAAATCCTAAAGGAAGTAATATAAAAGAATTAATATTATCTAAAACTATTCAAACTATAACTTTAAACAACTGTCCAAATTTAAATGTTGTTGAATTAGAAGATGGTCATAATGTTAAAAATGTAGAAATTACTGATTGTCCTGAATTAAAATTTGGAAATACTACTTCTGCTAATTTATCTGGAATTGTTAAATTAAGTTTAAATAATTCTTGTAATAATTTAAGAGAAATAGTAGTACAAGATACTTCAAATTTAAGTGAAATGAATATCTACAATAATGATTCAATAGAAAAAATTAGATTGGGTGTACAAGTATTTGATGATAATGTACCTTATACTCATGATAAAGCTCAAAGTGGAGAGAATATAACTATTAAAACTATAAGAGCAACAGCTTTAAAAGAATTAATAATTACTGGATATGGTAGACAATCTAGTAGTGATTTTGAATTACCTACAAGACCTGCAAATAGTCCTGTAAATAGAAATAAGTATGATACATTTATATGTAACAATTTAGATTTATCTCAATCTACAATAGAATCTGTAAGTTTCTTAGCAGCATCATTAATTTATAATTTAAAAGCACCTATTACTTTGAAAAATCTTAGATGCAATAGTTATTATGATAACGAAAGAACTGCATGGAATGGACTTGAAGGAACTAATCCTACATGTATATTTAACTTATATAATCCTGATAGTATTACTGTAGATTCTGAACAAAATATTTGGGATTTAACTGCATTAAATATAAATGATTTTGATATATATAATATTTGTACTGAAGATAATTGTTTAATTACAATGAAAAATATAAGTGCTAAATGTGTTAATTATCCTTTATCATTTAATTGTCATACAACAACAGTTTCTCCACAAGGAGTAGTTGATTATAGTGAATATAAAGGAACTACTTTAGAATATGCATTTTCAAATAGTAGTAGCGATAGTTTACAAATTATATTACCAGAATCATTTGAAACTGTAGAAAACTTTACAAAAGCATTCTATAATTGTAGACAAAATTGGAGTTGGAATAATGTAGCTACTATAATAAGTAATGCTCCAAAGATAAAAAAAATAGGAGACTTTACTTTTGCAAAAGCTAATTTAACTAATTCAGAAACTGTATCATTTAAATCAACTAATAGAATTAATATTGGACAAAATTTATTTGAAGAAAGTAATTTAAATAATATTACAGAATTTAATTTCCCTAATGGGATACAAGTATATGATGATGCTTATGACTATGGAATATTTAATAGAAGTAATCTTGTTACTATTGGAGATATAACTTTAAATACTGGTAGATTAAAATATTTATTTATGAGATCTCAAAATTTATTCTCAATAGGAAATATTAATATAGCTAATAATCCAGATACTTCAGCAGAATTAATGTGTGGATATTGCTCTAAATTACAAAAGATTGGAACAGTAAGAACTTCTAATATTGAAGTATTTAATAATGCTTTTAGGGAATGTACACAATTACAAAAATTAGAATTGGATGTTAGTAAAGCTGTAACTATGGATTACATGTGTTATGGTGATTCAGCATTATCTACTATAATATTAAATAATCTAGATAAAAATACTACATTATCTACAATGAATTATAGTTTCTTTAGATGTGTAGCAGTTCAAGCTATAACAGGTGGAGATTTACTTCCTTCTAGTATAACTAGTACAAGATCTGCATACATGAACTGTAATTCATTGAAAAAAGCACCAATGCTTCCAGCAACATTAACTGGATATTTAGTATCAAACTATATGTGTTATAGTACAGCAATAAGTAGAGCTGGTAATCTTCCAGAAAGATTAACTTCAGGCTCTTATATGTTTAGAAACACAGCTATTGAAGATGAAACAATAGTTTTACCATCAACAATAACTTCTGCATCATATATGTTTAGTAGTGCTGCAGCTAAGACATTAAATATAAATATACCAGCTGGTTGTAATGATATACAGGGAATATTAGACTCAGCAACTTGTGAAATTATTAATTTAAATATGGAAGATCCATCTAATGTAAGATCTATAGTACAATTCATTGGTTCTAATAACCCTAATTTAATTGAATTAAACAATTTAAATCTATATAATTCTAAAGGATTAGATTACATTTATTGTCCAAATTTGAACGTTATAACATTTACTAATAATAGTGAAATTATAGATTCATTAAATGTGGCAAATACTAAATTAAACTTAACAACTATAGAAAAAATAATTAATATCTTATGGGATGCAACTGGATGGGAAGAATACGAAGATGTAACTCAAGAAGATGGAACAGTTATAAAAGTTAAGAAAGTAAAAACACTATTATTAGGCTCTGCTAATATGAACACCTTAAAGAATTCTCCAAGAGGAAGTGAAATCTTAGCAATAGGAGTTAATAAAAATTGGACTATATCAGCATAAGAAAGGAGGAAACATTAATGTATATTAAAATGGAAAATGGATTAAGAGTTTTATATCCAGACAATGAAAAAAATGTATTAAGATCTAGACTTACTAATGATAAATTTCATTACGTGTTTCTTTCTAGGGATGATTCTGAGGAGAATTATACAGAAGAAACTTTAGAATGTGATACAGGAATGGAAAGTGTATTAGTAATAGTAGAAAATGCTAGAAATAAAAAATTAAATGATTTAAATGCAAGATATGAATTGTTAAAAACTAAAATAAAAAATGCTAAAACTACAGAAGAAATAACTTCAATAAATATATTTTAATAAAGAGACCACTATGGATAACATAGTGGTCTATCTTTTTATTTTTAACTATAAATTAATAAATTTGAAAGGAGGTAATAGGTAATGCATAAAAAAGATGTATTAAAGATATTAAAAAATCTTCCAGACAATACTAAAGAATATATTGATAATTTAATTAAAGTTGTTAGTAATAAACTCGATAATACAGATTTATATTTTGATGAAGAAAATAATAAAGCATACATCAAAAAAAGTGACGGAACTTTGCAAGGAACTGGTATGACGCTTCCGACAGGTGGTGGAAATATATCAGATGATATAATATCAGAAAAAACAACTTGGAGTTCTTCAAAAGTAAAACAAGAACTAAATAATATGAGCAATTCTATTGATGTAACTTATGATGAAACAAATAAAGAAATAATAGTTACATCTAATAGAGTTTCTTATGATGAAGCTAATAAACAAATAATATTAAGTTAGGGGTGATAATTATGGCTAATAAAAAATTTAATTCTATTAGAGTAAATGATGAAACTATTGATGTACAAGATGCTAATGCAACAACAGAAATAGATAGTTTAAAAGAAAAAAACACGACAATTAATAGTCAACTAAACACTATTGAGAACGAACTTGGTAGGAATGAAGATGGCTCAAAAATAACATTACAAACTACTGCACAAAATATAAGAGGAGCTATAAATGAAGTTAATACACAATTTAAAGATATTGCAGACTTATTTACTACTGAACAAACTGAAACTCTCTTTAAGATAAAGTGTAATGGAAAAGTTATTGCGAATATTCCAATAAGTGGTGGTAATACTCAAGTTACATCTTATACAATAACAAATACTCTTACTAATTGTAGTAGTAATAATAGAGCAACATCAATAACTGAAAATAGTTCTTATAATGCTACTATAACTGCAAGAGGAGGATATGTACTAAGTACAGCGACTATAACAATGGGTGGTATTGATATAACTTCTAGTGCTTACAATAATGGAGTAATTAATATTAGACAAGTTACTGGTAATGTTGTTATAACTGTTAATGCTATAGAAAGTCTAGATACTTATACAATAACAAATAATCTTACTAATTGCAGTACTAATAATACAACAACAGCAATAACTGAAAATAGTTCTTATAATGCTACTATAACTGCAAATAATAGATATACATTAAGTACAGCGACTATAACAATGGGTGGTGTTGATATAACTTCTAGTGCTTATAATAATGGATTAATTAATATTAGACAAGTTACTGGTAATGTTGTTATAACTGTTAATGCTATAGAAACAACTACTCCAGTTGAACCTCCAGTTGATCCAGATTTAGATGGTTTATTGAAAAATAGACTTTTAGTTTGGCATGATGAATTTGAAGGTGATAGTTTAGACTTAACTAAATGGAGATATGCAACACATAATAGTGGTGGTTCTGAACAACAAGCATATACAGTCGGAAGAAGCGAAAATGTGAGATTAGAAAATGGAAAATTAATATTAGAGGCACATAAAGATGGCTACAAAGGATGGACTTGGAGTAGTGGTAGAATAGATACTTGTCAATTAGCTGGATTTAAATATGGTAGATTAGAAGCAAAATTAAGATATGATGTTGTATCTGGAGCTTTCCCTGCATTCTGGACAATAGGAACTTGTGCTTATTATCCAACTGGTGAAGATGTAGTAGGTGTTAAAAAGAGCTTAGGAACTCAATGGGCTCAAAATGGTGAATTAGATATGTTCGAAGGAAGAGGAACTAATAAAACTATAGCCCAAGGTGGTTGGTATAACCAAGATGATGGTAAAGGAAATCAACAGTTGATATTTGGAGAGGGTAAAAATATAGATGCAAGTGAATATCATGTATATGCCTTTGAATGGACTCCAACATCTATAACATCTTATATAGATGGTGTGGCAACTGGTACAAAAGATATAACTAATATAAAATCATGGCAAAGACCTATGTATTTAATACTTAATATGGCTGTTGGTTCAGTTGGTGGTACTCCTGCTGCAGATTGTACATCTATGAAAATGGAAGTTGATTGGGTAAGAGTATATGCTCCTGTTAATGTTACAGAAAAAGTAAATGTAAGTTCTATTACATTAACACAAAATAATGTGACATTAAATGTAGGTGATGAACCTATTGATGTATACTATACAGTTAATCCTTCTACAGCATGGGATAATAATGTAGTTATGAGTTCAAATAATACAGATGTAGCAACTGTATATGGTTCAAGAATAACTCCAGTCGGAGTAGGTAATTGTATAGTAACAGCAAGAGCAACAAATGGAGTTACTGCATCAATAAATGTAACAGTAGCAACAAATGCAAGTATAAATTCTACAAGTATTACATTAGATAAAAATACATTAGAAATATATAAAGGTACAAGTAATACACTTATTGCTACAGCTTTACCTCCTAATCATACAGATTCAATTTTATGGAAAACATCTGCTCCATCTGTAGCAACTGTAGACAACGGAGTTGTTAAAGGTATAAATACTGGTAATTGTACAATAACTGCATATTCAAGTGCAAATGGATCAGTAAAAGCTGAATGTGCAATAACTATAAAAGAAGTTAAACAGTTATCAGGACATCCAACAAATGGATTAACATTACAACTAGATAGAAATGGAATGAGTTCTACAGCATGGAAAAATAAGATAGATGGCATATCTTTACCATGGAAAATAGCACATAATGGAAAAACTGATATATCTGCATATATGGTATATGATGGTGAAAGTTATTATTGGAATGGAGCTAATTATTTAGATCATTTAACTCTTACTGATTTTGATAAATACTATAATTTTGGAGAAAGCCAAACAATTATATTAGCAGGAGATTTTACAAATGCGACAAATACAATATTATCTAATAAAAACTCTTTAAGCCAAAAATCAAATTTAGTTACTATTAATCGTTCAAATCTATCATATGCAGGTTCTAATGAAGCAAAATTAGGTTCAATAAGTACACCATTTAATATAGATGGTTGTATAGCATTGAGATATGATAAAACAACTCATAGAGTTGATGTAGATACAATGGCATTTAGTGCAGATAAAATAACAAATAATAATATGGTATTAGCAAGTGCATTCTCTCAAGATACTAACCCTGCTTTATTAGGTGATAGAACTACATGTAAAGTATATTATAAATTAGTATTAGTTTATAATAGAGTATTAACAAATGAAGAAATACAAACTGCTATGACAGCAATAAAATCATTTTTTTAAGCACCACATCCATATATCAAAGTGATGGCACAGTTGGGTGTGGAAGTATTATTGCCATACAAGACGACGGAACCTTAATATGTATCGGCGATGGAGAAAATTCGTTAGAAGGAGTAATACTAGCATCTTTATCGGAGGTGAATTATAATGAGTAATATAGGCTGTAAAATCTGCTGTTCTGATGAAATGATTGTTGGTAGATGGTATAAAATAATAACTTATCCGATAGGATTTAATCAAAATAAAGATGGTACACTTATTGATAATGATTTTCCATATAAATATACAGTAAATTATACATGTAATAGTAATTTAGTAACATTATTACATGATTCTATTTATATAAAAAGTATGGGGCAATTTTCAATTCAATGTGTAGATATGTATGGAAATAAAGATTCAAAAATGATTAATGCTATTAAAGCTCCTACAATTGTACGAACAGATATTGAAATGAATCCTTCTTCATGGAGTGATTTAAAGAACAATATATCTGAAAATCAATATATTTCTATTCCTAAAGGTAAATATAATTTTACTTTTGATAGTGAGGAGTTAAAAATTCCAAAAGGTACAATTATTGATTTTAATAACTCTATTGTAAATATTTCAATTACTGACGCTAACTGGAAGGGTTTTAAACTACTAAATGATTTTAGTGGTCTTATTAATGCTCATTTTGTTGGTGTAAATATGAAAGAAGTGACTAATAATTCTGCAAGCACTCCTATTATTAATATTACAAATGGATATATGCAAGAATTAAGACATATAGAATTTAAAAATACAAGTGGTTATAATATTTGTATCGGAGACTGGGCTTTTAGAGGAACAGATTATCAAACTAGACATTATGGAAAATGGACTTCATCATCTGCTAGTGGTATTACACCAACAGATTGTATTAATGGTTATATAAATGATAATGGTACAGTTGATACTAATACTGTTGAGTATTGGACTTCTAGTAATACATTTCCATTGTCTACACAAGATACTAATTATGATTGTTCTTACGCTGTAGGTAAACCTAATATGTATATTCCTACGACTGCTAGATTATATGATATAGCTTTTTATGATGAAAATAATAATTTTATACAATTAAAAAGAAATCAACAATTTTTTAAAAAATATTATTATTCATCTAATTCTAAATATTGTAGATTATCAGTTAGACAAATTAATAAACCAACTGAATCATCTCCTAGAGATGATACTTGTTATATGAGATTATTAACTAGAAGTAATTCTGATATAAATACTTGTGATTGTGTTAGAGAATTATATTGTGATGATATATATTCTAATGATACTGAATCAGGTATTATGTCAATAGTCGGTATGTGCCAAGATATACATCTAAATCGAATCAAATGTATTGAAAACGGATGGAGAAATCATTGGAGTTTTGATATTGAGGACTGTTGGAATAGTGCATTAGGAATTGTTATTACTCATTCATATTTTGGTGGTACTGTGTGTTTACATGGAGTCCAAGGTTTGTCTATTATTAGTTCAATTCTTTGGAGAACACAAGAAACCAATACTAATCATTTTACTACATTTATTAATTGTTTAATACAACGAATTTGGATGAGTGGAATTAGATGCAATTTAACAGCCATAAATAGTTATTTTGATAAATTCCAAGTATATAATGATAAAGAGCGTGGTAATTATTTTTCTTTTGGTAAATTAGAAACATCAAAAGATAAAGAAATAAGAGATAAAATTTCTTCATATATTGTTAAAGGATTTTATAATATTGGTTCGTAATAAAATTATGAACTAGTTTTTTGTAGAATATAAAATATTTATTTTATTAAAGAGACCACTATGGGTAACATAGTGGTCTTTGTTTTTTATTTTGAACTATAGATTAATGAATTTGAAAAGGAGGTAAGGTAAAATGCGTAATAAAGACGTATTAAGAAAATTAAAGAATCTTCCAGATAATACTAAGGAATATATTGATAATAATGAATTAGTTAAAGTTATTACAGATTTTGAAATAATTAGTACTGGAAAAGTTGCTAAGGTTTATACAGATAGTTTAACAGCTGGTAGAAGATATAGATTCCCATTTGAATCATATCCTAATGTCTCATCTGCTGCAATAATTAAGAAATATGATGATGGTACTACTAAAACTATAACAACAATGACAAAAAATACAGATTATATATATGTATCAGCAATGTATAAAGCATTTGATATATACCATAGAAGTGCATTTGGTGGTATGGGTAGAATAAATGGTTCATTTGGAACAACATCTAGTGAATATACTTCCACATTTACAAAAGTTGTATTAGATACTTTATCAGATAGACTTTTTGAACCAACAAAAGATTATCATCCAGCAACTAAAAAATATGTAGATGATAATAAAGTAATCGTTCCTACAAATATAAGTGTATTTACTAATGATTCAAAATATATTAATCAAATTAAAGTTTTACCTGTTGAATATGATAATGATAAAATGGTGAATGTGCAAAATTTGGATCCACATAGTATATATGTTGTACCAAGTGATATAGATTATTTGGATTTAGGATGTATGGGAGAGTCAAATAGATTAGTAACTGTACTTGCTACACCAAATACAGAAGAATTTATCTATACTGGAAATAAGACAGATAAATATATATCTTTTAGATTTGGAGCAAGAACTCATACTATTTATTTTAAAACTGACACAGAATCAAGTCGTATAGAAAGATATCCATATTATTTAACTCCAAGTAATAATGAAGCATATATACCTAAAAATGATTATAATCCAACTACAAAGAAATATGTAGATGATAAAGTAGCTGGAATAGTTAATTCAGCACCAGAAACTTTAGATACATTACAAGAATTAGCTAAAGCTTTAGGAAATGATGCTAACTTTGCAACTACTGTATCTACTCAAATAGGTAAAAAAGTTGATAAAGTTGATGGTATGAGCTTAACTCATAATGATTTAACAAAAGAACTAAAAGCTAATTATGACGCTGCTTATGCTCATAGCCAAGCTAAGCATAGCTATAATGATTTAACTGATAAACCAGTTATACCTAGTATAGCTGGATTAGCTACTACAGAATATGTAGATAGTAAATCATTACCTATATTATTCTTAGATGATAGTAATAGAACTGGTGATAAATTATTCCCATTATTACCAGAGCATAATTTAGTATTTTTAGCTGGTGATGCTCAATTTACTGATGAAAATGGAAATATAAATATAATATATGGTCTTTGTTATTCAGATTTACAATCTGATGGAAGTAAATTACTTACTGAATATAGAACTAGTAAATCAGCATCAATATCTGCTAATGGTACATTAAAATCATTTGATTATATAGATGAATATACAAAAACTATACTAACATTGTTTAAAAATGCTCCATCTGGGAAAGTATTAGTTAAAAACCAAAATAATACATTTGAATGGGTTGAACTACCAACTAGCCCAGATTTAAGTTCTTATGCACCTATTACTAGTCCAGTATTTAAAAAGTCTATAACTGTTGGTAATGCGGCTCCAGATAAAACTCTAGGAGAAAATTCTATAATAGTAAGTTCTTATGGAGAAGCATCAGGAATTTATACATTATCAAATGGTAAATCAGCAATTGCTAGAGCTGATTATTCTCATGCAGAAGGATATGCTTCTATGTCAAAAGGTCTATATTCTCATGCAGAAGGTGAACAAACTGGTGCAATAGGTCAATCATCACATTCAGAAGGACATGGTGGAGATGCTAATGGAGTAGCTTCTCATGCAGAAGGCTATTATACTACTAGTAATGGAAAATATTCTCATGCAGAAGGATATCGTACTATTGCAACTGGAGATAATCAACATGTACAAGGGAAATATAATATAGAAGATAAAGCTAACAAATATGCTCATATTGTTGGTAATGGATATCGTGATGAACTTAATTATAAAGATTATCGTTCAAATGGATATACATTAGACTGGTCTGGTAATGGTTGGTTTGCTGGTAAAGTTACTCAAGAAGGAACTCCAACAGATGATAAAGACCTTACTAATAAAAAATATGTTGATGATACTGTAGTATTTAAGAAATTATCTTCTATAGTAGAATTAAATAGTGATAAAAAAATAATTAATGTTGAAAAATTTGAAGATAATAAAGTTTATTATTTTATAAATGATATTAATGAAGGGACTACAACAATTATTCCTATACTTTTATATAAAGGTGGAGAAAAAAATAATATAATAATGATATATCCTAATGATAGATTTATAACTATGAGTTATAATGTATCAGCAAATGAATTTTTTAGTTTTAGTGATATGCAAAGTGTTAAATTTAATTTAGTTGATAAAACACGTGAATACAATACTAGCAGAAGTGTAACTAAAAAAGTTAGTGCAGAACAAGTTTTAACTAAAACTAATACAACTGCATTTACACCAACTGCTGATTATCATCCAACAACTAAAAAATATGTAGATGATAAAGTAGTTGGATTAGCTACAGAAAGTTATGTAGATAGCAAAACTTCAATGGAAAATGTTATATATGAAGGTAATGGTACTGGTCCTGATGTAATTTCAGATTATTGGACTGGATGCCCAGTTGTTAGTGGAAATGGATGCTGGGTAATAAATAAACAAATAGAATTTGATTCATCTAAACCTAATCCATATTATTTACTATGCGATACTACTTTATATTCTCCAGAAAATTCAACATTTGATAAAACAAATAGTGCATGGATATATCCTAAAGTTCCTAATAGAGGTACTATATTCATATGTAATAAATATAATAATGAAAATAAATTAGTATTACCATGGGATGATGTATCTAATCCACAAAAAATAAAATTATATACTAAAACAGAATTAGCTGCTGCAATATCTAATGGTGATTTAGAAGCAACATCAGATGAAGTTAAAGTTATGCTTGCAAATGTTTTAGGAGGTGATTATAGTGCCAAAAAAAATTAATTTAGATGAACTACAACAAACTGCAGTAACATTAAAAAATTATATAGATGATAAAACTAAAGATATTGCCAATTACGAATTAGCCGTAAATGATGGAGAATTATACTTAAAAAAGGATAAAGTAGGTAATGGAGCAACAGATCCTGTATATGGTGATAGTTTAACTTCACTAACTGGTGATCCTGATATTTACTTAACAAAAGATAAATATCAATATGTTACTGGTGTAAATACTGTAGATAATTTAATATGGCTACCTTCTACTGATATGCCTACATTCCTTAAAATACGCTTATATGCTATAAATTGTAAAATGAAATCTACTTTTGACAATGCTGTAAAATGGAAAAATGGACAAAATCCTGCTTCAGGTAAATTTGAGATGACAGCTAATAATATATATGAGTTTGTATTAACTTATATAAATGGAAGTTGGATAGGAGAATTTATAACTTATGATAATGCATAGTATATTTCTTCAAAATATAATAATATAAATACTAAAGCCATTACGATTAATTTCGTAATGGCTTTTTATTTTAACACTATTAGTAAAATGAAAGGAGGTAATTATAATGGCGAAAAAAATTAATTTAGAAGAATTACAACAAACTGCACAAACATTAAAAAATTATATTGATGCAACAATTGATGATAGGATGAATAAGTTAAATATAAAAACTATAAGCCAATCAGAATATGATTCTTTAGATAGTAAAGAACCTAACACATTATATCTAATTACCGATTAAAATATTATAAGAAGGGAGAACTTTTTTATGACTATAATGAAAATTAAACCTTCTGGATATGATGCTGGTGCATGGGATAGTAAAACTTATCCAATGGAAAATGCTTATGATGATGATTTGACAACTGTTGCAAGATGCACTTTAAGAAGAATTAGTGGTGAAAAAAAATGTAAATATAATTTTTCTTTACCAGAACTTCCAGAAGGATCAATTATCAATAAAGTGAACTTACGTTTACTTTTAAAATGTGCAAATAGTAATTCAACAGGAGCTTGCTTTTTATCTATAAGATTAAACGATACTAATTTAACATTAAAAAAAATACATTTAGAATTTGTAAATGATGGTATTAATTATAGTATACCTCTTACTGAAGAGCAATATAAAAGTTTAAATAGTTTAAGTTTTGTTGGTAAATATGATACAATAACGTTTACTTGTTATGCTTATATATTTGATATGTATATTGAATTAGATTATACAGATTTGAATGAAACTATGCTATCTGATGATAGTGAAATTTGGATAGCTAAAGGAGAAAATCATGTTATTAATGTAAATGCATATCCAAAGACAACTATAAATTGGACTTCAGATAAATCTGATATAGTTAAATTAGTACCAGCTGATAATGGATTTTCATGTAATGTTATTGGTAAGAAAATTGGAAGTTGTAATATTACTGCAACACACAGTAATAATCCAAATTGTACAAAAACTTTTTCTGTTAATGTTAATGAAATAATAGAAGATATTTCTTATAGTTTCAATAGTGGTATTAATAATATAAAAGGATTAGCAATAGGAGAAAATAAAATAAAGAAAATATATTTAGGAGATAAAAAATTATTTACGACAAGTAATCCACGTATACCTCATACTAATTTTAATTTCAGAAATATTACACAAGATTTGACTATGAATTTATATACAAGATTAATACCAGAAAAATATATTAATGGTATATTATGCCGTGTTAAAACTTATATAGATACAGCAGGACATTTAGCTGGTGCACTTAGAACAACTAATGATTCTAGTGGTATTACTGGTGGTGATAGTTCGGCAACTTATGATTTTATTCCAGTATTTCCTGGAGAAGATATAATAATAGATATACCAACTACACAATATGGAATAGGATTGGTTGGATATGGTGAAACTAAAGAATATTATCAAACTTGGTTCGGACCAGATTATGGATGGGCATATTATAATAAATATACAGATGCTGATATTGAGAAATATAATAATATGACTTGTACTATACCAGCAGAAGGAGTTAATTATATTAGATGGTGTATGGATTCTTTCGATACTGATAAATATTATTTTAGAAGATATAGTGTTCAAATTATTGATGCTATTGCTTATCCATTAAATAGTACAGAGGGTAATGAAATAATCTATAAGTCTTTAGATGAAAGTGTAGCAGTAATTGAAAATAATAATATGATTAGAGCAAAATCTGCTGGTTCATGTATTATACAAGTTACATGTGGAACAATAACTACAAATATAAATTTAACAATAAATGATAATAGTAGTGATTTTGTAGATTATACAAAACAAGCAACCGAACAAGAACCTGATAAAGAACCTGAACAAACACCTGATAATAATGATAACAATACAGAAAATAATACAGAAGAAGAATAAATAAATACTAAAGTCATTACGATTGATTTCGTAATGGCTTTTTATTTTTTAACACTATTAATAAAATGAAAGGAGGTAATTATATAATGAAGAATAGACAAGTATTAAAATTATTGCAAAATTTACCAGAAAATACAAAGAGCTATATAGATAATAAGGTGCCAAAAACATATGCTGGATCAGATACAGCAGGTGGTGTAGCAACTGAAGCTGCAAAATTAAGTAATAGTTTACTTATTGTGTGTGGTGCAATGCAGGGTGGTAAAAAAACACAATTTAATGGTTCATCTGCACAATCAATAATAATTAATCCAGCATCAATAGGTGCTGCTTATTCAGATCATGACCATAATTATGCAGGTTCTTCAACTGCAGGAGGTACTGCTACAGAGGCTGCTAAAACTACTGGTACTTTAACATTACAAACTAATGGTACAAATGCAATTACTTTTAATGGTAGTGCTAGTAAATCTTTAAACATAACTCCAGAATCTATAGGAGCTGCAGCTAGTACGCATACTCATAGTAATTATGCATTAACTTCACATACTCATTTATATGCTGCTTCAAAAACTGCAGGAGGTGTAGCAACTGAAGCTGCAAAAACTAGTGGTACTTTGACATTACAAACTAATGGTGTTTCAGCAATTACTTTTAACGGTAGTGCTAGTAAATCTTTAGATATAACACCAGATGTTATAGGAGCTGCTACTAGTGACCATACTCATAGTAATTATGCATTAGTTTCACATACACATAATTATGCAGGTTCTTCAACTGCAGGAGGTACTGCTACAGAGGCTGCTAAAA